TGCACTATTTGACATTTCATCAAGAGCTTTTGTGACTCCAGCATAGTTCTGAATCAATGCAGATCCAGCTTGTGCCTGTGTACGTCCAAATGCTTTGATAAGGAAATCATTTTGTTGCTTCTGGCTCATTTCATCCCAGATATCATGAATTTGTCCAAAATATTCTACTAAGCTCTTAAACTCAGTAGTAGATCCATCTTTAAAAATAGATACACCTTGAGTATGTTGAGCTGTTTTAGTTAGATCTACGAGTTCACCAGTGATATTCTTCAAATCATCCGAATATTCTTCTGTAGATTCGTCGAAAGATCGCAGACGCAAGGAAATTGATCGAAGGGCTGTACCACTTTTTTCTGCATTTTGCAGAACCTCATTGATACCACTAAACATTGCAAATGCATCTTCCGTAGAAGTTCCAACAGCTGCTAATGCAGCGGCGGATCTTTCCATACCTTCAACGATATCCTGGTTACTCTCCGCCATTGTGTTGCCGAGAATATTAATTTTGTCCATAATTTTGGACTTAACATCATCAACACCAATGTCCCATGCCTTCATGATAGACACAAGACCCTCTTGAGCATCATCAGTTTCCATGCCAGGAGAAATAGAAGCAAACTGAGAACTTAACTGAGCCATCTGTGTAGCAGCTTCGGCACTAGAATACCCAAGTCTTGACCATGCACTTGCCTGTTCAATAATTTCTTGAGTCGTTACACCCATCTGCTTTGCTATATCATTGGCATCATAATAGAACTGATTTAATTGAGAAGAAGACATAGTAGTAGTTTTCTGCAAGTCGACTAATGCGGTATCAAGCTCAATTACTTGATTTACTGCCTGTTTCCCAACATTAATTACATCAAACAGACTAACCATACCTGCAATCTGTCCCGCTAATCCATAAAATGCTTTTTCTCCAACAGCAGATAAGAGTGACTTACCTCCACGTCCAGCTTCTTTTTCAGCAACTATAACTTTCTTCCAAGCAGCTGCAATTTCTTCTACATTTGCTGCTGGATTAGTTTTAAGTTCGTTAATATAGCTATGTAACTGAGCTTTTGCCTCTGAAGACATTCTGGTGTTTTTATCAAGAGCTTCATAAATTTTCTTAATCTCTTTGATAGCCTTACCTTCAGTAGAACCCTTCTCAGAAGTAGTCATTTTCTTTGTTGTATTGTAAATCTCTTCAATTCTTTTATTATATTGTCCAAGCTGATTTAACTGTTCCTGAGAAGCAATACCATTCTGATTTTTAATCTCAGTCTGAATATTTTTCATTTTATCCAGAAGATCATTTGATTCTTTGACTAGAGCTTTATACTTTTCACTTGGAAATACATTGTTTTTTTTAGTATCAATCTTTCCAACAAAATTGGAAGACTTTGTAACCATTTTTTCAATATTAGAAGTTACATTGCTTAATTCTTTATCATATCCAGAGAATGCTGAATTTACAGCAGACTGATATTGTTTCAAAGTGATTTCACCATTTTGTAACTTTTCATTTAGCTCTGTAACTTTAGAACTAATATCAGAAAATGGTTTTTCTAAATCAGTTAAATCTTTCCCTTTTAATTCGCTTAAACGTTTTTGGGTTTCTGTTAAGGCAGTTTGAACATTTTTTAAGTATTCTGCATTTGATTTAGATTTGTTATCTGTAGCAGGAGCGGATTTACTTCCACCGGATGAAAGATCCGTTTCAGCCAACTTCTTTCTCGCCTGTGCAGCACGTTCCATACTATCGGCAGCTTTATCACCTGCAGATGCTAAATCTTTTATTTCCTTTTCAGCACTACCAGTATTAATACTGGTTACACCTTTAAGATTCGCTACCAGAGTGGTGAGAGATGAGTCGATACTGTTGATTGCTGTAAGAATATTTTTCATTCCTTTGTCGGCATTCAAAGTGCCGAGAGATTTCTTGACATTTTCAATGTTACTTCTCATCTCATTAAATTGTCTTGACAGATTTTCAAACTGTTTGAAATCGCCTGTACCTTTTCCAAGACTTTTTAACATCTTGTCCAGATTCTTCACTGCGGAATCTAAACTTTTTGTGTCTATATCTAATTTGACAGTATGATCACCATTCGTAATAAGATCTAATTCAGATTGGGCTTTTTTAATTTGCTCTTTTAAAGCAGATATATCCGCTTCAATCGTAATTTTCCAACTGTCCATTCCTTGAGGCATTTAATCACCTAACCTTTCATTATTTAATATTTTTAAAAGTATCTCTAAGTATTTTTTGTATTTTCCCATCAAATCCAGAATCAATATCTTTTTGAACCAACTGTTGTGGTGGTGTAGAAATAGCCTTTAACCAATATCCGTGTCCATGATTTCCATAATCAAAAAACATGTCGAAAGCGTCTTCTGACGGAAGTGGTTTCTTTCCATTGAATCCAGGATAATCATGCATTGGAGAATGATCTACATACATCTCAATGACATTTCCTTTTCCTGTGGTTGTTGAACTTTCTCCAACACTCATAAAATTGTTAGTACGTTTGTACCAATCCGGATCGTATGAATTATAGTAATTGGTCAAAGATTTTTCGACAGATTCTTTAAATAACTGATTGACTTCAGGAGCTATTTTTTCTGCGATATGATCTGCAACTTTTTGATACTTTTGTAAAATCATTTTTTCTAAACTCTGATTCCCCATACACTTCACCTCCAAAAATAAAAATTCGTTCAAAATATAAAATAAAAAATAGAAGAGTAGCACACACCACTCTCCATATATAGAAATAGCCCCATATCCTGTGACAGATACGGAGCCTAGAATAAAACACCACAGCTGGTTTACTGAGGATATTTTATGTATATAAATATTTGCGCCCTGACTAGGAGCGCATGGATAAAACAGGAGCTAATTTATTAGTTTGCATAAAATATCATTCTGTATTATAATCATCTTCAGAGAGGAGGAGATTGTATGAATATAGAACTTGCTAAAAAGATTGCATATACCTTAACCGACGAACATATTAGACAAACTGAGTTTATTAAAAATTATAATGAAGAACCAGAAACAATTGTCAACAAATATATCGATCTTTATAATGAATATTTTGAAATTTTAAAGAAAAAATCATTATAATTCATTAATTGGTGTGTCGCCTAATTCAGTAATAATTTTTTTAAAAAGAAATGCAGATTGAGCAAGAGATAGATTATATTTGTGAATAATTTTGATAATTTCATCTCTTGCTTTTTCGCGCATATTTTTATCAGTCCCTTTCCAGACTTCTGGGCAACGATCATCTAATCTAAAAATATCACTATAATCGCTCATTATTTACATACCTCTTTGTAGTCTCCATTCTTAGCTTCCTTAGCCATCTGAATTACATTATCCAGATCCTCTCTTGGAATATCACCAATCTTACTCTGAAGTGCATTCAGTATTGGCTCAATTGTAAGATTTGCAAGTTTTCCAAATCTCTCAACCTGATTGGAGATAAAAGAAGTGGGAGAGTCATAGTTTCTAAAGATATCAGAAATCTTCAATTCGACAAGTTCACTACACTCAGCAATCTCTCTGCCAGGAATAACAGATGGTGCATCTTCATAATCAACGAGCAGAACATCATATAATCCTGACTGTTTTAAAGCATCATATTCTTCAAAGAATCCCTGCGTCGTACTCTGGAGATTTGTGTATCCTTCAATAATCATCCGGACGAATAATACTCGCTGTGCAACAGAGTTAATTTGTACAATATCAGTACGTTTACGATCTTCGCCTTCGCCCTCATACTTGAACATTGTGGCATTTGCAATTCTACCAGCGAGTACGTCTTTCTCAAGAATTGATAGATATGGGTTAACCACTAGATTCTTTTTAATATATTCTGCTTTTGCCTCATTGGTTGGCTGATTTCTGTATCCTTTGCAAAAATCCAGAATACTCATTTTTCCTACTTCATTTGCTTTCTCTTTCTTTTTAAATTGTAACATAATCCGTTTCCTCCAAATATATCTTAAATTTCCAATACCATCCATCACTCGTCCAAATTTCATAGACATCGCCATATGGACTATATTTTACGTGGTCTATTTGTGGCGATGAAAGAACAGTTTCATATGTGGTAGACGGTATATAATATTTATTCCCTTTCAGTATTTGATCAATTTCATAACTGTACATGCTCATCGCCCATGTATATACTAATTTCTGTCCGTGGATTTTCTTTATCCACATGACATCTAATTGTAAGACTATGTAAGTGATTTCTGTCATCATCCACTAAAAACCCAGCTTCAACAAATCCATCATGGATAAATTTCGGAGTGAAATTATCCGGATCTGTTCTTCTCTTAGTAGGATGGTATATATCATATACAATTTTTACATCATCTAATTTTTTGTTCTCGTATCCCAATTCTTTGATCCAAAAAATTATGAAATCTTTCCATTGTTGTTTCATTGCATTCATCTGAATACGTGGTTTAATACAATAAACATTTAAAGATGGGTGGTAAGGATGTTCTATTGGTTTCTTTTTTGCTTTCGGATGTTGTTTGAAATAGTGTTCATTGTAGCTATTTACAACATCCATATCTAAAATTAATTTAACTATTTTAATCAGTTCCTTCCTTATATAATAGGGCGCAGAAAACACTCTAGTCGCATGTTTTCTGCAATCAAAAAAAGCCCTTACCAGATAACTAGATAATATCTGGTAAAGACTCTTTTAAATAATATAATTTTCGAATGTACTCACCGCTCTTATATCTGTAAATTCAAAAGAAAGTTCTTGGTGATTTCTGGATTTTGGTCAACACTCTCATAAAAAGACACGTCTATTCGTGGGAGAGGTGAGTACATTTTTTACTTTTCAAAAACAATTATTCAGTTATTCACAAATCATAGGATATAATTCCCATTTCCCATTAGGGTATTTTTCAATATTCTCACAGACAGCTTTATGTACGTCATCCATATTCCCATAATTATGATCATAATGAATAACCTTTCCGCCTGTCATTCCGATTTCTTCACAAATCAAATTAAAATACATCTTCATTCCTTTTACTCCTTTAAGAAAAATATGTCTTCAACAGGACATCTTAGTGCACGAGCAAGTAATAAAGCAGTCCTCAATTCCGGTACTCGCTTATCCAGTTCAATCTCACTGATTGTATGACGACTAACGCCGCTGATCCGAGCCAATTGTTCCTGCGAATACTCCCTGACTGTGCTTCTAATATATCCTAGCTGATTTACAACTTTCATATAACAAATACTCCTATATTGAGATAACAGTAGTATTTGTATGTTACTGACATTTATTATAAGAATATTTTACCAATAATACATGTCCGTGTACGTACCAAGAATTTATTATATTTAACTATTTGTATAGAAAAACACGTTGATGACTATATGAAAAAGATGTATAATAATATCTTATGAGTATTAATCAAACTCTCCATTACGTAGTTTTTCTTGATATTTGTCTTTAATAAATTTCATACTCTCATTAATGACATCATTTGTTTTTTTGTACTTAGTTAAAATTGCTTCATATTTTTCATCCATTTTAATTACCTGTTCGAACGCTTCTTTGTTATATTTTCTCCCACCTGAAAGTCCAGAACTAAAATCTAAAATACGCCATCTGAGTGTGTTAATTCTGTCATCAACAAAATTTTTTTGGATATCTTTCAAAATATCTTCAATTTTTTGTATTTCATTATATTGCCATCTATCATGGGCTTCTAAAGTTTTGATACGTTTTTCTTCTTCAGCTTTGTCTTCTTCTATACCCGTAGTAATTCGAAACTTCTTTTTGAAATAAGTAATTAACTCAATAATTTCTTTTATTGCAAAAAGTATTATAATAACACCAAGAAAAACGGTAACATAATTAATATCTGTAAGAGCTTGTATATTTGACATTCATGCAGTACCCAACCTTCCTACTTATCTTTGCCAAATAATGCATTGATAAATTTTTTAACAAGATCGTAAGAAGTGGTTGCACCTACCGCATTCGCAAAACCAAGACATGCAGCATATATAATTGTATAGACTGTAATTGCCATACCATTTGTACTATAATATACAAACATTTCAGCAAAACCTACTGCAATCGCAACGATAATTGCAAGCGGTACACTTTTATATGTAGCTCCGATAGCATCTAAAAATTTCTTCACGCATTCAATACCAACTGGAGTAGCAATTGAAGCAATCATTAATAATAAGATAAATAATTCAACAGTCATAGTGAACCCCCTTAATAACTATTCACGTTGACATCTTCATGTGATTGAGCTGCTTTATTATCCAATTCAGAAATTGCGGTATTTAGAATATTATCCGAAACCTCATCCATATTAGACTGGTTCTCAATATCATATACGTCACTGTCTGTCATGGAATATTGCTTCTTTAATTTCATCATCTTTTCATTATAATCAAGTCTAATTTTCATTGATTCTTTATACAGATTCATCTGAATCCGTGGGATATTTTCAGCGTTAGAATTATTGTAATATTTAGTTACAATTGCTCCAACAATACCTCCAACAGCAGTTATACATGCACAGAAAATTGCAGTATCTGTATAACTCGTCCCGGAGAAATTAAACTGGACTCCTTGATAAATTACATAGATGAATAATGCAATAAACAGCCACATGATAATTTTTGATGTACGTGGTTTTTTTATTTTTTTCTTCTGCTTGTTCTGAATTTTTATCTGATTAGTATCCTGAACAGCAGTTTTATTTTTTTTAATCATTTTTACCAATCCTTTTATTCATTCACATTTCGTAGAAAATCTATATTTTGTTTTAATCTTTGACATAAATACTTTAACTGATCTTGCGTTTCATGACATGAGAAAGTAATTCTAATACAGCTTTGTAAGTCAGCCTGGTCAATTCCAATTTCTGTTAATACAGTGGACGGTTCTGGAGAATAATTATTACAAGCAGAACCAGTGGATATCTGAATGCCATCCATGTCTAGCATTGCCATTAATTGATTCCCGTTAACACCTTTAATGCATAAATATAGATTATTAATCAACCGGTTATCTTTAGATCCAACAAGATAAAAATTTGATATATTTTCTTCCATATAATTCAGTACATAATCTCTTGAATAAGAAGTGAGAGATGAATAGCCATAATTCTCAACTGCCGTTCCAAGAGCAACAATACCTAGTACATTTTCAGTTCCACCAAACAAGCCAGATTCCTGGCTACCATAAATTAACGGTTCTAATTCAATGTTTGGAGATTTGTATAAAACTCCACATCCTTTTAGTGCTCCTAATTTATGCGCTGAGAATCCAGCCATATCAATATTTAATTCTTTTACATTTAATTGAATTGTTGGGATAGAACCTGTACAATCAACATACAGTATAGATTTACATTCGTGGGTTATGTCAGATAGAGTCTTGATATCCTGAATTGTTCCAATTTCTGAGTTCGCATAATCAACAACAACCAATGAATGTTTATAGAATGGCAATATATTACCCAGTTTATTTAAATCGAATGAACCATTTTCATTGATAGGAATTTTAAAACTTCTATTTGACAAGTCATCAATACATTTGATAATTGATTTATGTACGATAGGAGAGTAGAAAACGCATGTCTCTGGTCTTGTCAGATGTAAATATCCTCTAATTGCCAAAGTATTTGATGCAGAACCTCCGGATGTAAAATAGATATCATCTGAATCTGTATTAATAAATTTGGCTACATTGTCTCTGGAACTTTCAATGATTTTTTTTACATCTCTACCTGACTGATATACAGATGATGGATTATGAAAATTATCCAACATAGAAATAACAGATTGTCTTACCTGTGCCGATAGTGGAGTAGTAGCTGCATTATCTAAGTATAGATTTTCATGTTTCATAATTACGCCATTTCTTATAAACTTCTTGTGTATCTTCTTTTTCGAAAATCATTACAATAATTTTCTTATCATTCTTTGGATTATAACTTGTATATAGATCAATCGGATACACATTTGAATCGACATAAAACGTTTGTTGATCTCTATTAAAAATGCGAATAACATCTTTCTCCGAATAATTTTTCGGAGTTAAATTTGTTTTAATTATCATCCTTTTATTCCTTTTTCTCAGGCAATTTGGAAAACGTAAAAAATAGGGGTATAACATTGAATAGTAATGTCATACCCCTATCTATAAAAAATACTATTCAATGTCAAGATTTCCACCTTCTTCTTTTACAGTGGGAACATCTTCCAAAATACCTTCCTTTTTATTAATATTAGTAGCTTTTGCTACTTTTTTCTCTTTTACAACTTTTGTTGCTTCATTAATTTCAGAGATAATATTTTTATAGCTCTCTCCAAAATTATCTAGTTTTGATAAATCCAACCTATCTAATTTATCTTTTGCTTCTTTGGTCGTCATTTCTTTTCTTCCATAAGCAGAAGTTGTTTCGTAAATATCATGACAATTTTCTGAACAAAAAACAAACATCCATGTTGGTTTATCTTCATCTTTTTTGCAGACTGGACAGTATAAATATTTACTATGACAAACTGCACAAATTTTATTTTCTTTCAAGAAAACACCTCCGTCTAAAACATATGGTGGAGCATTAAGCCCCACCACTTATTAATTATGATTAGGCATCTTCCTCTACTTCGTCAATGAAGTATACTTCAACCATTACCTGATTTGTAGAACATGTATCTGTTAAGATAGATCCTTTGTAATCCATAGTCTGAGAATCACCACCAGTAAGTGCAAGTGTTACTTCTGGAGATGGCATAAAATCAGAAATATGGATAACTGCAGCACGGAAGTTTCCTTTGTCACATGGATCCACTGCAAGAGCTTTTACGAATAATTCATGAGCTTTTGGATAATCTTTTCCGTTAATAGTTATTTTTGCACCAGATTTTACATTCTTCATATATTTAACAAAATATTCTGTTTCACCATCTGCAGTAGGCGGTGTAAGAGTATTATCAGAAATAGCAAACTCTGTTTTTGTTGCTGCACCAGCTGCTGCTAATGTGTACTGGGTACCAAGAGCACCATTGTAAATACCGGATACTACAACACTATCTTTAACATATCCCTCAATATTAAGTGTTTCACCAGCTTTTACAGTTGTAAGAATAGGCATAACAATTGTATTCTCATCTGTTGCAATTTCAGCATCTGTAGCAGCGATAGCAGAAATAACAGCGAGGTTCATGAATGCATTCTGAGCTGTAACTTCACCTTTCTTACCAGTATATTTTCTGTATACAAGATTACCTCTTGCATCAGTAATATCTGTAGAATCAGCTGTGAGTTCAATAGAAAATTCTTTAAGCTGTGTTAATGCATAAAGTGGTACACCAGCTTTTGTCTGTCCATAACCAAACTGTGCACGATCAATAATTACGTCTCCTAATTTGAAAGCCATAATATATTCCTCCTTAAAATTGTTTTTTAAATTAAAAAAGAACAGTCAATTTACTGTTCTAAGTATCTAAACTTCTCATAAAATTGAATTTGTTTTTATCTACTTTGCTTAAATCACAGAATCCAGAATAAGAACCTTGCAGCAATGCTCGTGTGCCTTCATATATCTGTAATCTTTGAATTGAATCGTAGAATTGTACAATCCCTACTTCTTTAAGTTGTTTTAAGTTATATTTGAAGCCCGGATGATTAATTAATGAGGATACTAGCGGTAGAAGATCAGAATCTTCGTCTTTTGCCTGTTTCGCAAGTAAATTTTGTCTGTCCTCATCAATCATCCACTTTTTAGCAATTTTACCTTTTGCCTTTTCAACTTTCGGATGAACATTTAACATCTCACGAATATATCCAGATATTTCAGAAAACTGTTCTTCTGAAAGAATCATGTTTAAAAATGGATGATACAAGCAATATTTAAATTCACCCGTTTTTGTATTTTCTAATGGTGCAATTTGAAATTGTGTAACATCTATATCTGGGAATATTAATTTTAATGTGGACTTATAATCATCTCCTGATTGTTTTAGAATTGTCATTAAGATATTAAAAACTTCAAGATCTCCAACTTTACACCAGTCAATACCGGCAGTCCAAAGCATTAAACGAATAGAAGTAGAATTGTTTGTAAATGGAGAAAGTGCATTGTAAAAATTCTTCTCACCAAGTTCGAGAATATCCCCGATAGTTGGTTGCACTATACGGATTCCATTAATTGTAAAATCCTCTCCAAAAAACATTTTCAATTTATCAAATTTATATTTTTTCTTTTCTTGGGCTTTTTTAGCCTCATCTTCAATTACGGCGGATTGGAGCGCATCAAGCATTCCGGATGTAACTTCAGCCATCACATCACCGCCTTAAATGATAGTTTGTATAATCAGGTTTCCCACCATAAGCTGTAGTAACAGTACCATTTAGATCAATCATCTCAAATACAATTGTTCGAACCAAATAATGATTATCTGCAATTGATTCTTTTGATGAAATAAGTTTAGACTGCATACCAAAAATATTTGACCAATTAAATTTATCTCTTAAGATACAAGCAATAAGGTCATGTCGTGGAATACCAGTAAGCTCATCAACAATATCCTGTTCTTGACAAAATATTGTAAAAGTCACCAATGTATATTTTTGGAAATTATTATATCTTCCGACACTATCAAAACTTACTTGATAACACACCATGTTTTTAACATCTGTCTGTGTTTCCGGAATAAAAAGATACGGTCTAATATTTTGATTTGTTCCAAAAAATCTACTGACTTCTCCTGCAAGATCGCCATTTTCATCTACATTCAATGTTCCATCTTTGTTGAATAATTCTTTCTCCAAATCTGGCTCATGCAGAGCATATAGAAGTTCAGGGCAGTTCAGTAATTTCTTTTTAATCAATTCTTTATATCTAATATTCTCGTCATCAGGATTTTGAGAGTACGAAGATAATTTATCCAATAATTCATTTTTATTTTTAATTTCCATCTACGTACCTCCTAGATTTTTAACCCAAAGATGGTAGTAGCTTCAATTGTTTCTTCTCCTAATGTGATTTCACACTTCACAAATAAATGCTTGCCGAGTTGTGTTCTGTCATTAGGGAATTTAAGTTTCATCTGGTTATAACCAGTTTTATACCATGTTACTTTGTCAGTCCAATTTTCATCACTAATAGAGCATGACCATACAAATGTAGCATCTTTACAGTTCTCAGTAATATCTGTAATATCAGACTTCTGACCATCATAAATTTTAACTGTGAGATTCTTATAGCTTCCGCCAACATTAACAACAGAAGATGTGGCTTCAATCTCTGTTAAAATCTCTGGTTTCTGCAAAGGCTTTTCAGTATCAGGAATTTCTGGATCTTGGTCTGTTTTTGGTTCTGTAGATGAGTCATAATCGTAATAATCAGCCCACATACCAATAATTCTTCCGGAAGAATCTTTTTCGATGTAATCTCTGTTTGGATTGAATTGGTTCTGATATAACGTCAAATCCTGAATACCGATTGGTTTCAGGTTTTCAATTTTTGTACATGACCACGTAAGTGGATGTACAGTAGGAGCACTTAAAATGATACGCATAGTTTTATTAACATCATCGTTGTACCAAAGTTTTTCGGTAATCGGATTCAATGGAAGTTTGAATTTTTGCTGATTATCTTGTTTGGTGATATAGCGATCTGTATACGTACCAATAGTGTCATTTTTTTTGATTGTTACTTTATTGAGTCGTTAATTCAATAAAGATAAAATTGTAATAATTTTATTTTCTCCATGTCGCCATGAAGGTCAGAGCATATCAACACCATATCTTTTAAAAGACTTAGGTGGTTTCCATTAGCCCACTTGGGCGCATGATCGTTGAACGTTCTTCTTATTAAATAAGAAGCTTCGCTGCTGATTGTCTCCAGTTATCAGATTGTCACACTTTACTGTACCGATAACATACTGAGAGTTTCCAGCAATTAGAAAACTTTCGACATACCGTTTCCGATATGAAGCGCACACATTATACGAACTTTGGCTCCTTGTGGTTCCCCACATTTGACGTTTTATTTTTGCCCTTCCGGAACGTTCAATCCACTGTAAACGGTAATCAACCGGCAATACAAAATATTTTGTAAACTGATTAGAAATTTCCTTACCAACAACGATCCATTTCTCATAGACTCCTTTTTCGTTAGCAATATCGCAATACATACCTATCGGAAATTCACTCCAAAATTTTCTTCGGTAATCAGTTTCAAAATAATACAACTCATCTCCAGGAACGAATTCCAATTTCTGAGATGGTTTGAATTGTAAGTAATACTCAGTCTGATCCTTATCTAGTGACTGATGAGTTTTCATAAAAAACTTCGCATCAATACGTGTTTTAGTCGTGTATTCATAAGTCATATGATCTTTTTTATCAGGCTGGTCATCATGGTAATAATCATAAATGTAACAAACTTTAGATTGTAAATCGGCATCCAAAGTTCGTTCCATCATTTGATCAGATTCTGCTTTTAATTTCTGACCAAGAGTAGTAGGCGTAACGATAGATTGATTATCAGAAGTAATATTAAACTTCCGTCTATATTGATTATAGGTTGACATTATCTATCACCTACTTCCACCGTTTTGATTAAAGCTCCCGCATCAAAAACTAATTTTTTATATTTCTTAAAATCAAACTTATCTGATTCTAATACTTTTAATGCTTGCTCTAATCGATTAATAATTTCCACAAAATTTTGAGGGTACAGAAGTAATTCATTACAACTGGAAATTTCAAAAATTAAATTCTTGTGGAATTCTTCTACATCAATGTTTTGATAATTTTGATTTGTACGCTTGTCTGTATAAAGGATTAGCCAGAAAATCTTTTTCCTGAATTTTTGCTTGTAGTACTCAACTTGAGAATTTTTAAATTCACCGTATTTGTGTTGGAGCATATTATCCATTTAAACCACCATACTCGGTGAAATAATATGAATGTCTCGTCATATTACGTTCCCATTCACGTTTTAAGTCGTTGAGCCTTTCCATATTTTTAGAATAGTTGCCAATTAGTTTCTTCTCTTTGTCGCTACCAATCATAACTGCTAAATTTTTATCAGAATCAATTTTTGATGGCATGTAATTAATAATTACACCTTCAGCAAGCAACGATGTTACAAAATTTTTATCATAATCATCATCAACGCTATATGACAATGTAAAATTCAATTGCATTAATTCATCATCTAAAGAAAATGATGAGAATTTTTTCCTGAAAAGTGGTTCTGACGATGCTGTATGTAACCATTCACGTAAATAATCATAAAAATCTTCTTGGGTGAAATTTGCTAATCCGATATCATCAATGCGCACCAAAGCACGTTTATAAATTGCTTCATATTCTATAGAAGGCATATATAACCTCCTTTAACTATTCAGCAGTATTGATCATTTTTCCGAAATCTGTTCCACAAACTTCGTCAAGAATTTTAATTTTCTTTAATGAATCAAAACTACCTTCCTCAATACGTTTTGCTACTTCGACAGTAACTGCTTTTAATAGTCCTTTTGGAAGAGATAATAAAGTAGATTTAAATGATGTATTTGGCTTATTTAATACAAGATTAATATCGTCCATTCCAAAAACTTTATCTGTATAAAATTCAGATAAGTCTTTCCAACGTGAATTCTCAAGCAGTTCTTCATCTTCAATGATGAATAATGGGTCATATAAATATCTTGAATGCATGTTTTTTAAAGCAAATAAATCACCATATTCAATTTCTGCTTCATCTCCATAATTAGAAAAAACATAATACATTCCTGATTTTCCAGAAACACCAAGCCATCCAGGAGTTACAGATCTACATAAAATAGGATCTGTCTGTTTAAATACTCTTGCTTTTTTCTTTTCTTCAACTTTTACTGTAGTTGCTTCTTCTTCTCCAATTTTTTTTGCTGTTGGCATAAATAAAATCCTTTTCCTTCCTTATATAAAAGGAGAGTGGGATAACCACTCTCCACAATAATAAATAGTTTTTAGTTACTATATAAAATTAGGCTACGATGTTCCATGTACCAAAATATCTACCAATAATTGTAGCAACACCAAGTTTTGTCAGATACTTGAATTCATATGTCATATCGTTCTTTTCAGTAGAGTCTGTAACCTCTTTAATCTGAGAATCGCCTTCATATACAAGTTTTACAAATTTATTATCTGCAACTGGCATGATTAACAGAACATTTGAGTTAACCATTTTTTTTGTTGTATCGTTCTTTGCAAACACCTGTGGAATCTCAATAAGACGAGTTCCTTCCCAGATACCAAGACGACCAAGATTTCTACGATCTCTCTTGTCTTCCTCAGCAATCCAAGAAACATCAGATAAATCATATAATTTAGACAGAGCTGCTTTTGTTCCCATAATAACAACTTCTGCACCACGGTTAGCTGCCTGTACATCCTCAACCATTGTAACAAAAGTAGATTTAGCTGCTTTGTCCAGAGCTGCTGTTTTATAGAACTGCTCAGAACCAGGAAGAACCTGAGATCCGGCAGAGATAACTGCTTTGTAAACAAGCTCGTTTACATAGTCATCCATTGCTTCATAAATTTTATTTACCAGCTTTGTCCAGTCTGCACGACCAGTCATAACTTTTTCAAACTCTTCGTATACACCAAGACCAACCCAGAAAGTAGGTACACGGAATGTTTCACCAATACCAAGTCTCTGTCTGTCAAGATCCCAATGGTTTCCGGAGATTTTACCAACAGTTAATACTGTTTTGTCCTCGGACTCAAACTCATTAGCATCATCCATAGCAAGGTTTTTAACTTCAACAAAATCGTTAAAGAATTCATTTTCCTGCCATCCTGATGTTAATAAATCTTCAACAGTTTCCTCAATTACTTCAAAAATTTCATTTTTGTTACGTCTGATAGCTTTGCGGATTTCTTTTGCAGAAGCTTTTTCATCAAGCCCCATAATCAGTTTAAATGTATCTCTGATTTCTTTGTCTGCATCAGCTTTAGAAACACCAGACTCAAGCTCTCCTTTTGCATAATCTTTTAAGAGCTGAGAAAAGCCCATATATTTTGTCTCATCATTTTCAAATGCAGTTTTAACATTTGCACTGAAATTTAAGAAATTGTTTTTCATGTTAAATATCCTCCTTATCAAAATTAACCGTTTTTACGAACCATAATTTTGAAGAAGTTACCGCCAGTACGTTTAACCTCTTCGATGATCTCACCATAGAAAGTAGCAGTAGATGTATCTCCGTCAATAACTTTGATGTCGTATCCATCAGCCTCTACAAGTTTTCCAACAGCCGGTGTACCAGTAAAACCATTAGCAGAGATAGAGAATCTGTCTCCAGCTGCGAGTTCATATACTCTCATGATTTCATCTTTTCCGTTATAGAAGTTGTACTCATATGTAGCTTTCTTTGGAGACTCATCTGCACCAATTGCTACAGATAAAATAAGACCTACACGAGATGTAGCTGTTGGTTCAACCATTGTGTAGTACTCATTTTTCTCATATTTCATTTTGTCGATATCAACTAACTTACCGTTATCAATATCTTCGGAAGCTTTAACACTAAAGATATGTCTTCCGTAATTTGTTGCGGTGAGATTTGTAGACTCAGCAACGATGTGTTTATCAATGTCTTTTAAAAATGCATTAATCATTATTTGTCCTCCTTATTTTTGCAATAAAAAAGACCAGCCTAAGCTGATCACTTTAACGAATTATGTTATTTGTTATATTTTTCGAAGATACCACCATAAGGTGCTTTCTTTTTAGATTCTTTTTCTGAATTTGAATTTGCCATAAATAATACTTTCTTTTTCTGTTTTTCTTCTTTTACAGCAAAAGCAGCAGTATGAGAAATAACATAATCAGAATGCATTACTTTAACTTTTGTTTCTAAATCAGCAAGAGAGTAGTTGTCCATTTCAGAAACTAATTTTGCAAAATCGTTATTTACAAAATTACCTTCTTCATCTTTTTCTGCTAGAACAGAATATTTTTCAGAATTGATAATTTCTTCTCTCTTAGAATGTAATTCATTTTTTTCAATATTCTCTTTAAATTCTTTTAATGCGGAATATTCAGATCTCATAGAATTAATCTCTGCAAGTTCAGAATCTGTTAAATATTCTTTATGTAAAGAATAACGCTCACCGTCAAATGCTACATTATCATTATCCTTTGAGTATTTCTGACCATAGATTTTTCCACTATCCCAGCTTTCATACACAAAATATGTATCGAATACAGAAGTAATGTAATACCATTCATTGTCAATTTCTTCAAATTCTCCGAGAAGATTATAAAGTGCATAACGGATGTCATCATGTGAGATTTCAAAAGTACGTGTCATATTTTCAAAAGCTTGAGATTCACCTTCTCCGTCATCCGGATCTTCAGAATCTTCTCCGCCATCATCACCATTTTCATCTTCAACAACGGTGACATCATCATCACCATTTTCATCTTCTGAATTATCTTCTGAATCATCAGACGTAGTTACTTCATCTCCGAATTCTTCTTCGAATTTTACCTCTAATTCTTCATCTGATAACTCAGCGTATTCAAATGTTACATCTTCGGTAGTTTTATTATATTTTTTAAGTAATTCTTCAAATTTGTTCATATTTCCTGCATCTCCTCCTTTCTTAGAGTCGTCTGTATTATTGAAACAAGAAGATTCGAGTTTATCCAATCTTTCCTGTAATTCAATCATTTTTTGATTAAACTTAATCAAACTGTTATTCTCTTCGCTAAAATCTTCAAGAGTAAGTTTGCTTCCCAACATTCCTTCACCTATGGGCGTTCCATCTTTTTCGCACCCAAGACAAGTGCAACCTGCAAATTCAAATTTATCTAATTGTAAGTATTTCTCCTTTGCGTTATATGAGCACTCATATACGATAAGCTCACAACTTACCTTTGTGCCTTTTTTCTCACGAAGAATATCAGCACATTTTGTATAATTTTCTGGGATAGCAACACGAGCTACTACATAAGTTTTATCCATATCTTCGTCGTATTCTAAATATGGATCGTCTGCTGTGAATGTACCGACCTGTTTTTCGTCATATACTACATATTCATTACCATTTTCATCTTCTTCCATATGATAATCATGAGAATGAAAATCCCATGATCCATCATCTAACTGATGAATATTTGCAAGTAGTGGTGCATATTTTAAACTCGGCATAGCTTCTTTCATAGATTCTTCTGATGTATAACTGCCATTTCGATTAAGTAATGTATGACAAACACGTACTTTTGCAAAAAGCTTGTTATCTTCGGTTTCTTCGATATCAGCAGAAGAGAAGTCCTGAATTGACTGAACAACTATCGGTTTTCCAGACTCAGACTCTGTAGAAGAAAAATTATACATTTTTTTGTTTTCACAGAACTGAATTAGATCTTCAATTGTAAAGTATTTTTTATTCATATATTTTAGTCTTTCCCTCCTTTCGTAAATTTTTGGCATAACAAAAGCCGTCTGAAAAGAAGACGACTAAAAAGTTAAAATGTTACTATATTGAATTTTTTTATTTTTATCTTCAAAGGAGAGTGGTTTGTCATTTAAGAAAGTAAATGTTCGACCATCCTGAGATATTAATTTAAAACCTTCTCGTACCAATGTATTTTTTGTGTCCTCATCAGTAGTACGAATAAAATTGTATGTCATCCTTTTTCTCCTTAACCATTCGCCTTGGTTCCTTCATTTTTACCAGTTTCTCTTGTAACCTCACCTTCTGGAGATAATTCCCCATCATCCTTCAGTGGGGCACCACCGGTATCAGACCCATTATTAGCAGAATCTGTATATGTTGTTTTCAATGGCACTAATAAATCTCTAATGCCACTTTGCATACTCATTCTTAAACCACATTCAACTTCATATGGTGTCTGTCCAAGAGCAGTAAGATATAACATTGGATTATTACCTAATGTAGAAGAATCTTTAAACTGATTAATATAATCTTCTCTGTTATACCAAGTCTGTTCATGAATTTTAAAAGTATATCCATCATATCCATTCTGAGATAACCAGTAATTAAAATTATGTTCCAAACGTGCAATCCAAATAAATGTAAGAGAAGAATCATTTGCAATTGCCTGTTTTAATCCAATTGAGTTTGTACTTGATCCTCCTGCAACAACAAGCTGTGACGCACCACAGTTATTAAAAACATTTTCGATTGATTTAGTAAGCATGTCTGTATCAGAAGTAGTATTTGATTTTTCAAAATCAACGACTTCTAAATCCATAGGAGATCGAACCGCACCAACATTCGCTGGTAAAATATCTTCAATCATATTCTGGAAAAATTCTGTCACTTCAAGAGACAATTTAAAATCATCTACGTTGTTTTCATCTATAAGAGGAATTTTACTTACAAGTAATTTATAATTTTCCAAAGCAGTTTTATCCGCCATGATATCTGCATAATCTTCGCAGTCCATTAATAATAAGAAGATTCCCATGAAGAATGGAAGACACAAATCAAATTCATCATCTAAACTTGCTAATAAACATATAGTTTTCTCTGTAGGCAGAATGGCATAACGTTTATTCTGTTTATCTGCCTGGTATTCATTCCATGCTTGCACAAACACATCATCCCAACATCCGGATGTATCTCCATCAATACCTTCAACAAATTCAGAATTAGAACCTTGTGAAAAATAAGTCATGTCAAATGAAATAATCCAGTTTCCAACTATATCTTTTCCTTTGATCTTGCAATATTGAGGATCAAGAGTATGGAAAAATACTCCATCTCCTGTGTCATATACAAATCCAAAATACGCACCATTTAAAATAGCAAGTGCAATCATTTGAGAAAATTCATGCTTAAAATTAATCTGTTGCAGCTTTTGAATTATATTTGCATAATTCTTTGCAGATTTATTTGCGTTATATGTCTTTGTTAAATCTATTTTTTCTGTAACATAGTAGTTGTATAATGGCATACATGCATAGTAGAGAATAATCTTTCTGTATAATGTGCTTGCTCTAAATAAATATTGTGATAAACCTCTTAATCTATCTTTATTTGTTTGTGGATTTTGTAGATATTGTTTTACTAATGATTTTGTATACTGAGTAAATGAACGAGAAGTTGTTTTCGATACATTTTGTAAGAAAAGATTTTTTACAGATTCGAAATCTAACATCCTAGTACGTGAAGAATATTTAATATTTTCTTTTGGTTTTTCTTTTACCAATAATTCAGTCGGACGACTTTCTACTTCATAAGATTTTTTCTCCGTAACTGAAGTAGATGGCTGTGTCGTTTTATTTTTTGGCGGTCTTCCACGTTTCCTCTTAGGTGGTGGAGAAACAGTAGAAGAGGAGTTTTCTATTTTTTGTTCATCCAAAATCGTTTCTCCTTTCTATGAGTATCTAGTAGATTTCTTCGGTGCTCTTGCACGGAAGTATTTTTTGATGTCTTCTTGGGAAGATTGATTTTTAGGTTTCAATTTTAAAGATAAATCCTGGCAAATTTTATTGTTCATCATTAATGCAGAATATCTATCTTTTCGCATTCCTGATTTCTCAGTGATTTTGATATTGGTTCCTTTCACTTCATGTTCAAGATTTATTAATTCATTGACCATTAATGTAGTTTGTAAGTAAGGTACTTTTAATAACATTTTCTCATCTTGAGAAAATTTCGTGTAGCCACGTATCTTTTTTACATCTTCTTCAGCTTCAAACTCAGATTCAAGTAGATTAATTGATCCATTTTGAAAACCTGCACGTAAAGCTAACGCCGCTTTAGTATTAAAATCAGCTGTAGCTTTTATAGACCATATAACTTTATTCGCATTTTTTATTTTACAACGACTAGCCATATTATCATCATTGATACATGTCATTGGTTCACGAGTAACGTTGTATTCTGAATCATATTGTGGTTTAATAATAAAATCATAAACACCAATACCTTGACCGTTGGTATCTAATACAAGGTCAGTACAGTTAAATTCATAAAATAATCTCATAACTAAAATCCCAAGTTCATCAGTTGTCAATCCTTCGTGGGTTTCTAAATAAACATAATTACTCATATATTCATTTCTGTCTGTTGGAATTGCCGAATTAATTAAAATAGCAGCTGCATCATTATCGTGTCGTCTACTTGCAAGCAATGCGACATCGACAGACAATATACGTCTTTCATTAGGTGCTAGTTCCGGTATCTTTATTCCATGATTTTTATAAACAGATAATGGAAAGAAACAATTTTTGATTTTTCTACGTGGTGAGATATCATCGTATCTAAAAAATGCTCCATCAGTATCTCCAAACCATTCTGCGCCCATTTCCATTTTAAATGCGGTCGGATCAAAATCCGCCTCACTCATTTCATCCTCAACCTGCTCACGAGATAACAAACCTTCTCGTATCGCGCATTGATAAGGCAGTCCTACGCAAAAATAGCGTTTTGTATCATCAAGCATATTTGCATAATAAGCTTGCAATTTTGCAAAACTCCAATGTGATTTAAACCATGCCGAAGACATATACATTTCAATATTTCTTTCTGTAAGGTGCGCATATTCTGGATTATTTAAATACCCAGGTGAACGTGGAGCTGTTAAGAATTTTCTTAATACTGTGTTGATTGTATTTAAATCAACCATCCGAAATTCATCCACGACTATTAGTGTGGCACGGTTATGGCGAGCACTGTCGTTAGAGCTAACTATCTTTATCCAACTTCCATTTCTAAAATCTACATGAGCATTATTTATAGACGTAGAAATATCATCTATTTCTGCTCGTAAATTGGCAGACCCCCATCCATAATTTTTCATAAAATCATCATTGATTTTTTGTATTACTTCCAAACTTTGTGTTTTAAAACCTGATGCTACACATATTTTCGTACCAGGATATAAAATACATCGAACTACACAATAGAGAGAAGTTAACCATGTCTTACCAGAGCCGCGGCTTGCAATGTACATAAAATTTGTACTTACCATCATCATATAAATCAATATTTTTTGAAATAATTTAAGATTTATATTTAAATATTCTTTTACGAATCTCTGTGGATTTTTTCTATAAAAAGATGCCCAATATGCAACGCCTTCCATAACTCGTTCAGATTTTTCCTGATATACTTCTTGAAGAGATTTTTTTAATGATTTAGATTGTTTAGTAGCCATAGTTATTCCTCTTTACTACCAAAAATCTTATCAAAAAGAATTTCACTATCAGATTCTTCATCATAAGATGGTTGTTTTACGGTATACTTAGACATAACTTTCTCATAAATATGAGAGAATCTATTTTTCAATCCAAGCATTTTTGATGCATGTCCACGATAAAATGCATCTATATATAATCCTATTTTGTCAACATCTGAAAGTTCTGGGTCTATATCCGGTAGAGGTCTTGTTTCTTCATATTTTTGAATAAGTGTGCCCATTGTTTGAGCATCAGAAAACGTATCCATTGTATTTTGTTTTGGTTTTAAATTACCTGTATCTAACCATTGTTGATATGAATAATCCAAATCTTTCGTTGACTGTCCTTTTTTAATTGCATTTCTCTTCATTAATTTTAAAATTGATAAATTTTGAAATGTTTCTTCTTGTGCTTTTTGCGAACAATCATACCTAGATATCCAATCTTGGTATTCATTTTCAAGAAACATAAGTTCTTCCTGAGTATAATCATTACCGAATCGTTTACGAGCAGCTTTCAAAGTTTTTTGTACGATTTTTGTATCTTCTTGTGATATGCTATCTCCTTCATCACAAAATACAGAGTCTTTAAATTTTTGTCCTTTCCAATTTGGGAGGGATTTAATCATAACAATAAGCTGTTGGGCAGCAGTACCGCGAACTTTTTCACCAGTTCCTTCAGCTAACAAATCTAACTGATCATTGTATACAGATTCTGGGAACACCCAATCTAAACGCCGAAAAGTATCAATAGTTTTTTCACGATTGTCTGCGCGACTTCCATCTTTTAATTTATCTGTACACATATCAAGAATACATTCTTTACAGGCAAAATGTTCAATCCCGCTTTTAGTAGTGTTGGATGAATAAAATGCTTTTGCCGTTTTCCATTTCCCGCAATGTGGACAATATACATAATTAAGATTAAGCAAATGATTATAATCAATGGCTAAATCATGATAAGCTTTTTTTACATTTGTCACAGTTAATTTCTGAACTTCTTCATCCGTCTTGGCTTGTTTTAATGTAGCCATCGTAATCACCTTCTTCCTTTTTCTCCAATAAATTAAGCACTCTCTGCAAGAGCAGTAAGAGTGCTTTCTAAATATTCTATATAATTTCCATAACCTCATACTAAATAGAAAGAGAGTAGAAGAGTGGTGAGGTTAGATAACCACATACAAACTGGTAGCTACTCCGAGTTTGCTTCTACTCAAAAAATCAACCACTTCCCGCCGACAAGAAATCAACGCCTAACCGCTATGGTTGTTATGTTTGTATTCTCCATATGGATAATATTTGTATACAGTTAAACGAATTTACTTAATTAATACATATATCAAATGGATCAAAACAGCAGTACATCCGCCACACAATCCGCCGAGCAACGCAGGATTAATTCTATAAATTCCTTTCATTCCAGGCATAACTTGATAAACACCTCCATACATGCTATATTTAATAAAAACGCGAGGTAATAATTTATGAAACTAACTGGTAAAATTAATTGTAAGAAATGTAATAAAACTTTAGAATGGGAGTATATAGTTCCACAAAATATATATTCTCCAAGACTTTCCGTAGAAATAATCAATACAAATATATATCATCCAAATAGATTAGCTGATTCTGAAAACAGATATCTTTTTGAAATCCATTGTAAGAATTGCGATTTTGTGAATCGATTTGAAGTTGATAAATAATCTATAAATCAACTTTTACCAATATTTCATTATCGCCATCTTCAAAAGATACAACAGTGTCCCAATGATCAATTACGTAATTTTTCAGAGTATCCGCAATTTTTTCTTTAAAATCAACAGAGTTAACATTTATATTGTCATCTTTAAGTAAATTGATACCAAACATAAGCATTCTCCTTTTTATCCACATAATAATAGCGTGTAGCCACAGTGGACTACACGCCTGTTGAAACAAATATTTCATTAAAGCCGATGATCGGACTCGAACCGATAACCTGCTGATTACAAATCAGCTGCTCTACCAACTGAGCTACATCGGCATAAACATAGAGATATTTTACAATATCCCTATGCATTTTTAACAAGCTAATGTTGGAATAGTAAATGTTCCGCCACGGATTTCCATAGCAACAGCATTAAATACTTGGAAATTTGTACCGTCTGCAGCGATTGTATTGTTATACATATGTATAAATCCACCCTGTAAAACAAATTTGCATCCTTCCATACCAACATATAGCGGGGTGCCATTTGCATCTGTTTTAAAATATCCGTTCAAACATAATACATGCTGTACATTTTGTCGCCCATCATACATTCCCATCATATAACCTCTATTATCTCCGGTCGGATATCCCACCTGTAATAGTTGAGTATCATCATTATTCACACCACATGTAATAGGATTTGTAAAATTGATAGGAATTGTTGGTAAATAAATTGTAACTAAGTCGTTATCTAATACATATGCCACTTCATAAGCAGTGGCAGTGTTATACCCAGACTGAAAACTCAGCACCTTATATTGATAGTGTACATCACAAGTACCTGTTTCGATATATCTTGCAATCTGTCTACAAATTTGTTGTGCTCCATTTTCGTTCGGGTGTACGTTGTCTTCCTGAAACAAAGAATAATCATGCATCACATATTCATAATTCTTCATATAAAAACAATTATTATATGTACTACATTTTCTATAAGCCGGTATACTATTTACAATCAATAGGTCACGAACACTAGATTCAAGAAGAGAAGACCAGGCATGATGTCCAATGTGAATTCGAATATTCTCATCGATCAAATCACGAACCCTTTTAATTCCTTGCATTATATTTTCCTGTGACGATTCGCGGTCATTAAAGCCGCCTACAAGAATGATATCTGTTACACCGTTTAAATCCATTGCTGCAAGTAATTTATCAAAAGTTGCGTCTCCAGAATTAAAACATGCTCCAGCTACACAAGAAATAGATTTAAAATCAACGTCTGGTAATTTAGCTGTTAAATTATTTTTTAAATAATCGGTGGATAAGTTATATCCACCATAAGAGTCTGAAATAACCACATAACATTTATGTGTATTTTTATATAAATTATAAATTGCTTCAGTAGCAGTAGAGCCAATATGAGAGATATTTTTTCTTCCATAGTGATTATCTACAAACCGCTTAAACAATGTTTTTGAAAATATATTTCCCATAAAGTCCTCCAAGTCAATAATACAATATCGCAAATTTTATTTTTAACATTGGTCACATGTAAGTTGAATTACACATCCTCTTATCTGGAAACCTGTTGCATAAAAGTCTGGTAAATATGCAGAAGTTGGGCTTGCCAAAATGTTAGCTCTACACATGATAAATCCGCCTTGTAAATAAAAATCACAAGAATCAAGAGGTCTAAATGTGCCATCAGAACAAGTAAAATAACCTTTTATTGGAAGACTTTTTTGTACATGATATTTATCATCACACATACCCATCGCATATCCACAAGTATCTCTACTTCCAATACTTGCAATACACATAAATTGAGATAATGCATTTGCACCCATTGGTGGATAATTCTTAAATGCTAATGATGTATTTGGTAAAAACATTGTAACAATATTATTATCCAATTTAAATCCAACTTGATACGTTGTTGTTATATTTCCGGTTGCCGGTATTGTGATTAATCTGTAAGGATAATGTACATCACATGTCCCTGTACACAGATATTCAAAAATTTGTTTTACAATTTCAGCTTTTCCATTTGTGTTTGGATGCACGTTATCTGTTGTGAATAACGAATAATTGTGCATGGTATACTCACTATTTGGCATATATGCACATCCGTCGGTCGTACAAGCTCTGTATGCAACAAGTGAGTGCGTAAGCATACTATCACGAACTTTAGAATCTGGTGTACTAGACCATCCAAAGTGACCAATTGAAATTTTACAATTTGGATAATCTTTAATTACTGCATCATAGAGACGTTTAATTCCTGCGTGAATTGCACTTGGTTCAGCTTCACGATCATTAAATCCGCCAACAATAATCAAGTCAGTTAATTCCGCAGTAATTTTTGGTTTTGCTTCATTTTTATAAATTGCTGCAAAATCAGCAGAATTACTTGCACCAGCATTAAAATTTCCACCATGATGAGCAACAAATCCCATAAAATTAAACACTTTTGTAAAATAACTTGGGAATACCATTGGATCGCCAGATGGATCAGAATTACTTTTGTATACACCGTAAGAATCTGTGATTACAAATACATTCCGTTTCATTCTTGAAACAACAGAATTTAAAGTTGTTTTATCAGCAGAACTCATCAAACCGTCTTTTGAAGTTGTTGCGACTGTGTATGTTGTATCTGTAAATACGGCATTACTTGGCACTGATTTTCCAAGAGTATAACTACAAGCAGTAGGTGTTCCATTGGAGAAGTATATCGGCTGTGTAGAAGAACCAGCACTTGTTGATAACTTTGTTGCAGTTGTTGCACTACTTGCAGAACCAGCTGATGTAGCGTATTTAACAGATTTGGCACTATCAGCAGTGTTATCAACATTACCCAAACCGATTTCGGATTTACTATAACTTGGTTTACTACTTGCTTTAGCCCATGCAGATACGTCACTTGCAGGTCTTGCGTCTGATAGTCTCGAATCATTACCAGCACAAGCGGTATCAGCTGTAGTACCTAATGGTCTCCATGTATCTGTATCTGTGAATACCGCATTAGAAGGTACACTTTTGCCTAATGTATATGTGCAAGCGGTAGGTTTACCTCCCGTAAAATATACAGGTTGAGTTGCAGAACCTGCGGAAGAAGTAAGAGCGGTAGCAGTATTTGCATTACCAGATAACTGACCAATAAATGCGTTTGCAGTTACCTTTGCCGGAAAAGTTACATTTCCTACACCATCATATGAATAAAGATGACCATTATTAGCCATATTAGACGGAGTTGACCAACCAACGCCACCAAATCCCATAATACGATTAATTTGTAATCCGCTATAAGTTGTACTGCCACTTGTACACCCAAATGTAAACCGAATTAATCCATACTGAGTAGCTTTTGAATTTCCATAAGTTGTTATATTATTTGTATTAATAATATTCCAACCAGACCAACCAGAAATGTTTACTTTACTAGCAAAATTAACCCATGTTGTAGGTGTTGACTCTAGTGAAGCGTCAATGGAACAATAACATCCACCAGATCCATTTGTAGATACATATATAGCAAATTTGTTTAATACTGTATATACAGGAATTTTATCTGTATCAAGCGTCACTCTTAACATATAAGCGGCGGTTGCTTTATTTGTACTATCTGCCATACCTATTGATACCGAATATCCGGTAGATAACATTAAACCACGATTTGTTGATGAAAGATTACAACTTGTCCAAGTAGCCCCACTATCTCTGGAATATTCAATTGTAATGCCGTCACCACTACCAAAGGCTAATCTATTAGCACCTAAATCTGGAATCATAGCGGCATCAATACAACCATAGGATCCGTCAAAGTTTTTACCACCCCATGTTAAATATGCTTCTTTCATAGAAGTTACTGGAAGTGTAACATTGTCAGATCCATCAAAATTTACAGAGCCAGAAGCACCACTTCCAAGTGAAATACTTCTAGCTGTTGTTAACTTGTTAGCAGTAGATGCATTTCCACCATTGGCAGGTAAAGAAGTCGGAAAATCAGTAATCTGAGATTTTGTGTGTGTATGACCACTAGGTGCTTTACCAGAGAGAGCAGTGTTAATCGCAGCTTGTGTCATAGTTCCGTCTGTTGCGCTACCTGTACTTGTATATAATTTTGTTAATCCAGATGTAGACGATGTTCCAGTCGAATATGTAGTATTTGTTGTAGGCGGTGTGTATCCTAATGCCCCAGTTACATCAGATTTCTCCAATTTTGCTTTTGCATAAGAAAGAGCAGACCATTTGGAAGTACCATCACCTAATTTATATTTTCCAGCATTCGTTCCATCTGTAGTAAAAGCCATTTCGCCAGCTAATAATACAGGATTTTTCGAAGTCCAGTTATTTTCTGTATCATGTTTTTGAACGTGTCTAACATTAATAGTTTTATCAGCCATTCAAAAATTCCTCCTTTATTAAAATGAGTTCTGCGTATTCATCACATAATCGCTCAACAAATGAATACGCAGAAATATTCTCATTATATAAATAAAGTTCGTTAAGCTGCTCCGCCACCATCAAGTACGAGAGTATTAGAACCCTGTGTAAAATAGTCGGTGGAGACATTACATGCAACAGGAACACCATTTGAGAAATAAACAGGATGTGTAGAAGATCCTGCATTTGTTCCTAATTTACTTGCAGTAGTAGCAGAAGTTGCAGATCCTGCACTTGTTGCATATTTAACAGACTTGTTAGCGTCTGCTGTATTATCTACGTTACCTAAACCAACTTCACTTTTAGTATAAGTTGGTTTGCTACTTGCCTTTGCCCAAGCATATACATCAGAAGCTGGCAGGGTAGTAGGGTAAGCTGGAAGTGTAACCGTTGTTCCAGATTTATATTCTGTTGTTCCAATTTTTACAGACTGAACAGCAGTATCTGCTTTAGCTCCCTGAGCCGAAGTTGCATAATTCTTAGCAGCGTTAGATACAGCTGTACTAGCAGCAGAATTTGCATATGATTTTGTTGCATAATTTGTAAGGTCTACCGCAGAATCACCTATTTTTTCAAATTTTTTTATATCTCCACTTACTACCAGCATATATTCATCATATCCGTTAGTATCAGAAGATCCTGTTGCTCCAGATGCTTTCGGAACCATATATATCGTATTTGTATCAGCAGAATTTACACTTGGTAATGCCGACACAATTTCACGTTTTAAATGCCCTGCTTTACCGATTGCAGTTGTTATTGCTGTATCTGTCTGAGTTTTTGTATAAGCATCACTGATTCCATATCCTGAAAGTGTTGTAGGATTACTGCCAGAAGTTACATGTCCTTGTGCATTTACAGTAACAGACTTATATGTACCAGCGGTTACTCCGGAACTTGGGTGAGAATACACAGTATTCGTTGATGCAACAGTAATCACGCCATCTGAACCTGTTGTAACCGTTGTTGCACCGCTACCTTTGATTGTTACAGATTTTTCGCTGCTGTCACTTCCTGTAAGATTTACTTTTACATTACCATTAGTAGCACTTGCAGTAGCACCTAAAGAATATGTTGTATTAGTATAAGAAGAAATATATCCTTTATCATTTGTAAGATCACTTACTTTTGTTGGTACAGTAATATTTACAGCTTTACTAGATGGTGTGAGAGCTGAACCATTTACTTTTACACTCTCAATTACGTTTGCCTGAGCATTACTTGGCGCGTGAGCAGACTGTGAATGTGTATAAGCTTTGTCATAATTTGCTTTTAATTCTTTTGTGAATGAAGCCGTAATAGCATCAAGGATGTCCTTATTACTATGCGTATGTTTTGCATTTGTTACTGCTGTATTAATTGCAGTGCTAATTTCTGCCGGTGTCATTGTTACATAATCTAAATCTTTATAAACATTGACACCATCACCAATTTTAAATTTTGGGGCAGCATCATTTGCTAACTCAATACCAAGTTCTCCTTTTAACAGAACTTTAGTTGATGAACCCCAGTTTGTACTTGTATCATTACAAAGAATGATACGTGTATTTAAAGTATTATTTGCCATAATTCCTCCAATTAAAAAAGACTCTACAAGTCTGTAGAGTCTCCACATATAATTAAATTAATATCATTATAATTACTACCAATACAATAATATTTAAGATCAGTATCATCCCATCGATATGATTTATTTGCTAGAGTGTCTATATATATATTTCCAGGCTTCCCGACATTCGGAAAATTAATGATACCTGCATATGACTGTCTTTCTATCAATGAATCTAAAATATCATTTAAACCAGATATATCGGAGGTAATATGTGTATGTTTTTTATTTGAAAATAAATCTTTGCTATTTTCAACAAGCCTTTCAAGACCTTCTAAATCAAGATATTTTCTTTCCACTAAATTGCCCTCCAAAATGTATTAACGGTGGTTTTACACCGCTAATACATAAATATATATTACTCAGCTTTAGGTGCAAAACAAGCATCGATTTCTTCATTTGTCATAGCAACAAATTTGATATCTTCGAGTGCCTGAATTCTTGCTTTTGCATTTGTAATTTCTGTTGTGTTTGCAGCAATATTAGTTTTATTTGTTGCAACCTGTCCTGCTTCAAGAGCAGCAACAGCTCCAGCCTTTTCGTATTCAGTAGTAGCAGTAAATGCTGCAGAACCAAGACCTTTTACGGCAACTTCTTTATCCTGTACTTTGATAGTACCGTTTGTTTTGCCGCTTTCTACGTCAGCTTTCTGTACAGCAGAATCAGCTTTTGCTCCCTGTGCTGCTGTAGCATAATTTTTTGCAAGACCATCAGCATATGTCTTTGCATCGCTCAAAGCCTTGTTTGCTTTTGTTGTAGCATCTAAAGCAGCTGCTTCAGTTGCTTCTTTTTTAGCTGTGGCAATTGCCTCAGAGAAGTCTACAGAACCAACTTTTTTGTCAATGTAATCAACAATAGTTTTACTGTCTTCTCCCTCTGGCAGTTTACCAACTAATGTGGTTAATGCATCAATAGAAGCTTTATTAGCTTTGATAGAACTGTTCATTCCAGCAGCATCTGTTTCATGTCCGGAAATCCAATCACTAATCTCTTTTAATGTGTCATATGCTTCTGGTGCTTCATTAACAATTGCTGCAACAGCATCTGCAACAGTTTTCTTAACAGAACCAACGCCTTCTCCATTAAGAACACCGATAGCTGTCTCGTTAGCACTTACACGAGCTTTTAAAGCAGAGTCATCATACTTATTTGCTGTAATTTCTCCGCGGATAGTTGTTGCCATATCAGCAACTTTCTTATCTACAGAACCTTCAACATCTGTACCACCATTTAATTTTGTGATGGCATCTGTATTTGTTTTTACCTGACCATTAGCGAGATCATTTACTTTTGTCTCAGCAGTCCCAGCCGGATCGTAGTTTGTTGCGAGAGAATCAGAATATGCCTTGCCCTGTTTAAGAATTTCAGCATCTTTTGTATCCTCACGCACCCCTAATTTCTCAATAAGATGTTCAAGTGCCGCCTGATCAACATATTTTTTAATTGTTTCAGCCATTATTTTTCTCCTTTACTTAAAAAATTTATCTATATCATCATTTGTGACCAAATCAACAGCTTCACCTACAACAACATAGGAATTCGTATCATTGTCCCAAACAGATATATTTTTTTTATTTTTATTTACATATAGAATATTTGCTTTGCCCAACTCAGGGATTTCTGTACCAAAAAATACAACTTCTTCCGGTGAAGTAGTAACCTGAATCCATTTATTTTGATAAGTCCAAAGCACAGCAGTTTTTACGACAAAATAAAAACACCCATTAATGGGTGCCAATAAATCTAATCGTTCATTGTCATTATCAAATGTGACAATTTCATTGTAAAAAGTTCTTTTCCCGTCAAGGTCAAGAGCAACTTTCTTTTTATCTTTAACAAATACAATTTGTCCATCTTTGATTGGTAAGTCAGGAAGTCTACTAGACACTGTACCAATCACTGAAATAATTTTGTTTTCCATTATGTCCACCCCGTTAAAATTCAACTAAAGTGAGAGAGGAGTTTATATATGTTTTTGCTTCTGCAATTGCCTGGTCTTTTGCATAATCAATATCAGTACGAGTGATTTCAGACGTAAGTTTTAAACCGATTGCATCTGCTTCTGACTGGCTTACTACAGATGCTCGATATTCACCAGACACACATTCTGTTGTGTCATAATCTTCAACATTATTATTCAGTCCTTTTGCTAATTTCTGAATTTCTCCACCAAGAAGATATAGTTCTGTATGTCCAAAAGAACCAGTTGCTTCACCACCAGGCTCTACACCTGCATATAATCCAGCACAAGTTCCACCATTGATTTTTATTACAGCATGACCTATCGATCCACGATTAACAGACTGCACACACTGAATAATTCCGTCATTAATTTCAATCGAGCCATTTGCTGTATATCCATTTGAACCTCCAGCTGTGACATATGAAAAATTACCTTTATTAACAATAATTTCAGCAGAGCCAGTTGTAGCATAACTATATCCGCCACCAAAAATTTGACATGTACCAGAAACATTATTTACAATGATTTTCGCATATCCTGTGTGATTAGCATATTTCTGGATATTTAATTCTGGATGTCCACCACCATAAATGCATTCGATTGTTCCACCATTAATTACAATGTTTGACTCTGCAACATCTCCATTACCAAACGAACCGCCATGAATAATTCCGACGTTACCACTATTCATAATGATAGAAGATGAGTGACAGTTATCATCTTTTGCACCACCAATAATTACACCATCTGTCTTAAAAGTAAGTTCTTTCTTTTGTCCACTTAGATAATAAATAGCTTTGTTTGTATTTTCGTCTACTGCTTCAATAATCAATCCATGTCCATTTGCATATAAATAATTACCTTCTACATACGGCTCTGTATGAACTAATCTGTTTCTAATATCTTCGTATACTGCATATACTGTATCTTCAGCTTCCTGCAACAGTTGTTCTTCTGTTTTTGTGTACGTATCCAGAATTTCTTTATTAGCATGTTCATGTGATTTTGATATTAAATCTTCAACAACATCAATATTAATACCAGAGTTTCTAATCGCCTTGCCGGATACACCAGAAAAAATAACAATTTCTCCATCAGCAGAAGAGTCTGTTCCGGTGACTGCTCCAGAAATATTTGCCTGGACAATAATAAAGTCATCATCAGAATAATTACCTGCGCAATCATTTACACAAATAATTAAATCACCAATCTCACATGTTTGTCCTGCATATATACCATCTTCAACAACACGCCATGTTTGACCAGCTTTATAATTTGATTCAGGTAATTGATTTTTTGAATCTACCGTACCGGGAATCTGAGACGGTAAGTTTGTAACTAATTGTTCTACGTATGATTTAAGAGCAACCTCTTCACCGTCTACTTTAATAATCCCAGAAAATTCAGGATTATTTAATGGAGCCTTTTTATCTAATTCTTCTTTAATTGGAGTAATATCTTCAAATATTGTGCGCCATTCTGTTCCTGTCCATATTTTTCCAATTGTATTAGATATATAAATAATTCCTTCTTCTTGTCCGATTTCAGGGAAAACGTCAACAACCTGTACATATTGTTTTAAATTATCTATAGCAGAATCAATATCTTCAATAGAATATCCTGTTTCAGCATTTTGTAGCCGATAAGTTTTTTGTTTATCTCCAATTAATACAGATATTAATTCACCGGCATAAGCATCTTTGTTTGTATTAGCATAAGATTTTGCATCTTCCAGATTATCAAAAGTTATCAATCTGTTTTTTAAAAAATGAACAAGATTTTCGTTCGGATCAATAAATGCAATCCGTTTAGTGTCTTTTGTAATAACAAGATCCCCGCCATCCAATAAACCATTTTGGATAGCAGAAGTAATTTTATTTTCCTCTCCCCAACCAAGTTTATACTTTTTCTTTGCCATATATTTTCGCCCTTTCCGTAATTTAGAATTCCACTAATGTATGGTCATCATCATTTGGACTATCAGGATTTTCGTCCCCATTATCCCCAAATTCAATAATATCCATTTCTTCTTGCTGATCAAGAACATGGCTTGTGCCAATCTTTTTGCCGTTTGCAAGTAGTTGAATTGTATTGTTTTCATACGAAATGTCGTCTGCTTTTGTTTCGAATGTTACATCTTGCATTTCACTTAATTGATTTGCGATAGCATCTAATTTAAGAATTCGTTGATCAATAGCAGCTAACTCAGCATCAGGCACCATATTACTCCATGCAGCAACAGAAATAATATTTACAAAACAAGGACTTATTTTTCTTGTATATTGAGAAACACTTCCATCTGAATTCATTTCATTTTTCAGAAAAGTAACTTGCATCTCGACTCTTCCAGCCTCTTTTGTTATAGAGGTATCTAATGGCAGTTTGTATTCGAGATTTTCTTTATATAAATCATTAGAAAGGGTGAGAATTTCGGAGTGTGGTTCTTGACTTACCGGAAGTTTGTATTCTAATAATAAAGTGCAAGTAGACATATCTAATCCGTTATATGTAGGCGCAGTGAGAAAATGAAGTGTATCAACAAGTTTACTTCTTTGCATAATTCTCTGTTCTGGCGTACTTACAATCATTTCATTATTTGATTTAATCAAAATAGTATACATTGATCCGTTTCTTCCTCCTTTCTTTAGTTATTGTTTATTTAGAATTTCCACCTGAAATTAAATCTATATTTATAATTGTTGAATTACCGATTTCGTCTTTTAATTTTTTTGCTGCTTTTTCAGCCGCAGTAGTGGCAGCAGTTTCTGCCTGTTTTGCATATTTTTGCGCTTCACCTACCTTTTCGTTAATTTGTTCAAAAAAAGAGTTAGTCCATGATTGGTCTGGCTCTGTAACACCATTTCCATGTAAAGATTTAAGAATTGTTAATTGATTATTTATTTTTGTGATCCATAGATATTCATCTTCGTGCGAATTTACACCTGTAGCATGTACTTCAAACTGTAAGATACCTTCGTGTGCCGTAGCATTTTTATCAATAAGCCATCCAAATTTAATCGTATCGCTACTATATGAGACATTAATAGGATCTTTATAATTTTCATACCCTTGAGATGTACAATAATGGATTGTAATAACCATTTTCATTAAATCCATCCCGTCGTAATATCTAGGCATTTGAAATGGGATGTACTGAGAATTAGATTCTTGTGTTATATTGATCTGATTTGAATTGATGTGAATATTTTTCTGTGAATCAATTGTGCAGATGTCGTTATCACTATAATCATCGTACCATTTATATTTATCACTCTTTTGGAATTCGTCTTCTGTATATACTTCTGGTAAAGAATATAATGCTGCATCATTATCAAGAGTAACAGCAGAGATATTTTCCACATTTTGCATTCTCATAGAATCTTTGAACGATAATGCCAATTTTTATTCCACCCCTTTCGTTGTTTTATTTTCGTATTTTATATAATGACTCCGGCGAGAATCGAACTCAGCATTACATCCTTGAAAGGGATGTGTCGTAACCGCTAGACCACGGAGCCGTAGGGCGGGAGTAGGTGATGAACCCACAGAGTAGTACTCATTGTATGCATCCGAGCACATCTACTTTTTGACATCAGGCTTCCCGCATGAAAAACGCTGCACACAAGATTTGAACTTGCAAGCCTTTAACAGCCAATGGTTTTCAAGACCACTTCCTCACCACCCGGACATGCAGCATAAAAAGAGCCAGAACTGTATAAATCCTGGCTAAACATAATCCACCTTTATGGTAGTGGGACACCGTTATATAGTTCTGCATTATGGTGGCAGCACACCAAAAACTATCTATTGACAAATACCTATATAAATAGTATTATTTTCTTTTAGTGAGGTCGAGAATCCCAAAAGGATTCAGGGTGTTACAGCACCCATGGTAAGACGAGCAACATACAGAGATTAATTACGGTCGCCGTTTATGGCAAGTGCCGGCTCGTACACATCACTTTTCGTTCAACGAGAGGAGGTGGTCTGAGATGATGAAGTTAACAGTTATCATCTTAGGGCTAAAAGCACTAACATTAGTGCTGGAAGTTGTACATACTTTTATGAACTAACACTTTTCTGTTGAGCTTGGTGGGATTATAATTTCTTACATAAGATTTGTTATAGATAGAAGAGAAGCAGAGATGCTTCTTTTTTTATTGGGAGGGTGAGATTTGAACTCACAATGTTTACCACGCGGGTCACGGAGTTACAGTCCGCTTGCTTCAGCCATTTGCATACCTACCAGTAATAGAAGAGAAGTAATGCCTCTTCTTATTCACCCTCAAAACTAGAACGCCGTCGCAACGCCGTCCTTACAAACTTGGGTATGGAGTTTTGATTATAAGTAAAATTATGGGATTAGATAAAAGCCTCATCAGCATCTTCTGAATCTTCACGAATTACATACATTTGTGTGGTTTCGCTTGATTCATGCCCAAGTAATTTTTGAGCCGTTTCTAAAGCACGATGATCATAACAAACTAGATTCGTTGCACGACTCCGCCGGAAGTTATGTGGTGTAGTTCTCCTTCCCACAATTTCGGAAAATTCTCCGATACACCAATCATTAAAAACACTTTTACTTACTTGGTGTGTTTCCCCATCTTTCTGTTTTACAACAAACATATATGGGCAATCATCTTCACCTCGTACTTCAAGCCATTTCTTTAATGCATCCATAACATCTTGTCCAAACTGAAGTTTACGCACCTTACCAACAGAGCTTCTTCCCTTACAGCGAATTTCATGTGTTTTATATGATACAGATTCTGCTTCTTGTTCTTTACCATTTTCATCTACAATTATAACTATTTTTCGTTTTGGCTCGTAATTGACAACTTCTTTAAGTAATTGCATACTTTCCGCGCGTCTACAACCGGTTGAATATGTAAATTTCACATAAGCTAATTTTTGCCATTCTCCACGTTCTTCTAATACATTACATAAATGCTTTAATTCATCTGGAGTTAGCGGTTCTTTTGCAAATACTTTTCCAGTTTTGGGTACTTGCATTTCTGCTGTGACGTAATTTCTAAAAAGAGGATAGTCTTCGTCATAAAAATTCTCAATAAACTTGTTAAATGCGCTAACAGATGATTTTTTGAATTTAATTCCAGATTCAGAAAAACCCCTATTAGCAAGCCAATTCATATAGCGTAAAAATTCTTTCTTTCGAATTTCGATACAATTTTTATTATTTAAATTATCTTTAACCCATACAAAGAATATCCTTAATGCGCTCTTGTATGCAGTTAAACTCTGAGGTGAAAGATGTGTCTGATTACTGAGGTAATCGTCAACCATCCTTCTGTTAAATTCATTAACTTGTAACCATTCTTCTTCTGTGATTTCGTTTGATCTGTCTGCAATCTTACCGTTCAATAATCTCACTTCCTTTTTTCTCTTAACAAAAAAGCGAAATATTGATATTAACTAATTCGCTTCTTTTTATATGTATTTTTTAAATATGGTTTCGAATAATCTAATTCTCCCGTAGTGTTCCTGATTTTAACCCAGTCAATATTATTTTGATTAAATTGTTCAATTTGTTTTCTTAATTCAATAGACGGGTTATTTAATATAGACTCAAAATTTTCTCTTGTTAAATCACATGGAAATAAAATGAAGTATATTAAATTATTAGATTTTAGCATAGATTCTTTTATAGATAATTTTTGACGGTATTTTTCTTTGTGTTTGCTTTTTGTTATCTTCCTATTCTGATAATACCATTTTTTATATTCGGAAAGTATTCCGGCAATCTCAATATAAATTATGATTCCTTTATGGTGAATAACATAATCGCAATTCATATTATCGTGGTAATCATTAATAAAAGTTGAATATTTTACGTCTCTAAAATAATCACAATTATATTTTAATCCACATTCTTTTAAAAAATTTGAGAACATATATTCAAATTGACTTGTAATTTGTTCTCCATCATCGAAAATATAATTTATTCCACACCCTTGTTTCCCAAAAGAAATTCCATGCTTTTTCATTATTTCTCTAAGTGTACAATTATAGTATTTTTTTGAAGTTTTTCTCAACGTTTCTGTATTTACCCATTCTTTGTGAGCATTAATTTCTCGTGTTGTTATAAAATTACGATTATCATTCTTAACAAAATCGCATATATCATTAACCATTTTATCAAATGATTCTTTTGATAATTGTCTATCCATCATCGACTCAATATTTTTTTCTAGTCCAATGTCTTCTTTCATTTTATTCAAAGAACCCCAATTATCACGAATCATCTGTATTGTAACTTGACCATAATTGTGTCCTCTAAAATCGTCATACATAAGAGGTCTATTTAAATTTTTAGACATTTCTAATATGATTTTTTTACATTGTTCTTTTGACATGTGTTTTGTAGATAATCCAGCCCATTTTTTAAATGTGTCAATGTTGATTACTGTATCATCAGGGCAATTATTTATAAACCAACGAATATCCGGTAATCCGAATTTACTACAATTATCTTCTCGTGAAAGCAAATAAAGATTATTACCTATCTCTGGATTTTCATAAATAACATTTTTTAATTTATTAAAATAAATATCATAATATTTCACATTTGCGTTTGATATAGCAAAACAATCTATTTTAGCTAATTCATCGTTGAGAGTTGTGTTTTCTTTTCTTAATCGATCACGTACAATTGAATAAGAAAAATTAAAACCATTTTCTATTGTATATTCGTCAGTTTTAGGAAATCTACCGTTACGCTCATAAAATTCTTTTATTTTATCTAAAATACTATCTACAGATATATTATTTTTAAAATCTCTGTGTATTGTATCTGACGAACAAATATATAACCCATTATTTCTTTCTATATTTAAATTATATTTGTTATATGTAATTCTTTTTTCTTTTTTACAACAATCACACTCTACATTTACACGTTGATTAGATCCTTTTGAAAGATCATTAACATCAACTTCTAATAATGTATTTTGTGGAACACGAAGTCTTCCTTCTTTATCTTTGCTACGCGGTATTGTATAACCTAATTTTTCATAATAGCTTATCGCGCTACTATTTAATTTTACATTTACTTTTTGTGGTAATATTAATCCCATAAATAATTCACCTTACCCTTTCGTCCTTACCCATATCTAATAAAAAGAATGGGAGAGAGCGGGTAAGGATGCTCTGCTATATCAGCTCATGACTTCTGATATTCCCATTCCAAAATCCCACAACTGGCTGTGACACCGGAAGTTGGCAAATATATGATTTCTTATAACAGTGAGAGAGGAGTCGAACCATCTCTAAAAACCACACCACTAAAAAGAGCGCATGGATTACTCCATACGCTCTGAATTATTTAATTTATTAATCAGCCTAAACAGTCAACTTTCCATTGGTAAATTTACATGGAATATTAAATGTTCCGTTTGTAAATTGTACTTTACCATCTTTAACATACCAGATTCCCTGGTCGTTTGCTGCAAGTCCTGTATATGTAAAGTCAACAGCTCCGCCCTTTAAATAAAACCAACCATTCTCATTTTGAGCAAGCCCATTAAAATTGAAGTTGACTTTTCCTTTTTCAATGCGCCACCATCCGTTTTCGTTTTGAGCAATTCCTGTATAGTCAAAATCCACGGCTCCATTCGTGATTTTCCACCAGCCGTTCTCATTCTGGGCTACGGTATTAGCATTAAAATCAACTTTACCGTTTCTTACATAGAACCAGCCATTAACATTCTGTACAACACCTGTAAATCCGGTCGCTACCTGTCCATTTTTATAATAATACCAGTTGCCATCAGCTGCTGGCTGATTGACAAGACCATCTTTTTGAACGGTACTAGTTGTTGTTCCGTCATTGATTGTACGATTCATAATGCCCTCCGCGATAGCTTTAGCAACTGCTTTATATCCGACTTTCGTATACTGGTTATAGTCATCACGATCATCGACAAAACAGATTTCAATCAGAATTGCAGGAGCATTAGTATGATTTAGTACATATAAATCATTACGAATTTTAATACCACGAGAAGTATTAAAGCCAATTGCTTTCATACGATCCAAAATTCTCTGTGCAACAGCACGTTTTCCTTTATTGTCTGCGCTAATATGAATTTCTGTTCCAGCCTGTTTACCATCTCCATTAAAATCATTGCGCCCTGAGTTCAGATGGAGTGAGAAATCCCAATCTACAGCATGGGCGTTACATTTCGCAACAATTTTCTTCAGCACATCACCCTGAGAAGTACCGTTATCTTCAGTACAGTCGTATACTGTAACTCCACCCTGTTTTAAATATTTAATAAGCTCGTTCTTTACTAAACGATTTTCTTTGGACTCATCCAATAATCCGACTGCTCCACAAGCAATTCGTCCGGCTGGATTATGTCCAGCATGTACATTTACGATCAATTTATAATCACTTCCTTATTCAACAAAAAAGAGACTCCTACGAGCCTCACTATCAGTTAAGTTATTTTTCTTTAAATAGTCTGTATAAAACATCCAGTGTAAAGTATTCCCATTTTCGTCTTTACCACAAGATTTTCTCTCACCTCTACAACACATACACAATTTAGAATGATTGCAATGTTTGTTTTCACATGCAGCTTTTGCAGAAACAAAAACTTCTTTTGTATTTAAGCAAATAACCTTTTTTGAACCAGCACATTGTGCCCTCTTTTACCATACAAAGGATGTTTTTCACCAGTCTTACCATAAGCAGGTGCATTTTCCCCTGTCATTTTCTCTCTGTATTCAGGGTCAGCCCATCTGTCATTCATTAATTGTGCCTTATGTTTTCGTCCTTCTTCGGATAAATTTACATGTTTGACCTTTTTCATATTACTCATTCGTTTCTTTTGTTCATCAGTCCAATGTTTACCATAATTATGATTCTTTTCGCCATATAACCCAGTGGTTCCTTCTCCCCCAGAACAAATATTGTATCCATAATGATAATCATTTGCTTTTAATACCTTGATTAAAGTAATTTCCATATTACATGCTTCATCTTTAGTAAGATGTTCAGCAAAAATTTCATGTTGGAAATTGTCCCATCCATATTTTTCAATAGCTCTTGTAAAATGTGGATTTTTCTTATAACCTTTTCCATTTTTCCATCTACCATTTACTCTTTTTTGTGATGTAATCCCAACATAATATTTGTTAGATGGAGAAATATGGATGTATACAGTCCATTTATTATTTTCTCTATAATCGATCAAATAAATTTTATCCTTATAATAAAAAGAGACCCGTATTACCTACGAGTCTCACAAAATTCCTTATCTTATTTTTTTACATCCAAAATGCACGAAGAATCCTAACAATATCATTATCTGTCAGTTCCTGGCTGGAATAGTATGAATAACTCTCAGCAAAATCTTCTCCAGATGAACTTCCGTAGAATCCATGACATTTTCCATCAGAATCTTTGCTAATATGGAATTTCTTACGTCCATCATTACATTCACATTCGCAACAATGGCAAGCAACCGGTTCGTCAGCAAGTCCAAACAAACGAACATCCTTATCTTCATTTACACATAAATCAATTACATCCTGCTGAACAACACTATCCATATCAATAAATACAACTTCCTGTCGGTATAAATAACCAACATCATCAAGAGGAGCAACAGTAATATAACCTTCGGCAGTTACATACATAATAAATTCATCCTCAATTCTGTCTGGTGCTAAGTCAATATAATTGATACTTGTGTAATCTAACTGAATTACTTCGTCAAGCAAATACTCGATAAGAAATCTGTCACTTACAATACCTACTGTGTGATCAGCACATTCCAGTTCATCAAAGAATAAATTTTCAATATCAGTACGTTCATTTAAGTCAATGATTGTTAAATCTTCGTATTTATTTTTAGAATTTTTCACAGAAACACCGCCTAATTACGCATTTTTAACAGCATCTTTTAATGCTTTGCCTGCCTTAAAGCAAGGAACATACATCTCTGGAACCTGAATCTCTGTGCCATCCTGCGGATTACGAGCAATTCTTGCATCACGATGACGCGCTTCAAATGTACCGAAACCTACCAGTGCAATTTTTTCATGTTTAGCCAGAGCCTCTGTAATTGTCTCTACAACTGCGTCCAGGTAAATTCCTGCATCTTTCTTTGTACCGCCAACCTTTGTGCTGATTTCTGTGATCATTTCCTGTTTATTCATAATTTTTGTACTCCTTTTTCTCAAATAATTTTTCTTTTTGTTCGAGTTATTAACTCCATTCACATCAAAAAAGAGGGTATCTGCCGCCAAATCCCTCATGTATAAATAGGGCGATATTGCCCAATATATAGATAAAGTGTGCGACCAGGATCACGAATTATGAGAGTCTGGTTGGGTGTCTGACCGCACACTTTATTTTTTTGTATTTAGTTTTATAATTTGATATAATCTATCTCGTAGATTTCTCTACACTTCACGTCACCAGTTTTTCCAAAGTTTGTAAAAATTTAGGAAAGGCAGGTGGATACATGTTTGCGAAAATTTTTCCTTATATTGTATTCGTCCATGTGTACTGGCGTTTTCGTCTTAACCGATGGGAATTTGTCAGAGCGCACTGGCGTAGATTACCCAGCAAATAATCTATAATCTGCCATCTTGAGCCGTAGGTCAAACTCTCATAAAATTTGATTTGCATATCTTGATAACTGGTGACGTTTCTTCATTTATTCAGTTTCAATAATTCCAAGCTCCATCAGATATTCTGCTTCAGCATCTAATACTGTCTGAACAGTATCTTCTGGGATGTTATGTTTCTCTGAAATATGTTTAATCATATCTTCATAAGAAATCATTGGAATTTCCGTATAATTTTCTTCCATGTTTTATCCTAATACATTCACTTTCGTTTTATCTTTGATTAATTTTCCATCTTTATCCTGACAAATAATTGCAAAGCCCATTTTCTGTGGTTTTTGTAATTTTCCATCAGAATATCTCATTTTTGCAACATCACAGAATGCACCCTGTTCGATTAATCTAATATACCCCTTTTCAGCATCACCAACTGAATGTGTATGTGCCATAACAACACAATCAAAAGATTCTGGATCAGTGTCCTGTAGAAAATCTTTTGCTTTATCAGCTGTTGCAAGAATATTTGATCGATATGACAGCGGATGAACAAACCATGTTTTGCCGATTTTTACTTTCCAATCATCTACAAACTGGATATCAATTCCTGTATCATCAAATACATTTGTAAGAGGTTCGTACCATGTTTTTGTTTTATTCAATTTGTCATAATTTCTGAATCCATCATCAAAAATTAATTCAAGAGAAGTGTTTGGTTGTAACTGTAAAATGTCGGTATCAATATTTTTGGCAAAATAATTAGAAAAGCGGACATCGTGATTTCCATAGTTACAAATAACTTTTTTAGGATTAATGTACTTGATTAAATCAATAAGATATTGTCGTCCCTGAATCATTTCATCCATAGGTGAAATTCTATATTGTTTCGGAAAACGCGAGAGGGCTTGACAATCAACGACATCGCCATTGATCTGAAGAATATCTACATTTCGATATTTAGATAATAATTCATAAGATAATTGGAATGGAACATGTAGGTCGGAGATTGATAGAATAGTTGTGGCTACACCGCCATATCCATTAATGTAATTATCATATTCTTCATATCCAACCGCCTGTTTTCGTAACTGATCTGGAGTGATTGATAACCCAAGCATATCTCTGATTTCAATCCAGTCCATATCAGTTTCTTTTCTCTTTTTTGCAAGACAACAGCGAAGCTTCCATTCAAAATCAGTTTCATTTTCTAATCTATGTAAATCAACTATGATAACCCACCGCCTTACATATCATCAGACTCTTCTTCATCTGCTGTCGGCTCAGGAAGTTCTTCCTCATCCTTAATTTTTACATTTAACTCAATTCCACCACCATTGAAGACGCTCAGAAGAGTAGCTAATTTTTTCTCTTCACCATCAACATCAATCACCATACGGTCTGTATCGATAATTCCTGTAATTTTCATTGTTTCAGTAACAGTTCTTTTATGTGTAAAAGCTGCCATTTCCTTTTTCTCCTTTTAAATCATAATATTTTTCAATAAAATAAGAGAGCAGTACACTCTCCTTAATAGTTCGTTATGTAATTAGATGATTTCTGTAATATCAGTCACAATTTTATCCGCAATATGATATTTATCTACCGCATCATCAGCAAAAATCCACCAATCACGACGGTAATTTTTATCATATTCTTCTTCAGAAATATTTGTACGAGATAAAATATATTTCTTGATTTTTACTTCGAGTTCCTTTGTAAACTCAAAATTATCTAACATCTTACCGATTGCGCCATATGATCCGCTCTGACCATCATGAATGAGCACAGTGCAATTTGGTAACATCAGCCTTTTCTGTCCAGCCATAAGCAATAAGCCACCGCTTGAATAACATTTACCAAGACCAATTGTAATTACCGGTGTTTTACTAATCAGAAGTAAATCAATAATTGCAAATACAGCAGAAACACTACCACCGTCTGAATTAATATAAACACGGATTGGTTTCATTTCAGAAACATTTTTCCCAATATCTTCTTTATTCCATCGAAGAATGTCCTGATAAATTTCCACAAAATCATCTTCAATATCATCATTCCATAAGATACATCTATCTTGTCTACGTAAGTAATAATCCAATAATGTCGGATCCGGCAGTTTTAAATCTGCTAAATCTTGAATTGGTTCAACTTCTGTTGCAAAAATAAATGTATCTGCACTATTTTCCTTTTTCTCCATAGGCTAAAAGCCTCCATAATTCTATAAATTTCCCATTTGGGATTATAATTTAATTTTTGTTCCTTTGTTGACAATCACAACACGAGCAGAAGATAAGCTTTTCTCAAGTTCATTTTCAAGATCCTCCTTAAATTCCAAACGTGCCTGTTTGTCACCATGAATTAGATAAATTTTTTCTGTGTTGATAGATTTATAGTAATTCAATAAATCCTGTCGCTGCATATGAGAAGAATATGAATGTAAATCAACAATTGCACATTTATTCGCATATGGCTTCCCACAGATATTAATTGTCTTCTGATCCTGGCAGTTTTTTATTTTCCATGCCAAAGTATCAACACCAGCATATCCGATAAAGAGAATACAATCATTTTCGTTCGGCAAAATGTTTTGCGACCACTTCACCGATCTCCCCGCAGAAATCATCCCGGATGAACTCAAAATAACCTTTGCACTTTTATCCGCAACTGCAGCCTTACTTTCTTCTGGGCTAACAATTCTCCTCAGATTACTCCAAGACATCATCTCATCGAATTGTTCTTTCGCTTCTCCTTCAAGAATAGAAGAGTAACAATCCAGCAGTCTGTTTGCTAAAGGACTGTCAACCAACACCGGTACTTTAAAATTCTCATCTTTTCCAAATAATTTATATAATTCCCATATAATAAAAGGGGTGCGATCGAGAGAAAACGTCGGGATTAGTACACGATGCTTATTATCAACACAATACTGCTCAATTACAGTTTTCATTTTATCTTTATCTAACTGGATATCCTTTTTTGACATAGAACCTTTTCGTCTGCCGTAAGTGCATTCGCCAAGTACAATCTGAGCATTTGCTACTGGTTCAAACGGTTCTACAAAGAATTTTCTATCTTCAATCATTCGATTGCCAAGATCAGACGTAAATAAGATTTTTTTAGTGTGAGAACCACCATTGATATATAATTCCGTCTGACAAGAACATAAAATATGACCTGCTGGTGTATATCTGATTGCTACATTTTCATCCAATGTAACTACTTCGCCAACTGGTATTTCTTCTATATGTGATAAAGCCTGTTCAACTTCATATTCTGTATAAAGTGGAGTATAAGATTTATCACCTTTTCTATTTAAAGCCTCAATATCTCTTGTATTAATATAGCAACAATCCAGCCACATTTCTCTAATGATAGACGTACTGTTTTTCGGAACAATAATTCTTACATCAGTATTTCCGCGAGCAAATAGCATTGGGATTAAAGCAATGTGATCACAATGATTGTGTCCTACAACAACCATTTCTATTGACCTAGCTTTTACTTTATTCATAATGGCACAATTTGCTTTATAATTTTCTAATACCGTAGTATTGTCCTGAACCATACCTAGTTCAAATAGGATTGTTCTGCCAAAGAATTCTATTTTTGTACAAGACCCTGTTACTCCTTCGGCGTTACCGCCGATTACTTCAAGAGATATTTCTTTTTTCTTCTTACTGATGGGTGAAACCACCTTTCATTATGTATTTTTTATTTAATTTTCACGCGATCACGAATTTTCTCCAATTTACAAACATTCCACTCGGATTCGCAAAGAAAATATGAAATTCCGGAATGTCTACTATGAGTACAACTGATTCCGCCAGAACCTAATCTAACCCCCATTTTAAGTAACTCATCGCGTTCTTTTCTATTGATAGATAAAATAATAATTCACATCCATTTCATTAAAATTTCCCGCACGGCGGGAGAGTAACTGGCTAAGTAGGCTTCGAACCTACGACCCCATGTTTAACAAACATGTGCTCTAACCGGACTGAGCTATTAGCCAAAATAAAAAATCCCATGCCAGAGCATGAGACTTTTCAAAATATTAATACTATAAGCTTGTTTATTTAATTTTAAAATTTTCTTTCTATATTTTCCACAAGTACAGCATGTATTTTCATACTATATTTTGGACAGTTGTTATCGTCGTGACCATCCATGAGGAACGAGCTTTCACTCTTTTTAAATTTATCATTTTTGGTGTTTTGTAACCCTTAGGCATCTCCGAAAAGTCAACTTTGTTACCGTCAATATCCATAAGAATTGTGTATCCAGTAGACATTCTTCCTTTGATAAAGTAATCATTCCCAAAATATCGAACCTTATCAAATTTTCTAAAGCCACAAATTTTATTTGTAACAATAGGTTGTTCAGAACGAATACCTTTAGTCTTTTGAAAATCACCATCAGAAACACATTTCTTTTTGTAAAGATTAGATTTTACGGTAAATATACTGCCTTGTGTTGCAATCACACAGGCATCATAATAATGTTCTTTGGCTACGCCTAAATGCAAACGGTTTACTTTTGTTACATATCCGAAAGTTTCAATAGCATCTGGATATAATTTGAAAAGCTGTTTACGGATAGAGTTCATTTGTGTAGCATATTTAAGATTGCCTTTCAATTTGCCTTTCAATTTAAAATTAATCTTTCCACTATGCAAGTCTTTGTGACAGGTATGACACAGAGTAATAAGATTGCTCGCTTCATCAGAGCCACATTGACTACGAAATACTATGTGATGCACTTCCAGCTTACTGTCTTTGTGTTTACCCTTACAACACTGACAGGTGTAATTATCTCTGTTAAGTACCATTGCTTTAGTATTTTCAAATCCATAATTAGCACCTTTTTGGTATCCCCATAGTCTCACTTTTGGGTTAGCAAGATTGGATTTTTCATTAAGTGCGTGTCAAACTGTCCTGCTTCAAACGCCATTGTTGTGATCGGAAGAATAGACTTAATGTATTCTATCTCCTTTACATGGCTGTGAAGTTTGCTCTGCATTGTAGGACTAAACCTATCGGTTCGTATAGAATTAGCACGATTAAGCCATCTTACTTTCCTGTAACGAGTTTTACGATTTCGTCTATTCCTGCGATACTTTGCTCTTCGTGTCATTTTGTCAGTAATGTCGTTTCTTACAGCAATTTCTGACATATAGACGATATCTCCATTGTCTTTACTTACAGCAGTACCAATAGTTCCGCTTCCAGTATCTACACCAAGAGTTAAGTCTTGAGTGTAATCTGTTGTTTCATAAATCAATTTAATTGTGAATGGCTCACGTCTCTTAACTTTTGCTTTGCCTTGATTAAGTAATAATCTTGCAATTGGATTACTGCAGGGCATTAATGGTTTACTATCTTGTGAAATCACATAAACCATAAATAAGTTCCTCCTTATAAATACTCTACCAAATGGCAGGTGATGCGTACTTTGCTGTACTGTTACCACACAGCTGTTCCGACTTCAACTCGACAATGATATAAAAGCTTTTCGCATACATATCACAAGGCTGTTCTTACTCTGACCTAACTTAAATATGTATGATAGAGCGACGGTCTGTTGCGTCAACCGAGGGTATCATGACCTAAATATCGTAGTTGCCATTTCTAACAACTTAGTCTGGTGAGCTATTTAACAGAAACCGCAAACTTATATAGTTTGTGGTAACTCACACGTATCACTACGCTTATTTAACGACCCGAAATCAGCCGCCTGTAAATACAGGAAAATAGCGGAAGTGGGGCACGATCCCACATACTCCTGATTATGAGACAGGTGAGCTTCCAAATTGCTCGTCATTCCGCTGTAATATTTTATTCTCTCTACACTGATATCAGTAACCACACCACAAGAACTGCAGTGCAGTCACTGACAAAAGAAGAGGAGAGTATCATATGAAAATCATATGGAGGTATGATAGAAAAAATCCAAAATTAGATTATACTTTCTGTTTATGTAATTGTTTTATTTCTTCTTTGAACCTGTGGCTGAATTCGCCATTAAGATATAATAGATAGTCAGAAGTAATAGTACCGTTATTACAAAGATTAAGATTTGACTGCTCAGATGGTATATACTTTGAAGTTACCTTTAGTCCAGGAAATAATTTTAGTTCAACATTTTCCCCATCACTAAGTTTATCCTTTACCACATTTCGAAGAGATGACAATATTTTATTCACATCTCTTGCGGAGCAGCCAGTATCATTTTGAATTTGATTTATAACAAATTGTTGGTTATAATATGTTTTATCGTGTATTGTAAATCACTCCTTCTCCGAAATTCACAATAAGAGTAGGGTAGTAGTCAGTAAAATAATAGATGAAAACCACCCTCTCCTATGTAAAATAAATTTGGTCACGAAACCCGTAATCTAAGAGCTACTTCAACGCCGAATTTCTTTGTTTTTCTGCAATTTTATATCCGATTCCGAACATCTCAATGTCTTTTCCGTCCTCTTCAATTTGTTTAATTGATTTTTTGGATTGAAGAATTGCTTTGTTGAAACTTTCATTTCCACAAAGGGATAAGATTTCCATAAGAAGATTTTTGATTTTTGTATTTTCTTTGTCTTCAAGAGATGATAATAAACGATACAATGTAGAAAAGCCTATTGTTTCAGATTCAATATCAGATATTAAATCTTCTTTTAATTTTAATACTCGTATCGCTCGTTCTTCTTTTGTATCAGTTTCAGAAGCATAAATATTTTTTCTATCATTAATATATCTTTTCAAAATACTATAAATTTTATTGATCTGCTTCTGATTAACACTAGATGTTCTGAAAAATGTACTGTCTAAAATTGATACAAACGGCTGCCAATCTTTTTTATATGGATTTTTAATTCGAAATCCATTAACAACAGTCTGCAAGTAATCCATTGTTGTATGATATTTGCAATAATGTTTTTTATCAGGATTGTAATAACCTTTCTGCTTGGAGATATGAGAGAAGAAATGCGGCATTTTCTTTTTTCCTCTAATTGTATTTCCATCTTCATCTGTTTCATATTCCCTTACAAATTCATCATACTTTTTACGAAGTTTGTCCAATTCTTTTTTATTATCGATGTCAAATTCTTTTTTTGCTTTATCAATTTCTATCCCAGACATTACATCTAACTGACAAATATCATAATATAAATCTTTAATATCATCATAGGTCGCACCGTGATATATACTATCCCAAAGCAAAGAGTTTAACTCTTGTGATAAATTTACAATTTCTCCAATTTTATTTACAGATGTAACAATATCAAGATCTGCCTGTTGTTCTGGTGTATAATATCTTTCCACTTTATATGAACCAACACAAGCAGTTGGTGTTTTGAATACATGATAGTTTTTCTGCGCCGCAGTGATAAGATATTTGTTATCTGTAAGCATTACAGTATCGCTATCGAAATCTGCACCAGAAAGTCTTTGTAAAACATTTTCGCCAATTGAATTGATACAAACAATCTCGTTTGTTGCATTAACATAACGATCAATCATTTCATTTTCGGTATTATATGGAAGCCAAATATTACCAATTGTAACATGAGGAGAACGACTTCCTAGAAGTGTCTGATTATATCTAAAGCGTGTACTATGAATATTACCAATTCCAATCTGGCTTTCTCCATTAAATTTTCCAATAGACTGCTGTAACATCTCAATCGGGTTTCCTAAGAGAGTAGAATAATTGCCATTCACATAGACATGTCCGTTCTTTAAATTTTTATAGTAGGAAGCTAAAAGATCATGTAAAAATTCCTGATAATACTTAGTTTTAACAAAATCATCATTGATACACAATAAATTGTAAACAACATCACTTTTACTATTCATCGGTCTACTCAGCGGGTCCATTTCATCAACGTCTGGATATTTAATGTAATGACGAACCACTTCTGGTTTATCTCTAAGCATTTGAGCAAATTTTAATGATTCCTGCAAAAATTCCGCAACTTCATCTTGAGTCATTTGCAAAGTGTTAAGCAACTGGTAATGAGTTTGCACCAAACGACCGCCGAAGAAATGAGTTTTCTTGTCATGTTTTACAACGCCGAAATTCGGATACAAATAATCAAGCCATTCATTAAAATTACTGAATTTTAGATATTTAATACTGTTCGACGTGGTGATAAGCTTCACATCTTCAATTTTTGTTGCGCGTGTCTTACCATTTAGCTGAGATATATCTGTAATTCCATTATCTTTGAACCATTGCTGGATATTACAATTAAAACAACATGATTTAAACATAAGGTTCCGAAGTAAAACCATACCATATTCAGAGTACTCGCCAAACAATGATACGTCCATTAATGACTGACCATCCCAAATCGTATTTGAAATTGTACAATTTTTCTCTGTTGTTACTAACCATTTATTTTCATCATGTGTTTCAACAACGTCTTCGTTAAAAATACTGTCATAATCATCAATTAACAATATATTCTCTGGTTTAATTGGTAATAATCCAATAATGCTACTAGAGGTAAGAGAAATATAACTTTCATAACCGGCTAAATCAATAGGGTCTCCATATTCATATTTTATTCCACCCGAACTAAAAGAAAGCATTGGTTCTGCTAATTCTTCTCTAACGAATAAACATTTTCCAACCCTTGCAGATCCTGCCGATCTTTTCATACGACAGAATTTAAAGCCGTCACACACAAATCCAGTTTTATATAATTCCTTACGAAGTTCTGCATTTGTTTTTAGTGTCTTAGGTTCTCCTTTTTTATCATACTGGATCTGAACCTCTTTTAATAAACTTTTATCTTTTTTATCAAAAATCTGAACTTCTTTTTTTACGAAAGGAGACGGGAGAGTAGCAAGAGGAATGTCAATTTTTTCATTAATTTTAATACCAACAATTTCTCCATCTTGATTCTTAGCAATTCCATCATCAAATACCAACTCTCTATAATCATAGCCAAACTTTACGAAAGTATTTTTATTCATCTGGTTCCATTCTTTTACAGAATATTTAAAAGTAACATTGATGATATTCGCACAATAGTCATGTCGTTTCACTCTAAACTGAAAATCGTGTTTTCTGAATTTCTTAAAATATATCTCTCTTATTTCAATTATATCCAGACTAAAATCAAATGTGTTTATAAATTTCCGAAGATTATATTTCCCATCTTTTAATTTTAAACTATAACCTTCCGCATTTTTATTTTGATAATGTGAGGACAAATAAATGTCCTTCGCATCAATACTTGGAATGTATACACCTGTATTTTTAATCATATTATCTGTCCTCCATAATTCTGATATCTGTATAGTAGATTCTAGGATAATCTGGGTCAGAGCCTCTTTTACCTAATTCGATCATTCTATTCATTTCATTAGTTACTACTTTCCGAATGTCATAAGTTTCTTCACACATTTCTTCTTTTGAAATATATAAACGTTTATACCATTCGTCTAATAAGTATAATTCAATTTCGCAATCTAAATAGTATTCGTCTACAAAATAAGACATCTTCCACATATTGTTTGGACAGTTATTTATACTATTTTTAACCTTCTCTAATTGGGGAACAATTTGAGAATTTATATAACATTTAATTTTATTACGTTCTAGTTCTTCATTTTTTAGTCGTTCTCTTAAAGGAACGGTGTGTTCCTGATAATACTTCTCCATAATTGGATGAAAATGTTCATATATATCTTTTTCTGTCACATCATCATCAACATACATATGTGAACGCTTTTCCCAATCAACAGAATCTTTAAATATTACATGTCGATTTTTTCTGAATATATAAGTATCATCCAGTGGATTGCAACTACTATAACCAAATTCTTTGTTGAGTTTCCGAATTATTCTACTGATATGCTGCAAATGGCTTTTTTCAATATCTTTTACGTCTGTATAATTATTTTCGAGTTCATATTTTACAATAGAATGTTTTCCACGCATTTTATTACAAACAAAACGCTGATCAGACGGTTCCATTTCTTTAAAAGCATCAACAACAGGGTTAATGTCCGATTTACCAGAGTAAAAAATTTGAAGCTTCCTCCAAAACTGATCAAGCTTTTCCCATTGCAATTTATAATTCATTAACTCATTACGTTTCCAGAACACTTTTCTTTCTGTAATCATGTCATCATATTCAGAATGAATGTACTGCTTAATATAACATTCTCCAGTAATAGAAGAGTAGATTACTTTAAATTCTGGCACTCCGTCGATTTTTGCTGTAAGTAGTTGTTCATTGACATCTAATTCGAGTACAGTACAACCAAGTTTGTCCCATTTCAAAACATAGTCTTCAGTTTTCTTATTTGTGTGAGCGATTTCTACAAAAAATTTTTTATTGTCTGAAGTATCAATAATAATGTCTGGTCTATAGTCTCCATATGAAGTATGCAAAGTTTTCTCAATTTCTGCATTTACTACCTCATATGTCTTTTCACCAACTTTGATTTTACTCCCAGCTTTAAGTAACCATGTTTTGTAAGCAAAGTGGATTCGACTTTCTTGTGAACACATTCCATCAATATGATGAAAACATTTTTGCTTCTTATAAGTTCTTTCTGGGTCTTGTCCATTCCAAAGTTTCACTCTTCCTAAGCAAATAGGACAATATAGTACGTCACTGCCACTAACATTGTAAACATTCTTCCAATCGGCATATTCACTTTTAGAATCCAATGCGTACATTAACTCTGGTTCATAATTTGCCATATAGTGTCCTCCTAAAATAAATTTTATCTATATATACGTATTCTCCGTGGAGAATTACGAATTTTAATACGAGCTTTATTCCTCCACAATCTTATACAGACCGTCACCGGCACTGACAATCAATCCATACATATGTAACTCCATCCCGTAAAACAAATCACCAATCATGTCATAATCATCATCAATCGGTTCCTTTGTTCCAATACTTTTGAATTCTTCACCGTCCTTGATAACGCCAATCATTTTATTATCCTGATCGATAGCAAAAATAGCACACCATCCACAGTCCATTTCACATAACATTCCACAGCAGAATTCAAAAATATCCTCTCTGTTTTCCAGGCAAACTTTTGCTTTCTCACCACACCCACAATCACAAGTAGGAGCGGATAGCATATTTAATTCCGGGTCTAATCCAAAATCATCCAGTGTCAAGTTTTCAAAATTCCATTTGAATTTCACAATATTCATAATTGCCTCCGTATTTAATTCTTATTAATCCGTATCAGTCTTAACTTCATATCCCAACCAATCCAATAGATCATAAATTCCGTCAACACATTCTATATGTATATATTCTCCATCATCATTCTCGACATATTCTTCCCACGGCATTATCTCCAGACCGCAAGAACCACAGGTTTTATCTGACACTATATCTGGAGCGTTTGGACACCGGCAATCATGTTTTCCACCGATCATCAAACAGTATTCACACATTATGAAACACCTACACTTTCATACGCGAAGCCATCATCCGTGGTGTAATACACATTTCTGATACCCATATCCTTGATAGCAGCCATACATGATGGACACGGACGTGCCATACCATGAGCCTTTGTAGTTCTGGAGCGGAAGATATATAATTTTACTTTTGAGAATTTAATGTCGAAATGACGGATACTGTTGAGACAATTCATCTCAGCATGAAGTTTTGGTAGAAGAGTGTCGTTGTATTCATATGAATCATCAACTACACGGTAACGATTGTAATATTTCTGCATTGGATGTGTTTTGTTTGTATTACATCCAATTCCAATAATATTTCCTTGGTATACGGCTACACAGCCAACATGAATTTTTTTAAAATCTGATATACTTGCTATCTGGCGGGCTTTCTGAAAGAATTTCTGATCAGTCTTTGTCATCAAGACGCTCACTTTCCAGAATCTCATTGCCTTTTGCAAAGCACTCATATGTATATTTGAATCTCTGAATATATTCTGCAAAAAATCCTGATCTACAAGCATACTCAACAATAGAGCAAATGTTGTTTCTGATGTTTTCTTTTGTCCCGGAGATAAGTTGAGTATCAATTTCTTGACTGTCGATTTTGAATTTATCATCAATATCAGAACGTTTTAGCCACATGGATAACCAATATTTATCTTCTTCATCTGCCGGTTTGTATGTACATTCAACTGAATATCCTTTGTATCCAATGCTTCGTGGCAGTTTGATCTCCATTGTGGTGCCTTTTACTACATATTTCATAATTTTGTTCTCCTAAAATACTTTATATTTATACATTCTCTGTCTATTTGAGATCATAACCATATGTCATTGCTCGTTTTTTCAAATTTTTCTTACATTGTTTATCAAAGTTCCAAGCATTTATGATTTTATCTACAGTACATTCTTGCGGTGAAGATGTGCAAAAATCACCTTCCCAGATACTTCCTCCCCATGTATTTGCATATTTATGGTTTCTTGATACAATTTTTACTGTTTTGTTTTTTGTCTCCAATAGTTAGTTCTCCTTTGATGTTTAATAATTTTTCTGTCATAGCGTTCACTCCTTTATATAGGTGCTGTTGTTATGAGTTACAATGAAAAAGTGGGTTTATATAGATTTAATAGAATTGAAAATTAGATTATTTGCTTATGACACAAAATATGTGTCATAAGCATTATGTAAATAAAATTATTTGTCGTATCCTTGTTCCTTTGCTTTTCTTCTAGCTTCAGCCATTCTATCGGCTCTTTCTTTTAATTTTAAAATTCCACCAGAAGGAGTCCAAGATTCTGCATAATCGAGCACTCTTTGGAAGTTTTCTTTCTTAGTTGCGTGATATGTATTACCAAGTCCAGCGTTTCTTCTTGCGTCTGTGTAAAGACGTTGACTAAAAATTTTCGTATATTTTGCCAAATCATCTTTATTATCACCAAGAATTTCATATACTCTTCTATGAATAGTTCTATTAATTGTCGCCGCCTGTTCGGTTGTAACTTCTTCTTTTAATTCAAGCTGATCCATGCGATCAGTAAGCTGATTTACATCTGTGCGAATATTGGCAACAGCAGTTGTTACAATACCAACCTGTTTGCTAATATTGTTTACATTCATACCAATCTGTCCTGTGATATTCATTAACTGCTGCATATCAAAATTTTCATTCATTGTTCCTGTTAAATCGTTCATAAAAATACTTCCTCCGTAATTTTAATTATTAATATTATTTAATAAAGTTTCTGCCCATGCATATACAGCATTAACTGCACTAACATAGGACTTTTTTTCATAATCTGGTAATTCATTCAGATGATCCGCCAACCAAACATAACCACCGACTTGTTCAATAAAAGAAGCTACTTTTGAACAGAAAAAGATAGTAGAATCTTTTAATTTTTTATTATATTGCTCAGTTGATTCCGTTTCTTTCATATTCTCCACTTGCTTTCGCAAATCTTGAAGTTCTGATACTTTGTTTTTGTACTGTGCTTCAAGATTAGAATATTCTTTTTTATAATTCTGCAAATCTTTTTTGGTTTTGTCGTAGTCGTCTGGTTTTTCAACAACTTTTTCTACAATAGGGTTAGCTTTGAGATAATTAATTTCATCAATATATTTCTGTACTTCCTTCTTAGTAATTCTCTTCGTTGTATCCATAGAGGTAATGAATTCTTCCTGTTCTTCAGGGGACATATATTTTACAATGGCTGCTGCGGTAGTTGGTGCTACCATACCTGTTTCTACAAGATCTTCTAACTCTGGGATAAGTTCTGTAAGTTTTTTATAATTATTAAGTGTATCAACTGAAATACCAACCATTTTAGCAATATCTGATTGATTAACAGTTGCTTTATCCGAAACTTTCGGATTTTGCTCATACTGATTTGAACCATTTCCTTGATGTATTCCATATATACGTTCTAATTCCTTAATACATCTACCAAGTTTTATGGGATTTGGATTTCCAATACCTCTTTGTCGAATATTTGTTTCTATAAGATCTTTTAATATATTATCTTCGCTGTCATACTTCCTAATATCTATCATTACAGAAACTAACCCAAGTTCTTTTGCAGCACGGACTCTTTGATGCCCAGAGACAATAATCATATCTTTAGTTACTACAATTGGCTCAATAATTCCAGATGTTTCAATAGACTCCTTAAACGCATCCCAAGCATCACCCATCATATCATCAAAAAATTCATTATTACGCGGATGAGGTTTTAGTTCATTAATATTAATCTGTTGCATTTCTGTCCTTTCCTAAATTAAAAATTTTTTAAGTTACATAATTTTGTAAGAGTATGTGAAGTGATATATTTATATATTCTCCTCATAAAAATCATATTTTTTAAATACATCAGTATCACGGATCTTATCCAGACACCGATCGTCATGATTTTTTTCATATAGTGCTTCATATTTTTTATTCTCCGCGAGTACATACGCAAATACACTTTTAATTTCTGCAATTGTATATTTCTGATCATTACCTCGCTGAAGCTGAATATATATTTGTGCCAACCGGCGTTTCGAATTAGCCTTATTAAGATTGTTCTCCACGTACCTGTAAGATTTTTCGTATTTTTTCTGATTAGCAGCGAAAGCATCAATATATAATTTGTCCGCTGGGCGACCATATATATTAGTCATTCTCTTAATCTCGCCGGATGATTCATTAATAATAATGTCGTTTGGACGGTTGATATAAATAAGTCCAGCGTTCTCCAATATTTTGTTGTACTCATTAATGGATTTCTCTGAAATACCAGATATTTGAGATAAGTATGGAATTGTAAGATTCCCAACCACACGACATTTATGCTGAAATGCATCTAACCAAACATCGATAGAAGAAGAGATTGTTCCTATCAGGAACACAAAGTATCTTAATAAAACAAAGCTATTGACGGATTTAATATGAAATATTTTTAGAATTTCTTCATAAGTAACAATTGTAAAATAATCATTATCACCGTTGATAAATAACTTAGAGCAGTCAATCACGCGGTATTTTGACTTCACATCTATTTCTTTTATAAAAAGTTGATCAATCAATTCGCCATATCCCGTTTCAATATTCTCCAGAAACCTGCGCTTAGTATGGAGACTTTTTGAGAGCTGATAGGAGAGTAATTCTGTGGTGATGCATATTTCTTTATGTTCCTCAGTAAACAACAATGATTTTATAGCACAATACGCAGCAAGTCCGTACATTGTAATAGATGATGATTTGTAAATTTCCTCATTTAGCCAGATTTGAATTTTTATCACTTCCTTCCATTTTTTATATTCTCTTTAGGTACAGATAGATTTTGACCAGATAATATAAGGAGATAAAAACACCATTATGTAAAAAGTGACAAGTTTTTGTCACGCTATCCTAGAGTGTGACGGAAAAAAGTGACAAAAATCTGTCACTTTTTATAGATAATTCAATTACTATGATAATTCAATTACAATGAGTTTAATAACACTCCTTTCAGAGTGTTACTTTTCTTTTTTTTTGTTTTATTTATTCATCTCAATTTTGATTCATCTCAAAGTAGCGTGTATCATATTATAATTATTCTCTCAGAATAAAACAGTTCTAAAAAATGTTTTTATTACATACGTTAAAAATCTCTCCTCATATATACTTCATTAAAATTACATCCACAGACCAATAATGGATTTTTTATTCTTAGGTGAATAAGTTACCATCTAATTCATTCTAAAGAGGATTTGGTATCATTTTCTTAAAATAAATCCCTAGATAACATATTTAGATTTTGGCTCAGTCTGTCTCTTTTGTAAGATTAGAAAACAGTTCATGTAATTTAGACGGGTCAACATATAATCCTGTCTTGTGGTAATCACCATTCTCTTTATAATAGAGTGGTTTAAGATTGATATCTGAGTCTGATTCATGTTGCTTCTTATCTACAGTTTGCTTGATGGATTTAATAGTTTTTGATCCGTATATTCGATACAAATATTCTGCATATTCCCAATTTTTTCTGAATGTATATATATTACCGGTATCCGGATCAACAAAATCATATTTGTATGCAAATAATTCATTATTCGGATGTTTGGTTTTAAATTGCTCAATAGCCTCATGTTCATATTTTGCTACGATCGTGTCAGTCTCCATTAGATCTTCTCCGATTCCTTTGTAGATAAAAATGAATACATTATTCTGTGTTGGTATATTTTGTAAGTTAGTGTTTTTGTTTTTCTTTCTGAATAACATTATTCATTGTCTCCTTTGTAATATAATCTTTGGTTGAACAAATTAGCACATAGGTAACAATATATATGCCAATCCATTCTATCTATAGCTTTCTTTGCTAATTGGTCAGGGATTTTATTTAACTCATTCAATTCATCGAGGCGGGTGTTGTTAAATTCACGTTTTGTTCTAGGCGACATAGATCTAGTTAAATGTACAGGTTCCCAGTGTGCATGTTCTGGTTTGTTCATGATTTCCTCCTTCTGGCAGCAAGAGTAATTTATTGCCGTAAAAATATTTTGTCGTATATACTGGTTCCTACATTAGTATTCTCCATGGATTTGTGTGAAGTTTAAAAGTAGCCCCCAATCTATCTACCTGTTGGTTGTAATAGGTTATTTATTTATCCGGTAGCACCGGATAAGAAAGTTTTGTTTCAGGATACGGAGTGGAGATAATTTTAAAAGTGCTGTTTGGAGAGTTTAAATGAGTTGAGAGAGCAAATTTCAATTTTTATTGATCAGAGGATAAGTTGGTAGGGTAAGAGATTATGAACTTGATTTACTCTCTGGAATGGTGTTTTTTGTAAATGATTGATTTTGGAGATGGTGTGGAAGGTAAGAATATAGAATAAAAAAGACACCCATGTGATTATGGATGTCTTTTATGAGGTGGTTTATTTGATTTGATTATTTTATTTCTATGATAAATTAAGTACAAAAAATGGTAAATAATGTGTTAAAATAATTATAAAAATACTTGGAGGTAGTTATGAAACTTAGTACATCGGATATAATTCAAATTATTGGAATTATTGTAGCATTAACAACAGGTATTATTTCAATCATTATTTCGGTTGTTTCGTTACGGCAGAATTCGAAAATAATAAAAGAAAGTAATATGGCTCAAATAGAAGTATTTCCTTTTAAATTTTATGGTGATCCTGTTCCAAGAATTAAAATTCAAAATTTTGGGAACACATCAGCTACTATTATGGAGATACAAATTAATCCACCAATTCCAAAAGATGACATTATAAATAATCCATTTGATTATTATTCTGATTTATCTATTGCACCAGGACAATCATATACCAATGTATTTTGTAAATTATCTATGGAAAGTGTACCATTAGAAAAATTTGATGTTGCTATAACATACAGGGCAATGGGTAAAGTTATTAAAAAAATTTGTCATATAAATTATAAGTTTATAGAAGGACAAATAGAAACAGAAAACAACGGAATAGATCCAGTTAAAATATTAAATAAAATTAATCAAAGTATTCAAGGACTTCAGCAAAAATAGCTGCTAAGTCCTTTTTTAATTGCTCTTTATCTGCTTTATAAACATCTACACGTATTGTTACGTCTAATCCTGGTCGGATGGTGTCTCCTTTTGCATCTGTAATAGTCGGTGTGTTGAATGAAAATTGCTGTGGTATAATTGATAATTTTGCCATGTTTTTGTTCTCCTTTGTGATTGTTTTGTAGTTGATGTTTTATTATTTTCTACCTTATATATTCTCTTGCTGGAGTGATGAGTTTTATGATTTGGAATTTGGAGATGAGAGAGTGAGGATATTGGGATAAATTTTTATGATTTTTGATCAAAAATGTGGAATCGTGAAAAAGCCTTATTATATAAGGAAGAAGTGGTATTTTGGTTACTGGAAATTAGTGTGAGAGGGTGGAAATTTTTTGGGCGTGAGAGGAGTGGAAAGTAGGAATTTACTGGAGATTTACGATAAAGGGTACGATAAGTGGTTAGAAGAGTGTAATTTGGGTGAAAGGTAGGTGTGGACTGGGATTGAGGGGATGGAGAGGTGAGAGGGTATTTTTGTGGGTGGTTTTAAATTGGAGTGTGTGTGTAGGTGAATCAGCTTTAGCGTTTTTGAAAAAATAAAATGATATTTTTAGTTTTAAGTGCCCCTACCGAACATACGTTCGCTAATAGTAGTACAATACAAGATACAAACATGTGTTCGATTTATTCAGAGCCGGAAAACTGTTAGTGAAATACAACTATTGTTTAGTAGACTGAATTATAGTTAGAAAATACTTTCTGGAAGTGGTATTTTTGTTATATATAGGATAGCACAAAAGAATATCGTAAAAAATAACAATTTTATGTTGACAATACAATAATAGTGTGATAATATAAAACACGTCAAAAGGACGACAACAAAATAGTGATTTGAATAACCTGTAAAACGAGCCTCTTTGTTAGGTCTGGAAGTTCAAAACAATCACAAAAAAGTGTTGACAACCACAAGATAGTGTGATATAGTTATCACAACAAAAAAAGTTGTGCAGGTGCTACCAACACCCACACAACGAGGACTTTATAGAATAAAGTACCTTCCAGTCTTTATTCTATCACAATTCAGTGAAAAAGTCCACATTTTTTGAACTGCATAACACTTTTATTAGGATGTCGGGTATTGCACCCACGCATTTGCAGTTAGCACATTGACAACTGAATATTTTGATAGTTTTGTCAGAAAACTATAAATCTCGAAAGAGTACGGCGGTGACGTCGGACATTGGAAACAATGGGTCTACGGTCAAAGCTCAATGCGAACTATGGTAATAGTAGTAAGCAATTCAGGGTCAGTTATACGCAGAAAGTCTGCAAAGAAACTACTGCAAACAATGATTGACATGATAGGTGACAGAGTGCGACAGGCTAGTGCAAAGGTGGGAATCCTTCACAGACTTAAAAACTGGATAAATACCCAACAAGGAGGTGAAATTACAGGTGTAGTTTATTCAGATCTAAAAGTTATACATAGTTTGAGGGCTAGAAGTCTATCTAAAAACGATTTCTAGTCCTTTATAGTGTGTATAACACTAATAACAAAAAAATAAAAAATAAAAGCGGACTGCATAAATTCCCGCAAAATTTAAAAGATGCAGAGAACAGGAGCATATTATGGCAAGAAATCAGATTAATTTCACAAAAATTAGCGAAACAGCAAAAGAGCAGTTACGGATTTTCAAAGAGTCCGCACTTGAAATCGCAAAAGAGGATTTGCGATTTAAAGCAGAATTAAAACCACTAAAGGCTCAGTTAGAGTCTATCCTTGCGAACCGAGACAACGACATTAAACAGGGTATGTCTGTCGATGAAGTAGCACAGAAATTCCCACGCACAGAAATTGACAATGCCATCCGTAAATGTGAAGCACAGCACAAGGCTATTGTTGAGCCATTCAATAAAAGCATGAAAGATACTTATGCGTTTGTGCCAGAAACTATGCACACCGCATACGTTAAAAAGATTGACGAGCATAAACGCGGAGATTTTCTCACAGCTATTAAACTGTTCTTAGAAAATCTTGGTATTGAAGATTGCACACAGGGTCAGATTAGCAAACTTGCAGAGAATATGTCTGACATGTTTGGTGCAAGATACGCTACCAGTAAAAAGATTGTAAACGATGGTGTTATGCATACATCAATCAGCAAACAGGCATTTAATAAATTGTTCATGGCTGTTTTCTGTGATATGTATATTAAATAAGTAACTTGTAAACACGCAATAAATCCGCTATAATTAAATAAAAAAGGCGGTGGGAAGGATGGAACATATGCCAACTGATATCCAGTTCAAGGATGATCTTAGAAAAGAGTTAATGATGTATGAGGACTATCTGGAACTTCTTGAGAATGGCGAGCATGAAAAGCTTAAGAAAAAATTTCAGGATAACATCACACGGATTAATGCATCATTACAGGATTAGTACACAGTATTTAGGGGCGGATTAATCCGCCCTTTTGTAGTATGTACTAATTGACAATCACAAATTAATGTGATAGATTTATAAAAAAAGAGGAGGCGATAACTGGATGATTGTATATTATAAACTCGCGAACCTTCTAAAAGAGCGCAATATGAATTGGAAGGATTTGTGCGAAGCTGGTATTTCAGTAAATACACCACAAAAATTTTCACAAAATAAAAATGTGTCAACTGACACTTTGGATAAAGTGTGCGAATATTTAAACGTTCAGCCTGGAGATATAATGGAGTGGGTAGATGAAAAGGAAGAAGAACGTGCAAAAATTCAAGCGCAAATTGATGCATTACAAAAAAAACTAAATAACATGTAACCATAAATAGCACCCAACGCAAAGTAGGGTGCTATTTTTAAATTTCACAAAGAAAAAAACAGAAAAAGGAGAAGAGAAACTATGAAAATCACAGGCAAATACTATGCAGATGACAACTTCATCTACTTATTCAAAAACGCAACTATGTACACAATCGCTAGAAATACAGGTGATTGGGGTAGCGTTACAGTTGGCGGACATACAGCGTCCGGACAAAAGGTAACTCAGGTGGACTTTGACCGCTGGATTGCAAACGCAGATCAAGAAGGAACTTTTGAACTGGCAGAATAAAATGTAAACCATAGCATCTACAAACAGTAGGTGCTATTTTTATACCCAAAAACAGAATAGTTTTCGCAATAACGCAGAGAATATTCTATAAAAAGAAGGGAGATTATACCTAATGCAAACAATATCATTATTAGATCTGGAAGAAGTTGATAAATGCAGAAAAGAGATCGCGAAATATCTCAAAATGATAAATTCACTGTATTAAACGCAAATCAAACAGAAAGGAAAAATGCGTCATGAAAAGAGAATACTTCACATTCACAACCCGCAACAACGCAAACCAGACATACACAATGCGCCCAGATCACAATGATCGCACTGCGATTTTTACATCTGAAGGCAGACCAATCGCAACAGGTGGACTGCGTTGTATCATTTGGTTATTACGGAATCGACCGGAGATTGTTTCACTATGGAACGGAAACCAGTTGGAAGGAACTTTAACTTTTGCCTAAATTTTAGGCAAATAAACTAGAAACGACATAGAAAGGTAAATATAACAGGAGGGAAACGCAAAGTAATGTGGCTATTTGAAGCGAGATATGAAAATATGGACTGCAATAGTTCCATCAAGTCCGTAAAACGTAAAATAGAATTTGACGGTGATAACTTTTTCAATACTGGGAATGAATGTTACCGTTATGCACTGGAAAAGGCATTAGAAATGCGAAAGACAAATGAATGTCTTTGTAGTTTAGAGTTTATAGCATGTTAGAAAGGGAACACAAAATGAAAAAGAAAATCTTATACGGCATCGTAACAGTAGCACTCGTAATGGGTGCTTTTTTAATTGGCAGAAACAACGCAAACTGGGCAGACAATTACTGCAAATCCAATCTGACAATCACAGATTGGAACACAGATGGTTCGGAACTAGCAATGTTTTTGTCTGACGGAACGGAAATCTATGCTTATAAAAGCGAAAGTATCTATCCGGCAGAACGCAAACAGTATGTGAGTTTTGATGAAATCGAATCCGCAAACGGAAATGAGATCATCACAAAAGATGGAAATGTGTACACAATCGAAGAGAATAGATAAATATAGGCAAATGTAAAAGAAAGAGAGGATAAAGCAATGGAAAACGCAAATGCAACAGTAAACGGTAACAACGCAAAACAGATTGAAGTGATTTCACCAGAAAGAAAACTGCATGTGATCAATCCGAATGTGCCAAAACGGAAAGCAAAACGTCAGGCAAAGTTACGGAAACAGCGTAGAATTGCAATGGCAATCATTGCAGTTGGTCTGGTGTTCTTCCTGTGTCACTTAGCAACAGTCGGAGTATTCTTCCTATTAGCTGGTGGAGTTGGTCTGGTGTCAAGGGAGGTGTTACTGGATGATTAAAAAGGGATTTGATGTACCAAACGGGTACATGGGATATGTAAAGGGAAAGTACATGTTATTCCCAAGCGAAACTGAATACTGGGAATACTTATTAGAAAATGGAAGTGAGGTGTAGGCAAATGGAGTATGCGGATTTCTATGACATTGCTGTGTATGGAAACGAAAACTGGAAAGGGAACTTTTCACAGAAAGAAATTGCATGTAATGCGTTTGATTACTGGTCAGATTACGAATATTCAAAGGTAAAGGGAGTTGTTACAGAAGTCATCCAGCGGTTGATTGAATTGTTAATTGATGATTGGTACAATGATTCTGACGGAAACACAGAAGTTGAAGACTGGTTATGGGATTTATGTTGTAATGAACTTCATCTGATTAGCGAATTTAAAGCGAAAGATGATATAAGATATCAGGAATTTGTGAGGTGGGCGTTAGGCAAATGAGTGAATTTTTCAATGACACAATGCGTAGTCTGACGCAGGCAATCGAGATTGAAAAGGAAAATGTACCTTTGACGGAACGTAAAGGTATGGCTGCACCTACATATTATATAGCTGAGAATAACAGGAAAGGAAGTGATACAATGCCATTTGTAAAGGTAAATGTAGAAGAAGAAATTCAGAAACGCAGAGAATCTGATCCGGAGTTTCGGGATGCATGGGATAATCATAGAGATGAATATAGACGGCTTGCGGGGAAAGAGTATAGAAGAGAACTGCGTCGACAACGCAAACGGAGACGTAAACGTATGGAAATTGACAAGCGGTTGAAGTGATGCAAAACTTTTTCTTGACAAAAATATGCATTTAAGTTATATTGTAATCAAGAAAGGAGAGACGCAATGTTCAATATAGTATTTTATCAAGACAAAAGAGGCAAGGAACCAGTAAAGGATTATCTTGTTTCTTTAAAAACTAAGAAAGGGAAAGATAATGCTGTAAAATTACAAAAAATACAGGATTATATTAAACTGCTTAGGATTCATGGCACAATGTTAGGAGTTCCGTATGTAAAACATTTAGAGGATGATATCTGGGAGTTGAGACCGTTAAGGGATAGAATCTTATTTTTTACATATGATGGTAATGACATTGTATTTTTGTCCCAGTTCCAAAAAGAAACACAAAAGACGCCAAAAAGAGAAATCAAAAAGGCTGAAAAACGAATGAAAGATTATATAAAAAGGAGGGCAAAGGAATGAGTAAAAAGAAAATCAGTCCCAGGGGAACAACCTGGGACGAACTCGAAAAAGAATTGTTTACTCCGGAAGAAATTGAAGAAAGTAATGTACGTGTAGCAATTATTAGCGAAATGATAAAGGCAAGAGAGGAGAGTGGTATTACACAAAAGCAACTCGAAGAAATGAGTGGAATAAAACAGCCGGTTATTTCCAGAATGGAAAAAGGAACAACTGATCCTCAGTTATCAACTGTTTTAAAAGTGTTAAATTCTTTAGGTAAAACATTGAGAGTAGTCCCAATGAAATAATTTAAATATAACATTGCGTATTAAAATATATGAATAAACAACGGAAATACTCTGCATGGGAATAGCTATGTGGAGGGTAAACTATAGGCAAATCAAGAGCATCTATCAGAAATGATAGGTGCTTTTTTGATACACAAAATAACTAAAAACGAAATAAGAAAAGGTAGGTAGATGAATTATGTGTAAAATCAATGGAAAGAAATTAGCAGAAATTAGAAAAGAGAACGGATTAACTCAGGCGCAGCTTGCAAAGAAAGCAGGTATCTCTGAAACGATGATTGGTTTCTATGAGCAGGAACGGAATGAGCCATCTCCGGAAAATCTCAAAAAGATCTGTATGATTTTGAAAATTAAACAGGGTGAGATTGAAATGTTTGAAACAGATTACAATTTTCTGGATTCAGAAGGCAAACTCACATCAGTATTGCGTAGAAAAGATGGATTTATCCGTTATACTTCTCCGGAGTTGACACAGAAATGGATTGAAAGCAAACGGAAAGACAGCGAGCAGAAAATGAAAACAGAAATTAAGAATGCATTTAATTCAATGTTTTCATTTGCAGGAAAGAAATACATCCAGATTAACCCGACATACATTAATATTCCGGACTGGCAGAGAGATACAGACAATGCAAAGACAACGGAGATTGCAGAGAATTTTGAAAATGCGAAGTTCGATCCGATCAAAGTGTATGTCGTAAACGAAATGCTGTTTGTAGCTGATGGAGCACACAGAGTAATCGCAGTTATCAAAATGAATCTGTTGCTTCCTGCTGATGAACAGATGAAAATTCTGGTTGAAGTTCTGGACTGTGATGAACTTGAAGCAGCTCGAATCTTTTTAGGTCAGAAATCAGGTAAAAAGAATATGACCGCAAACGATATGTACAGAGCAGGAATTAAGGCAAATGTTCCGGAATATGTACACTTTAAGGAATTGTTTGAAAAGTACAATATCCAGATTTCTGCTGAAAATCATTTACTTGATAATCCGGTAGGCAAAGTAACACCGTCTTCAGCAATAATGAGATTGACTGAAAACAACAGGGAAATGCTTGAGAATATCATTTGCCTGATGAAAAAGCTTCATTGGTCTGGTTCTGATAAGAGTGCATTTATCTTGAGAAACTTCCAGACAATCAAGAAATTGTATTCAAATTTTGGAATTGAAAAGGTAAATGAAAAACTGTTGGCTAACTGTAAAGGTGCAGTGTACTACGAAAGCAAAATCTTCCCAGTAAAGAGTAATGCAGAAGTGTATGACATTCTTGCGGAAGAGATTGCAAAATAATTACATAGTAATCCACAATCCATTTTTTACATATAAGCTGTGCTATCGGCTATACGGGCAGTCACTAAACGCAAATTAAAACGCAAACGAAAGGAGAGAGAATACATGAGTAAATGTAATCCAGTTCCGTACCATAAAGTAGAAAAAATGCTACGGAAAAACAGTTACAAAAGAATCAGATCAAAAGGTGGTCATGAAATCTGGCGAAAGCTAAACAGCCAGATTACAATTCCTGCTCATGGAGATGTGCAGGGTGTAATTGTAAGACGCATTGTAAAAGAAAACGATTTAGTAATGTAGAAAGGACAGGTATAAATTATGGAAATGAAATGGCTTAAAAATATGAACGAGATGTTCGAGAATAATGCATACACAGATGATAAGCGTGTGACGGTAGATTACTGTGAAAATGCAGAGCGTATTTTTATCAAAGTGTTTGATACAACAGCAACTGTTAATGTAAAAGGATTTAATGAATACGGCGCAATGATGAAAGTACTTAATGTCGTAAGTGTTCTTTGTGACACATTATAATAAGGAAAGGATAGGTAAAAGAAATGAGATTAGATTATGAAGTAATTATGGAAAATAAAGGATACGCACTTATTAAAAGAGGAACAAAATATCCAGAGTATGCAGTCGTATGGGGATTAAAACCAGAGACGGAACGGAAATTTGAAGGGAATGATTGGGGTGGCACTGTTGGGTATGCAATTGATACAGCGGGCGGATTGGCAGTCATGGTTGATTTATATAGAGAAAGAACAGAAGAGAATTATATTTCTCGTGAACGGCTGGAAGAGTTGTGTACAAGATTCAAAGACAAGGCAATCGAGTTATTAGAAGAAGATGGCTTGACAGGTGAGGGAATCGAGTACGAATTAGAGGAATTCGAATTAGAGCCGTATGAAAGGGAGTGGTTAGGATTTCCGGGAGATACAAATTTGTAGACTGGTTTGGTCTGCCAAAAGGATTGAGAGACACTGATGATCTTGAGCAAGCGAAACGAGATGCAATTGAATTTCAGTGTGAAGTAATTGACAAAGAAAATGATAACCGACCAATATTCAATTGTTGGTCTGGAGAAATTGGAGAGTAGATATGCGAGAAAAATTTGTAGAAGATTTACGGAGTATGACAACAGAAGAACAGTATCACGAACTTAAAAGATACGGACATATTAAGGCAGATGTATCCGGTTCCGGGTATTCCGGGGAATGGAGAGTGATGGTGTTTCAGTATTGCGGGACAAAATGGCTCATGCATTTAGAAAACGGAAACATAATGTGTATACGGGAGGTATAGGGAAATGGTAATTCTTATGACAAAGGCAGATACAGTACCATTGAGTAATGATATTACAGATAAACTGGTGGTTGTAAAGGAAGAATACTTTGACGAAGTATACAAAGAAGCCAGATACCAGTTAGTAAAGGCAATCGGCGGTTTTGGATGCAATGCCGGTAATGGTAGAGAAAAGAAAGTGTTTGTAAAAGAAGTATTCCCAGAGCGAAACGACGGTAAAAAGCGAACTAAATACAGTTTAAGGAGAAGTGATCTGCTTGGCGAACCAACACCAGAATGTTTAGCTGAGTATCAGGAATTGTATGGAAATATTGTTGTAGAGTAGGAGGTGATTTTTTGTATAACGAACTCGAAGAAGCGAACCATTACATTGAGCAACTTGAAGATGAATTGCTTAGAATGAAACAATCACGGAAAGCATTACAGAATAATGTAAAGGTGTTACTTGATGGGAATAAAAAATTAATGAGCCAGGTTGCAAGATTAAGAAAAGAACGTGATTCATTGAAAAAATGTTAGGTAAATGAATGAGATATTTCATAAGCAAAATAAAACTATATGTAGTGGCTGTGTGATTGTATACACACTATATATAGTATGTATGGTGAATAAAAATGACAGATATTGAAAAACAGCAACGAGATGCGCAGAATTTGAATGAATTAGTCGATTATATTGTTGACTTAGTAGAGAAAAATAATGAACGATTCAATTTTGAATTTGCAGTTAGCGGCACGATGGAAATTTACGACAAAGAAAAAGAAATCGGGTATGCCGTTCATATTGTACCGATTGAATATGATGATAACGGAAACGCAATTAATTTGTAAACCCAAAGCAGATACAGAGAATATTCTTGTATCTGCTTATTTTATTGGAAAGGATGGAAATTGATATGAAAACAGGATATATGGTTGTATACAAACACAATGGAAATGAGTTATCTGCTGGAAATCCGACAATTTTCCCAGTTAAGGAATTAGCAGAAAAGTATTTACGGAATTATGCAAAGTATCCGTGGTTTGATAAAGAACTTTATATTACAGAACGTGAATATAAGGGAAAAGAATTAGAACCATGCAGAGAATATAACGGAAAACCAGTGTATAACAATTCTTGGTATTTTGGAATTAATGCATTAGAAATTGGTGACTATGTTGAAGAAGATATAGTTGACGATTTAATGGATTGTTTACCGCCGGCTTGTATGAGAAGAGATTGCTCGCAGATTGGTGAGCCAAGCACACAGAGATATGATGATAAAATCGGTAAATGGAAATCCACATTTGCAACATTCAAGAAAGTATCTGAAGGTGTATGGGAATATTGCGGTGATTGTTTCAGAGGTGAAAATATAATGCGTGGTAAAGAGAGACAGTATTGTTAAGAAGGAGTAATCATGGAATTAAAATATATCAAATGGCAGTACGGAGTTACCGGTTATTTAGATGACATTGAAAAAGAGAAATGCAAAATGATTGACAGTTATTTAGAAAAAATCAGAGAAAACGGTTTCGACATTTCGGTAGAAGTCAGCATCGAGAGCGGTAATCAGTTCCACATTTTGAGAGATGGTAAAAGAAAAATTGGTTATATCAATGCAACTACATGCAAAGATATTTTGTATGGAGCATACATGGTAGTAAAAGAATTAGGAAAGGCAGGTTGCTAATATGAAAGTTAAATATGTTGGTTTTGGAGGATACATGGAAGTTCCTTGCTATGAAGATGAAAATGGAAAGTTATATTTCGATGAAAATGATGGTCGCAATGGTTTAAATCTATATACAGGTGCTTACAGAACAGAATGTGGTGAAATTTGCGGCGAACCAAACACAAGAGTGACAGAGCCGATTGAGTGTGATGATCCATTTATTCGTCATCCAAGAGAGTTTGATTATATGATGCTTGATAGATTGAGATCGGATTGCAATTATTTCTTAGGGAATGGGAATGGTTACGAGGGACACTTATGGGGCGGAAGTGTAGAAGTAATCTGTGATGAAATGGAACGGATTTGGAATTCGCTAGAAGATAAACCTGAGTGGTTATCAATGGAGCAGATCAAAGAATACAGAGAAAAAATGATGAAAGCGAGGAGGAAATAACATGTTACCACAGATTAATTATGATAAAGCATTGCTTGGAAAGTTAAAGAGCAATTATTTCAATGCAAAAGTATTATATGAAACAATTAAAGAGAATGCAGAAAAAATCGAAAGAAAAATTCTTTCAGAAAACGAGTTTTATGAAACAGAAGAAGTGGCAGAAATGATGGAGAAAAGAGGCGGAGACGGAAAGCAAAAACGGATTCTTGAGCCGAGTATGACTTATATGATGGATTTGGACAATGAGTTGCCACGGTTCATTGACTTATGTTATCCAGAATATGTCAAGGCGGGTATTGCAGATCCACGAGGAAAGGGATATTGCCCTGATGCACAGTCAAAGGAATTATACCACGAAGCTACAAAACAGCTGGTAGAGTACGGAATTGATATTATGCCAGATATTCCAGAAAAAGAAACATTGCGTAAGGCAATTCAGAATATCAAATGGAGAGATAAAGTACTTGATTTGATATTAAATTTAGAAAGTGATGAGGTGGAAAGTTATGTTTAAATGTGAAATCAAAACAGGAAACGCAGCATTTTGTGATCCAGATACAGGAGATGAAAGTGAATTTTGGGAAGCGATTGAATTAAAACGAGTATTAGAAGATGTCTGTGAGAGGTTAGAGGCAGGACATACAAGCGGTTCCATTATGGACATAAACGGAAATAAAGTTGGTGAATGGAGTCGTTGAAATTGTAATTTTAACGCAGAGAATACATAAGGCAGGTACAGAAATGTATCTGCCTTATTAAAATTGAGGGAAATGCAAATGCAACTTGTAAGATTTGTAACAAAAGATACTAAAAATGAAAACAAAATTCTTGTATGGTGTACCACAAACAAGCTAATTACATTCAGAGATTTTATGCAATATGTATTAGACAATGTGAATAATCCAGAAGATTTTATGATTATTGATACGAAAAAAGGTCTTGTATACGACATGTACAAAGTCGCAACAGAAATGTATGGAATGCGAAAGAGAACTTTTGAAGAAAGAATGAATGGTGCGACAACTGGTAAATGGAGTAAATATTCTAATGATGAATTAAAAAGTTTATAGAGAGGAGAATGTGAAATGAGAAAAGCAATAAGCATCTATGGAGATAAAGAATATATTGAACACGTCAGCGTTGATTATGTTGTGTTCAGGTTTCCAGATGGCACAAGAGATAAATTAAAAACACGGAAATCAGAATTACAACAGGCATTTGACTGGTACAAAGATGAAATGATGTTTTATGATCGAGCTCACCGGGAATTATCATCACTGCATGATAAAGAAAAAGAGAAATTTAATAATTCGCATCACTATTATGACGATGAAGAAATCCAGAAAGCATGTATGAAAAACAGATTTGCTGATATTGATATGAAAATATCAAACAAAAATTATCTGATGGGATGTAATAATATTTCAGGTATTCACATTGCCGCAATGGAGATGTTTGATAAATATTCAAACGCAGCAAATAAATGCAGACAAATGGCGAAAGTATTAAATGCCATGTAATGGAGATGATTTGATGGATAACATGAAATATTTACGGATTAATTATCACATTGAACTTATTAATGATGATAAAACATGGGACAAGTTTGTAAAGGCAACGGAAAATATTAAGGCACCTCATGGTGATGCGCCATGGGAATTGTATACGAACAAAGATTTTGATTCTTTTGAAAAAGCAATGGAGTATTACATGGTCTGGTATGTAAGCGATAGTTGCTATGATATTAAAATGTGGCAACAGATTTATCTGGATGACGAAATGGTTTATGAAGGATATTGTGAACCGGCATGTACAACAAGAAGCGAAATGCGCCGAATGATTGATAAAGGAACTTATGAACGGTTGGAAAATTATGATCGAGAAGTGAAGGAACTTGAACATCAGAATAAACTGATGAATGTATTCATTAGCAATTTGCCACAGCAGTATAGAGATATGTTCGATGATTTTATTAGAAGGGAGCGTTGATTGATATGATGTTACATATGACAACAGATTTTTTGCATTTAATAGAACCTGGAATGTACGGGACTAATCTTGGTGAATTTATGTATCAACTTGCAGATGAATATATTGATGATTTTAAGAATGCAATTGTATTATATGGGGTTGATAAAATAAATGAAATGTTGTCAGAAGATTCTATCATTGAATCATTAGGAGTATGTAAGGTAGAGAACGCAAGTTTAAACAGTCCTCAATTTTATAATTATGAGAATGATTCAATAGAATTTGATTTAATTATACCAGAAGAAACAATAGAAAAATTTAGAAATACAGAATATGATGATGAGTTTTTTAAATGGTCAAAAAGAAATTATGGTTCATATGATGGTTTTATTTCTTTCTTTCCGTATGAAAGGCAGCAGTTTGAAATGGCATTAAAAACATCCGACTTGGATTTAAGTCGTGCAATTTCAATGATAATAATGAAAATATTTGAACAGGAATTTGGAGAAGATGAAATAGCAAGGTGTCAAAGAGATTTTGAAGATGATGTAATTGAAGAAGGAAATCGGAATGGTTGGTTTATAAGTGAGGTTGATTAATATGACAAGTGAATATAAATATTACAAAAGAGACGGAAAACTGATGAGATTACATATCGAACAGGAAGAGGAGCCATTAGATCCACGTTATGATTGGGATGGAAATATAGGCAAAATGATGTGTTGGCATAGATATTATAGCCTTGGTGATTATAAAGAAAACAATTTCTCTGACAATGAAGATTTTTTAAACGATTTGATTCGTAATAACGTAAAAGAGAAATCAATCATTAATTATGTGAAGGGAAAGAAAGCATCTAACGGTCTTGAATTAAAATATGACAAGCATGAAAAAATGTGGCAATTATGGGGAACTTATTATTGGTTTCCAATTGGAAATTCCAAGGATGCAAAATTTGGAATCATTGAGGAATATGAAGATATAACATGGCTTGTTGATGAAATTATTGAGGCACTTCCACAGAAAGACAAATGGAAATTACTTGAAAAACATGCACAGATTATATTCATGCCATTATTTTTATATGACCACAGTGGAATTACTATGAACACTTGCGGTCATAGTTGTCGTTGGGATTCTGGTCAAGTTGGTTATATTTATACAGATAAAAAGACAATTATGGAAACTGGTGGAATGCTGCAAAACGAAAAAGGAAACTATGTGAAAATTACTGATAGAAATTGGAAAAAGGCAGCTTATCAGTGGATGGAAGGAGAAGTTGAGGTATACGACCAGTATCTCCAGGGCGAAGTATATGGAATTATCACAGAAGAATATGATACAGATAGTGATGACTGGGAAGAAAAGGATTCGTGTTGGGGATTCTTCAGTGACAAGTGGGGTGATGAACTTATCAAAGATGTTGCTTTAGATTTTGGAGTAAGCGAAACATTATATGATGTTTTGAATGACGCAAGAGTTGCATAGCCAGTTGAAAGAATTATTTTAAGGGAGTAGAGAAATCTACTCTCTTTTATTACGAAAGGAGAATACATATGAAAGCATATAAATTATTACGGAAATTATCAGACGGAAATTTATATCCATTATTCATTCATAAAACATATTCAACGCCAATTGGCGAATGGATGAAAGCAGAATGTTATCCAACTAAGGGATTTGCGATACGAAAAGGGTGGCACTGCTGTTTTCGCCCTATAGCACCTCATCTTTCAATGCGGCTTGCAAATGGGGAACAGAGAATATGGTGTGAGTGCGAAGTTGAAGATTGGGATAGTTACAGTTGTCCAGAAAGTCAGGGAGGTAGTTGGATTTTAGCACAACGAATGAAAATTATAAGGGAGCTTACAATGGATGAGGTCGAAAAAATATCAAAAGAAGTAGCTTAATTGAAGGAGAGTGGTTGGTATGGTAAACGAACGTAGATGTATCAATCTTTATTCTGATATGAACCCGTGGATGGATTTGATTTTATTAGTAAATGATGAAGATTTTGATAAAGCAAAGATAGTAACAGAAAAGGCATTCGATGATTTTTGGAACGATCCAAAAGTTGAAGAAGAATGTTGGGCTTATGGAGATTGGATTGGATGGAAACTGAAAGAAGCGTGTATCAAATATAGTATGTATTTTAGAGAAAATGAAGAGGGATAATTAATATGTATACAGTTAGATTGTACTATGACGGTGGTTGGTTAAGAACAACCGGTGGTTATGGAACGGAAGAAGAAGCCCATGAAGAAGCGAATGCTGATATTGAGTCTTACATTGATGATTGGGAGATGGACGGATGTGAATACGAAAGAGAACTGTTCGAGGTGATTATTGAGGAGGTGTAAGTAATGGAAAGATATCCTTGTTATGACATGAATGATGTTCGAAATAATTACGGTGCAATAAAAGTAATTAATAATATATACAACAAAGAAAAAATGAAGAAACCGAAGGATTTACTAGATGCATACAAACGCGGCATCCGTGATTATTTCAAGAGAAAAGATGCGGAATTGGAACGTAGAATAATTCATGCTGATTGTGATGAATATATTGAATTGTTGCAACTTCCGGAAGAAGTGAAAACTTTAGAAATTGCAAAAATATGGTTTAATACAAATGAACTGAGAGTATGTAGACCATCGATGTATGATTGTACAGGACAGAGATTTACTGGCGGTACAACATTTGTGGAACGGAACGGCAGATGGTGGGTATACCACACGGTTTATATAGATGTTTAAGAAAGAAAGGTACTTATGAACGTATTAAGAATTGAATTGGTAGGAGAAGTCGGTAATTTAAAAAAATACAAAATTATCTATGAAGAAAGCGAAAGTATTGAGACAACACTTGTTGGGAATACATTCAATTATGATGAAAATGCATGTAATTTTCCAGAGTTAGTTCTGGATTTTGCAGAGCGATGGATCTTGGACAATTTGTAAGAGAATATAGAAGTGGAATAACGATATTAGAGATGCTTACTTATCCGAGGCATCTCTAAATTATTCTGAAATAGCAATTTCATTAGGAGGGGAAGTATGACAAAAGTAGAATATACAAGATGTGAAAAACTTATGGAAGAAGCTATTAGAAATGCTGAAAATGCAAAAGAGGAATTTGATAAAGCTGAATCCATGGATAATATTGTTGAAAAATGTATGAAGCTGGCATTTGCACAGAATCATCAAGGATATGCGGAAAGAATTGCTCAAACACTTGCGTGTATTGGTTTTAAGCACGAACGAATGGAAGTATTGACTGAATTATTGTAGAAAAGGATGGCTGATGTAAATGAATACATATCAAAAACGGAAACAGGAACTTAGAAATCAGGCTATCGAATGGCAGCTTGATTTTAAAAATCACAATTATTCCTGGATGGAACTTGGGTATTGGCAGAGTTATTTCAGAACATTGGGCAAACGATACGGATTGCTTGCTGAGTTCAGAGAGAACGGAATTTGTTAGAAATTAAAAAAATGTTGACAATGGATATACTTATGTATATACTAAATATAGAAAGTATATCCCGTTGTATATACTTTTAAATGGAGGATATAAGCACTATGACAAACGCATTGGCTCAAAGAAAAACATTTACTACACAAACAGCAGTAAAAAAATGGGGAAACAGCCAAGGAATTAGATTATCAAAAGAAATAATTACATTAATGGGACTAAAGGAAAACGATGAAGTAAAAATCAATGTATACGACGGGAAAATGGTAGTTGAAAAAATCAGTTATCCAGTTTACAAAAATTTAAAAGAAAGGTTGGAAGCTTTCTATCAGAAACCGATTGATGAAATTTATGTAGAAGGGACTCAAGAAGTAGATGTTGGAACTCCAAAAGGTGATGAAATTTGGTAAATTATAAACAAGGTGACATTATTTTAATGGATTTTAATCCACAACAAGGACATGAGCAGGATGGGAGAAGACCTGCTATCGTATTAAGTAATAACATATTAAATGAACATAGTTCATTGGTTCTTGTGTGTCCGATTACAACAAGAAATAAGTCACACCCATTCCATATAGAACTGGATGATACTACAAAGACAACTGGCGTTATACTGTGTGATCAAGCAAAAATGCTTGATGTAGGAGCAAGAAACGCAAGATTTTTGGAAGAATGTCCAGAATACATATGGAAAGAAGCAAAAGAATTGATAATCAGTTTCTTATAATTCCCAAAAATAAGGCATTAGCAAATCGCTAATGTCTTATTTTTTATGGAGAATAATACAGTAGAAATAAAACTTTCAAAGGAGTAACAATATGAAATTCAAACTTACAGAACGCGGTAAAGAATTGTGCGAAATGTACATTACAGAATTAAAAGCGAAACGGAAAGAAATTCTGGATGCGGGGATTGATACTGCGGATGAAACAAATCTTCCGACAGTTCAGGATATAGAAAATGATATTAATTGGCAAGATGTAGTCGAAGATGATTATTACAATGGATGGGGTATAACGGATCATTATGATTCAGAGTATCCGTTGGGATTAAAACTTGGCGAAGATTTTGTGGAGGTATGATTATGTTTAAAAAGAAGAAAGTATTTGCATATGAGAACAGTGAAGGTGATAAAGGAATTATCATTGCAAAATCTTATGACGAAGCAAAAGTAATTTTCAAAAAAGAATATCCAAAACGGACGATTGTTGATAATGACGAAGACTATTGGGATAGTGGTGCGTATTTATTTGAGATGGATGAAGTTAAAAATAATGAATTGTACAACTGTTTTCCGTGGTAAAGCGAGGTGAGTATTGTGAGTGAATTTACATATAGATGCGATGTAAATAAAGATGAAATTATAGAAACCATAATAAATCATGAAGATTATGATTCTTGGGGTGATGTAGAATATGGAAACGATAAACAGGCGGTTGATTATAATATCTGTATTGATAACTCAACGGAAGAAACAGAATATTGTAGTGCATTTTATAGATTGTCTATAAATGAAAACGGATATTGGCAACACGACGGTTGTCAGGAATGGTACGAATATGAGATTGATTTCTCAGATGAAAATTGGGAAGTGAAATTAAGAGAAGCTGCTATTAAAGCATATAAAGCATTGTGGGGTGAAGAACAATGAGAGAATTCATAGTTAGATGGACAGCTGATGGATATTGTGTTGTGTTCCATTATATAGTTGTTGCTGAATCATTAGATAAGGCAAAAGAATTATGGGACGAGTATGTTGAAACTCATGAGAAGGTACAGTATTCATGGGAAAAAGCAGTAAAAGCAGTTAAATATCATTATGGTGGATATATTTCATGGAAAGATAATGGAGATACAAAGAAAATTAAAGGCTGTTATGGAATGGAAAACGAGAATATTTCCACCGGTAGTGATCATTTGAGAGATTAATTAGAAAGGATTGTGTTGAACATGAAAAATATTTAGTTACTTATAGCGAATGTTACAGTGGAAATTATGAAGTAGAAGCAAATAATAAAGAAGAGGCTGAGGAAATTGTAAAGAATGACATTTTTGAAGGCAGAAGAGAAGCACCGAGTAATTGTTATCAGTCCGGTTGTTTTACGGAAGAGATTTCAGAATAGAAGTATGAAACAAGATTTTCAAATGGAAAATGGAGGGAATATCATGAGTAAAAAATATTATCCAATTGAGGATGCAGTAAATAATGTTTCACAAAAATTCAAACTTGGATTGAAAGATGCGAATGAAATGGACGAAGAGGAATTCAACAATGTAGAGGAATACATATTGAAATATGTAAAATTTGTAAGCCATCCAGATTATGTGCAGTTAATACCACAATCGTTAGAAACAGGAGAATATATTTTGTAATGATGAAACGATAAGTTTATGAGGAAAGTATATGCCAAAAGGAAAGAAATTTGATGCTGCCGAAAAGCATTTTGAAAATAAATGTATTGAGTGGAGAAAGAAAATTAGAGAATTGGAACAAGCTAATAAAATCTTACACAAGAAAATTTGTGATAACTGTGATGAAATAGAAAAGTTGCAAATGGAAAATGAATATTTAAAACAGCAAAACGAGGTTCTTATGGAAATAAAAGAAATGAGCGTTGATGATGTTAAAACATTAATTAAATCAAAGGAATCGGTTAATAATATTTCAGATTTATTTAATGTAATGACACAAAAATGTTTTAGAAAGTGAGACAAAATTATGGGTAAATGGAGAGATATTAGATGCGACTTCTTCAATGAAGAGGAAGAAAAGTATATAGTCAATGCATGGAAAACAAATAACGATAGTGAAGAAGGTATGGTTATTGCAAAATTAGATTTAGCAAATGGTACAGTGGAATATATTGATGAAGATGCAAAGACCGATGAATATGCACAGATAGTAATCAAAGAAATGTTAGAAAATGGATATATTTTAACAGAATGAGGTGGTTAGATGGCTAAAGCAAAACGAATTTATGCTGACAGGTATGAATATAAAGGATATATCTGAATTACCAGAAGAATTGTTAAATATTCTAATTTTTGCATGGGATAAAAGAGATGAAATATATAACACAATTAAGTAAAGACAAAAAATAGCATAAAACGATGATTTCAGCTTTGTCCGAATTAAAAGAAATGAAAAATAATGGAAAGATTACGCAGTAAATGCGTGTTTCATTAGAAGAAACGGAGGTAACAGATATGAGAAAAATTACTGTAACAGAAGACAATTTTGAAAAAGTCTTAGAAAAATTACGTAAAATGTGCGATAAATACAAAATGCTTGAGTTCTACAGAGCTTTATCGGAAGATCTTACAGAAGTAAAATGTAAGACTAATCCAATGGGATTTCGAAGTGAGCTTGATAAAGAATGGAGAGATGAGAATGGAGAATATAAGTACAAGGTAAAAAAGAAATTCTTTATGTATAGCAAGTATGTCTGTGTTACAAAACATCATTTTAGAAGAGATTATGAAACTGATAAGGAATCATATAATGCAAAATATATGTATCCTAAAATGAAGAGTTTAATTCACCTTGATTTATCAGCTTCGTGTGCTTTAGTAATTAGTGAAGGAGATAAGGTACAGTTTCTTCCTTTTGGTGGTTTCATTATATGGACAGATGATGATTATACAAGATTTGATAATCCACTTACGATATATAAGCACATTTATATTCCAGATTTTATAAAAGGTAAGATTAAAAATCTTGAACAGGAAAAGGAAACAAGGGAAAAGGAATGGGAAGAAGATGCTGCATGGTGGAATGAACAATATGAAAAAGATATGGAACGCGAAATGAACGAATATATGTAAGAATGGAAGTAGTATTTGAAATTCGCATTCCTTTAGATTAGAAAGGCAGGAAATATGGTAGAAAAAACAGTTAAACAGATTATAGAAGAAAATAAAGGTAAAGAGGTTCATTTGTTAGACGAATATGGCGTATGGGGTGAGTTGCCGCTTACAGAAAACAACTTGAAACAAACACCAAATGCAGTCGAGATTAATGACTGGGTTGTAAGGATATACATAGGTTGAAACGTAGATTTCAAAATTAGAAAAAGAGGCAAATATTATGAAACAGATTATTAAACTTATTGATGTAGATGTGGATGGTTGTGGTACAAACGTAGAAACAATGATTCAAGTTGAAGGTAAACAGGAATTAACGAATGGAATCATTCAAAGAACAAAAGATGCAATTGAAAAATACAAGAAAGAAAATGACGGAGAGTATGATACTGACAGTATTGTTGGTGTAGTATGTGAGCATTTAGAATCCGAAGGATACATGTGTGACAATATTTCAGAAGATGCAACTATCGAATTCTGATGAATCTAAAATTTCAAAATTGGGAGTGATAGAAGTGAAATATATAGAAACTGAAAATATGCTCAATGAGATAGATTGGGATAATGGAAGAAAATTTAAATGTAATTCATATTGGAATGACGATACTTCATTTGCTTTAGATATTGGAGATGGAGAACTGGTTGACAAAGAAGATGATCCGTATTTTATCCACTGTGAATACAATTGTAATAATGGAATGTGGCATTATGTTTTTGAAATTTGGTTTGAAAATGATAGTTGCAACATCTATGACATTCCAGAATCTAGCAGAAGTGAATATCTTTCAGAAACGGAAATGGAAGAATTGCAGGGGATTATCTACAACTTGTGTAAGGACAAGATAAATCTATGAAACGGAAAATTTAAGTTGATTTGGAGATGAGTTATATGAAAAAATTAAGAGGGTAGATTGAAAAATGGTTAGACGGACAAAATATAAAAGGCATTAAAGTATCGTTGATTGATATAAAGGAATGTGTTAGAATATACAATGCACTGGTGCGGAAAGAGAAACCGGAGTTTATCAACGGAAAACTAAAAGAAATCCTGGATAAATGCAAAATTAGAGCGGTTGAAAAAAGAAATCGGATGGAGGGTTGCATAATGAGAAAATGTAAAAACTGCAAATATTTTTGTCACGATTACTCAACAGGAACGTCAGAGTGTGCAAGATACAATGATATGACGGAAGAAGAAACCGAAAGATACTATGTAAATGACGAAGAAGGATGTCCTTATTGGGATGACTTTGAAAGTGAGAGTGACAGTTTCCTTCCACGAACATATGCAGAAATTGAATATGATGATTTAGATACACCTGAAGCAATGGCAGGATGTCACTTTGATGATATGAATTATCTAAGATATAGAGAAAGATAGGAAGAATTAATTATGTATTATTTAGCAGCTTGTGAAAATGATGGTAGATGTATTGGATATTTACGGACAGATAATACAGTTTCTAAAAACCCAGATCAAGAAATAGATAAACTTATATGCTTCAAAAAGAAATCTGAAGCGAGCGAAAAGGTAATGCAAATTAATTTAGGTCATACATTATTGCCTAATGGATCACCTTTTAGAGTAACAGTTGTTAAGGGATAGAAAAGAAAAAAAAATAAAAGCAGATGGTAATTAAGCAGATATCAAAACGATATCTGCTTTTTTCGTACAACATAATAGAGAATAATAAGATAGGATTTGACAAACTAATAAATTAAAAATTGGAGGACGGTTTTATGATTAAATTTATAGAAAAAGAAAGATATTATGATGATAGTCCATATACAGGAAGTTGCTATTATTACCCTACATATATGGTAAAAGATGGAGAAGAATTCTTTGTATTCAATCGAAGAGAGCCTGACGATAAATGGAAGATAGAAGAGAACAAAACAAGAAAGGATCAGTTGATAGAAAACGAAGGGAAATATTTTAAGTTTAACGGATTTTATAATAATCCACTAGAAATGTTGAAGGAGATTATTGAAAGAAAACATCATTTTACAACACCAAAGGACATGTACTATGGTAATTTAGATATAAATAGATATATAGATTTCCATGGTAATAGAAATGAAGTCAGTGCAGCTTTCCATTATAGAATTTATGATATAGAGTTAGCATGTATAATTCAAAAAGTTGTCAAGCTAATCAATAGTGAAGATTGGAGCATGGCAAAAGTAATATTGAATAAAAACAAATGAAAAGCACATTTCAAGGAGGTAGAAAATTATGATAAAGCAAAATTCATGGCTTTTAACTAAAGAAGAAGCGGAAGAGACGTTGCGAAATCTTCTTGATAATAATTCGCTATATTTGGTCAAACAAAAAGGTGGCTTTTATTATGCGGAATCATATTCGCAAGAACTTGATGGAACAGAAATAGACGAAAGGATGGCACAATATTTTAATATTGATAGATGCGAACATTATGTTGTTTTTCGTGATTATGAAGAATATATGTTAGTAGTTGAAGTGAAGAAAGAATGAAAACATATTTTTTGGGAGGTGAACATTATGATTGATGCAATTGAAATCTTAGAACTTAAAACTGCTGTCGTCTTTTATGGATATTTAGAAAAAACTCATTATGAAGAATTAGATGAAAGAATAAAAAATATTAAGAAAGAAGACAAATTGCAATTTTTAATAAACTTCTTAAAAAATAAAAATTATAAAATCAAAACAGTTTTAGGTACAAAATTTGATGTGTTTCCTGCAGTAATAGGACATTTAATATAAAAATGTAGGAAATGAAAACTGCATTTCAGATGGTAGAAAGAGAGGATAAGATCGTAGGATATTATGCAAATGGAGATGGAATTGCAACATTTAAAGATGGCGTAAATATTAGACAAGTTGAAGAAATACTTAACGATATATTGGACGAGTTGTGTGCAATTGAATTTGAATTTGATATTGTTAATGAAAATGAGATTTCTATTTATGATACGGATAAATATCATGAAGATGAAACACTTATATTTTTAAATGCTTTGGTACCATATATCAAAGAAGGTAAAATGACATATTCTGGCGATGATAATTGTAATTGGCGATTTGTTTTTGATCCAGAAAATGAATGCTGGTTGGAAGAAAGCGGAATTGTTGATTATAATTTTGAATCATACACCGACGAAGATTTGATTACAGAAATTGAAAAAAGAGGATACAAAGTTACAAAGTAAATGAAAATTGTGTTTCGAAGGGAGAAAATTATGAAAGAAAAATATGAACAGATTTTAAAAGACAATGACATCGAATGTGGTGTCGATGATGTTGTGAATGCTGTAGCGGATATGTTAGAAGCACTTGCGGATTATTTAAGAGAAACTGAACCATATGCAGTGACCTCTATTAACAGTATTGAAACGGCAGCAAGTGAAGTAAATAACTTACTTGATTATATGTATTAATGAAAAGCAGATGACTTAGGTTGTCTGCTTTTCGTATTGGAAGCGAAGAGAATATATCAGTGAAAGGCAGGTAGATAAAAATGGCAGTAACATTAAAAGAATTGGTGAATGCTCCATATATAGAACGTCCGTCAGATATTAGTATTATTAAACGGTATTTTACAGAAAATAATCTGGAAGAAGAAGCAATTCAGATGCTTGCTGAGTTAAGCGAATCTAAAGTAGCGAAGCTCAAACTAAGATTAGAAAACATTGATACGTGGGCTACATATCTTCCATCAACTTATTTGTATAAAGAATACGACTTGGAAATTGCTGATAAGTTGCATATGATGGAACTGGATTATTTAATTAACGAAGGTAAAATAACATCAAAGAAACTGAAATGGGCAAGAGAAAATGTTCCGAACATTCTGGAGCCAGAGGCATATTTTCAACCTCTAATTAGATACTTAAAAGAGAACGGAATTAAATTCAAAGAACGGAAGTGAGGTTGTTAAGATGACATTACGTGATTTATTAGAAAATGTAACCGTACAAGGTTGTGTCAGAATTCAGAGTTGCGGAAGTGGTTACAAGGCTTCAATCTATTATGATGGAAACGCAGACGATATATGGAAAAAGATTGAAGAATATGGAGATAAAGAATTAACATATATATTCCCCTTAGATGGAGACAGAATTTGTATTGAGGTTGAGGAATAATGAATGCAAGGTTTCAAAAGAGAATATATAAGGGACTGGAAATATCCGGTCTCTTATTTTATTGGAAGAAAGCGAGGTTGATAATTACGTTTAGTACATTAAGAAAAACAATTATAACAAAACAAGGAATACATTTAATCGTACCGGTTGAATATCCAGATTGGTATGGATTACCGGAAGTAGGATTTATTTGGCATGGCGCATGGGCAGATCCTGAATTGGAATATAAAGGAAAAGAATTCAATTCACATATTGTAGAAGATACAATGTGGGAAAGATACAATGAGTATTGTGAAGAAAATAATGAGAAACCAGATTATGATTGTTTTGCAAAATATATGACAGAACACGAAGATGAAGTATATGAACTGTTAGATCTTGTAGTTGAAGGAATGGAAAGTGAGGTAGATGAATAATGATCAGAACATTTTTTGTATTAGATTTTGATGGTACATATGATTTGGAACCGGAAGATGAATATGGTGTAGAGCCGGTTGTATATATGATTCCTAAAGAAAGCGAAACAGCAGTATTCAGATATGCGCGGTTAGCAAGCATAATGTTCCTGGAGGCTGAAGATAATACATTGTGCATTGGAGATTATTTTGAACAGCTGCTAAAATCAAATAATATTCCGTTCCAGGTTGTTGGCGATCTGCATATTCCATTTGGAGAACGACAGGAAGATTACTTGGATGACAGTATTGCAAAGGAGATTGTATAATGGAAATGTTTGGATTTAGAATTATTCATAATGGAGATGTAGATATATTTGACACATCAATGAGCACACCGTATAGTAGTTTAACTCCTGTTCAGATGCAAGAGTATATGGAAGCTGACGTACAACTGAATTATATGAAAATTCAGAAACGGAAAGAACAACGTGAAGTATCTGAAGGTTCTGTAAATATTAAACAGTTCATAAGAAAGTTATTAGGTGTGTAAATGAGAAGAGAGTGGACAGAACAGGAAGTAAATTATCTGAAAAGCAGATATCTGAAGCAACCGGTGATTGTGACTGCCGAAAAGTTAAATCGAACTAAACAATCTGTGCAGAAAAAGGCTGCTAAAATAGGATTAAAGCATTATTACACTGATTATCTAAGTGCTAAAATGATTGCAAAATGTTTTTGCGTAGATACAACAGTTCCGATTAGATGGATTGAGAAACTTGGACTTCCTGCTAAGAAAGTAGTGTGTGAAACGCAAACAAGATACTTGATTGATTCTGAAGATTTTTGGGAATGGGCTGAGAAATATAAGGATAAAATTAATTGGGCTAACTTCCAGGAAAATTTTATTGTTCCGCAACCAGAATGGGTGCGTGAGCAGAAACTGAATTACAAGATCAGAAACCACAGAAAGAAATTTACAGAACAGGATCGAACCCTAATGTTAGGAATGTTGCGGAAGGGAATGTCATATAGACAGATTGCTGAAACTATGGGAAGAACTTACGAAGGTATCAAGCACTATTGCAGGACGATTTATCAGTGATGAAATTTAACATTTTTTTGTTGTGGAAAAACATAAATAGTTATATAATTATAAAGCAGAGGAGGTAGTATAATGGTATATGAATTAAGAAGAAATACAGTTGCTATTGATAAAAAAGAAGATATTAAACCTGGATGCACGTTAAATATTGACGAACGATTTGTATTAAGTCCATGTATATTAAAGACTTTTGACAAAAAAGAAGATGCATTAGATGCATTAAAAGATTTCAAATCCACATTTTATGAAAGAGACAGTGATGGAAGATATTATGAGGTGACTGAATATTACGTAGAAGAAAACGAATACGATGATGAAGGAGAATGGATTTCTGGTGGTGATATTTGGGAATTCGCAGATTTTTCTTCCTGAAAAAGACTACATTGAAATTTAAAAAGAACAATAAATTAAAACTGGAACGTCCACTTTGGTATAGAGAATACTAAGGTGGGCGTTTTGTTGTACACGAAAGGTGGTATTATAATGACAAATAAAAAATTCAACAGAAAAGAGCTTCAACTTATTAGTATTATTAATGAAGCAAAATCATGGGTGAGTTGTAATTGTGAGTTAGAGGTCGACAAAATTGATGATGGATGGTATGCTGGTGAGTATGATCCGAGATATGGATTCCGGCAGTTCGACTATCATCAATATAAAGAACCTTTGATTACGGCAGATGAAGTAGAGCATTATAATGTTAATATGATAAAAGTGTTTGATCATTGCGATGTAGCATATTGTGGATAAGAAAGAGAGGTAGAGTATAATGAGTAAATTGAGAGTATGGTGGATTCCACAGGTAGGAGCAAGCAAAACATTTTATGTTCCGGTTGAGTCACCGGAAGAGGGTAAAAAAGTAATTGATATGTTAGCAGCATACGATATGTTCCAGTTACAGGAAAATCTTAAACCAGATTTTGCAAATACCGGTGGACTTCAGATGTTTGATGAAACGGAAAACGAATGGATGGATTGGTATCTGGAAGATGATGAAGAATTTTATGATGATCTGGATGATTATTGTGACCAGTGCAGCCAAGCACATGAGTTGGAGTGGTACAGAGAACAGGTTATGGGGCAAATTGATTACGGAAAAATTAGAAATCGATGGAACTGATGAAAGATGAATTTCAAATGGAAATTTAGCTTATATTGTCTGATAATTAGATGGGAAAAGTATTGAAATTAGACAACATTCGATGTATAATTAAGAAAATGGGTGATATAAATGAAATTTGATTGGGACGTAATGACAGAATTTGACGAAAATGGAGAACATACTACATGGTGTGCTAAATTTGGAGAAAAATTAGTTTATATTGAAAAGAATTATAAAGGCAAGTACGGAGTGTCTAATACATTAGATCCGAATATACCATATTTTGTGGAATGTAAAACATTTATAAGTGCCCGACGTTGGGTAACAAGATATCAAAATAAATTAGAGAAGTTAACAAGATAAGAAAGTATAAGATAAGAAAGAGAGGACAAATATTATGGCAGGATTATTCTTTTTAGCAGCATTAGCAGCAAAAGGTGGACTTAAAGCAGGAGCAGCAATTCAGAATCAGAGAACAAGAACAAATTATAATACGACATATCCGTTAGGTAATTATACAACTGAGCGTTATTATTTTGATGTAAATGGAAAATCTCGTTTATGTAGTAATAATCATATAATTATGCCGGACGGAGGTAAGTGGTTAGATGTTACTTCTTGCCCTTATAAAGTAGTGTATGATGAATTTGCAGAAAAAGCAAAACATAGTCAGAAAATGCTTGATCAGAGTAAGCCAGAAGAGAAACGTTCTGTGTATTTGAAAGTTAACCCAAGAACATATCCATATGGGGCACCAGCGTTTTTTGAGACCAAAACTAATCGGCAGATTGCTTTACTTGAATGGGATAGTAAATCAAACCGTTGTTATCTTGCTTATTTTGATGAGAGTCAGCGTGGTGGTATTTATCGTGTAGATAGAGATAAGTATGACTGGGATACAAGAAAAGAGATTTCAGATGAATATTATGAAGAATTAAAACGTGATATTCAGAAATTTAAAGATGAGTCTCCAGATAATTATTATCTTTCTTTAGCTTATAGTTTACATTAAATATAAAACGGTCTGCCTTATTTTTGGCAGACCGTTTTCTTGCAAGTAGACAGAGAATAATGTAATATAAAATAATAGATTGAAACCAAGTTTTCGAAGGGAGATAATAAAATATGAGAACATATACAGTAACGGAATATGATAAAGAAGATTATGATGCTCAATCAAAAGAAATTTCAGAAATGACAAATGATGAATTAGCACAAGAAATCAGAAATATTGCTAGAGGATGGTTGCCAGATTATAGCTATACAGGAGCAGAAAATGATTTTGAGAACCATAAAAGACAAATAATTATGAGCAGAGTGGCGACAATTTTAGAAGAAATCTAGGTTTTAAAAATGGAATGGAAAATAAATTATGAAAAACGAAAGGTATGCAGTTGCTTATAATGATAAAATCGGAAATGGATTTACGGAAACGGAACCTTGGATTTTTGACGACTTTGATGATATAAGTCAGGGTAGAATAAAGGCAAATGGATTGATCAGATCTGGGTGTAAGAATGTAACAATGTTTAAAATCTGTGGTCAACCGCCAGAATATATTACATGGTCATATGTAAAGAAACATGAAATATAAAGTTTTATCATAGTTTACAAACTATATATAGTGCAACAAATTAAATTATGCGCTATATATAGTGTTTTTGTGGAGGTGTAAAAACATGAAAAACGAATATAAAGTAGAAGAAACAAAATTTGGAACAAAAACAAGCCATCCTAGTTATGGTACATTGTTATTTAACAGAGCTTATGGCGGAAAGACACCATTATTCGGAAGTAGTATTGAACATAGTAATGTGATTACAATGGAACTTAGACATGCTGATATTACAAGAGAGTTAAATCGTGACGATATTTTTGGCGACAAGCCTATTGTAAAAGTCGAAATGAGTTATTCACAATTTGCTGAGGCAATTACATCTTTTGGACAAGGAACAGGAATTCCAGTAACAATTCGCTATACTGAGAAAGATGGGAAAATACCTCCGTGTGATTTTGTTAGCAAGAGAGAACAATTTACAGGAGAATTTAAAGAGCAGACAGATAAGGCAATGGAAAAGTCAAAAGAATTAATAAATGAAGTTGCTGAATTGTTTTCATCAAAAAAGACACTTACAAAGGCAGATAAAGAAAATATTTTAAAAAAGCTCAATATCTTAAATTATGATATTGGAAGTAATATTGGATTTATTGCAGATCAGTTTAATGAACAGATGGACAAAACGGTCATGGAGGCAAAAGGAGAAATTGAGTCCTTTTGCCAGAACAAAATCAATGCAATTGCTAGTGCATTATTGGTAGAACATAGAGATGAGTTTCTAAAATTGGAAAATCCAGTTGATATTGAGAGTGAATAAGGCAAAGGAATTTAACTTTCAGATGATTATGAGAGGAGACTGTAAAAATGAGTACAGCAGTATGTATAGAAGATTTTGATGGTATTGGATTTACTAAAGAGAATAATAATGTAAATAAAGAAGTCCATATCGAAAAAGGGGAAACAATTACATGGGATAATCAAGGATATCTTTGGTTTGATAATGTATGTTTCGGACATATGGATGCTTATCCTGGTCAATATTTTAAATTTTAAATGTGTTGAAATTTAACTTTCATGTCTTAAAAGGAGGCAGATTATTATGAAAAAATATTCAGTAGATGTTGATAATACAGTTAATGCATTGGCATATTGCTTTGAGAAGTTAAATTCAGACGTGGATATGTGGGATTGGAATGTAACCGTGAATACAGGTGGTGTCAATTATGGAATGTATCTTAATTTTGATTTTAACAATAAAGAACTTGAAATTTCTAATGAACCATGTGTTGAAGATACGTGTTATTTAGATGATATTATAGAAATTATGAATGGAGAAGAGGAAGAATAAAAGCAGTTTAAATAATTGGAAATTCGACTTTCTTGCGATGATTGGAGATAGAAAAATGGAAAATAATAAAGCTATTTGTAGAAAAACAGACGACCACTTTACAGAGGGTAAGGAATATAAATGCACATCAGCATATGCAAAATATGAAAGTGCGGTTGTAGATATTCTTGACAACAATAAACAACTTGTTACAGTGGAAATAAATGATAGAGACTTTCAGTTTATTTTCAACTAAGAAATAACGATTTCAACAGGTAGGTGATTAGATGAAAAACAAAAAGACTTTAAAGGATCTGAACGATATGAAGAATAAACCATCTATGTTTGGCAATCAGTATGATTTTTTCTTCATGACTTTAGAAGATTATTATATTGGTAAGATGGATGGAAAAGAGCGGATAAAGAGAGAACTTTTAAATTGGAATTCTGAAGCGAAAAAAGAAATCGTTTGCAAATTAGCAGATATTATAGAAGCTGATGGATTAGTAGAATTTAATAGGGATGATATCTTGTTATTAGCTAAGTAATTAATAATTAAAGGAGAAATGAATGGGAGAACAAATTTATTTTTATAATTATTTTGAAAACGCAACGGACAGTGAATTAAAGACGTATTATCAGCAATATAAAGATTTTCAACAGACAGGTGTTATTCCGGAAGGATGCGAGTTGAGAAAGGCAGCAGATGAATATATCAATAGAATTTCTGGTGCTTGGACAGTTCCATTTACAACAGATTTATTGGAAACTATTGCTGATCGTTGGATGGAGGAAAAATAAACGAAGAAGAACTTATATATCGTAAAGGACATTCCGCAATACGCAGAAGACACATCAAGTTATTGTTATGTAATCAGAGCAACAAGTTATGATGAAGCAATAGAAATAGTTAAGAATAAAACAGGTTATAATTTTAAATTTGATGCTTCTTTGGCTGATAATGATGATGTATGGGAATGAGGTTTAAACTTGATTAAAAAAGTAGGTGATTGAATGTATAAAAATATGTCAGAGTTACTAGAAGAAAGAGAAAATAACGGCTGGAAATTAGAGAAATTTGAAATAAAACAAGACAATTTCAGAGCAATGTTAGATGGGATTATGCCTGGGACATATATTAGATTAACACACAATGGAGAATGTGTTATGTCAGACACAGATATGGAAAAGAATACAAATAGAAAATTTTGTTCAAAAGCATATGGAGATATTATTATTGGTGGTCTTGGAATTGGAATGATTATCATGGCAATTCAGGATAAGCCGGAAGTAAAAAGTATTACTGTGATCGAAAAGAATCAAGAAGTAATTGATTTGGTTGCATCGCAACTTAATTTTAACGAAAAGGTCAATATTATATGTGCTGATGTTTTTGAATGGGAACCTGAACGTGGCGTGAAATATGACATGTCATATATGGATATTTGGAATTGGATCAATGAAGATATCTATAAAGAAGAAATGCAGCCATTGAAAAAGGAAATATGCAAGATTTCTTAGAAGCAAGGATATAAACCCAAATAGATTTAATGAATGTTGGGCTGAATATCAAGCAAAAAGTGGAAGAAGATTAGCATAATGAAAAATTGCTTTCATGGGGAGAGTGGTATTATGAATATATTGCTATCTGATGATAAGGTTATACAAGAAATAAAAATGTATCCTACTCCAAATTGGATATGGATTGAAATATGGGAAATGTCTCAATGTGAGATACAAGTTGTAGTTACAGTTAATAAAGAAGAAAGTTGTCACTTAGGACAACATAAAGTTATTCATATCTGTTCTGCTAAAGCTGATGACATTGATGATATAATAAGACTAAAGACTTATGCGAAATTAATGGTAAAGTCAATAAGAAAAAATTTTCCATGTAGCGAAGTACATAGTAGACTTTATTATAAATGAAAGATTGTTTTCATAAATAGGAAGAGAAAAGGGAGATACAAATGGATTTAAATAGTATTAGTAAATATATGAGTTTAATTCTAAGACACAAACCAGATGTTATTGGAATTGAACTTGATGAGCATGGATGGGCAAATGTAAATGACTTGATAAGCGGAATCGAAAAAGATAATCATGGATTTAATTTTGAATTGTTGGAAGAAATTGTAAAGACAGATAACAAACAGCGTTATTCTTTCAATGATAACATGACATTAATTCGTGCTAATCAAGGACATTCTATTCCTGTAGATGTAGAATTAGAAGAGAAGTGTCCACCGGAATTCTTGTATCATGGAACTGGTGAGAAGTATATCGAATCAATTGATAAGATTGGATTAATTCCAAAGAGTAGGTTGTATGTTCATCTCTCAAAAGATATAACTACAGCAGAACAGGTTGGTAAAAGACATGGAAAAGAAATTGTATATCAAGTAAACGCAGGTCAAATGTATAAAGATGGGTATAAATTTTTCTTGTCTGTAAATAATGTTTGGCTTACTAAAGAAGTACCTGTAAAATATTTGGATAGATAAAATTGTTTTCATGAGGAATATATTATGGAAATAGATAAAATTAAAATACATCCAATCGAGATGTGTAGCGAAATGGCTTGCTGTATTGCTTATTGTATAGGAGCAACATATGATAACGTAGAAGAAATTGCTAATCAAATTCCAGAAGATATGGTTTTTGAGTGTATAGATATGATAAGAGATAAGATTAAAGATAACGAAACAGACATTTCAAAAGGAGAAAAATAAAAATATGAATAAGATAGCAAAAATTTGTCCTAAATGCGGGAAAGAATATACGGAAATACCGGCTATTTCCAGAATTGATAATTCTGAAATTTGTCCAGAATGCGGAGCATTAGAAGCACTTAATGCGGTAGGATATAGTAAAGAAGAGAAAGAAGAAGGAATGAGGCTCGTTCGTGAGAGCTTGGAGAAAGCAAAGGCATAATTGGTAATTGATTTGCTATTACATGTTGACAATACACACCATAGTGTGTATTATATATGTATAAGGAGGGATAATTACTATTGAAACAAAGGGATTTAGTTAAGAAACTTGAAGATAATGGGTTTGTTTTTGAAAGACATGGCGGGAATCATGATATTTATAGAAGAGGGAATGATATAGAAAAAGTTCCAAGACATAAAGAAATAAATGAAATGTTAGCAAAAATGATAATAAGGAAATGGAATTTGTAGAAAGGGGTAAATGATTATGAAACAGTCTTATCCTACTTTTATATATGATACAAGAGATGGTTCAGAGCATTCATTCCTTGTATATGTCCCAGATATGGATATTTTTACTGAAGGTGACGATTTTACAGATGCAATCGAAATGGCAAGAGATGCTATTGGTGTAGCTGGAATATCAATGGAAGATAACAATGAAAAATTACCTATGCCTTCAACTGAAGCTAAAGCTATTGAAATGGCTAAAAAAAATAGTGATATTGTTGATTTTTCACAAGGAATTTTGACTTATGTTGATGTTGATTTCTTTTATTATAGAAGACAAATTGACATGACAACTGTTAGAAGAAATGTATCTTTGCCAAATTGGTTAAATTGCGCAGCTGAAAAAGCAGGTGTAAATGTATCAAATGTTTTACAAGAAGCATTAATAAGCACATTGAAATTAGAGAGAAGAATGTAAAATTGGTAAGATTAATACCGTCAATGAGAAATCATTGGCGGTATTTTTATACAAACATTTGTTTGCTATTCGTTAAGAAATGTGATATACTCTGTCATATGGGGAAAGAAGGGAAAGATATATGTTGATTCGGATACAGACACAAATTCAGAAAATGGAAGAAGTAGAAGTAAAGCGAAAGGAAGAATTACAAATAACAGAAGACAATCGGAATTATTATGCGGATGTTACTTTTACAAGCAAGAAAACCGCATATGACTATCTGAGTCTTATGGCGCGAAAGGGAATTAATGTTGCAGAAGATTGTATAAGTTTAGCATATGGATATTCTGTTATGGTGGATAATGCAATTGAATATGTGAAGAGTAAAGAGTATGGCGATTATATTTCTGTTAAAAGTAGAGAGACATGGATACAGATATGGAAAGAGAAATAGAAAATTGTATAAACAAATCGGTGGATTATGGGTTTACAGATCAGGATATAGTAAATGAATATAAAACGGTTGGAGATAAAAAGAAAGTGGCTGCAATATATAAAATACCTGTAGCGCAGGTAACGGAAATATTGAAGAAAAATAAATAATGTATAAAGTATGGAAGCAGATCAATTCTGCTTCTTTTTTATTGGAGAAAAGAGAGAATATATGAGATATAAGAATGGAAATCCGAAGAAGTGTTCGAGATTTATTTGCTTACATTGTTTACAGGAAAATTTTGTAGTAGATGGATTACAGAGGAGACATCAAAGACCGAATAATCACATTAAAGACATATGGTGTGCTAATAAAATTTGTTCAGAAAAATACTCTACGACTAAAAATTTAGAAGTCAGATTTTGTGATGACTTTGAAGAAAAAATGGTTATTGCACGTCGGATCAGAAGTAAATATTATCCAACAGAGAACATAAATAGCAGAAAGGTAGGTTAAATATGGCAAAAGAAAATAATAAAAATGATTCTACTCAATTGTTGGTAGATTTATTTGAAAGAATAAAAAGGATATCTGATTATGGATATAATGAATTTTCAAAGAAAGAAAAGAACGAAGCATTTTGTCAAATATTTGGAATTTGTGAATCTTTTTTAATCACATTAAGAAATACTGAAAGGTAGGTTGATCAGAATGTACAAAGATGAAGTTCAGAAGAAAAATGAAGAAAATTTACAGCGAAGATTTGAGCAAGATAGTGTTCCACAGTTTATTCAGAAGTATTTTATCAATTTGGAAAGCAAATCAAGTTGCATCACATATTGGGCTACAATTAAACAGTTATTGAACTGGTCGATTGAAAAGAAACTGATTAAAAAGGATAGTATTTCAGAAATTGAACCGGAAGACTTCCTGGAGATTGAGGCTGAAGATGTGACGATGTATTTAAGAGAAAGAGAAACAAACGGTATCGCCCCAACGACGCTTGGAACAGAAAAGAATCGAATTAGTAGTTTCTGGGAGTATTTAGTAAGAAGTAGAAAATGTCCAGTTGATTATAATATTGTAAGAAGTGTATCATACAGAGGCGTGTCAACTGGAAATGGATTATTTAAGAAACTGCCAACCGATTCACAAATGGATTCTATGGAACAGAAATTAGCTAACAGAAAAGATGATTTTTGGCGCATTAGAAATCTAGCAATTTTCTATACATTAAAATGGACTGGAATAAGAGAAATTGAGTGTGCCGGATTAGATTTAGGAGATATCCATCTCAATGATGACATGCCATATATCAGTGTAATTGGTAAAGGAGATTATAGAGAAATTGAAAAGAAGGATGTTTTTCTAACTGACAGTGCAGCAAAGAAATTAAGTGAATGGATCGTACTTAGGGCAAGTATGGAACCTGATAGCGAGGCTTTGTTTTTGACTAAGAAAGGGAGTCGTGTTACCGAAAGTACTATTAAAGAGTTATTTAAATATAACGGAAACGGAATTACACCACATATGATGAGACATTGGTATGCCACATTTCTTGGAACAACCGGTAATATTGCATTTGCACAGCAACAGTTACGACATACATCCATGACAACGACAGTTAACAATTACTCAAATGGTGCCGTTGGTATGAAAGAGATGTTAAAAGGATTATAAATATAATAAGAAGAGACGGTACATTATTTTGTACCGTCTTCTTTATTGATAAGAATATTAAATTGTTTATCAGTACTTTCGAATAAATCATCTGGAGTACAGTTAAGAGCAAGACAAATTTTTTCTAATGTGTCAAATCGGATGCTTGTTGTTTCTTGATTACACATTTTACTAATTGCATTTGCGGCTATACCAGTCGATTTAGACAACCAGTATCCTGATTTGTGTTCCTCTTCAAGTATTTCTTTTAATTTAAATTTGAGCATTGGTATATTCTCCTTATATATCTATAGATATAATATCAAAAAATAATATATTTTACAATAATATATCTTGACATACACTATCTATAGATATATAATGTAAACCATAGAAAGAGAAAAGAAAAACAAAGGCAATTTACATAATAAGAGGAAGGAGCGAGAGATACATATGGATCTGAAAAGATATGATATTATCACAGCAGAAATTAAATATGAACATGGATCAGTTCAAACTAAGAAACGTCCATATGTGATCGTAAGCAACGCAATTGGCACACGTCATTCAAATATAATTACTGTTATGCCTTTGACTTCAAAAATTAAAAAGACAGATATGCCTGTACATGGTTGCCTGGAAGCCGATGGAGAAAACGGTCTGAATTTATTTTCTATGGTTCTTGGAGAACAGCCATTTACAATATCAAAAGACGAAGTGATTGGAAAGATTGGTTCAGTTACTTCTCAGTCTGAAAGAAATATGATTAATAAAGTTTGCTTCAATTCATATTTCTACGGAGAGGACATCAATTGGAAGGAGGTCTTGGCGTAATGTACGTTAGCAAAGAGACGGCAAAAAAAATGATTGACGAAGCTCAGGGACTTATATGGATTGATACGATTGATACTGTTACATACGTTCACACGAAACCAGCAAGAATTAATAAAACGGAAAGCAAACGAATTATCCATAATGCTTCAGGTATTAATTATGAAGACAACGATTTCTTTTCACGGATTTCGTTATGTGGGGTGGACGGTGTACCAGAGTCGTTAATTCATAATTTATCATTCCCTCAAGTGAGATTGGAATGATAATGGTGACATCAAACAAAAAACAGAACGCAGACACGAACAGACGTTCGGAAAACTATTGACAAATAAGAACATTTGTTCTATCATTATTCTTGCAAACAAGAAAACAGCCAGTGCTACAAACGGGACGGCAATCCCTCGCACTAGCTGTTTTCAAACAGAATCATATAACAAACAGGTTGCTATACGACAATTTCATTTTACATATTTTATTCAACATTGTCAATCACTTGGCAATTATTGGTAATTTTATTTTTTATAATATTTTTCATAATTACAGTTCGTAAGGCAATCCAACACAATCAAAACTGAATATTGAAATTAATTTTCTTATTTTTACGAAATAAGTGTATTTTTTACAGTCAAAAATTTTTGTCTTTCATACTTATTTTGAAACATAAATAGGTTTATTAAGTTTACCCAAATTCAGTAGAGAATACAGTGGGGAAGAAAGGAAGTGGTAAAAATTGCGGTATATGATCAAAAATAAGAGAAATACATATATCCGTTTAGATGAGAATGGACGGTTTGTATCGTGCTCAGAAAAATTTAAAGGGACTTTTGAGTATAGTAAAGCTTGCAATATTGTACAAGCACTGCCTAAACAACTCAAAAAGATGGGTTTTTACGTGGAAGCGATTCCAGATATTCCAGAGCCAAAACCGAAAGTACAGCCGAAAGTGATTGAGAATACCGGATATGAGCCGTCGGATAATGTAACAAGGTGGGTTGGGAAAATTGGTGCTGCTAGAGAAATCCTTCAGGAAGCGATTGATAGAGAACCTGAACTTACAAAAGAGTTAAGTACGGTTGATAAAGAGAGATCGGATATTCTTCATGAGATTGAGTTTACGGAATCGTTCCACATGTATATTGCATGGAAATGGTGTAAGCGACTCTGGATCAATGCAAGAAAACGACGTGATATCAAGAACGAGATGGATATTGTGGAAGACATTATTGAGTCGTTTGATAAAAGAGGGATTTCAAAAGCTGGTGTACAAGCAAATATTAATAAATGTAAACGGCGGAAATACAGATATCGAATCGTTGAAGTAGCAGATGAAGAAGGAAATGAGGTAGATGGCAATGCGACTGAGTAACTATGAGAATCTTGATCTGGAGCCGTGGCAATTAGATATTTGCAAAGAATATTGCGAAAATGACATGAAATTATTAAAAAAATCCTGTTACAAAATGATCAAACGGAAGAATTTGGATGGAAATGAATTCTATGATGATCTGATTGACGAAGCTATGTTTGTCTTGATTGAATCCGTACTTACATATGAAAAAGAGAAGAACAGTAGATTCGAAGGATATTTTAAATCTAATCTGGCGCGAGCGTTTTATGATTGGTCAAGAGATCAAGGAAGAGAATGTAGAACAAATTATCTGTGTAATGAGAATGGAATCATCGAGGTAAAAGATAAGGAAGATGGTAAAAAGAGACCAGTTATCTTACCAACTGTAAAATTGGATGCACCGATTAAAACAGATAAAGATGGAAATGAACTTGGAGTTCATGAAGTAATTGGTGATGGATTTAACATGGAAGAATTCGTTTGTGATCAGGATAACGGAGAATACAATAAATGGCATCCTGAGACATTAGCTTTTTTACATAAACTGTCTCCGTTGCAACGAGAGATAATTTTAATGATCGCAAATCGGTATGAAAAAGAAGAGATTTGCGAAATCTTACATATTACAACCAAAACTTATGACAACTCATTCAAACGGATTTGTCGTGAGAAAAATACAAAAATACTTATGAATTTATCGAAAGGAGTAAAACATCATGATTAAAACAATGGAAATTACTACAGAGAATACTACTACAGAACCTATCTTATGTAGCTCACTTTGCGCAATGGCGGAAAGAGGTGATATCAGAGATGATTTCTTTTTACAGAGAGAAGCAGAGCAGTGGAGTAATGAGGATAGAGATAATTTTATTGTAACCGTATTACTTAATGAAAAATTTAATCCATTAATTATCTGTGAAGAATATACTTCTTACGGTATCATGCTTTGGATTATTGATGGGCTTCAGCGTTTTACTTATCTTAGAAAATTCAAAGCAGGCGGTTTTAAAATCGGAAATAATATTGAACCGGAAGAAGTTATTTATCAGGAAGCGAAAAAAGATGAAAACGGTGCTTTCGTAAAAGATGAATATGGTAATCCGGTATATAAAAAAGTTACATTTTCATTAAAAAATAAAGGATATGAAGATCTTCCAAAAGTTCTCCAGGAAAGATTTGATAATTGTGCGGTACCTATTACTAAACATTTCAAATGTGATAGAGAGCAGATTGCCCGTCATCTCCGCCGGTATAATCGTGGAACAAAAATGAGACCTGCACAGATTCTTCTTACCAGAATGGCTCAGATTGGTAATCATATTAAGAATTTAGCTGAACATGATTTTTGGTCTGACAAAGCAAACTATAGTCCAACTTTCCATAAAAATGGAAGAATCAACCAGATTATTGCAGAAAATATCATGGCATTAAATTTTTGGGATGATTGGACAAAAAATGCAAAGAAGATGGGGCAGTATCTTGACGGAAAAGCAACTGATGAAATGTTTGAAGAGATGAAAAATCTTTTAGATCAGTTAATGGATATCACTACTATGGAAGTTGCTGAAGAGTTATTCGCTCCGAAAAATGCATTCATCTGGATGAAGTTTTTTAAAGATTCCTTGGAGAATAATATTACTAAAGAGACTTTTGGCGAGTTTCTTAAAAATTTCGATGATTACTCCGGCATTGATGTAGAAGTTACATATAATAATGAAACTTTTGATACTACATGGTCTGAGTTTGATGAAAGCAAAAATACAAAAGATCGCGGAGTAATTAATGCAAAACTTCATATTTTACATACACTTATTAACAAATTCATGACAGACAACGGAATTGAAATTACACATCAGGACGAAGAGAATACAGATAATGTAGAAGTTACTGATGATATGACTGAAATTCCTGAATCTCAGAAAACAAATGAAACCGAAGATGTTGTAGTTCCGGAAGAGAATACTGTAGTAGAGGATGAATCAAATGCAAATAAAACAGAAGATGTTGCAATCATTGATGATCCTCAAGAAAGTATTCCAGAGGACGAATTGGTTGAGTTTGTTAATCAAAACACAGATCTTAATGTAGATGCAGAAGATATTGCTCTCTATAAAGATATGGTAGAGGATTCAATTCATATCACATCTCCGTTATATCAGAAATGTTACAAGGCATTAATTGCTCTTATGGCAGAAGCTTGTGAAACTGAAATGGATGATGAGTTTAGTGAATGGATTCATAAACATGAGAATGAAGACAATAACTATAGCAACAATCAGAGAGTCAACTATCTGTATTTTAAAAGAGATTTTGATCGTGCTGTATCAGCGATTGGATAATTTACATAATAAAAATATCACACAGTACAGCGGTGTATCGAACGTCTTATAAAAGATTAACCTGTGCTGTGTGATAAAAAGTGTGAATGATGGATTTATGTGGTTCATTCACTCATGTCTGGACATGATAGAACATGTCTTTCATCAGTATACAAGAAATGGAAAAATTAGTCAATAGACTACGGGTTACTTTTGATCCGAATGGTGAGCTGATATGGACTCATCGAAGATCATGTAAAATTTGAGGTTTTTATAATATTGTATTTTTACATGGTTGTAAAAGAAAACACGACGCAAATTATAAGATTTAAATTTTTATATTATTGCTGGTTTACGGAGAATTAAAAATATATGAATCAAAAAAATAGTTTGCATTTTCTTACAAAGTGTAAAGAAAAGATTCAAAATGCTTCAGATGAAGATATTGAATACTTCACAGATACTTATATGGAAGTTTGTAAATCAAACAATACAAGAAAATTAAAACAAAAACAAATTATAACAACAATTCTGGCAATCATACTGATCCTGCTAATCATTATTCTAACACCGGTAATCATTCACCGAACCACTGCTGTTACAGAAGCAACGCAGGAGAAAGTTATCCGGTGGTACATAGAAAATAAAAAAGCACCGTATAAGCAGTACAGTTCATATGAAGAATACTTAACGGATCAGAATCAATCGGACTGAAATTGCCGAATCTGTGGGAATAAGAAATGGGAATCTGTAGGGTTGACCGACAAAAGGAGAATAAACATGGCATGGAACGCAGAAATAAAACGCAGACATTGGTATTGCTTTAATGGCTGGAACGCTATCTTGTGGTACGACGAATTTTTATATAATCAGTGGTGGAATTCGTTGACAGATGATGAACAACAAAAAGTAAAAGAATATGAACGCAAGAAGCGAGAACGTGAAAAAGAAGAAGCTAGACAAATTCTAATGAGAATGAAACTTATGGTTGATGCATTATCCAATATAACATATGGGAATACAGCACAAGAAAGTTCCCCGAAATTTGTTAAAGATTGTTAATAGCATTTAACAGAAAATGAGAATTTCAAGAGAGGAGAAATTATGGAACAGAAAGAAATCAAAAAATTATGTAAAGAACGTGGTATTGTCTACAAAGGAGATTTTGTAGAGTCATTAACTGAAGAAGAGTTCAAAAATGGAACTGCTAAATTCAATCTAACTGCACCCGACGGTAGAGATGTAGAGGGAATTTGGTGTTGGCTTGCTCCAGAAGACAGAGAAAAATATGAAGACGATAACTTCTATGGAGAAATCAATGTTATTTTATGCAATGACCCACTTAATTACTATGGAATTCTATTCTGGGGATGTGAAGTTGAAATTACTTGTCGCGGAACAGATAGACCTGTGATTTCAAAAAATTACATTGAAAACGTGTTACTTCCTATTATAAATGGAGAACGATGAGAGGAGAAAATATGGAACGATTAACGGAAAGACATCATACAATAACAAGTGCAATCAGTACATTAGAAACAAAAGAAAAAAGATTTGTTGTATACAAGACAGATGATTTGTTTGGACGTGACGCTGGATGTATGACAACTGAGCAAACACAAAAATGTCTTGACAAGCTTGCTGATTATGAGGATCTGGATGAGCGCGGAATGGTGATTCGTGATGGAGAACCAACAAAATGTTTCGCAAATATCACATTTGATAAAAATGATTTGCAAAAAATGGTCGATGAAAAAATTTCAGAGATTGAACTGAACAACGATAAGATCAAAGAAGAAACAATTGATGAGTTTGTAAAAATGTTACATAAATATGCGTTCAGCAATGAGTATGGCACACATATTGTATTTACACCAGAACAATTGGATGAAATGGTTGCACATTGGAAAGCGGGTGAAGAATGAGACATAAAGTAATCACAATCGTTCGGATCGTAATCCTGCTAATCGCTATTTGGAGTCTTATTTACATAAGCGGCTGGCAGCTGCTGTTGAAACCATTCTTTCATTTGTATGCAGCATACATGTCAACCGGCATCACAGGAATGATGATATTCCTATTAGTAATTAAAGTTGTCCTTGCAATACCATCAGCAGTTGTATTTGCGTGGAGTGGATACGTCGTACAGGAAATTATAGGGATATATGGAGAATAGATATGTTATATGTAATTGGATTTGTAGTGTTTGGCATAATTTACACAAGATGGTGTGGATACAAAAAAGTATGGAGCTATATATGGAGAGCATATGCATTTTCTTTTATCGGTATTTTGGTATGGATTACATTTGGATGCGCCGTTGGATGGTTGTTTCCGCAAGATAAAATCATTGATAATACAGAAGTGATATGTCCAATAGATAACTCTGGCAATTACTTCATGATATCTTCGAATAATCATAGCAGAGCAATATATCATTATTGTGCCGTGGAGAATGGTGGGATTCAGATTAAGGAAGTGGAGACAGATATGGACAAAGATATAACGATTACACATGGAGCAGACAAAGCAGAATTAGTGTCTTATATACACCGATTTAGCAATGAAAATAAATGGCAATACTTAATTGCAATGCCAAGATCGTATTTTGAGTACGAATTTAGATTACCGTAAAGGAGAAAATAATGAGTAAATCAATCAGTAAGAAATTGGATAATGTAGTAAAAGAATCTATGCTGGAGCAGTTTTTAGGATCTAAAAATATGGAAGATCTTAAAAAGAAAATTGTAAATGTGATAGTTCACCAAATTAAAGAGGATTTTGGAGAAAGCAGAATGTATTTAATTGCTCCAGATGATGTTGCAGATGCGGTTCATGAAGAAGTAGTCGATGAAATCAAAGCTGAAGTTAAACCAATTATCAAAGAGAAAATTTTGCGGAAAGCACTGGAAGAGTACGGATTGGAAGATGATTTATGTTAGTAGAAGATCTGATGGCGCAACTTAATAAATGTGATCCGAAAGCGCGTGTACTTATTGAAAATACAGACGTATTTTTGAATGGTTCATATGAAGCATTGTGTATAGATGAAGATAAAATTGATAATGAAGTATGGATCAAAGCTAACTATGATCAGTTGGTTTATGAAGAGTAACGCTGAAATCGAAATTTCAAGAGGAAAATATGAACACAAATGTAAAAGAAGCAATTAGCAAGATGGTTGAAAACGCACGTAAAACTGGCACAATTCATTGTCCAGGCGGATATGAAGTAACAAGAGAAGAGTGTTACAGGTGTAATCAGTGCAAGACATCATTGTGGAGTTTTGTAGATAATTATGAGGTGTGATATGAAAATATTAGATTGGGATTATAAAGACGAAGAAGTACCGAAAAATCTATTCTCCAAACTTACGAATACAGAGCTTGAAAAATGTTATCGTAGTCGCATAAGAGTTCTTGCAAAAAGAGAGTATGATTATGAGCCATATAACGATATGATTCGTGAGTATGAAAAAGTAATTGAGTCAAGCAATCCACTAAAAGTAGCAAAAGCAATTTGTGAAAGCAATATGTTTGATGAGATTGCTCATAGATTTTTCAAAATTACTCGGTTAAGCGGAGAGATGTGTGAATTGTTTGGTATCAACAGAAGAGAATAATATTATGAAGAAAAAGAAAAGATTATGTGTACACGCACATAGATTGCTACATAAAAACAAAGATTATTTCAGTATAGATTTCAATTTCCTTCCGGTAATCAATTTTTCATATGACAGTGATGATCTAAAAGATGGAACCGGAGCAATGCTTACGTTTGAGTGGTTGTTTTGGCAATTATCTTTTTGGATTCAATATGATTGTAGAGAATATTAATATATAAAGAAAAAGGAGAGTACAACAATGTTAGATGGATTTATGAACTTCAAAATGGAACTTCAAAAACACTTTGATGAGATGCAGAAAAAAGCAGATTATTTGTTTGAAGTCAATCTGGACAAAGGTGAACTTTGGGAGACATATTTAAACAGTTTCCCAGCAGGAACAAATAAGTTATATCGAAAGCGGACAGAGCATGATTGCTCATGCTGTCGTCATTTTATCAAATCAATTGGTAATGCGGTAATGATTAAAGACAATCAGATGCATACAATCTGGGAGTTGAATCTTGGAGATACTACTTATCAGCCAGTATGTGATGCATTAGATGCTTTTGTTAAATCTCATTCGGTTACAGATATTTATATCAGCAAATTTGATAAAATCGGAACAGATTTCAATTTTGAAGAGATTGATGGAAAATCTCATCAGTGGGATCATTTCTTCTTAGAGCTTCCAAGCAAGTTCGTAAATAGAAGTAGTCGTTCTAACGAGGAAGTTAAAGGACAGTTCAGAGATACAAGAAATGTATTCAAACGTTCTCTGGATGAAATTACTATGGACGCTCTTGATACAATTCTTGAGTTAATCAATTCTAATACTCTCTACAAAGGTGAAGAATGGAAAAGTGTTCTGACCGAGTTTAGAAAATACAAAAAAGAGTACGAGCTTTTGGAATCTGATGAAGAAGAAGAATTATATGCATGGGAGAAATCCGTAAAAGCTGGCATGGCAATCGGTAGAATTAGAAATCATTCCATCGGCACATTGCTTGTAAATGTAAGTAAAGATATGGATCTTGATCTGGCAGTTAAAAAATATGAGCAGATTGTAGCTCCGATCAACTATCGAAGACCAAAGGCAATCTTTACGAAGAAGATGCTTGAGGATGCTAAAAAGACAATTACAGAACTTGGTTATATGGATTCATTACAGAGAAGATTCGCAAATCTTAATGATATTACCGTAAATAATGTGCTGTTTTCTAATAAAAATGCAGCCAGGAAAATGTTGGACGCTGATGATATCTTTGGTCAGATGGAGAAGGACGCTGTTGTAAGTCCGAAAAAATTCTCACGAGTTGAAGAGATTTCCGCACAGGATTTCATTAATAACGTACTTCCTACTGCAAAGGAGATTGAAGCTTTTGTAGAGAATAAACATGAGAAGAACTTTGTTTCTATGATTGCACCTGTTAATCCAGATGCTAAGACAATGTTCAAATGGAACAATGGATTATCTTGGGCTTATTCAGGAAACATTACTGATTCTGATATGAAGCAGAATGTAAAAGCTGCCGGCGGTAATGTCGATGGTGTACTCAGATTTTCAATTATGTGGAATGAGGGACAAAATGACAACAGTGACCTTGATGCACATTGCAAAGAACCTGATGGAAACGAGATTTATTTCGGTAATTGTAGAAAACCTAGTATGTCAAGATGTGGCGGTCAGTTAGATATTGATATTACACATCCTATGGAGCAGATGGTAGGAAAACCTTCTGTGGAAAATATTACATGGGCAGATATGTCACGTATGAAGCCAGGTGCTTATAAGTTTTTTGTTAATCAGTATGCAGCGAGAGGAAGTAAAGGATTTAAGGCAGAAATTGAATTCAATGGTGAGATTTTTGCGTTTGAATATAATAGTCCTGTTTCTGGTAATGTTCAGGTGGCAGAAGTTATACTTGACGAGAATGGCAACTTCTCAATTAAGGAAAAGCTATCTGGAAGTTCATCTATTTCAAGTCGTGAGATTTGGGGTGTAAATACAAACCAGTTTGTTCCTGTATCAGTAATTAGTTATAGCCCAAATTATTTTGACGAACAGGATGGAATTGGTCATAGACATTTATTCTTCTTCTTGAAGGACTGTATCAATCCAGAGAATCCAAACGGATTTTACAATGAATATTTAGATAATAAATTAGCACAGCATAAGAGATTCTTTGAAGCACTTGGTGCGAAATGCCATGTAGAAGATACCGAGGATCAGCTTTCTGGTCTTGGTTTCTCAATGACAAAAAGAGCAGAATTGATTGTCAAAGTAAAAGGTGCAACAGAACGTATTATGAAGATTAAATTTTAAAAAAAAGAGGAGAATGAAAATCATGAGTGATTTATTTGAAAAAGCGACACGTAACAATTATCAGTTCCCGTACAAAGGTATGATCAATGTGATTGATTTGTGGACTCTTCCGGTAACAGGACTTGACTCCGTATTTAAGACATTAAATAAGGAAGTGAAAAAGTCAGAGGAAGAGAGCCTTCTCCATACCAGAACAAAAGAGGACGAGGAAATTTCAGAGAAAATCGAGATTGTGAAATACATTGTAGGTGTGAAACTAGCTGAAGCGCAGGCAAGAGAAGAAGCAAAGAAGAATAAAGAAATGAAACAGAGACTTCTGGAGATTAAAGCAAAACGCCAGGACGCTGCGTTAGAAAATATGTCAGATGAAGACCTAGATAAAATGATTGCAGGACTCGGAGAATAATATAACAGGGTTGGTTGGTAATTTCACGCTGACCAACCCTTATTTTGAAAGGAGACGAATTGAAATGACATATGAAGCGTTTGAAAAAGCAAGAAGAATCGACTATGACGTCAAACTTCTTAGTAATATCTCAATTCCTGCCGGAATGTCTAATAGTACGATGGCAGCGTTACAAAAGTGGATTGATGAATATACTGAGAAGTTAGAAAATGAATTTGATGAGCTGTAGAAACGGCAGTTTCAAAGGAGCAACAATTTATGACAAAAGAAGAAATGAGAGAATATTTGGCGTCTACTGGACTGTACGAACGTTCAGATTGGGATCTTGATCATGTGGAACACATGTTGGATACAGATAAAACAGTGTCAATTAAGGATTTGGCAGAACATTTTATTGAAACGGATGAGGAGTTTAATGGTGAGCTGTGGAACATCCGGCAGATCCTGTCAAACATTAGAATTATTGTTCCTGTAGAAGATAGAAAGTAGGTGTAATTATGGCAGAAAGTACAAGATTATGTCCTGTGTGTCACGAGATTATGCAACCGGTTGTATATAGAACAGGAGATAACTACAATGAATTCGAGCGTGACATTTATAAGAAAACAGGTAACGGATTTGTAGCAATCGCCGGTAAGTTATGTATGTGTGATAAATGTGGATGTTTGGCGGTGGTGAAATGAGAGTAGCATTAACAGGACATAGACCTGAGAGATTAGGGCTTCCGGAAGACGAAACAAGTAAAGAGTGGTCAAGAATCAGAACATGGTTAGAGGACACTTTGTTTAATTTGAGAACGGATAATGATGAACTTCATGTATATAGTGGAATGGCATCTGGCAGTGATTTCCTTTTTGCAATATTAGGATGGCTTACAAAATATACAAAATTACATTGTGTGTTACCATGTAAAAATTATAACTCATCGCATTATTATTATGAAGAGATTAAAACAAATGCAGATGAATGGATCGAGTTATCGGATGAATTTTACAAAGGTTGTGACAATGTGAGGGATCAATACATGGTTGATCATTGCGATGTACTGATTGCAATTTGGGATGGAAACAAATCTGGTGGTGTATGGTCAACTATAAGGAAAGCACAGAAAGCAGGTAAGAAAATTATCTATTGTCCGAAAGAAATTTTGGAGACGAAATGTTAATTTTGTTTGGGAGGAAAAGTGTCCGTTTTAGAAAGGAGCAGTAATGGAGAGATTAACATATAGAACAGAACTAGGAGTTAGTATAGACAAAAACGAAGATTGTCCTACTTGTAGCATATGTTGGAATTGTGATATTCCACCAAGAAAATGTAAATATATTAGTGATGTGCTTAAAAAACTTACCGATTATGAGGATTTAGAGGAGCAGAACAGACTTATTATTCTGCCTTGCAAGATAGGGGATATAGTATACAAAGTTAATAAGGCAAGTAAAAAAGTATCACAACATAGAGTGATAGAATTTGAAATTGATAAGGCATATGCAACATCTTATACCATGCAGATATTTTTTGAAAATTTTGATTCTTGCTTTTTACACCATTTTGGCGAAACATTATTCCTTACAAAATCCGAAGCCGAAGCAAAACTGAAAGAATTGAGAGGTGAAGAAAATGGCTCAATGGAATAGAAATACAGTACCAAGATGTGAGAATAAAAATTGTTCGGATGAAGTTTTGGTAACGGTAGAGCACATAGGATATTTAGGGGATGTTTATAGAAGAGTTATTAAAGCAATTTATATTCCTCATCATCATTGCACTATCGAGGATATGGGATGGAATATGTATGATGGTATTCCTAACGATTGGGAATATTCAGAAGAGGATGATTCATATTGGATTCCGCAAGGTTGGTATGAAGTGTGTGATTACTTTGAAGATTATTCCTATTCAGAGATTACAGATAAGGTAACTGCGTGGATGGAGCTACCTAAACCTTATGAACCAAAAGTTAAAGAGTTAGGAGGTGGAGAATATAAAATTAGAACAAATAGATCATAGTATGCATACAGGCTTCTATCATTGTGATATCACGAGACTTTTGGATCAGGTTTGCGGCAGAAAAAATGAACATTATTTGTCCATATTTTCTGCATATGAAAAAATAGATATTAATATCTACTCATCAGAACTGAAAATCGGAAAAGTTTGGCTTGATGAAAATTTGGTAATCGAAAATATATATATCAATTATGATCTAATTGGATTTTATGGAGCAGATATTAATGCAGAATTGCAACAGTTCGTGGGAGAGGTGATTGTGTTTGAGTGATAAATATAGGCTTGTTTTAGAAAAATGTATTAACTGTTATAGGTATTTAACAGAGTGTCCTGGTGATTATAAAATATGTGACTTCTTAGATGATTGTCTTGTAGGCTCACGGGAACCAACTTACAAGCAATTAGCAGATGTAAATAATATTGTACGTTTTAAAGAATAATGAGATGAGTGTTTTGGAGTGATAAATTAAATGAAATACAATAGATACATGGTAAAAGCAAAGCAGATAGATAATGGTCAATGGGTAACTGGATATTATTACAAAATGGCTGAGACAACATACTGTCCGATTGGAGATGTACCACCAGTTCCAGTACATCACTACATCCTGCACGAAACAATGACAGATTAGGGACTACCAAACAGAATGTTACAGTATGAGGTTAATCCGGATACACTTTGCCAGTGTACTGAATTTATGGACGTATATGACAATATGATCTGGGAGAATGATTTAGTTAAGTTTACACGTAATACTGAGGAATATTTTGGTTGCGTTGAATTAAATGATGAAGGATACGGGTTCCAAGTCGTTAATAAAAACAGTGCATTGGGTGATAATATAGGGTACTTGCATAGATTCGGAGATATTGAAGTTATTGGCAATAAATTTGATAAGGAAAAATAAATGGCATACGTAGAGAATATTGTAATAGGCACTCCTATAGCGGAGCCGCCGCAGATGTTTGCTTCAGATGAAGATGATTGGAATAAAGTAGAGGCGGAGAAAACATATTACACAGATGAACGGTTCTTACCAAGAATTTTAGTCGATCTTGGCATATATCCGTCGATAAGTGAGATTAGAAGAAATAAACCACAGCTGATGGTCAGTTTAGATAAAATGGACTTTATTTCTAATCTGAAAGTAAGCAAGAAACGGAAGCTATGGATTTTGATAGGAGAATAATTATGAGTAAGAGATCCGAAATAAGCAGAAGACAATTCTCCAATAAATGTCAGTCGTGGTTTAGCAGAAGATTAGCAACGTGGGCTAATAATCATGGCGGTTGGTCAAAAATGAAGAAAAAGAATCGGAGAATTTTCAAAAAGAAATTCCGGAAGGAAACGAAGAGAGAAATTCAAAGAGAGTTGGAGGATTTGCGATGAGTAAAACAATATCAGTTACAAAGAATCCAAAAAATTGTTCCAGTTGTAAATTTCGTATAGAATTAGGGGAAGGATTGAATTCTTGTTGCGAATTGGCGGGTGATGTATACAATCCGTCATTATATAGGATGATTAAAACAGAATTTGGATATTATTTACAGAAGCCAGATTGGTGTCCGTTGACAAAATTACAGGAGATACAAAAAGATATAGAAGACTTCTTCAATGGTGATGATAAAGTATGGAACGAATTGTCTGAAATTTATGGAAAAGATAGAAGTAATCTTTCATCTGGAAAGTGAGGTGATAGTATAGCAGAGAATAGAAAAAGTAACAGCGCAACAGGTGAAAAATATATCAGACATGGTGACAAACATTCTAATGAGAATAATTCTTTTGATTGGATTGATGAACGTATCAAAGGAGTAACTGGTCTTACTAATAAAATCAGGAAGTTAGCAGAAGAACGGGTCAAACAGTTTAAACAGAAGACTGGATGGGAAGAAGGATACCTGTTGATGAAAATTGCTGAATTGTCTGACGAAAAGACAATGGATGAAGCGATATTAGTGGCATTAAAGAAGTGTTCGGACAATTTTATTATAGAAGAATATTTATATTATCTTCGAGAAATTAATAATTTCCTGAGAGCAGGATATCCAGTCGAGAAAGTATTTGAAATGGTTGGAGAAATTGACAGTAAGACTGTTTTTGATATTGTGAAATGAAAGGATGTGAAAAACATGGGATGCCCAGATATTTATTATGAAAGATTTGTACGTGAAGCAGATCGATTGATTACATATAGTTGGAATACAGATAAAGTCACACCGTTAGAAGAGATGGAGCAGAGAATTTCAGGATATAAGCATAATTCTGATTTTTACTTTAACTGTGGAATCGCCGCTGCACATGTATTAGATAATGTACAGGAAGAAGAAGGTGGAGATGCGTTTAACGCTGCACTTGGTGGATTAAGCGAATTTGAAAGTTTGATTGGAAATGATGATGAAGATTTTTGTGAAGTGTATGACAAACAGATTGCAAAGCCTGTAGAAGATAAGAAAGTAATTAAGGATTTAAATGGTAATCCATATACCATGGAAGGGACATGTCCTACATGCGGGGCTTATCTTACAATGCATGGTTCATATTACTGTAGTTGGTGTGGACAATATTTAGATTGGGATATAAAAGAAACAGATGTTGGAGATGAATAAGAAGAGAATGGAATTGAAGGAAACGATTGAATTATTAAGAAGTCTACAAAATCCAAAGGAAGATTATGCCGGCATGGTCGGTGCTCCTGCATGGGCTTATGGTATGAGATATGTATTTCCAGAGCAAGAGGATTATGTCATTGAGGAAGCTATTGAAGTATTGGAGGAAGTTGATAAATATAGATGGCATGATTTGAGAGAAAATCCGGATGATTTGCCGGAAATAGATCATGCATATGGGCATACTTTTTCTGATGAAGTTTTAGTTATTACAGAAGAATATGAGAATCCAGTTGTTGCCTACATAAATCTTACATTAAAAGTTTGGTTTAATCCAATCGACGAAGAGTATCTTGAACAGGATTTTGGAAAACCTATCGCATGGAAATATATTGAGCCGTTTGAAAAATCTGTTTCAGAGGAAGAAAGTGAGGAATAATACCCTATGGATACAAGTGATTTGGCAAAAAGAATGAAAGACTATGAACGAAGAAATAGATATTATCTTCAGCGTAGAATGCCGGTAATTCTTCGGCTAGATATGAGGTCTGGACACTCGTTTACAAGGGGGTTTCAAAGACCATTTGATGAAATATTTATTAAGGCAATGCAAGAAACCGCAAAATATTTGTGTGAAAATATGCAGAATGTCAAATGCTCATATCAGCAGAGTGATGAGATTACATTAGTTTTGGTCGATTATGAGAAATTGAATTCGGATTGTTTTTTCGAATATAGAGTTGATAAACTTTGCAGCATTGCAGCGAGTATGGCTACGATGGCATTTAATAAATTCTTCGCTAATAATTTTTACAATCTCGAACAGGATTATGCGATAGAACATGAAACTAATGGTTGGTACGGTAAGGGGACACCAGAATACGAAATATGCGAAACATATTCTAAAGCAGTTGATAAAGGCGCAATGTTCGATTGCCGGTGTTTCAATATTCCAAAAGAGGAAGTAACAAACTGCTTATATTGGAGGCAGCTTGACGCAACACGCAATTCTATTCAGATGGTTGGGCAGGCTAATTTTAGTCACAAGGAACTGCAGCATAAGACGCGTAATCAAATTCAAGATATGCTGATGACTCAAAAAGGTATTAATTGGAATGATTTGAAAACTTCATACAAGAGAGGAAGTTGTTGCGTCAGAAATCGCCGTGTTATAAGTGTGTCCGCGGACGGAAAGGAAACATGTGAACTTAGAAATCCAAAGAAATCAGAGCGCGAGTGGATTATTGATACGGAAATTCCAATCTTTAAAGGAGATGGAAGGAAATATATTGACGAACTGGTTTATATTGAGGCAACAGAATAAATGAATTATTACATAAGTGATTTGCATTTATTCCATAAGAATGTAACAAAAGCGGGCAGTAATTTTGATTTCCGTCCGTTTGATAATTTGGAGCAGATGCATGAGACAATAAAAAAGAACTGGAATAATACAGTTACAAATGCTGATCATGTTTATATCCTTGGTGATTTATCCTGGAAAGAAAATGAAGATGCGATTACTTTCGTAAGTACATTGCGAGGAAATAAGCATCTAATTCTTGGTAATCATGATCGATGTAAAGATCAGAGATATAGACAGCTATTTACAGAGATTGTTGATTATAAAGAAATCAAAGATCGAATCAACGGTAAGGAATATCATTTAGTCTTGTCTCATTTTCCGTTTATGTTCTGGAATCATCAGCATCAGTTACGAAGAGATGGTGATAAACAGACAGTCTGGGCGATTCAGTTATACGGGCATGTTCATAATTCTTATGAGCAAACAATTTTCCAGGATTATATTTCAAAACTAAATAACGTATATAACATTAAATGTGCAGCTTATAACGTTGGATGTATGATGCCGTATATGGATTATACACCGAGGACGTTGGCAGAAATTATGTCGGAGGTGAGTGTATGACACTAGAAGAAGCGTTGAGAAAACAAGTTGAGTTATGTATTACTATGGAGAATTACAGATGTGGAGTATATGTTGCTTCAGAAGATCATTTTAAAGCTGTATGTGATACTCTGTTAAGAACAATGCGCATGTACTATATTTCAAAATATTATAAAACCCACTATGGCGCATTTATAATTGATTTTACCAGCTTTAGCAAGTTAAAAGTAATTATGCCGAATGAAAGTATTCGTGGATGTAAGAATCATGGATTAGTAATTGATTCTGATATTGACACAGAAACGAAAAAAATGCTTATTTATTCAAGTTTAGTTCCTAAAATGTTTGATTTTGGGAAGTGGGAATCTTGGGACGTAGTAAAATCAAGAGTTTTCGAGGTCGATTTCCCCGATAAAATCATGCTTCCATCGGAGGAGAAATAATGATACATAAATGCGCTATTTGTGGGAGACTGGATTATACACGAAAAATCATTGTACCACAATTAGAATCATATATTGCTGATATGTCGAATATTTTTAGCCGTGAAGATATGGAATATGCTCCAAAAGTAAATTGGTACGGAATAAAATCTTCAAAAAAAGAAATATGTAATAAATGTATTGCAAAAATTGTCGTAGCAATTTATGGATTGAAAGCACCGGAGATGAGAGAAGATCCAGAAGTTCTGGCAGAATATTTGGAGGAAATAAAATGGGATTAACGTATGAACAGCGGATAAATTCTGCAAAAGAATATTTGGAAAGTCATGGCTATATTGTTAAAAAAGATTATTCTACATTTGTTGGGAAATGGATCGCATTTGAGCAACGAGGAATAAATAAAATCATGCACGGCTGGATTGAAGATACAATATTGGAATCTGAACTTCTTGTTGTAAAGTGCAAGAATAGGGAGCGTAGATACATAAGAGCAGAACAAATTTTGGCATTTTTTGAGAACAAGAAAGAATGTTATGAATTTACAGGAGAAATAAAATGCAGATAATTAGACATTCGTATCATAAAAAGTTCAATGTTGAATTTTTACGAGTCGTAGCAGATATACATTTTGACAGACCAGATCTATTTTGTGGTCGTACATGGATGTCACTTATAGCATGGAAAGAAAAAGAAAATGCCTGGGGTGATACAGAGTATACAATTCAAATAGTTTTACATGATCATGATGATTATGACATTGGTTTTGTATATTATCCTGAACCAGATCAGTTTGATAATATATTGCATGAATTAATCAATTGGATGAACGATTTGGAGCATGGTGTAATTTGTCATGATGATTTTGTAGATACATATGATACTTCTTTCTTTCCGGATTATCTTGGATGCAGACGGAAACCGTATTAAATCTTATGAGCAGTTCGCTCAAAATTTCATAAAAGTTATAGAGAATAATTAAATAGAGGTGAAAAATAAATGAAGTCAGCGATATATATTCCGAAGAAAATAAATGTCGGATATCAGCAACGCCAAGATACATATACCGGAAAACTGGCTTATGTAATTTACTGGGATGAAAAAGGTGTATTACGAAAAGAGAAGTCCTGGAATGGATGGAGAGACGAAAATATTCCAAATGATGAATTTGAAAATATTCCAACAGAAGGCTTTGTTCTGAATAAACATGCCGGTGGAGTTGAGAACTCTTGGGGTTGGGATGTAAGAAAATCATATTGCCGCGTGTATGATCCGCGCGGATTTGAATTTGAAATTACAATTGAAAATTTACTTTATATTCTGGAGAATACTTCATGTATCAAAGGAAAGGGTATTGAGGGTGAACTTATCTATGGATGGGACGGCAAGGACTTAGTGCTTATTCCTGTAGAATCACCAGATTATAAAGAGATGGTTTCATATAGTGACAAAGTAAAAGAGAATAAGATGATATCTGCAAAAGACGTTGTAGTTGGTGAAACTTATCTTACAAAAGATAATGAACATTGGATTTATATGGGGCGATTTAATGCATATAGTGGCTTACATTATGATCCACAGCCACAAGGTAAACATTATTGGTTCTATGATGGTAGTTACTTTTTCCATCAAAAATCTTTTCCTAAAAATAAGATTATTGATTGCTTAGATGATAAGTGCAATGATAATTATGCTGATTTATTTTATAAAATGGAAGGAGATTCCGAGTATTCGCCATATGATAAAACGAAAGATAAAATTGCTTCATACACAATTGATGGATTTAGAGATAACTTTAATTATTGGGGCTATGGATTCTTTATAAGTAAATATCTAGGAGAATATAAGGATTATAAAATACGTAAAAGTAAGACGGGTTCTGGATATGTTATATATGAAAAAATAAGCATGTGGAACCACAAATTTTGCGATATTTTTCCATTTGAAACAAATAAATATGGAGAAAAGGAAATGATCCCAGTTTCGTTAGAGGAGATTTTTGAAAAAATGAAACCAGAATATGTTCAAACGTATTTGCAAAATGGCAGAGAATATAAGAAGAGAGGACAGTTGAAAGATGAGTAAGAATGATGACAGAATTTTAGAATTAAAAAAGCAGATTGACGAGAAGAAAACTGCACTTATGGAGAAAAATACAAAGTTTTCTCCAGAGACAAATTGTATTCTTATACTGGATGGGACAACTTACAATCTGAATGTATTAAATGATGAGTCTTTAACATTTCTAAAAATTCAACTGTATACATACAAAATGGCAGTAATTGATATGAAGATTACTGATTTCAAAATTTCTGGATACAGTCTGGATGATTGGATTAGTGATATCAATAAAAAATTAGAGATTCATGAAATAAAACAGAAACAGAATGAATTAAAAGCTATGGAAGCAAAACTGGACAAACTGTTATCCGAGGATAAGAAAACAGAGCTAGAATTGGATGACATTGCTGCATTATTGAAAATGTAGGGAGGAATATTAGATGAAAAAATTTAGAGTAACACAGGATGCCGAGTATGTGATGGGGTATCTGAGATATGGTCACAGAGAAGGTATTATTGAAGCAGAGTCAAAAGAGGATGCTTTAAATAAATTGAAAAATGAAGGATACACTGATTATCTTGATTTTGAGCTGGATGATTATTCGCTTGAGGATGCAAGTTATGATGATATGGAATTCAAAATTGAAGAGGTAAATGAGTAATTATGTCAAAGAATTATAATTTAGATGCTTATTATAAAGGTATGGATCGTTTCATTGACGAATTTGCTAAGAAAGCAAATTTAGATCCGATTTCTGCACGTATTTGTGCAGTACAGACACTCAGAGCTATTGGAGCACTGAAAGAGAATAAAGGAGAGAAGTAAGTATGGAATTAGTAAATGTTTGCTTATATGGAGAATCATATTATAGTAATGCAACTTATGAAGATAATATCTGGATTAAGAAATCTTCATATGAACAGCTTAAAGATATTTTCCCAGAAAGAGGATATTGTGGTGAGTTAGATGGAAAATATAGTGACACACACGGAGACATTGAAATCCAAAGTGAATGGAATACAGATGAAGAATATGCAAAGTGTGGGTGGAATAGATGCGATGGGGACTATCTTGAAGATTCGTTAAGGGATTTATATAGCAGTAATAATATTGACTGGGAAGCAGAGCAGAAAGAAATCAAAGAATATTTTGACAGTCTCGATGTTTGGAAAGATGTGAAAGTTAGTATTCCAAAAAGTAAATTAGAAGAATTTTATCGTTTTGTCAGTGAACTGACGGAGAAATAGTCAGCTGAAATTTGTTTTTCATTGGGTGGAAAATATCAATCTATTAGCATATCAATATTGATCTAAATAATTCAAATTAAATTTCATTTTTATTCTGGCAGCTGCAGTGCCAGTAATTTTCACATTTTTAAAAATCAATAAGAAAGGAAATTGGTAAACCTAGGATAAAGAGATTGCGCAATCCCCATAAATAAAGGAATTTGGAAGAAAGACTTGAAAATGAAAATTCATTAGGAAAGAAATGGGAACTGGTAAATTTTTGTGAATTTGATAAATATGCGACAGCGTCATATTGTGCAATTCACAATGTAGATGAGAGTTTAAATCTTGGAGATATTACAAAAGTAGATGAATCTCGATTACCGCATTTTACAATGATGTGTGGAGGATCACCGTGTCAGGATTTCAGTGTAGCTGGTAAACAAAAGGGTTCTGTATGGACGTGTAAAGATTGCGGTGAAATATATAATCCGTTAACAGTTCATTGGTCAGAACGAGATAAATGTCCTTGCTGTGGAAGTAATAATATTGAGAAAACAAGATCATCATTGCTTGTAGAATATTTGAGAATAATTAGATCGAATAAACCAAGCTTCGGTATGTATGAGAATGTCAAAAATATTGTTGGAAAACAATTCAAAGATACAACTTTTAAATTATTCACAAATGAATTAGAGGAGTATGGTTATAACGTATATTGGAAAGTGCTCAATGCCAAAAATTATGGAATCCCTCAAAATCGTGAACGTGTTTACTTGATTTTTATTAAAAAAGATTTTGATAATGGTCAGTTTAAATTTCCAGAGCCATTTGATAATGGAATTAGGTTAAAAGATATTTTGGAAGATGTAGTCGATGAGAAATTTTATGTATCAGAAGAAAAGACACAGAAGTTTTTAAAAACTTTATATATTGATAAATTGGATGAAGGTGAGAATTCTCCTAAATTTGTAGGAAATATAAACAGACCAGACTTTGGGACTGGTTATGCAGGTGGTGTGTGGGACACAAATAATATTTCACCAACATTAACAACTATGCAAGGTGGTGGCAGACAACCACATATTTTACAAGGCATTGATAAATATTACAATGATACAAAACAAATTGAATATGCAAATTGTATAACTGCTAGAGAAGATAGAGGCATTTCTAATAGAAAATCTGAAGGGACAGCTGTTCTCGAATGCATAGGTAATATTAATCCATCTGGCAAAGGAATGAATGGCAATGTTTTTGATACAGACGGATTAGCCCCAACTGTCACGACAAATAAAGGTGAGGGTAGTAAGATCGCAATCCGCCAAGCTACTAAAAAAGGATATATTGAGTGTGAAATCGGTGGTGTTGCAGATTTATCTTATCCTGAGTCTAAGACAAGAAGAGGAAGAGTTCAAGAGGGTGGAAATATTTGTCCTACATTGACAGCTACAGAAACTGGAGTATGCAAAATTGAATCACCAATTAGGATTCGTAAGCTTACACCGAGAGAATGTTTCAGACTTATGGGATTTTCTGATGAAGCTTTTAATGCAGCTGAGAAAGTATGTAGTAATAGTCAGTTATATAAACAATCTGGTAATTCAATTGTTGTTGATGTGCTTTATTACATATTAGTTGAATTATATAAGGCAATGCCTTATTTATTCACAGATTTACGACTTGGTAGTTTCTTCTCAGGCATTGGTGCTTTTGAGGCTGGTTTAGACAGATTATATGAAAGTATTAATTGCGGAGAATTTTCCCCCATATCTTAAATAAATATGAACATGAAGACAACGATATTACTAATATCTGTATTGATGATACAAATACTGGTTTTTGTGGTGTGAAATTCTTAAACGGTTATGCTCCGACCCTTAGAGCACAAAGAAGTGGATTAAAAGTTTTTGTAAAAGAGAATAAATAAGTAACCAGATAAATGAGACATTTTATAAAGGAAGTAGAGGTGATAATTATGCCACTTTTTGAAGTGGGCACACATCAAAGTTTTATTTATAATAAACCAGCATTTTTAAAGAAAAATAGAGAAAATGACGATTATAGTATTTTCCGAAATGTGAAATATATTTATGCAACAAATGATGAAGAAGCAAAAGAAAAATACAAAAGATGGTTCTATATAGAACGTCAACCAGTATTCACAGGAACAGGCAATTGGAACATAATTACTGAAGGTGTGAACTTAGATATGGAAGATAAGTACACTACGATAAAAGAAGAATCAATTAAAATTAGAGGAAGAGAAGTTAATGCCAGTGCAGATAAATTATGTAAAAATATGTGTGCCGAGAATTTTCGTGACTGGTGGTTTGATGGGAACAAGAATAAGGAGTAGATTATTATGTCTTATATAGTTACAGAAAGGCTAATCAACGCGTTAATCAACAACTGGTTTACAGACAATAAGATTCAATTGAGTGATAATCAAGTTGGAGACAGTTGTAATTATCATGCGATGACTCATGAAGAAACAGAGATTCTTGGAGTATTCTGTGATATTACCAGTATTCATGGAGATGATTTGAAAGAAATTCTGATCAGAGGATATCTCTCAAGAATGACAAAACCGAAGGAGAATACATAACTATGATACTTGTGAATGATATTTGGTTGTCTGTGCAAGATTTGGACGACGTAGTTTCTGTTGTTAGAGACTATTATAATCCAGATCTTGCAGATATTATTGAAAAAATAATTCCAGAACACACTGATGAAGAATATGAAGAGTTGGAATCTAACTTAGTGGATTTGGAATATGCTCTATCTAATATAGAAGATGAATTAGCTGTTGTTGATAATCATAATGACATCTTGGAAGAAAAAATTGAAGTTTTGGAAGAAGAAAATAAGAACTTGAAAAAGCGATTGAAGGATAAAGAATTATGAACAATAATTCAGGAAAATCAATGGGTGTAAGTCCAATCACAGGAACGATTTATTGTGGAATGCTTAAGGATGACGAATGGGTTGGAGAAAAAGAAGATGTAACAGATATGGCAATAAGAGCTGTATTTGATTGGTTCATCCAAAAATATGGAGAAGAAGTCCATAGTGAAAGCGGAGAATATCAACTTAAGTTCAAAAACACGCCGTATGTGTTGTCTATGAGAAAAGAGGAAACAAATGAGTAAACAAACAGAAGATTATATTTCACTCAAACCGATTGCTGATAGATTTCGTGAAGCAGCAAAATCAGTTTCTAATGAGGAGCTGAGAGAGATTGTAAAAGACGGTTTACGAAGTAAAGTACGAGAAGAGTTAGACTGCATTAATTTGCCATTAGAAGAAATTACTGAAACTTGGTTCGAAGATGAGAATAATGTTGAGTGGATTATTAATACTTTGAAAGAATCAATAGAGAATAGATTATATGGAAGGAGCCGGTGGTGTTAATGGCTGACACGATTAAATTCTGGCTGAACGGTTGTGATATTGCTTTTCTAGCGGAAGCACCGGAAGACATTACATTAAAACAATTGCTCAAACAGTGTGACAAAATCAAACCAAACTGGTGTGCTTGTGGAATTAAAAGTCCGAATAAAGACGAAGCTAATTGGAATCCAGAAATTATCATTTGTTATGATTCAATTGAGAAAGCTGATGAAAGTGTAGAGTGCCAGATTGTTGAGTACTGATGAAACGAATATTTCAAAAGACAGTAGAGAATATAGATATGTAATCAATTAACATATAAAAATAAAAAGGAGAGCACAAATGAATGGATTAAGTAGTAAAGAAGTTCTTAAAAGCAGGGAACTTCATGGAAGTAACAAACTTCCTGAACCAAAATTGAACAAGTGGTACGATTTTGCCAAAGAAGCGTTAACTGAGAAAATCACAATGATTCTTATTGCAATTGCAGTGTTGCAGTTGTTCCTTGGAATCTTTGGTGTAATGGATTTATCAGATCCGATTATGATTCTTGTCGTATTAGCAATCGTAACATGTATTGCTGTAAAGACTGGACTGGGAGTTCAAAAGTCAGCAGCAGAATTGAGAGCAAAAACATCCGTTAGGTATTGTGATGTAATCCGAAATGGTAAAGTCCAGACAATCAACAAAGATGAATTAGTGGTTGGTGATGTTGTTTGCGTAGGAATGGGACAAGAAATCTTTGCAGATGGTTATCTTATTGAAGGTAAGATTTCTGTTAATAACGCTGCTATCAACGGAGAAACAAAAGAGTGTAAGAAAACACCAGTTGAAGGATATAAATATGTAAAAACTACTTCAACAGATGCTTATACAAATCAGAATTGCTTATTTGCTGGTACAACTGTAATGTCTGGTGAAGGAAAGATGATTGTTACCGATGTGGGTGTAAATACAGTCAACGGTGATACACTCATTAAAATGCAGACTCTTGAAGCACCAAAGACAGCACTTGATATTGCACTTGACAATTTAAGTAATTTTATTTCTAAGTGGGGAACAATCGCAGCTGTTATTACATTTGTAGTATTAACAGTTTCTGGAATTGTACAGACTGGTTTTGGAGAATATTTTGGTGGTGGAGTTTTTGATATTATTCAGAAAATTGCGCAGAACTTCTCAGTTGCGTTGACAATTATTGTAGCCGCTGTACCGGAAGGTCTTCCGCTAATCGTAAAACTTGTAACAAAACAGAATGTAAAGACAATGGAAAAGTTCAATATTCTGGCAAAGAATCCTGGCAAAATTCCAGAGTTAGCATATGTAGATATTATCTGCACAGATAAAACAGGTACATTAACGACTGGTGTGATGACACCAAAGAAGATTATTGATGGGTCTGGAAATGAAGTGAAAAGAGACTCAGTTCTTTGGAGTAATATTGAAGACAATATTTGTTTAAACAACAGTGCAACATTTGATTCAGAGAATAATATTACAGGTGGCAATTCAATTGATAGAGCCGTACTTAGTCTTGTAAGTTTTAAAAGATATGCACAAACTCAAGAAGCTTTCACGATTAAAACAAAGCAGGTATTTAATAGTAGTAATAAATATTCAGCTATTACATTAAAACAAGGAATTACATATTATAAGGGCGCACCAGAAAAACTGATCGAACATTGTACTAAAGCGATGAACTCAGATGGTGAAGTTGTAGAAAATAGTGACTACAGTGTATTGAATGATGCGATTACAGTAATGACAAAGAAATCTATGAGATGTATCGCTTTAACTATGGCTGACGGTGATTTAGTGGAGAATGAATTACCAAATGATATGACGTTTCTTGGAATTATCGGAGTTGTAGATCCTATTAGAGAAGAAGTACCAGATGCAGTAAAAACAGCACATGAAGCTGGTATTCAGGTTATCGAAATCACAGGAGATTGTATTGAGACAGCCGTTGCAGTTGCTACAGAATGTGGAATTTATAAAGATGGAGATTTAGCACTTACGAATGATGAATTTGAAGCAATGTCAGATGATGAAGTAAAAAGCATCATTCCACGACTGAGAGTTATTTCCAGATGTTCACCTAATACAAAATTAAGACTTGTGACATTAGCACAAGATATTGGAAAATCAGTTGCTATGACTGGCGATGGGGTAAATGATTCACCGGCACTAAAAAGAGCAGATGTTGGATTTGGAATGCAGGGTGGTTCAGATGTAGCAAAAGAAGCTTCTGATATTGTACTGACAGATGACAACTTTGCAAGTGTTGTAAAAGCAGTAGAGCTTGGACGAACATTTATGCATAATATCATGATGTTTCTTGAATTCCAGTTACCAATTAATATTTCACTTCTTATTCTTAGTGTTATTTATCCGATGATTGCAACAGGTGCGTTGCTTGCATCTGTTCAGATTCTGATTGTAAACATTATTATGGATTCACTTAATTCATTATCATTTGGCGGAGAACCACCAAAAGAAGAATATATGACAGAAAAGCCTATTAAAAAGGGTTCTAGTTTATTTATCAGAGGAGCAAAGAAACGTATTGCGATTAGTATGGTAGCTTTTATTGTACTTTATGGAATTATTACATTCAGTCCGGTAGCAAATATGTTTGCAACTGAAACAGAAGCTATGACAGCAAGATTTGCTCTGTTATGTTTTATGGCTATATTTAATGGATTTAATATTCGCACAGAGCATATGAATCTGTTTCATGGTATTGGAAAGAATAAATTGTTCTCGGTAATTGCAATTGGAATTTTTGCAATGACTATTATTCTTTGCAACTTCGCAGAAAATCTTGTAAAATTGACTGCTTTAGATTTTAGACATTGGGCAGTGATTGTAATTTTAGCATTTATGGTTATTCCAGTCGATCTTATAAGAAAGGCTGTAAATAATAAAAAAGTTGGAGGTAAAAGGAATGTCAATTAGTTTAGTAAAGGGTCAGAAAATTGACCTTACAAAAGGTAACGCTGGGTTAAACAAAGTTGTATTTGGTCTTGGATGGGACACAAACAGATACGATGGTAACGCAGATTTTGATCTGGATGTGTCAGCATTCTTCACAGATGATTCAGGAAAAGTAACGGGAGAACAGGATTTTGTATTTTATGGTCAGCCACAGCATCCGAGCGGCGCATTAATCTATTCTGGCGATAACAGAACTGGAGAAGGGGGCGGTGACGATGAGACAATGGTTGTAGAGTTAAATAAAATTCCGTCCAATATTACCAAAATTAGCTTTTCCGCAACAATTTATGATGCAGAGAATCGTTTACAGAATTTTGGAATGGTCGACAATTCTTATATTAGAGCATATAACGCTGATACAAATGAGGAACTTTTCAAATATGAATTAAACGAGGATTTTTCATTAGAAACAGGTGTCATTGCTGGTGAATTATATCGTAAGAATGGTGAGTGGAAATTCAATGCCGTCGGTTCTGGATATAATGGTGGTTTAGCTGCTATTGGCAGAAATTTTGGACTTGATTTATAAGAAAAGGAGAATATACATATGTCAGTAAATTTAGTAAAAGGACAGAAAATTAATTTATCTAAGGAAGTAACAGGCGGTCTTACAAAAATTATGGTAGGACTTGGATGGGACGTTGTTAAAAAAGGTTTATTTGGTTCCAAACCGGATATTGATTGCGATGCATCTGCAATTATTTTAGGTAAAGACGGTGAATATCGTACATGTGTTTACTATGGTGACAGATCCGCAGAAGGTAAATGTGTATATCACCACGGAGACAATCTTACTGGTGACGGAGATGGAGATGATGAACAGATTACAGTTAATCTTGCCAACATCACAGATAAGGTTGAGAAAATTGTATTTGTTGTAAATATCTACAACTGTGTTGCAAGAAAACAGGATTTTGGTCTGGTTAAAAACGCATATATCAGACTTGTTGATGAATCCACTGGCAAAGAAATCTGTAAATACAACCTTTCAGATGATTATGCTGGTAAAACAGCAATGGTATTTGCTGAGGTTTATAAGAAAGATGGAGAATGGAAGTTTAATGCAATTGGACAGGGAACAAATGACTCAAGCATCAGCGAACTTATCCACAGATATAAATAATGTAATAAAATACTGGGAGATTTGTCCAGATAAATTCTTAGAAGAATTTTTTGGAATTAAACTACTCCCGTATCAAAAGATATTATTAAGAGCAATGATAAAGGAGAAGAAGTATGTCAGTTTCATTAAGTAAGGGACAGAGAGTGGACTTAACAAAAGGCAGACCATCACTAAAAAATATTCTTATTGGTTTGGGATGGGATATTAACCATTATGACGGAGAAGCGGATTTTGATCTTGACGCTTCTGTATTTATGACAAAAGAGAATGGTAAAGTAGGAAAAGATGAGGATTTTGTCTTCTATGGTAATCTTGAGCACGGTTCCAAGAGCGTAAAACATATGGGAGATAATCGTACAGGTGAAGGAGAGGGCGATGATGAAGTTATCAAAATTAGTCTTGATAAGATCCCATCAGGATACGAGACTCTTGCTGTAACGGTAACTATTTATGATGCTGAAACCAGACTCCAGAATTTTGGTATGGTTGGGAACGCATATATTCACGTTGTTGATGAAGAAACAGGAGAAGAACTTATCCGTTTTGATTTAAGTGAGGATTTTTCTACTGAGACAGCTTTAGTCGTGGCAGAAATTTACAAACACAACAGCGAATGGAAGTTTAAAGCGGTAGGTAGTGGTTATAACGGCGGATTAAAAGCACTTTGCAATCAGTACGGAATTGACGCAGAGTAGGAGGAATTTATGACAAATTTTATGTTTATTGTGATTGTGGCGATTATTTTAATTGCAGCAGTTCTGTTCTTTACTCCATTTGGGAAACAGCTTCGTGTAAAACTTCGTGGCAGAACAGATGAAGTAATGCGCCAAGATGCGCAAACTCCAGAAGGGGCAAGAGATTATTATAATGCTGCAATCAGAGAAAAAGAAGATTTCTATAACAAAGCTTCTATTACATATGCTGATATTTCTGGAAAACGTGATACAGCAGAAAAAGATATGTATCAAGCAAACAAAGATATTATGCGTGTTACACAGCAGATTAATGCTTGTCTTGATGAGAATAAGGAAGATGAAGCAATGCAGTATGCGATGAAGAAATCTACTTTAGAGAATAAGATTAATGTGTTAAAAGATGCCATTGAAGAAATGAAAGTAGCACAGGCTCATCAGAAAGAAATTCGTGATCAGGCAGCAGAAGATTTACAGAAATTAAAAGAGGAAAAAGAACAAGTACTTTTCCAAATGGAAGCAGATAGTCAGATTATTGAACTTCATCAGAGCATGGACAATCTCAACACAAACAATGAGAGTGATAGAATGCTTGAAAGAGTCCGTGAGGGGGCTAGAAAAACTAGAGAACGTGCCGAAGGAAGTAGAATTGCATATGATTCTAGTGCACAGGCTAATGAAAGAAGACTTGCTAATTCTGAAAGAGAACGTAATGCTCGTCAGATTCTTGATGACATGAAGAGACAGAGAGGTAATAAGTGATGATCGTATTAAATATCGGAATCTTCCTAATTTGTTTTGGTGCGTGTTTTGGAGCAGGTTTTGTCGTAGGAAAGTTAAAAAAGAATAAATAATTTCAGAGTTGGCTGGTGTCATAGCTAGTCAGCTCATTTCTAAAAAATATAGAAGGAGAATATATAAATATGAAGAGGAAAGAATTAGTCGAGGCAGTGAGTGATTGTTCTATTTCTATTAAGAATCTTGAGGAAAAAATCAGGCTCGCAATCCCATCAGTCTTTGGCTGATAGGTGAAAAGTCTCACAATTAGAGAATATGCATATGAGCGTTCTGTAAGATTTAGTACGGAGAATATGTAAATGTTTGGATTAGTAACGAAGAAAAAATATGAAAATATGAAGAAGTTGTACGAAGATACAATTCGATATTATAAAGAAGATAAACGTGTCTGGGGTTCTACTCTAAGTGATGTAATCAAGTGCCTGGATCGGTATAAGAAAGTGAATCCGAATACGATAATTATTGTAGAACATCCGAGTGATGGTAGTGACATTAAAATTGGAGACGCATTAATATACGAAGGAGTGAATCACGAATTAGTAATTGATGCGGAATAGTGAGGTGATGTTATGTCATTGGATAAAGCTATAAAACACAAGAAAGAGTATAGAAAACCGTATACCGGATGTAAAGCTATTGACAGTACATGCAGGAATCATGGAAGTTGTGATTGGTGTAAAGAGAATAGGTTATATAGAAGCATGGTTCAACAGGATATGATGAATTCAAAGTTGGATGAGTATGAAAAAGGAGAGATGGAAAATGAAGTTATTGATTGTGATCGACATGCAAAATGATTTTGTGACGGGTTGCTTAGGGACACCTGAAGCTAGAGCAATCGTCCCGAAAGTTAAAAAGAAGATTGAAGAATGGGATGGAGATTTGATTTTTACAAGAGATACACACAACGAAGATTATTTAAACACGCCTGAAGGTAAGAAGTTGCCGATTCCGCATTGTATTGAAAATACTGATGGATGGAAAATTGTTGATGGCTTAGAACAACCAAATTGTAGATATATTGATAAAAATACCTTTGGATGGAGACATTGGAGAGAGCTTTGTAATCAGTTTGAAGAAATTCACATTGTAGGACTTGTATCAAATATCTGTGTAGTAACAAATGCACTGATTCTTAAAACAATTTATCCATTCGCGGAGATTATTGTAGATGCAAGTTGTTGTGCCGGAACTACACCACAGGCTCACAGAGCAGCGATGGAAGTTATGAAGAGTTGTCAGATTACAGTGATTGGAGAATAAGATGGATAAATATTTGAGTGTAATTACAAATTTTGGCTGTCATTATAAATGTCCTTATTGTATTGTGACAAACAACAATCTCCAGATTCCAAAAAGTACAATTGGTGGGCTGGATTGTTTGGAAGATGTGTTAAAAGAAAATAACTGCAATATTATCTCTCTTTCTGGAGGTGGGGATCCACTTCATGAATATGAAAAACATATTGATTGGTATCGAAAATTTTTCAGTATAGTACATAAACGTAATGTTTATCGCAACAATAAAGAACGTCAAATTCCGGTAGAAATGCACACAAGCTATATGACAGATGAAACATCTTTCCCATTTTATGATTGTTATCGTGTTGTATATCATGCGAATAGTTATGAGCAACTTTCCCATATTAAAAGAACTGGTAGAGAGATTGTAAGAGTTGTATTTGTTGTAACTGAAAATTATAGCATTAATGACATTATGGATATTGCATTGTTTGTGAAAAATAGTTCTGATATTGATGAATTAAGTTTCCGTCAGATGGTTGGCAACAATTACGAAGAACAGCATTATTTGGAAGATTACCTTCGTCTTGGACATCAGAAATTATGGTGGTATATCGAGCAGTGTGATTACAATCTGTATTATTGTGAGAATAGAATATATACAGAGTATAAAAGAATTAGAGAGGAAGAATATAGCTTATGATTAGTGTAAATGAACTAGAAGTAAAGATTGAACATTATCCTGATGGAACACCACGAATTAATCTGGATGTTGATGATATTCCAGATTTCACAGATGGATCAACATCGTATATACATATCAGATGGAAATATGAAAATGATGCAGAGTTGATGTATCTGACTATGATTAAAAAACATCTGGATGCAAATTTAGCAGATGTTACATACTTATTGACAATGGATTATATTCCAAATGGACGGATGGACAGAACTAAAAGAGATTGTGAAGTATTCACACTTAAGTATTTTTGTGATGTAATCAATTCACTTAATTTTTCACGAGTATTCATTCTGGATGCTCATAGCAATGTATCTGTAGCACTTCTTAATAATTGTATCAATAAATCTCCTAAGAATTTTATCCAGAAAGCAATTGACGAAATTAGAAACGAGAATATAGAAAAAGAAGTAGTTACGGAATTCTCAGATATTAAAAATGATGTAGTTTCTGACACTTATGAAAATTCAGTGTTTGATGATTCTAAATTAGTACTGTATTTCCCAGATTATAGTGCTTCAAAACGTTATGCTGACATGTTCCCTCAGTTTAGATACTGCTATGGAGAGAAGAAACGTGATTGGGAGACTGGTAAGATTCTTGGAATTGATATTAGAACAAATGGCATTAATCTGGAAAACAAGATTGTATTGGTACTTGACGATCTTATTAGTTACGGTGGTTCAATACACTATGGTGTGCAAGAATTAATGAATTACAAACCAGAGAAAGTTTACGCTTATGCAACTCATTGTGAGAATTCTGTACTTGATAAGGAAAAAGGAACTTTGATCAAAGACCTGGAGAATAATACAGTAGAGAGACTGTTTACAACAGATAGTTTGTTCACAGGTAAACATGAAAAGATCAAAGTGATGGAGGTGTATTGATGAGAAATATTTCTTTTATGCTGATGGCTGACACTTACAAAAATACAAATCCGGATGCGTTACCGGACGGACTCACAAAACTGACTTCTTATATTACTCCGAGAAAGTCTATGTTTAAAAATCTGAATGAAGTTGTATTTTTTGGACTTCAGGGATTTATCAAAGAGTATCTGATTGAGCTGGTAAATGATACATTCTTTAAACGTCCAAAAGATGAAGTAATTGCTGAGTATAAAAAGTATCTGGATAATCAGATTGGTTCCCAGAGTTATGACCTTGGACGTATTGAGAAATTATGGGATTTACAGTATTTACCAGTAGAGATTAAAGCATTACCGGAAGGATCTGTAGTAAATATGGGAATTCCATGTATTGAGATGACAAATACTCATCCAGACTTCGCATGGGTAGTGCAATGGTTAGAGTGCGGAATTCAGTCGTTCACTTTTGGTACGTGTAACTGGGCAACTGTAGGACATAAGTATAGAACACTGGCAAATGAGTTCTACGAGAAAACAACAAATGGTGCCAATCCTGCTATGGCTATGGCAGATTTCGGATTCAGAGGTCTTGGTATTGAGAATGGTATCCATGCAAGTTCTTCATGGTTGTTATCATTCGATAAGACTTCAACCATTCCTGCAACACAGTATGTAGACCTGATGTATAACGCTGATTGTGCCAAGAATCATATTGGAATCGGTGCAGTCAGTCTGGAACATGCGACAGTATGTAGTAACTTAGCCGTATGTGAGACTGAGGAGAATTTATTAAGAAGACTTCTGACTGATACATATAAGAATACTTCTTTCAGCTATGTGTCTGATACATTCGATTATTGGAAGCTTATTGAAGAAACACTTCCAAAGCTGAGAAAAGAGATTAAGGAACATAATGGTAAATTCCTTGTGAGACCTGACAGTGGAGATATTATTGAGATTTCTGTAAAAACTGTACAGAAATTGTATGAGATTTTTGGCGGTAGTGTTAATTCTAAAGGATATAGAGAGCTGAATCCGAAGATTGGAATTATCTACGGTGATGGTTGCCAGTACAGCAAAATCAAAGAAATCTGGACTGAACTTGAGAAGTTAGGATTTGCAGCCGATACAATCCTGTTTGGTGTTGGTGCATTCTCATTCTCGGCAATGTGTACTCCGGAGGACGGAATGGTTTGTCTGACTAGAGATACTTTTGGATTCGCTATGAAGAGTACTTACTGTATTATTGATGGTAAAGAATATACGATTCAGAAGAACCCGAAAACAGACAGAAATAATCTTAAGAAATCACATAAAGGTCTGTGCTGTATTACCAAAGATGGAGACAAGTTTGTGTGCACTGACGGATACACAGAAGATACTATTCCGGAAGAGAATGAACTGAAACTTGTCTTCAAAGATGGAGAATTAGTAAAAGAGCAGACTTTTGGCGAGATCAGAGAAAGATTGAATGGTGGCGTAAATGATTAAAGTGATTGATGGCGACCTGTTTACAACAGATGCAAAGTTCATTTGCCACCAGGTTAATTGTCAGAAACGTATGGGATCAGGAGTTGCTTTACAAGTGAGAGAAAAATTTCCTCATGTATACAGAGAATATTGTAAAGTAGCCTCTCCTGAGATGCTTGGACAGGTTCAGATTGTTCCTGTGAAAGAAATGTATCTTGGATATGATTGTGGAAGTCTGGCAGTACCGTATACAGAGCAGTGGATTTGTAACATGTTCGCACAGGACAATTATGGCTATGACGGAAAGTTATATACGGATTTAGATGCTCTTGAGAAGTGTTTCAAGCATATGAACGGAAGAATATGCGAGAGAAACAATAATTGTGGAGCAACAGTTGCAATGCCTTGGAAGATTGGATGTTGTAGAGGCGGGGCTAATTGGGATGAAGTGTATCAGATGATTGATAAGATTTTTAAATATCAGAATGTGGAATTATGGAGGTTAGATAATGGCTGAGTTTGATGCAGTAAAAGTAAAAAATGAGTTAGTCGAGTGGATACAGGAATTTTTTGAAATCAATGGTAAAGGATGTAACGCCATAGTTGGGATTAGTGGCGGAGTCGACTCATCTACTGTTGCGGCGTTGTGCGTGGAGGCTCTTGGAGCTGATCGAGTATATGGTGTATTGATGCCACAGGGTACTCAGAGCGACATTGATTATTCATATGAACTTTGTGAACATCTTGGTATTGACTACTGCGTAGTTAATATTGGAGACACAGTAGGTGGATTACTTTATAGGATTCATATTAATTCTGGTTTTGATATTACAGAGCAGACAAAAATTAATCTTCCTGCAAGAATTCGTATGTCAACCTTGTATGCTGTTTCACAGTCTCATAATGGACGAGTTGCTAATACTTGTAATTTTTCAGAAACATACGTGGGATATGACACCAGATTTGCGGACAGCGTAGGGGACTTCTCTCCGTTACAAATGTTTACAAAAACAGAAGTTCGGTCAATTGCAGAAGTTCTTAATTTACCAGAACATCTTGTACAGAAAGTTTCCTTAGATGGCTTATGCGGGAAAACAGACGAAGAGAATTTTGGATTCTCGTATGCAGTGTTGGATCGTTATCTTCGCACAGGTGAAATTGATGATCTTGAAATTAAAAAGAAGATTGATTATATGCATGAGAAGAATTTATTCAAAGTACAGCCAATGCCGTATTTTGAGTATAAAGCATAATTAATCCAATGCGGTGATGGAATAGGTAAACATAGATTGGTTTTCGAGTAAGCGAGAAATGTACTTAATTGTACGACTGAATAGCACCCGGATGTTAACTGGGAGCACGATGGTTCTTCATCCTTAGAAACCGACAATCAGAATGGTAACATTCATGTGTGGTGCAAATCCACACCCGCATTTTTATCAAATTGCAAAGGAGAATATAAAAATATGCAGTATTGTGGCAATGCAATTGGTCAGAAATTCTTAGATAATCTGGCTAGAGAAATAGCAGACTGGAACGAAGTAAATAAATCAAATCCGAATACATATGAAGCACCTGTTCCATTTTACATAGCGGCTCTATGGAACCAGTTTAAATTTCATGGTGAGAAATACAAAGAATTTTTTGATGACATAAAAGATAAATATTCATATCAGATTGTTCCGAATGAATATGGTGACATTTATAGCGTTAACTTGTGGGATGAAAATGATTCAAGTCGTCGCCAAGATGTTTGGTTAGACGAGCAGATGATCTTCCCAGAACTCAAAAAATATCACTATGAAATCCATTTTTCATACGATGAGAGATATTTGGGTTATTGTGAATGTCAGCCTGGAGATGAAGACTACAATGAGGATTATCAATGTTGCGGGCATGGTTGTGACTGGGATGCACCAGCGGTAACAGTATACAAGTGTTATGACGTAGATAATGGTGTATGGAATGGCGATGAGCATGATTACTGGGACTTTGAAGATGCTTTTTATAAAGATGATTTAGAACTGAAGGCGCATATTGAAGAAGAAGCAAAGCGACAGAGAATAAAAGATTTAGAGAAGCAGATTGCTTCTTATCAGAATGATCTGAACATGTTAAAGAAAGAGATGGAGGACAAGTAAATGGTTGTAGGAGATAAAATTAGATTAGTTAAACCTTTTGGTGTTTTAACAAAAATTGGTGAAGTTTGTGAAGTAGCCAATATTTTATCCACAGGAGAAATTTATTTTAGACATAATAAAGGTGTTGGAATTATGTCTTACGAAAAATTTGAAGAATATTTTGAGTTAGTATCGACAGACAATAAAGTAGAGAAGAAGAAACATGAGTGGGCTAAGTGGCAACCAACAGATACTAGTTTTTATAATCCTGTTACTGATATTTTTGATGTGATTGAATTGGAATGGCGTACAGATAATGAGAAACGTGTGCAGGTTAGAATGAAAAACGATCGACAAATCAGATCACGTTCCAGTTGCTACAAAGATGATAAATTTTCAGTAGCTGATGGATATTTTCTTGCCAAGTATCGTTTGTATATAAAATGGGTATCAAAAGTGGTAGATGATTATAAAAAATCTCTGTAGAGAATCACATAGTATAGAGCGGATATACGCTTTGTCCAGAACACGTTTACAGAGTAAATTTAGATTATAAAAAGTGAGGTAAAAGATTGTGAAGGTTGAAATTATTAAACAGAATTTGGGCGATGAAGTGAGTTATAAATATAAGCCTATGAGCTTCTGTTGTCATGAATTAGCAAGAAATCCAGTAATTGAATTAGTAGCTGGAGAATATGACGTTACAGAAAATTATATTTCAGAACCACAATTTTGCATTGCAGACTATGACGAGTGGACTGAATGGGAAGAAGATTTTAAGCAGGATAATTATTATCCGATTAAATATTGCCCGTTCTGTGGTGAAAAAATCGAAACAGAAATTATTAGAGAAGAAGATGTCTCTGATGAGTATGCTCGGTTGGAACGTGAACGAGACATTCTTTGTAAAGGTGCTCGTGTTACCGACAGTAAATCAAAAGAAGAAGATCTCAGAAGAAAAGTTCGGGAGTTGGATAATAAATTAGATTATTATAACCAACTGAGAAAATACAATGAAGAGGTGTAAATATGAGAAGTATAGTAAGTGATATTTCAGAATTGTTCGGCAGAGTTAAAGCACTTGAGGAAAAGTTAGGTGTGACACATATTCCGAAAGGATTAAAAATCGGAGATGAATTTGAACTTGCAGACACAAACTGGAAAATCCTTGATATTACGGATGCTGGATATATGTGCATTGGTGACTCATTGGGAGATAAAAAGTTTGATGAAAACTCAAGTGACTGGAATGAAAGTAGTTTGAGAAGTTATCTCCACACAGAGTTCTATAAAAAGGTTTCCAAAGAGATTGGTGAGGATAATATTGTTGCTTTTAAAAGAGACCTGTTGTCTCTTGATGGACAGGAAGAATATGGGGAAACAGATGATTTTGTATCTCTTTTGACGGTTGACGAATACCGAAAATACAGAAAATTCATTCCGAATACTGATGAATGGTGGTGGCTTGTTACTCCGTGGAGCACACCTTGTAACGAATACTCAAAAACAGTCACCGTTGTTTCTCCGCCCGGCGGTATCTACGGCTACGGCTGTGGCAACGACTACGGTGTTCGCCCGGTTTGTATCTTTTCCTCTTCAATCTTTGAATCAGAGGAATAAGTAAATAGCAGAAACAGATTTAGTATATAAGGTGGTGAGTAAATTTGGGAACAAATTATTATATGATGACAGACAATAAAAAGTTAGCAAAAAAATATTTTGACGGAGAATATGAATTAGTAGATGAACCATTTTTCGGATACGAGATTCATATAGGAAAGCGTAGCTTAGGTTGGAAACCATTATTTGAGACGCATAAGAAAGCATATAATTCTGTTACAGAAATGAAGCAATTTATTAAAGAACATTGTGAAGATATAAAAATATTTGATGAATATGGCGAACAGTTTTCGTTAGATGGGCTTCAGGAAGAATTAATTGACTGGGGAGAAAATCAACAAGTGCGTTATATGAAATATATTCCCGGAGGAATTGTACGTGATACTCTATGTGGTTGGCGAGATTATTTTATAGAGAGTACAGAAAACGATTACGATATAACAATACCATATGATCATCTTGAATATTCTAGTTTTGATACAGGTCAGATGTGGGGTTCCTCAAGATATTTTCATGATATTGATGGATATGATTTTACAGAAGGGTATTTTTGTTAAATGTACAAACAAGTTATTATAGCAAGAAAAGACCTGGAAATGTCACCAGAAAAATTGGCTGTGCAAGTAAGTCATGCGTCTAATGCATTTCTTATGCAAATGATTAGATATAATGTGACGAAGATCATTAATGAGAAGATTTTGAGGGCGTATGGTTCAGACGGCAAACCACAATGGTATAGACATCCAGATTTAGATGATTTCGCAGAGATTACAAGACAGAATGGTAAAAGATGGGTTTATTATAAGCCGGCAAATCAGAAGAATCCATATGGCAAACAAATAATGGTGGATGAACCAACTGTAAGTCATTACAAGACAGAATTTACTATTGACAAAAATTTGTACGAGCAATGGATGTGTGGAGAATATACAAAGTGTGTTCTTAGAGCGAAGAATAAAAATCAGCTTCTGAAAGCTAAGTCCATGGCAGAAGATTTGGGAATGGTTGAGAATGAAGACTTTTGGTTGATCCATGATAACTGCTATACCGAGTTAGAACCGGAAGAAAATGGTAGGACGCTTACTGTAATTGGTTTTAAACCGATGGATAGTGGAGTGATCGATCAGATTGGCAGGAAGTATCAACTGTACGTCTGAAAGTTTGTTTTCATCTGGAGAGAGGAGAGAATACATAAATGTGTAAATATTGTGATTCACATTCGAATGATTGCTGTATCTACTTAGATCCATTGACAAAAGAATGGTATGAAGATATCGAAACAATGGAATGGGATAATTATGATGGCGAATATATACATCAGAAGAACTACATCAATTATTGTCCGTATTGTGGAAGAAAGCTGGCGGAGAATAAGTAGTTGTGAAATAAAAAATATAAGAAAGTTGAGGACTAAATCATGACAAATGAAGCAAAATTAGCATTAATGAAGGATAGACTGGCGAAACTGCAGGTGTCTCCGAAGAACATTAAATGTGGTGGAGTTGTAAGAAAACTGAGAAGACAGATTAGCAGAATGGAGCGATAGTATGAATTTTAGTGAAGCGTTGGATGCTATGAAGAGTGGAGAAAAGGTTACAAGAAAAGAATGGCTCACAAATAGATATTTGTTTATCGATAAAGAAGATAATACAATAAAATTTTATGATGATTTATCTTTTTCTGAGGATGAAAAAATTTCGGTAGCATTGATGACATCTTATAATCTATTAGCTAACGATTGGTGCATTAAAACCGTAATGCCAAAAATAGGCGATATCGTGCAGGTAAAAGGAACTGGTAAAGGCATCATTACAAAATGTAGAGTCGATGGGAAATACACTGTATTGATTGGAGACGGCAGCTTTCTCGTATGTGATATGTTCAATTTTGATCTTACCGGTGAGAACTATCATGAACTTGTAGATGGTATTAGAGATTTTTTACATTAATGATGGAGGATAAATAAATATGAAAATAGCATTATTAATCTTAATTCTTATGATCTTCTGTCATATCATAGCTGATTATAATCTACAAGGTTGGCTTGCATCCGCTAAACAAAAAGAATGGTGGGAGAAAAATGCTCCAGATAAAATGTATAAGAACGATTATAAGATGGCGTTGTTTATGCATAGTTTCGCATGGTCGTTCATGGTGATGGTGCCGGTTGCGATATACGCATTATGTATGAAGGAATTTTTTTGTGTTCATTTTTTCTGGTTCCTTTGGAATATTGGAATGCATTATTTTATAGATGATCGAAAAGCCAATAAGAAAGAAATTAATCTTGTAGAAGATCAATTATTACATTTATGGCAAATTGCACTTACCTGGGCAGGATGTGTAATTCCAATTTTATGAAGAAAGGTGAGAACACTCGCCACTTCAGTGGTGAGATGAATCGACACCAAATGGAGAATATACATATGAGGTGATAAATTAGAAAGAAAGCGAGGTGAAGGTAGTGGAAAAGGCTTATAAGTACAGAATTTATCCAAATAAAAAGCAACGAGAAATAATAGCAAAGACTTTTGGATGTTGTAGGTTTGTATATAATACATATCTTGCAAAAAGAGTTGAAATGTATGAAAAAGAAAATGAAACATTTTCATATACACAATGTTCAAAAGACATGACAAAACTTAAGTCTGAACTGGAATGGTTAAAAGAAGTTGATTCCACTGCTCTTCAATCTTCACTTAGAGATTTAGATTCTGCTTATCAGAAATTCTTCAAAGAACATACCGGTTATCCTAAATTTAAATCAAAGAAAACACATAGATATTCATATAAATCGAAATGTACAAATAATAATATTCAGTATTGCGGAAGACATATTAAATTACCAAAACTTGGAGTGGTAAAAACTAAAAATAAATTAATTCCGCAAGGAAGAATATTAAATGCTACCGTATCACAGGAGCCTAGTGGAAAATATTATGTTTCGCTATGCTGTACTGATGTAGAAATGAAACCATTGGAAAAAACTGGAAATTCTGTTGGTATTGATTTAGGTATTAAAGAGTTTTGTATAACATCTGATGGAGAAATGATTCCGAATCCGAAATATCTCAAAAAGTCATTGGACAAGCTTGCTAAATTACAAATAGAATTATCTCGAAAATCAAAAGGTGGTTCTAATCGTAACAAAGCAAGAATTAAAGTTGCAAGACTTCAAGAACATATTGCAAATCAGAGAAAAGATTTCTTGCAGAAATTATCTACAGAGATTATCAGAAATAATGATGTGATTTGTTTGGAAGATTTACAAGTAAAAAACATGATTAAAAATCATAAACTTGCAAGGTCTATTGCAGATGTATCATGGTCTGAATTTGTAAGACAATTAGAGTATAAGGTTGGTTGGTATGGTAGAAAAGTTATAAAAGTAGGTAAGTTTTTTGCAAGCTCACAGACTTGTAATGTATGTGGTTATGTTAATAAGGAAACAAAAAATCTTAATGTTAGAGAATGGGATTGTCCTTGTTGCAATACACATCATGATAGAGATATTAATGCTGCTATTAATATATTAAACGAAGGATTAAGGCTACTGGAAGTAGCTTAATAATCATAAATAAGAACGGTTGGAACAATCGGGATAGCTTGGTAAATATTATCTCAGTAGAGATAATTTCCCAAGAATCACACCACTTTAGCGGTGTGAAGTTCAATGGTTGGATTATTTACATAATTCTCGGAATTATCTATGCAAAACTCGGAATGAGATTTGCAGACAATAATTTTGCACTTATTATGTCAATTATTGAAGTAGTAAGTTGTATTATTAACATTTTCGACTATAGTTCATATGCTACAAAATTAGAAAAAGGCGAAGAGTTCTCAGTTAATAGATTTAGAGAGTTACTTTTTTCTATAGTAGATATTATATATTATCCAACAATGATCTGGCTGTTGATTCAGAGTTTTTAGTAAATTGATGGAAAATAAATAAATATAAACTTACACTCGTTATTACGTGGTGGGTTGGAACGAGTCATCCCTATAATAAGGAAGAAACAACTACCACAAATATGCGCCCAAGGTGATGCGGTACGTTGCACCTGTCTTATACACAGCGATTCCCAGTCCGACTCTGGGTGGGCGTATTAGCATCGAGAGTATGCAACATTTGTTTAATTAAATACGAGAGGATATTGTCATCTGAGATAATCCTAGTACTTGGATGTAAAATTTAAATTAGACCTACAAGAAAGTATCGTATGAAGTTAATCAATTGGGAGTTGTGCATAGCTCCGCTCTCGGTGCAACCATAGGGCTATCGCCAAGCGGTTAAGGCTCCACACTTTGAATGTGGTATTCGTAGGTTCAAATCCTACTAGCCCCGTTAATCAAGTAAATATTTTGGCAATTGAATATTATCACGGCAGTAAATCCTTTCTTTCGCTTCATTTTTTTCTGGTTTCGCACATTGTCGCTGTTGTGATGATATTCAATAAGCGGGAGTACCCAAGCGGTGATGGGGCTGATCTTATAAATCAGTTGCGGCACGTTCGACTCGTGCCTCCCGTATTTCTAAAATTCAGAAAGGAGCAAATGAAATTTATGTTTGAAGTGGAAACAAAAAAAACTACATATTCATGTGAGTATACCAATAATAATAGTTATTTGCATAGTGAATGTAGAACGTGTAGATACAAAGTCTACAATGTTAGAGATGATGGTAATGGATATCCACAGTTTCTAATCTTTGAAGATGGTCAGTGGAGATATAAAAGTGCGAAATACTTTAAACCTGTGGAGTAGAATGATCATGAAAAGTATTAAATTATCTGATATTGTAATTAGTTCGGCTTTTGCTGCATCAGTTCCATCTGAACAAAAAGTTCAGAAATACAGAAAACGCTTTGCAAATACAGGTAAGCAGAGTATGTACTTAGTTCTGGATAATGAAAATGTTCTGGTGGACGGTTATATTCAGTATCTGATTCTTAAAGAGAATAATGTAGAAGAGGCTTATTATATTAAATGCGGTAAGTTTGGTGAAAAGAAGAAACCAACTTACAGAACAAAGACCACTACATATGTATATGGTACTCATCCGAACAGCAAATGTACAAAAGAGTTTGTGTGGCGAGTTCCTGAAAATTGGTGTGGTTTTGCAGAGAATATTAAAGTAGGGGATACAATTTACTGTCATACAAAGTTTGGTGTTACGCCGGTTGTCGTAAGCAGAATTGAAATGAGTGATTTGTGCCCTGTAGATATTCCTGTGAGAAAAGTGGCGAATCAGATTATCAAACACTGTGAGGTGACAAGATGACAATTGATAAAATTAAATCAGAATTGAAAACTGAGAAATATGATTTCTTGAGAAATGATGAACATCTTGGAGAGAATATTATGTTATTGACATTAGGCGGAAGTCATGCATACGGGATGGAAACTCCTAATTCAGACTTAGATATCCGTAGTGTTGCTTTAAACAGTAAATCAGAAGTTCTTTTAGGTACCGATTTTGAACAGGTTGTTGATGTTCCAACAGATACAACTGTATATTCTTTCAATAAGATCGTTAAGTTATTGACTTCTAATAATCCAAACACGATCGAGCTGTTAGGAACGAAACCAGAGCATTATCTATATTTGTCTGATATAGGAAAAGAATTATTAGATAACAGGAAAATGTTCTTATCAAAAATTTGCATTCATTCTTTTGCAGGTTATTCGCAAAGCCAGCTGAGACGTTTACAGAATAAAGCAGCACGTTTAGTCGGACAGGCTCAGAACGAAGAGTATATTTTCAAAAGTATTCAAAATGCAAAATATGATTTCAAAAACAGATATTTCCCACATGATGAGAGTGATGTGAATTTATATATCGATAAAGCAGTACAGGAAGGATATGAGACTGAAATTTTTATGGATATTAATTTAAAACATTATCCATTAAGAGACTGGGCTGGTATGTGGAACGAAATGAAATCTATTGTAAGTAGCTACAACAAAATTGGCAAACGTAATGAAAAAGCTATTAGTCATGATAAATTAGGAAAACATATGGCTCATTTGCTGAGACTGTATATGATGTGTATTGATATTCTGGAAAATGAAGAAATTATTACATACAGAGTAGATGAACATGACTTGCTGATGAGTATCCGCAATGGAGAATACTTAGATGAGAATAGACAACCAATCCCTGAATTTTATGATCTGTTAAATGAATATGAGAAGAGATTTGAATATGCAAAAGAAAACACATCTCTTCCAGATAAACCAGATTATAAGCGAATTAATGAATTTATAATGTATGTGAATGAGCGAGTCGTGAGAGGAGAAATCTAATGGAAGTTTCAACTAAATTAAAAGAACGATTCTGTAAAGATTGTAATATTCCATTAAGTACCGGAGATCGAGGTGAATTTTGATGAGTAAAGATATTAGAATTGAACTTCCGGAAGCTGTAAAAGAAATTTTTCAAAGTAATCGGAAAATACGGAAGTACGGCTTACATCGTAGGCGGCAGTGTAAGAGACAGTATTATGGGGAGACCAGTGCATGATTGGGACATCTGTACGCCAGTTACAATAAATGAAATTTTTTCACTTTTTGAAAGCAAAGGATACAAAGTAATTCCTACCGGTATTCAACATGGTACGGTCACTGTAATGATTGATAATGTTGGGTATGAAATCACAACGTACAGAAGGGACGGAGAATATTCAGATGGAAGACATCCTGATTCTGTAGAGTTCACAAGCAATCTTATTGAAGATCTAAGCAGACGGGATTTCACCATTAATGCTATGGCATATAACGAAAAAGATGGATTAATTGATCCGTTTAATGGAATGCAAGACATTGAAGATCATTTTATTCGATGTGTTGGCGTTGCAAAAGATCGCTTTACCGAGGATGCCTTACGAATTTTACGTGCAATGAGATTCGCTTCTCAGTTAGAATTTGTGATTGATGCTGAGGCAGGTTATGAAGCAAGTCATTTATATAAAAGTTTAGAGAATACATCTACTGAGAGAATTAATAGTGAGTTTTGTAAAATGATTGTTGCACCAGATTTTTGTATTCAGATGGTTTTGTACGATGGTGTACTTGCCCAGTTTATTCCGGAGATTAAAGATATGTTCGGATTTGAGCAGAATAATCCGTATCATGTTAATAATGTATGGAATCATACAGTTCATGCAATACAGTATTGTGATTCAGATGACTTAATCACATGCCTGGCAGTATTCTTTCATGATATCGGTAAACCACACTGTTATACAGAAGATGAGAATGGTGTTGGACATTTCAAAGGTCATGGAAAAGTAAGCGCAGATATGACAGACAAGATTATGAAACGACTTCGTTTTGACAATGATACCAGAGAAAAGGTTGTGCAGCTTGTATATTATCATGATTCAACATTCGAGGTCGGAGGAAAATATATCAAACGTTGGTTGAATCGTATTGGAGAAGAACAATTTAGACGATTATTAGAGCTTCGTAAAGCTGATGTCTCAGCACAAAATCCAGAATATAAAGAAAAAAGACTTGGTAAAATTCAGAAAATCGAAGAACTTCTGGAGAATATATTAAGTGAAGAACAGTGCTTTTCGTTAAAGGATTTAGCAGTAAATGGCAATGATGTTATGAAATATATGGGATGTTCTGGGAAAATGGTTGGATATTGGTTAAATCATTTACTTAATATGGTTATCAACGGAGAGATTAAGAATAATCCTTATGAACTTATCTCATATATGAAACATACAAATGTATAAATTTAGAAGGAGAATACAGAAATATGAAATGTATGTATCATGTCGATCACGACGGCAAACTTAGTGCTTTCTGGGTGCATCAGTTAGCACCTAAATTAGATGATTATGATGAAGAATATATCATGATTAACTACGGAATGGAATTCCCGTTTGAGAAAATCAAAAAAGATGAACAGGTGTTCATTGTTGATTATTCTATTATGCCAGAAGAGATGGAAGAGTTACTAAAAATCACAAACAATGTTACTTGGATTGATCATCATATCAGTGCAATTAAACGATATGACGGATTTCCACATCAGATTCCTGGTCTTAGATATGATGGTATTGCCGGTTGTATGCTGACATATTGTTACTTCAAACATATGCTTGTACATATCACAGAAGAGAATAGCTTAGTATGTGTACCGTTCAAGGAAGATATGTGCTATGATGCACCGATGTTTACAAAATATGTAGCAGATTATGATGTTTGGAAATTTAAATATGGGGAAAGGACAAAAGCGTTTGAAATTGGATTAACACTGGAAGATACAGATCCGACTGATGCTGATAACATTTGGAATAAGCTATATAACAATGAGATTGGTACAGTAGATATCATTGTGAATGGCAAAAATCTTCTTAAATATCGTGATAACTGGTCAAAAGAGTATTGTGAGTCAGTTGGATTCGAAACAGAATTCGAAGGACATAAATGTTTCGCAATTAATATGGCAATGGCTGGAAGTGATAATTTTACATCTGTTGATCAGGATAAATATGATATGTTCATTGGATTTTCATTCAACGGTAAGCGATGGACTTACGGATTACGTTCTACAAAAGTAAATTGTTCTGAAATTGCCATGAAATATGGTGGTGGTGGACATCCTGGAGCAGCCGGATTTAGTTCAGACGAGTTGTTATTAAAAAGTGTAGAAGAGTAAGGAGAATATAGATATATGGCATACAATTTCGATGATATGTTTGATAATTACCTTAATGCATATAAAAATACATCTGATTATAAAGACACCAGCATGTTAGAAATCGCTTTCAGAAAAGAAGAATTTGAGGAGAATTTAGACAAAATGTGGTCTATTTATTCATCTGGATGTATTCAACAAATTGCTGAATATAATAAAGGTGTTAATCAAATTAAACATGTTGGGTTTAAAGTATATAGAAATTCATCAGGAAAACACAAAATTGTTATTCCGAAAGGAGAATAAAGTAGTATGACAAGTTATGAATTTGAAAAAGCTGCAAAGAATGCAGTCGCTAAAGTATTAAAAGAAATAACAAATCGCAAGGATATTACAATTGATCAGCTCGATTTAGTATGGTTTGCACATGAATTAGGTTATAAGAAATGTACTATTTGGGGAGAACCAATGGGATATTTGTATGCAGAGGTTACTTATAACCGAGATAAAGATGAGATGTATGTGGATATTTATAAAAAAGTAAGTAATACACGAATCACATCAGATGGTTTTGACTTTGAAGTATAGGAGAATACAGATATATGAAGAAGAAAATTATTGCACTCGCAGCGATTGCAGGACTTACTATTGGAATGTGTGGATGTACAGGTTCATTTGAGAGAGCGGTTGTAGATGCCAAGAGCAATCTGAATGGTGGACTCAACAGAACGGTTACAGTATACACAGCTGATGGTGATGTCATTGCTACATATCAAGGAAAGATAGATATTGATACAAACGATGGTGGTTATGTGAAGTTCGATTATGACGGGAAAAGATACATCTATTACAACTGTTTTGTAGAGAGTATCGCAGATATTAATTAAAAAATTCACTGTCATAGACAGAGAATATATAAATAAGACGATCACAGCAATTTTACAAAATATTAAAGATAATACTGGCAAACAAATATGATATCGTCTTGAACATTTAGATTCCAACAGCAAATATTCAAGAAATTAATTCATTAATAGAGAATACATAAATATGGAATCTAGTAAAGATGAGACACTAACAGCAAATGTTAAAATATTATAATACGGATGATAATAAAGTGTCTCGATTACATTGTAGGGTAGCGAAGTGGCTAAACGCATCAGAAGAAAAATGTGATTAGGTATAATCACTAACAGCAAATCAGACTCTAAATCTGACACCTATGGTTTCGCTGGTTCGAATCCAGCCCCTACAATTTACACTGGATAGTTTCAATTGGTAAAACAGCATCACAATTAAAAAGCGGATAGAAAAAATAACATATACTTTCATAAAATCCTCTCTTTTCTTTTTGATACATAGTCATCCGCTTACAGCAAATTTTAATTTAATGGACGATGCAGATTCTGGTTCGAACCCAGATCCGGTGATTCCACAACAAAATAGGCGGTAACAGCAATTTTCTTTGGAACAACTTTTAATTTGCAACCCAGATACCGTCTAGGATCTCCTTTCTGTGGAAAACGTATTGTTACAAATAACATGAGTTTCTTCCTTATTATAATAGGAAGGAATTCATACGGAGATGTAGCTCAGTTGGTAGAGCGATGGAAATATTATGTGTGTTTTGTATAAGACATCAACAGCAAATATTAATTAAGGGTAACCATTTGTCGGGAGTTCGAATCTCTCCATCTCCATTAAGACACAAAACAGCAACATTGAACAATTTGATTGCAAATCAAATGCCAAGTGGCTAAGTGTCTTGTATATAGGCGGATACAGCAAACTTATTGGAGAAGACTTTTAATTTACTAACCAAAACCGTCTAGCTCCTTTCTTTGTGGGAAGTAAGTTAATAAGTTGCAAGCTGAGTATTCTTGTATTGCCGTATGAGAATACTCACATGACGGGATAGTTTAATTGGTTAAAACGGTGAAAAAAATATGTCTTGTAATAGACATTAACAGCGATATTTATTCCACGTCCAGGCATTGATACAGGTTCGAGTCCTGTTCCTGTCGTTGAAGATAGTTACAGCAAATATTTAATTCAAGCGGAGAATATTAACATATAGCTATCTTGTAAATGATTCTTTAGACGGCTACAGCAATTTTTTGGTATAGACTGTTAATCTATTTTCCATGCCGTCTAGGAATCAAAGTTACTACTAATTTTGATTCAAAAGGAGAAAAAGAATTATGTTTATGAAAAATTTAAAAGAAACACTGAATGATGACTTCAATTATTCAGTTACTGAGAATGGTGCTCTTGGTTATAGAACATCAGGTAAAGAACTTCTTGATTTAAACTTTTCAGTATCATCTATGAGGAACATGAGCGAAGAAAAAATCGTTGAAAAGTTCGTAAAAGCGTTCTATGAGGACAAAATTTTGGCAATGAAATGGTTATTTTATTGCCGTGATTGTAGAGAGGGAATTGGCGAGAGAAGACTGTTTAGAACTTGTATAAAATATCTTGCAGAGAATCATCAGGATATTGCCAAGGAAGTAATTAAACTGGTTCCTGAATATGGACGTTGGGATGATTTATGGTGTTTATTGGACACTGATTTAAAAGATGATGTGTGTGAAGTAGTAGTACATCAGCTCTTAGAAGATGGTGTAAATATGAAGCAGAGTAAACCGATTTCGCTTCTTGCTAAATGGATGCCAAGTGCTAACACCTCTTCAAAAGAGACAAAACGATTGGCACATATCATCATGGATAACATCATTTTCACAGACAGACAATATAGAAAAATGTTATCCGAGCTCCGTGCGTACCTGAATGTGGTTGAAGTTAAAATGTCTGCAAAACAGTGGGATAAAATTGATTATGCAGCTGTTCCGTCAAGAGCAAATCTAATTTACAACAATGCTTTCTTACGAAATGATGAGGAAAGACGTAGAGAATACTTGAATAAGTTAGAAAAAGGCGAAACAAAAATCAATGCCGGTGTTTTATTCCCGCATGATATTGTACATAAGTATGGCTCAAGTAGATGGAACTTGTCACCTGTTGATGATCCGACACTTGAACAGCTTTGGAAAGCATTGCCTGATTACGTTAGCGGAACAGGAAATACAATTTGTGTAGCTGATGGATCAGGAAGTATGACTTCAAGAATTGGTGGTACGAATGTCACAGCTCTTAGTGTGGCAAATGCATTAGCCATTTACTTTGCAGAGAGAAGTTCTGGACAGTTCAAAGATACATATATTACGTTTAGTAGTCACCCGCAGATTGTTGATTTTAGCAATGCCGATTCATTGCGTGAGAAAATTGAGATTGCGCTGAATCATTGTGAGATGACAAATACAAATATTGAAGCAACATTTGATCTGATTCTCCAGACAGCGATCAGGAATGAGATGACTCAGGATGATATGCCACAGAATGTACTGGTACTTTCAGATTTAGAATTTGATCGTATGACTTCTGGACGTACTGATAAGAGATTATTCGAAGAACTGGCTGATAGATATGAAGCTCATGGATATAAACTTCCAAGATTAGTATTCTGGAATATCATGAGTCGTACTGGCACAATTCCGGTAAAAGAGAATGAGGCTGGTGTAGCACTTGTAAGTGGTTTCAGTCCTGCAATTGTGAAAATGGTATTGAGTAACAGTACAGATCCATTTGAGTGTTTACTGGAGCAATTAAATTCTGAAAGATACGCACCAGTTGAGAATGCGGTAAAAGATCTGGTGGCGTAGAGAATATATAGATATAGATACAACACAGCAATTATTAATTTCCAAGCATCGAAAGAAAAATGTATCTAGGATAAGAAAGACACATACAGCAAATTATTATTTCGACATAATAAATTAACCGGATGGGATACCGGAAGTGTGTCTTGTAAAACGAGGTGAAAGTAGTAGAAAAGCTGAGATGCTGAAAATACAAAGGTGAAGGCTGATTGTAAAATACCAGTCAACCAATGGACGTATTGCCTGAAACTCTTCGGAGAATATAATGGCAAGGAACATACCTCGCTTCTACAGGTAATGCTGAGGAAGAAGAATGTCCAATTGGAGTGTGGAAATGAACGCACTCCAAAAAACGAAGGAGAATCTATTAATGGAAGACGTAATGGTAAATGTGAACAAAATACTAACAATTGCAAAAGCAGAAGAGTTTCATGAATATAGAAAATGGGCTAATGAGTTACCTGCACTGCATTTTGACAAAGAATGGGATGTGAAAATTATTCCGCCGTTTGCAGGAGCAATCATTAGATTTTGGATTAATCACAATGGCAAGCATGTATCTGTATACTTCGATGGTTATTCGGAACTTGGTTGGATGTGTGATGAGAATGACAAACCAATACCTTATTTTGAGTATTATGACGACAACGAGACTTATAGATATCTGTTAGATGAATCAGATAAAATGATGGATGACATCAGAAATTTTCTTAATAATTAACTCACTTGGCAATTCAGCCAATAATTCCAAACTTATAAAACTAAATAGAGAATAAAAATATGGGTGGCACAGCATACCCTTGGGTTCGTGTACTCAAAAATCACTGTTTCTTATAAATCTTTTACATAGATTTTACTTCTATGTCCCGCTCAATTCGAGCGTTAATCATATAAAAATCTAAAAAGAATAGGAGAAATGAGAATGAATGAAGAAATGAAACAGCAAGTTCTGAGTAAACTTCTGGAAGTCATGATTGATCCGGATTCATTACCAGAAACAATTAACGAGTATACGGAGAAAGCAAAACCGTTAATTCGTGCAACTGGCAAAGCAGTACTGGATATTTATGAGGAAGTCGCAAGTAATGATCGCTATCCAAAAATCAGAGCAATGTCAGCAAAGAAAACGTATGACGCTTTTGTAAATGTTGGATTCACCGATGATCAGGCATTAGCGTTAATGATTAATGACAATATCCAGTTGATGAAAAATATTAAAGAGTCTGGTATGAGAGCGTCAAAAAATATCAACAAAAAGTAAATTTCAACAGGTTGGCATATTTTAGTTTGTTTTAAAAAATTTTTACATATACAAGGAGGACATTTCATGAATTTTGAAATGACAGGAAAACTTAGTATCTCGAAAGAGAGCGACAAATTTAAGCCGTATGAGGAGAAAACCTATCCATCTGGCTGGAAAAGAAAAACATTACTTTTTAATGTAACATGCGGTGATAATCGTCACATGCTTTCTGTTCAGGCAGGAGCCTTCGCGGATGGTCATGGTGATATTTACAGTTTTACTAAATCAACTGTAGATGAAAATGGCAACAGAGTAAAAGGTCAGTCAATCCAGATTCCATTTAAGGATAGACTTACATCTCCGAAAATTGCAGAGATTGCAGAATTCAAAAAATTCATTGTTGATCTTGAGAAACCGAATAGAAGATTTGAACTGCAGAAATTAGCAGATAAAATCCATGAAGGTGGAGAAGCAACTGATGAAGAACTTGCAAAAGTTGAACTTACATCAAAAGATGAAATTACAGATGCTCTTGAGAAAAGCAAAAAGAAACGACATGAGTTTATTTCTGAATGGGATTTCGTAGATTTCATCAAAAAAGTTATTGAAAGTGACAAATACAAAGACTCATTATTCTACATTAAAGGTAATGGAGAATATTCTTACTCTGATAAAAATCAGAGATTCTATGAATCATACGTGCCGACACGTATCTATCTTGCAGCACCAAATGCTGAACAATCTTCCACGGCTACATTAAATATCATCTTCAATCATGAAAGTCTTGACGATATGAGCGCAGATGAGAAGCACAAATATTATGTCAATGGGTACATGATGCAGTACGACAACAACCGCAAAGAGAATCTTCCTGTTCCTGTAACGATTGCTATTCCAATCGGAGATGATGAGAAGTCTCAGAAATGGGCGGAGCGTGTAAAACATAAATTCATGTTCGAGGATGATGACGAGTCATTTAAAGAGTATGGAGTAATTGTCAACATGCTCAATGGCGCACAGCGGGTAGAAATCACAGAGGACATGCTTACCGATGAGCAGAAAGAGGATATTAAGTTCGGACTTATTACTCTTGATGACATTAGAAAAGACCTTGGTGGAAGTGCTTACGGTGATCGAATTCGTGAATATCAGTTTGTTAAACCAGCGAGAGGGTTTATGAAAGGCAGAGAAGACACGGTTTACAAAGAAGAGGACATGATTGTTAAACCACTTGTTTCTGATGATGAGGAGGCAGAAGATGTCGATCTGTTTGATGAAGAAGTAGTTGAAGATGATGACGAGCTGTAAGAAAGAGGGCTATATGCCCTCTAACTACTTAGAAAATTTACATAGATAGGAGAATATAAATATATGGCATTTGGTAAAAGAAGTAAAATTAGTGACAACTTATATGATTATTCCATTATGATCTGTGGAGAATCTGGAATTGGTAAAACAACTGTATTGAGTGAACTCTGCGAAAAAGAGTTTGGAGAGGATGGATATCTTCTTTTAAATACAGGAGATGAAGAAGGTGTTTCCGCAATTGATGGAGTTACATATGAGGATGTTCCAACATACAAAAAGTTTGATGAGGTCGTAAAAGATATCATTAAAAATAAGAAAACAGATTATGCAAACTTAAAAGTTGTGATTTTAGATACTCTGGATCAGTTGATTGAGATTACTGAGAAAACAGCAATTGATAATTGGAACCGTGAGAATATGGGAAATAAAAACTTCAAACCAGCAAAAACACTTAATTCTGTAGAGGGTGGTTTCGGAGCTGGATATGATGTTGTTTTCAATATGATTTATGATAAAGTAAGAGCACTTGGAAAAGTTGGTGTAAAAGTATGGTACACATGCCATTCAAAAACAAAAGACATTGTTGATCCTGTTACAAGTGCAGCGTATACAACACTTACTTCCAACATGGCTCAGAGATATTTCAATGATTTCAAAACAAAAGTACATGTAGTTGGTGTTGCTTGTCTGGATCGTTCAATCGAAGCAGAAGGTACTGGTCGTACAAATATCATCAATCACAAAGAAATTACCGTAAATAAAGTAAAAGATGAGAAGAGAAAAATCGTATTCAGAGACGATTCCTATTCTGTAGATTCCAAGTCAAGATTCAGCGGAATTGTAAATGAGATTCCACTTGATTCTGACGCTCTTATTAAAGCATTAAAAGATGCAATCAAAAATTCTAAAAAATCTGGAACAACATCTGCTAAAAAAACATCCCCAGTAAAAACAGAAACAGCACCGCCAGTAGCGGAAGAAGTACCATTTGAAGAGGATATTGATGGCGATATCGATACAATTGATTCCGTTGAAGAGTCAGCGTATCCGGAGAATCTGGATGAGATAATCCGGATGATGTTCAAAGAGTGTACTGATGCCACGCTGAAAGCTCAGGTAAAAGAGGTTATCGCTGAGTACGGTAAACTCAAAGATGTAGATGAAGATGGATTAAAAAGAATTTACGATATGATGAACTAGGAGAAAAGCTATGCCGAGAATGGTCAAATGCCGCAAGTGCGGAGAAAAAATTGATCAGAAGTTAGCATTCAAAGTAGTAGTAGGTGATAAAAACACCTACTACTGTAATGAAGAAGAATACAATTCTGTGATTAAAGAACGTCAAGACCGAGAGCGGGTATATGATTTAATTAATCAGATTTTTGGATATGTAGTAACAAATACTGCATTATATAAGGAAATTAATGCATTAGCAAAATGTTATCCATATGATTCTATCGGTGATTATCTCACTGATAATTTTGATTATCTGTATGAAGTCATGCACCGTGATTTTGAGAAAGAATACGGTCAAATCAGATATTTTTCCACAATTCTTAGTAATAACATGAGAGATTTTGTAAATGACCACACACCAGAGCCTGTAATCACACATCAGGTTGAGGGCGATATTGTGAATATGAAATTCAAAAGAAATAAAAAACGTCGCGCACTGGACGACTTAATGTAAGGGAGTGATAAACATCGGGGAATTTTTAACAGGTGTAAAAGAAAAGTATCCTGCTATTCTTCTGAAAGGAAGATTGGAAGCTGAGGGTAATGTTGTTAGCTGTTTTTTCAAAGATATGTTGCTATTAGACGATACAACTTTCGAATCTGACGATTTTATCACTTCAGATGGTCGTTTTTATTATGGTTTAGTATCGAATTTGCGAAAAAAAGGGTTCTATTCTCTTGATGAAATCACTATTTTATCGAACCTCTCTTCTGAGGCTTTGGAGCGTTATGAAGCCAATGGTGGATGGGAAACAATTCAACATCAGATTGACATTATTAATGTGCAGAATTTTGATACTTATATAGATATTCTATACAGAGAGAATATTATCCTGAAACTACATGACGATGGGTTCAACCTTTCGCAGAAAATTGATTTTAACGGCAAAGAAATTATCCCGATTAAATTGTTTCGTAAAATGACAGCAGAAGAAGTGACAGATTGGTACGAGGCAAGGATTAGTTCATATGGCACAGGATACTCCAGCAAAATTCTTGAGGAAGAGGAGATTGATTTTGATGATGAATTTATTGAATCTTGCGAAGAAGGAGAAGAGAATGGTGTTCCGTTTGACATTGCTGGATATGATAAAAATGGTGAAGAGATAAATTGTTTCCCATTTCTATCCAGACAAGTAATGGGTTTACTCGAAGGAACATTTACTATGGTGGGTGGCTTTTCGAGCGTAGGAAAAAGTACATATTATATCACCATTTTAATGGCATTGCTGTATTATGAACGAAAAATTCTGATTATATCGAATGAAGAGTCTATAAAGAAATTCAAAGTGAAATTCATGATTTGGCTCCTGGCAAAACGCAATAGATATTTTAAATTAACCAAAAAAAAATTATCCACTGGCGATATTGATCCAGAATCAAGAGCGCAGCTTACTGATGTTCAGAAATTTTGGAGAGAGAATTACAAAGGTAAGGTTAAATTTATTTCTATTAATGATGCAAATATGGGAGTTATTAAGAAAAAAATTCGAGAAAATGTATTGAGGCATGGATATGATACCGTCTTATATGACACATTTAAAATTCAAGAGGGTGATTTTTCTAACTCTCGTCAGGACTTAGCTTTAGTAAGAGATAGCCGAGAACTTGATAAACTTGCCAAAAAATATAATTTAATCATGTTGGCTTCTGTTCAGTTAGCTGAGTATATGAAAGGTAAGCTATTTTTAGATGCAAGTTGTTTGAGCAATGCTAAACAGATTAAAGAAATTTTGGAAAATCTATTCTTAATGCGCACGGTGTATGATGAAGAACTCGACGAAAAAAGTAAATATTACTGCCATCCATTTAGATTGAAAAAAGTAAATGGCAAATGGATTGAAGAGGAGTATAAACCAGACAGATCTGCTGTATGGCGAGCTTTGTTCGTGGAAAAATGCCGCTCAGGATCAAACTCAAGTGACACAGGAGTTGGATATTTAATTAAATATTCAGGTGATCATTGTATTTTTCGGGAAGTGGCGCAGGCGAGATTTAAACATGGAGAAATAAAATAAATTAGTTTTGGAGTGAAGTATGCTTGAAGAAATTAAAAAAGAGCTTATAGAACATCCAGAAAAACTACGGAACGTACTGGAACATTTCGGCTACTGCAATATTGTGGTACGACCGAAATATATCCAGTTTGGAAGAGATGCTGAATCTTCTAAGAAGTCAATCGTAATCAAATTAGAGGGTAACAAGTATCTATATGTGAATGATTATCCGAGAAATATCAATCAGGATATGTTTTCGTACATTATTTCACAACGACATGTTGAGTTTAAAGATGTACTTAACGTTGTAAAAAAAGAACTTGGTATCTCTGATTATTATGAGTACTTTAACAAACGTGGGATTTTTGGCGGATTTTATAAGCATGTTCACAAGAAAAGTGTATGTAAAGAAAAAATATATGATGAATCGGTTCTTGACCAATATCAACATATTTGTAATTTAAGATTTCTTCAAGATAATATTTCGCTTGGAGCGCAGAAAAAATTTGAGATTGGTTATGATATTGAGGCACAAGGAATCACAATCCCAATAAGAAATCCGTATGGACAACTCATGGGTGTAAAGGAACGATTCAATTATGAAGTTCCTGATGGAGAAATGAAGTATTTTTACGCAGAACCATGTCAGATGAGTTTGACACTCTACGGATATTATCAAAACTATGAGTATCTTACCGGTGGAGTAATATTAATCTTTGAAGCGGAGAAATCCGTTCTTCAGTGTTATTCATACGGAATAAGAAATTGTGTTGCACTTGGATCGGGAACAGTTAGTTCAAAACAGGTACAGCTTTTATTGGAACTTAACCCACATAGAGTAATTTTTATGCATGATGTTGGTTACAAATATGAATATATAGAACGTAATATCAGAATGGTACAAGCATATTCGCGGTTTGCTGAAATTGAAATCGGATATTGGGATTTCTTTGATAAGGATTATCCTAATAAGTCGTCACCATCTGATTTAGGTAAAGAACGATTATATTACATTTTGGAAAATGAAATAAAAATGATTGGAGATAGTAGAGACGAAGAAGAATTATAATATTTTAAATGATTGCCGTGGGATGTACGAAGAGGAGATCATTGATACTTTATTGGAAAGTAGAGGTATTAATGATCCAGACTCTTTTTTACATCCTACGGAAGAATATATGCTACCGCTCGACAGTATGACGTACATAGGCGTGGCGGCAGAACGTGTTGATCAAGCAATTAAAAATGATGAATGGGTAGGCGTGTTGTGGGATACGGATTTGGATGGCGTGTCGTCCGGCACTATTATTACACGATATTTGCAAAATTTCCTTACAACGAAAATGAATACATATATTGATTATGGTAAGAAGCATGGTTTAAAAGGTCAGGACTTGAAAAAGTTTGAAATGTTAGACCTGCTAATCATTGTAGATAGTTTGGATAATAGTGTCGAACAATATAAAAAGTTAGCGGAAGCTGGTGTAGATATTATCATTTTAGATCACCATGCAATTAAACCAGAAATTCCATATGATGATTATGCTATTTTAGTATCTTCTCAGCGTGATTACGATAATCCGGCATTATCAGGTGCAGGTGTTACGTGGAAATTTTGTAAATACCTAGACAAGAGATATAGTATGTCATATGCTGATGAACTGATGGACTTGGCAGCATGTGGACTTGTGGCGGATATGGTTGATATGACCGTGATGGAGAATAGATATATTGTATATAAAGGATTGCAAAAGATTTATAATCCAGCAGTTAAAAAAATTGTTGGTAGTTTCCCATTCAACAGCACGGCGATTTCTTTCAGTATTGCTCCGTTGGTTAATGCGGCAAACCGAATTGGTAAAAATGAAGATGCTATGTCTGCTTTTATGGCAGATGAAAACAAAGAAGTCCTGAAATATGTGAAAGTATTAAAATCATGCAAGGAGCAACAGAATGAAGAAGTTGAACGATTACTTCCTGATGTAATTGCTCAGTGTGATTTACAGTCAGATAAAAAAATGGTATATGCGTTTATTGATACAAAATTTGGCATCGCAGGACTTTTAGCAAACAAACTTCTTGAGAAATATCAAAAACCAATTCTTGTTTTAAAAAATGTTGAAGACGCATATTCCGGTTCTATGAGAGCTGTTGGCGTAGATGATTTCAGAAAAATATGTAATGACAGCGGATTGGCACAAGCTGATGGTCATGAACTTGCGTCAGGTATTAAAATCGAAAAATCTAATTTTGATGATTTCATTTTTTATATCGAGGATAATCTTCCAGAATTATCAACAGAAACAACAATTACAGTAGATGCACAAATTGATGTATCTGATATTACCAGAAAATTAATTGACGGCGTAAAAGAGCTGGATTTTGTATCTGGTACAGGATTTAAACAATTTCGATTTTTTGTTGATGGGATTGATGAATACGAAATAGGTCAAATGAGCGATTATAAGCACTTAGTGGTAAAACCAAACGATTTTTTACAGTTTATTAAGTGGAATTTTAATGGATCATTTGACTATATGGAAGATCATTCAATGATGGGAGATGAATTGGAAGCTGTGGTGACGCTCGATTCTGGTTGGTTAGGTAGAAAATTTGTGTTAAAAGCAGTTTGTGATTCTATTGAGGAGGTTGATTGATATAGAATATTTAGACTTAGTAGAAAACCTATTACCGAAACTTAAGTTTAAATTTCCTTATTCAGCAGAGGATTTTGCGAAAAATTTATATCTTGAGAATTATCATTGTCATAAAGATTTTAGCAATACATCAACACCGGATTGTGCGGAATCAATTGAAAATTATGCTAATAGAATTCATGAATTTGGAACAAAGTGCTTATATTCAGGAGAACATGGTTCTCAAGGGAATCAATTTAAAGTATACAAAGTTGCAGAAAAAGAACACCTAAAATACATTCATTCCACAGAAGCATATTGGGTAAAAGACAGAAAAGAAAAAGATCGAGCTAATTGTCATATGATAATTGTTGCAAAAAATGCTCAAGGAAGAGAAGATATTAATTACGCTCTTTCAATGGCGAATATTAACGGATACTATTATAAACCAAGAATAGATTTAGATTTATTGTTCAATATTCCAAAAGATAATGTAATAGTAACTTCTGCCTGTTTAGCCGGATGGAATTATGAAGATGCCGAAAATATTTGGTTAAAAGTTCACGAATATTTTGGAGATAATTTCTTTTTAGAAGTACAGTACCATAACACAGATTCCCAAAAGGCATTGAATAAAAAGATTTTGAGCATAGCAAAAGAAAATAATATTCAAATTATTTGTGGTCTTGATAGTCATTATATAAAACAAGAAAATTCAATAAAACGTGATCAGATTTTGAAATATAAAAATATTAATTATCCTGATGAACAGGGATGGTATCTCGATTATCCCGATACTCAAACCGTAATTGAAAGATTTTTGAAACAAGGAGTTCTTTCTATTGAAGAAATTTTTATGGCAATTATGAACACAAATGTTTTTGTGTCGGAATGTGAAGAAATTGTTTTTGATAGAAAATTTAAAATTCCAAGTGTACATAAAGAAAAAACATATAAAGAAAAGTGTAAGATTTATAAGGATATTTTAAATAAAGCATATTCTAAAGAAAAAGAAAAATCAAAAGAAAAAGCGGATGGTATTAGGTATGAAGCAAAACAGGTTATGGATTCTGGTGTCGTTGATTACTTTTTAACAAGTAAAGCTATTGTGGATGATGCAGTAGAAAACGAAGGTGGAATATTAACTACAACATCAAGAGGAAGTGCTGCTTCATATATCACAAATAAACTTCTAGGACTTACAACTGTTGATCGATTTAATGCAGATATTCCTATTTATCCAGAACGGTTTTTGACAAAAGAGCGTGTTCTTGCAGGACAAATGCCTGATATAGATTTAAATGTTGCTACACAGGAACCATTTGTGAAGGCAGCTCGAAAATTATTAGGAGAACATGGTTGTTATCCATTGATGGCAATTGAAAAACTAAAAGAAAAAGCTGCATGGCAACTATATGCTGGAGTAAATGATGTTAGTCCTGAAGATGCTAATAAAATTTCAAAATATCTTGATGATTATAACAAAGCATTAAAGTATGCAGATGATGAAGAAAAAGAGAATATTCATGTAGAAGATTTTATCCCAGAAGGATACGCTAAATTATTTAAACAAAGCAATGAATATCAAGGAATTACTATTAATTTAAAAGTTCATGCTTGCGGTCACTTTATTTTTGATGGAGACATTAGGAGAGAAGTTGGATTAATCAGTGCCGTTTCAGAATCAACAGGCAAAAGAACTATTTGTGCTGCTATTGAGGGTGGATATCTGGATGAATTTGGATATGTAAAAGAAGACTTTCTTATTGTAGATAGTGTATATCTTACATATAAATTTTTTCATAGTATTGGAATGGAAGTTCCATCGTTTGAAAAGTTACGAGAAATGATTGATGGCGATAAAGAAACTTGGGATATCTATGCAAATGGAATTACATGCTGTGTAAATCAATGTGAGAAAGAAGCTACAACTAATCGTGTAAAAAAATATAAACCACAAAATTTAGCAGAGTTAAGTAGTTTTATTGCAGCTATTAGACCAGGATTTTCTTCTCTATTGAATACATTCTTAAATCGTGAACCTTATACAACAGGAGAAAAGAAAATTGATGCGTTATTATCTGACACTGCACATTTTATGATCTATCAGGAATCTATTATGAAAGTTCTTTCATTCTTGCAATTTCAAATGTCTGAAACATATGGAGTAATCAAAAATATCTCTAAAAAGAAATACAGAGATCATCCGGAGATGCTTGAAGAATTATTAAATAAGCTGACAATTGGTTGGAAGAAAGAAATTGGAGCACTGAATAATTTCAATAATGTTTGGAATGTAATAGAGGCTTCTGGCTCGTATGCCTTCAATGCTCCACATGCTTGGTCGATGTCGGGGGACTCTGCATATCAGGCATGGTTTAAAGCACATCATACAAAAAAATTCTACGAAGTAGCAATCAACCATTATCAAGAAAAAAATAAAAAAGATAAAATAGATGCATTGGTAAAAGAAGCTATTAATTTTTGGGGTTATAAATTAGGAGATTATGAATTTGGCGCAGATAATAGAAAAGTAACAATTAATGAAGATAATAAAACAATATATCCTAATTTATCAAGTGTAAAAGGCTTTGGAGAAGGAGTTGTAGGTGCTCTTTATGAATTGGGGCAATTTGAATATCAATCATTTACAGATGTTTTGTCTGCACTTATTTCAAATTCCATTAACAAGACAATTATAAATAAGTTGATTAGGCTCAATTATTTCAAAAAATATGGAAATGTAAATACTCTTCTTGAAACAATGAAATATTATGACTTATTAAATGGAAGAAAACAGATCTCAAAAGATAAAGCAAGAGAATACAATATCCCGTTTGATATATTAAAAGAATATGGTAATGAAACAGAAAAACAATTTAATAAATTAGATTCTGCAAAACTTATTCTTACATTAATACAGATGATACCTTATAGAAAGTTGTCATTAAAAGAGATGTTAGACAATCAACAACAAATTCTTGGTATTATTAATATTTTTGATCCGACAGTTAGCAAACGTTTTTATTATGTGTCAAATATCGATGAAAGAAAAACCATTGTAAATATTTCTTTATATGAAATCTATAGTGGTAAAACTCGCCAGGTCAAAATGTGGACAAGTCAGTTTTCAAAACAACGATTCGAAGAAGGATCGATTCTTTGGATTTTTTCACTTGAAAAGAAGAATAAAAGAGAACCTACTGGTGAAATAAATCCAGATACAGGCAAAAAAATATACGCGGATGTTCCAGGAAAATTTGAATTTTGGCTGAAAAAATTCATGATAAAAGATGAAATTGAGGAAGAAGAGGATGTTTAGTAATTACAAATATACAGATAAGGAGATGGATGAGTTAATCTCGTCCATCGTAATCCTTATTGATACACGTGAACAGAAGTGTCAGCACATACTTGACTACTTCGACCGTAAAAATATCAAGTATAAAAAGAAAGCACTCAGTTATGGTGATTATAGCTTCATGATTGAAGAGAATAATAAATTATCAATACCAAGAGATTTATATTTTGATAAAAGAATTGTTGTTGAAAGAAAAGGAAGCCTTGAAGAGATAAGCGGGAATCTTACGAATGGAAGAGATAGATTTGAGAAAGAATTGTGTCTTGCTCCAGAGAATAAAGTGTTATTGATCGAAAATGGTTCTTATGCTGATATTGCAACTGGTAATTATGATACGAAGTATAACAAAAAATCATTTTGGGCTTCAATTCATTCTATATGGTTTAAATATGATATTCCTGTATTCTTCATGCCAGATAATAAGTATTCTGGGTTGTTCATTAGAGGATATTTTGAGTATTATCTAAAGAATCTGTTCAAGTAGGAGAGAATAAGTATGAATATGAACTATGAGATGCAGTATTACAAAGGAATCCCTTTAAAGCTTATACATAGAAAATATAAAAATATGAAAGCGAAGCGTTTTACTATCAATAATACGAACCAAAATGTTTGGATTCCAAATAAACATTTGGAAGAAGATGGAACTATTAAACCAACAGAAAATATTGATTATGTATTTAGAAAAGCACAGAGACAATTAGAATTAGCTGGAATTACTCAAGCAATTATTGGTATTAAAAGGAGAATAATATTATGACAATAGAAAAAGCAATTAGAATTCTCGATCCAGCCACTTCAGAAGCTGAGATCGAGAAAATCAGAGCCTCAATCATTACTGACAATGACAAAGATAGATACTATGCCACAATTGCCAAAGTAGATGAGGCATGTGAGTTAGCGTGTAACACTATGAGAAAATACAAAAATTTAGAAGAACTGAGTAATGTTTTAATGGAACTTCCGGATTATTTCGACAAAGAAAAAAATACATGAAATGACAGATATGTGGCAGGAATTTGGTAGAAATTTGACGGAAGAAGAAATTGTAGAACTTATGAAGATGTCAGAATTGAGGTGAGGAACAATGATTTTACATTTTCCATTTGATTCATACGAACTATATGTACAGGATCATTCATTAGGTGATATTCCTCCAGAAGTTTATAAAGAAATTTGTGGAGAAATGGCAGCACCAACAGACGAAGAAGTTGATAGTTACTTTGAATGATACATAAAATTATTCTTTCAACCGGGAGGTGAAAACGATGATATTTATCATATTAATGGCAATTTTTATGTTGTGGGTATTTTTTAATAATGATGATGGTATACAAAAAAGATATAAGAATGGCTGGTATAATTATAAACATTTTGATGAATGCAGTTTTAAAAAAGATGTGGTATGTGGTTTTATTCTTAGTGCGATGATAACTTTTATTGTTTCTGGACTTCTTACATTTATTGTAATCTGTTTACCAGTTTTCCCAACATATGATTATTCTTATAAATTCAACATTAATTCAATGAAAGACAACCTTGTAACTGAAGGATATATATATTACAGAAGCGGACATATTGACGGAGAATTAAGTTATTTCTTTTCAAGAACAATGGATAAAGGAGAGATTATTGGACATGTACCAGCTGATAGTTCTTACATCAAATATAATGATGATGTACATCCGAACATAGAAGTACATCAAGAAAAAATAGATTGGGAGAAAGCTACCGGATGGAAAGTATTTGATCCATGGTTGTGTTTGTTGGCAAGAACAGATCTTAGTGATAATACAGAAAAAGAATATATCATCACAGTCCCGTCAAATACATTAACAGAAGAAGGTAACTATGAAATAAACATGGAGTAGGAGAGAATATATAAATATGAGAACAGTTACAAAGGTATCAATTGAACTGACAAGAGAAGAGTATGATGCAATTATCAACGCACAAGATATTTTATCAGATATTGCTAATTTATTAGATGCTGAAGGTGTTCTTGGTGAGTATAAATCATTGCAGTGTTGTTTTGATCGTGTAGACCGAAGTATAACAGATATTTTAAATATTATTGAGGAAGGAATTGAGAGAAAAGATGGCGAATAAGAAAGATAGATTGCTTCTGGAAAGTGAAGTAATTGCAGCTGTGGACAAACATACCAATAATTATAACCGGCTGGATGATGATATTACATGTATTCTGGAAGATGTAAAAGAAGAAGCTTTTATTATAACTATGAAATCTGAAGATTATAAAGGTATTTCTAATGATTTATTTATTCCACCAACTTCAGAAGTGAAGAAAGAAGAGAACAGATTCAAAACTATTAGAAAAGTTCTTGACAGATATGACAAAGATATTAGCCCAAATATTTTGAGGGCGTTGTCATATGCTATACATAAGGATTTTGGTTCTGATGATATTGAAGAAATGATGCTTTGGTTAAAATTTTTTGAACATAATTTTTATTCTGGATCTAATTTTCAAGAGTTACTACAGAAACAAATCGAAGAAGAATTAGGAGAATAAAGAATAATGAAATTAAGTGAAATTGCAGAACATATTGCAAAAATTAATCCAGATTGCTACATGGTATACAACGGTGAAGTGATTCCTGGTTGTAGAGAAAGTTGGTACGAAGAATCTCTAATCGATTCATTAATGAACTATTACATGTTTGATGTATTACATTTATGCGGATGTGGTAATCCGGAAGATACATATGAAGCAATCAGAAGATATTTACATATCAGAAAACTTCGGCATGAGAACAAAGATATTACATGGGATGGGATTAAAGAGCAATATAAGACGCAGCTATGTATTGATGTAGATAATGACACAGAACATGGCGTTCTTCAATTTATGATGTACGTTTTGGATCATTATGATTTTACAGAACACGGAAGTAGTATTGGCGGATGTTGGCTCACTGAAAAAGGAGAAATGCTACTTACTGTGTTGGATGCGTGGCATGAAAAAATGGAGAATGAAGAATAATGAAATTATATGTAATTAGCGCAAATACATACGAAGATTCATGGGGTGTTGAGATCAATATCTTTGGTGTATATGATGAAGAACATGTACAGAGAGCATTAGAAGAGTTGGAGGAAAAGTATAGCTATTTCTTCAAAGTATATGAAATTAATCTGAATGAGCGTAGCAAAACATATGTGAATATTTTGAGTAGATGAAACTGCGCTTTCAACTAGGGAAAATAATATGAAATTGAGAGAAAAATTAAAGAACTGGTTGTTCAAAGATGAGTTGTTAGCATTAAATGACGCAATCTCTAAATATGAAGAAGCATGTAATGAACACAACAAAGCCAATGTTGCTGCCAAAATCGCTAAAGCAGATTTAGATGCTACTCAAAAATTAATAGAACAGCTAATAGATGTCGGTGTTGACGTTGGTTTCAAATCAAATGAACATTCTTGGGCAGTTATATGCATCCAAGGTCATCCGAAATATGTAAAGTTTATGCCACTCGCGCATCAGGATGCATATCAGGTAATGCAATTCTTAAAACAATTCCAATACTCGAATCGAGTAGTAGATTCACCGTTTGGATATAAAAAGCTAATTAAAGATTATATTTTTGAAAACAAGAGGTAGATATCGTGAAGGAAGAATATAAATTAGAAAAATGTCATTGTGGCGGAGAAGTGTATTTATCTCCATCAAAACCATGGTCACAAGATCCATCAATTCATTGTAAGAAATGTGGTAGTAGGTGGTCTTATGGGACATATTCAGATATGTTGACTATTGAAGAATGGAATAAACTTCATAAAAGAGGTTGTGGGTTTGTTATAAGTGTGGAGAGCGTAGAATGACATATCAAGTGATTAAACATGACGAAGTACATATTAAATGTACATTAGACGAGTATAGATGCAATGCATTTAAATATGAATTATCCGAAGCATTGAATACTGATGCGGATAAAGTGGTTATTGAAATTTTGAGGAGAGAAAAATAATGGTAGAAATTTTAGTAATATTTTTTATTATTTTTACGCTTATAGCAGCCATGTTTAGTTTATATTCCTATGAAATCGGTATGGATTATTCTTATTTCAATCCAAAATGTAACTACAAAACATGGGATAATTTGAATTGGCTAGGAGTGTTATGTGGAACATTATTTATTATAGTAATGTTCTATCCGGCGGCTATTTTGTTGTGCAGTATATAAATTGTTCTATTGGATATTTACAGTAGGAAGAAAGAAGTAAGGAGAATATAGAAATGAAAAAGAAATTGATTGGTTTATTTGCAACTGTTGTATGTGCAACAGCATTATTTACCGGTTGCGGTAATAAAACAGAAAACATGAGTGCTGAAGTATCACAATTACAGAGTCAGATTGATGATCTAAAGCAACAGAAAGAAAAACTTGAAGCTGAGGTTGTTGATAAGAAAATTGACAATGGTACTGCTGTATATGTAGTAACAATTAATGTTGCGCAGTCTCATCCATTCTGGGAGATTGATTCATATATCAAAGATGATATGAATGATGTGGACATTGATATTCCTGTAAGTAAAGAATTTTATGATTCTGTAGAAGTAGGAACTGTATTGGATGATTCATTTAGAATGGGATCATTTATCATGTCAGGTTCATATGGATTATGGGATATCTCTATTTCAGATAAAAGAGTTGAGTAAGGAGAGAATACACATGAAAATCAAACGATTAGAACAAAAGTGGCATAATTTTATAGAGCGTTTAAGATTGAGCGAAGACGATTATCTCACAATGAAACGTTAGTCTGAAAATTATGAAAAGATGCTGTCAACAATTAATGTTGAAGTAAAGTGCGATTCAGAAGATATTACAGACCCGGCTGGCAATGTGATTTATAAAATAATTGCAAATAGAAATGTCACAATAAATGTAGATATAAAAGAAATGTTAAATAAAATTGGCATTACTTTTGACAAAAATGCTGTTTTAAATGTCAAATAGGGCGATTAAACCGTTGTTTGAAAAGGAGAGAAAAAAATGATTTATGGAGTATTTGGTGGATGTTATAGTGACTGGTATTTAGTTGGATATTTCAATAATGAAGAAGAAGCGAATAAGTATTGTTGCGTTTGTGGTAATGGTGACTATTATGTAAAATCAATGAAAAACCTTGAAGGTGAAAGAGATTTATCCACGGTTTCTTTAAAATATCAACACGAAATAGTATTTGACCATATAGGTAAAAAATGGATTATGAGAGAAGAACCAAATAGATATGAATGTTATGTAGAAGACAATCTGCGATGTAATAATATCGAGTGCGGTTCAACATGGATATGCTTTGCGGTTAATATTGATCACGACAACAGAAAATTAGCAGAAAAAATTGCACAAGATTATATGGCGGAATTACTTTCATATGGAGACGGAACTGTATTTCAGGAAAATGTTGATCTTATGAATAAAAAATTTTTAGCACCATTTAAAGAAAAAGAACGACTAAAAAAAGAAGCAGAATTGAGAGAAAAAGAGCTTGCGGAGTTGGCAAGGTTAAAAGAAAAATATGAGAATTAATCATTTAATAGAGAATACATAGATATGAAAATTTTACAAGTAAATAATAAACATTTAGAAAAACCAAAACCAGAACCAGCAGAATACGGTTGTGTATGTGGACAGTGTGGAACAGTTTTTATTTTTAATAATTCTGAAGTGGCAATACCAAGAATGATAAATTATAAACCAGAAGATTGCACAATTAGCTGTCCGAATTGTAGTAAATATATTTCGCTCAAAGATTGCCGGAAATTTAATAATAATGATGAGAAAAATGTTTTCGAAAACAAGTATGGTGAATAAGCGAGAATGTATAAATATGTGGCAAGGAAATAGAAGATTAATTGAGCCAGTAGATGACTGGATTGGTGTTGATTTTGACGATAATATCCTTGATGAGATATTAAAGCCATACGTGCGTGTAAGAAGAGAATATCTTCCGAATCAAGAATTATATGCAAGTTCTGCACATGCTTATGGAATAGAGGTCAAAAATGGTGATATGATATGGACTCCAGAAAATAATGCTACAGACGTAATGGCAGAATTAGAGGAATTCGGATGCGAATTTAAGGTGACTTATAGTATTGAAGACGATTCGTTGGTTGGGCTGTTTATTACTAAAGTACCAGATGAGGTAATAGAGAATGACTAAAGAAGAAGTAAAACATGGATTAAAATGCTGCGCTGAGTATTGTTGCGGTGAATGTCCTTATAAGATATATGATACTGATTCACGGTATCCTATAAGATGTATACATAAAATGGTACTAGATGTTTGGAAATATTATTTTGATGGCGAATACGACCCAGATTTTGTGAGGTGGTAAAAATGCAGATATTTGAAGAAGCAAATGGTTATGTAATATTAGATAATAGCACAATATATCTATTACCAAAAGAAGAAAAACCAGTTTGCTTTTATGAACCGCCTGATAGCTATGAAGTACAAGAAGATGGTACATTAGTAATTTCAAAACGAATGCCGTTAAAACAGGCGATTGAAAGAGTTGAAAGAGCTGGTGTTGATGATCCGTGCGAAGTAGTTCATAAGCTAATTTACGATGGCAAATGTACAGTTACAATGATGTAGAAAGGAGAATTTTATGAAAGATTCAAATAGTAGTACAGGACTTGGATTCGCAAGTGTTTTAGGAATTGTATTTATTGTTCTGAAACTTTGTAAAGTAATTAACTGGTCATGGATATGGGTATTATGTCCATTCTGGATCAGTTTAGCTGGATGGGGAGTATTCATATTAGTTTTCCTTATTATCACTATTATTATGAGTAAATGAGAAGTGATACACAAAAGAACAATAATATAGGAATTACGAGGAATAAGTATTAATGGATGGACGAGCTAACAGATCTACATTTTTTGTAGTACAACACAAAATTGATTATATGGAATTGTGGAAACAGGTTGACAATTATTATATTGAACACAACAATTCTCCATATATTTTTATGAATGAAGATACAATTGACTATATTGTAAAAGATGCAGAGGTGTCACTAAATGGATTGCATGACAAAAATACAAAAGGTTTATGTGGATATTTTCAAGGCAATAAAGTATTTTGCGATAACACATTGTCGTTTGGCGAAGTAGAAATGAGGTAAGCATATGAAAAGTGTATTAAGCATTATTATGATGGCAATTGGTATGTTACTTGTATTTTTTGGGTTAGTTGTACGTGCAGAAAACAATGCATCTATAGTACTTGGAAAGATTGTTCCGGTATGTATGGGATTGTATTGCAACTTTTATGTAGGCTATATGAACAGTATTTCTTAACAGATGAAAGTCCTGTTTCATGAGATGAAAAGAGGTGAGAAAATGAATTCTAAAGAAATTATCAAAGCATTAAATTGTATGGTTGGGTATACTGAATCGACTGGAGATGCCTACATAGACAAAACCAGATTAAAAAACACATACAAACTGTGTGATGTCGCTATATACTGTATCGAAAAACTTTGTGAACTTCAAAGTTCAAATCCAGAAAGTCGTATTTCAGATGTAGCAGACAACACATTAAGTCATATATGGTGTAGACTTTTAGACTAATAGATTACAAAATGTTAGACGATACGGATAGGTGATAATACATATGAACAAAGAAAACAAACCTGTATGGAATGTATATAGATACGATGTAAATGCCAGAAAAATATATGTATTTAATATATTTAACCATGGAAGTTTCTGGAAATATATTCAAAAATTATTCAATACACCAGAAAAAGAAATGACTAGAGAATACTTTGATGAGAGATTAAAAAGTGAGTTGAGATATTATTACTGGTCAAAATGTGAACATGAGATTATTGTGGCTCCGTGGATCGAATCTGATGATTCTGCAATTAAAGTAGACATTTATGATCAAGTGATGAATAACTGGGAACATTTTAGTGATTATGTTTGGCAATGTTATAAGGAGAATTGAAATGACAAATAGAGAAAAATATGAAAAACAGATTTTAGATGTTGCGTGTGGCGGATCTTGTGTAGGAGTACATATAAAAACAATGACTCCAATCTCATGTGACTTACTTGATTGTGATGAGTGTTATTTTTCAACACAAGATGATGGGGATTGTAGCATTGCGTGTCAAGAATGGTGCAACTCAGAATATGTCGAATCACCAGTTGACTGGAGCAAAGTACCAGTAGATACGCCAATTTTGGTTAATGATATCAAAAATGATGAATGGCGACATAGACATTTTGCAAAGTTTGAAGACGGCGTTGTTTATGCGTGGCGCGCTGGTTGTACATCATGGAGCAAGCCGTACTATGATGAAGATGATTATTTATCATGGAACTACGCAAAACTTCCAGAGGAAGGTGATAAATAATGAAAAAATATAAAAATACAGCGGCATATGTAAGTAGTTATTGTGCACATGCATTAGAGGAAATATCAATTAATCACGGTAATGCCGGATATAAATTAGTTTCTACGCAAATGGCGAATAATCAATATGGTGTACCGATAATGTATTTATTTTTTTACGAAAGAAATTGAGGAATAAAATAATGGATGAAAAAACTATTTCAAATCAAGCATTAAAAATGATCACAGAGGCGTTTGATTGGACTGAAGAGAATAATGATGCTGCATATAGAGATTTTTACAATTACGTGTCAGGCGTAACTGATTTGGCAAATGGACTTATTAGAAAATTAGATAAAACGGAGGGCTAAGAATGAAAACTGTTTTTAATTGGATTGGTGATGATTGGAAGCGAGTAAAAAATCATTGCCGAACAACTGACAATAAAAGAGGTGTAATAAATTAAAAAAATATATTTTTATGATAAATATGCCTTTTTAAATAACATATCTGGTATATATAAATTTACGAATAAACTAACAGGAAAAAGTTATATAGGAAGAAGTAAAAATATATATCAAAGAATTGGAGAACACCTAAGGCATAGCAATAATCTAAATGATTCAAATTATAATTCTCATTTTTATAATGCATTAAGAAAATATGATTTTGACGATTGGGATGTATCATGTATTTATGAAACAAAAGACATTGACACAATGTTAAAAAAAGAATATGAATTTATATTGAAATATGATTCTGTTAACAATGGGTACAATAGTACATATGAAACAGACACTGCGCCAACTAAATGTGGTGAGGAACATCCAAACGCAAAATTATCAAACAAAGACATTTATGATATTAGAGAAGCATATTCAAAAGCATTAGATCCGAAAGATATATATATCACATATAAAAATAAAATATCATATTCTGCATTTATAAATATATGGAGAGGATATCGCTATAAAAACATTCATATGGATGTATATACGGAAGAACTAAAGAAAGAATATGCGAAAAAAGGCAATGACTATAAAATATACAACAGCGGAATATATAACTCAACAATTAAGCATGTAATGTCTATTAGAGAAGATTATATTAATGAAGAATTATCTCCAAGTGAAGTATATCAAAAGCATTCTGAATTAAACAGGAGTACATTTAATGATATATGGTACGGGAAAACATTTATAAACATAGCTCCGGAAGGATATTTTGAAAAATTAAAATCTGGAAGAAAGTATATAAGAAGAGGAAATAATAAAAATGCTAACAAACATAACAAAAGTAACAGCCGATTGGATTGATGTTAAAAATGAATGCCGTAATACGATTAATAAAGAATATTCCAATAAAGAAACGACAACTGATTTTAAAAAGAAAATATTAATTTCAGAACATTCTCCAATTAGACTTATTAAAATTAAATGGAGATGGAAAGGAATTAAATCATGGATTTCAGTACATTTTTCTAGGCATTGGCTTGGATGGGACAAATGGATAAGTACACAAAGAGATGACAGAACTGGAAGAAACAGAGACAATTTACCACAGGATGCTTTGGTAAATTATGACGGCGAAGGAAATGCGCAAGCTTGTATAAATGTTGCAAGATATAGATTATGCAATCAAGCTCATCCAGAAACTAGAAAGTATATGGAAGATTTTAAAACAACATTAAGAAAACACGAAAAGGAGCTATCAGACGTGCTGGTGCCGAATTGTGTGTATAGAGCAGGTTGTCCTGAATTTGGATGCTGTGGTAAAATTACTGATTTTATCAAATGGGCAGAAGACAATGGCAAAAAGATTAATTGGTTAAACATTCAGGCAAGATATGACGCATATAACGAATATTTCTATAGTTTACATAATGAGGAATAATAACAATGAGAGATCCAAATAGGCTATATACATTCTATAATGAAATAATGCGAATTCATATGCAGCAGTTTCCAGACTGGAGATATTCGCAGCTTATGTTGAATTTTTTTGGGTGGTTACAACAGCGTGGCGTAGATCCGTTCTATTTCGAGGAGGATATGACACTAGAATTATTTAAAGAATTCGCAGGTGTAGACACAGAGAATATAAGAGAGGAGGGATAATTTGAGAGAAAGCACAAATAATATTGAAAGAATTAAAAAACTAATTTATCTATTAAATGAAGCATCTAATGCTTATTATAATTCAGAACCTATTATTAGCGATTATGATTGGGATGAAATGTATGAAGAGTTACAACTTCTTGAGAAAGAAACTTGTATCATCTATCCTAATAGTCCAACACAGAACGTCGGGTACACAGTTATTGATAAATTAAAAGAAGTACCGCATAATCATTTAATGTTATCTTTAGACAAGACTAAGCAGATTGATGGATTAATTGATTTTGCTGGTAACAAAGCTTGTATTTTATCAGTAAAAGCTGATGGTCTTTCAACAACACTTCGATATTTAAACGGCAAATTAGTATCAGCTGAAACAAGAGGTAGTGGAGATAAAGGATATGATTGTTATCATAACGTACTTACAATCAAAAATATTCCAAAAGAAATTGATTATAAAGATGAATTGATTATTGATGGCGAAACAATTATTGGATGGGACACATTTCAGAGGATTAATGATTCATTAACTGGCAAGAAATATGAGCATCCACGCAATCTTGTATCTGGTAGTTTGACGATGTTAGATAGCAAAGAAGCTGCTAAACGTGATATGAGATTTGTAGCATGGCGTGTCATTAAAGGTTTTGGACATAAATCAGTATTTGAAGACTTAAAAGAAGCAGAGAAAAATGGTTTCGAAATTATCCCAATGTGGACATATGTAAATAATTCATCTGACAAAGAGGATCTTCCAAACATGCTAGAAAATCTACAGAATGTCGCAGACGAGAAAAATATTCCTTATGATGGAGCTGTCTTGGCAATTGATGATTATAAATTAGCTGAATCAACTGGTCGTACAGATAAGTTCTTCCGTCATTCAATTGCATATAAATATGAAGATGAATTATACGAAACAAAACTTATTGATATTGAATGGAACACATCAAAATCTGGATTGATTAATCCAGTGGCAGTTTTTGAGCCTGTTAATTTGGAAGGTGCACTCACAACAAGAGCTACGCTTCATAATATTACATATATCAAAAAAATGATGCTTGGAATTGGAGATAGGATTAGAATTTATCGGTCTAACAAGGTAATTCCAAAAGTACATGAAAGTATTGATAAGTCTGGTAATTTTACAATCCCATCAACATGCCCTATCTGTGGCGGTGAGACAAAAATTATTAAAGAAAATGATTCTGAAGTTCTCATTTGCACAAATCCAGCATGTGTTGGAAAACTTCTCGGTAGACTTAGTCATGCGGTCTCCAGAAACGCGTTAAATATTGAAGGTCTTTCAGAAGCAACTATTGACAAATTCATTTCTCTTGGATGGCTTAAATCCATCAAAGATATCTATCATCTAAAAGATTACGAACTCCGTATGAAAAATCTTGAAGGTTTCGGATCGAAATCAGTTACCAAATTATTAGCTTCAATTGAAAACAGTAGAAAAACTACACTTGACAGATTCCTGTATAGCTTATCTATACCGTTGTTGGGTAAAACAGCAAGTAAAGCAATCGCACAAGCTGAGGATTATAACTATGAATCATTCACACGAGGCATGATTGTATCTGGAGCTGAGTTCTTCCGCCATATTCCTGGCATTGGGGATTCACTGATTAATTCATTGAATCAGTATTTCTCACGAGATTGTTATGAAATTTATGCACTGGCAGAAGAATTCGAATTCCAGAAACCAGAACCAATCTTCAAAATGCTTGGTGTAAAGAAAGAATTAGCAGGTAAAACATTCGTCATTACTGGTAGTCTTGAGCATTTCAATAACCGTGATGAAGCAAAAGCACAAATTGAGTCACTTGGCGGGAAAGTATCTGGTAGCGTAAGTGCTAAAACATCATATCTTGTAAATAACAACCCGAATTCAACAAGTAGTAAAAATAAGAAGGCTATTCAGTTAAATATACCAATTATCACTGAGCAAGAACTTCTTTCTATGATTTCTTAAAATTCATCAAATCCCTCAGAGAATATACAAAGTGTAACAAGTAAACAGTTTCGAAAGGAATTTTTATGAAGAAAAAATTAGTAATTGGTCTTCTGTTAGCTCAGTTACCATTACTTCATGCCGTCCCCGTTTGGGGACAGTGTATGAATATGGATATTATCAAAGAGCAACAGATTAACTATGAGAATGATTCTCAAGATTTATTGGAACTTATTAATAATGATAATAACAAATCTGTTCTGCATAAAACTGATGGTTCAGAAGGAGTACGGTTAGTATCTGTATACGTCCATAGAGACTATCATTTTTCAAGTGGTTGGTTAAAGTCTAATACCAATGTTAGATCATATGATGGATTTTCTGATGACAATATTCTTACAGTATTACCAAAATACTCTCAGGTTGAGTATGAATATTTTAATGATGAGTGGTGTGTAATTAAATACAATGATTCAATCGCATATGTTCATCGTGATTTGATTTCTGATCATGAAATTACAAGCAGCACATATTATGCTCCATACAATCGCATAAAGTCATATATGCCGTATACAGCAATTACAAGTAGAAACAGTGCTCAGTGGAAGTTACAACAGATTGCGTATACCGGGACTCACGGCATCAGACAGGTTAATGGTAGATATTGTATTGCCGTAGGCAGTGCTTATACAAGCAAAATTGGTCAATATATTGATTTAGTACTTGAAAACGGTACAGTTATTCCATGTATTTTGGCTGATCAGAAAGCAGATAAAGACACAAATTCTGAAAATACTATTACAGAACACGATGGCTCTTTAGTTGAATTTGTAGTAAGTAGCAGTAATTTAAGCAGAAGCGTAAAAAAAATGGGTGATATTTCTTATGCTCAAGATGATTGGAACAGTATGATCACCCAAGTAATTGTTTATGACGAGGTGTGTGACTATTGAGTAAAGAATTTAAGGTAGGATTTAAAAACGCGCAGGAAACAAGTGAGTTTTGTGCAAAGATTAAAAAATATGTTTCTGGAGATGTTGATGCGAAAAGTGGTAGATATGTCGTAAATGCGAAATCTATCCTCGGATTATTGTCAATTTCTATTGATGAAATGTCAATTTCAATGGACGTATATACAACGGAAGAAATCGACACTCTGGAGCGAATTTGCGAAGAATATAAAGTGGAGGCTTAATTTATATGGGTATGAATTATGAACAGGTAATTGACCTCGATTTGGTCACTTTAGATGAATGTATAGAGCTGTTTGAGAAGAAACATACAACCACATTAATTAATGATGGACATATCCGAAACTTTATTGTGGAGGACATTAGATGTTAGTACTTATAGGAAAATCGACTTCCGGTAAAGATACCATTAAAAACGAATTGATTAACAAGTATGGTTTTCATAGTATTGTTACCTATACAACGCGTCCAATCAGAAAGGGTGAAATACAGGATGTCACATACCATTATATCTCAGATGAAGAATTCAAACAAAAGATTGAGGATGGATTCTTTGCAGAGCACAAAACATATCTGGCAAAAATCAATGAAGATACTTATGGAAAATGGTACTACGGTACTGCATTAGAAGACTTACAAAACGCTGATGAGAATACAGTTGTTATCCTTACTCCTGAGGGAGTACGGGATATTCTCAAATACAATCTGGATATGAAAGTTATTTGGATTTACGCCAACCAGTCAACAATTGATAAAAGAATGGCTGAAAGAGTCAAAAGAGGACAGGCTAATCAATCTGAGAATGAACGTAGACAGATTAAAGACCACAAGGACTTTAAGGTTGCTGGTTGTCTAGCAGATAAAATCGTATACAACAATTACGATTATGATCTGGATGAAGTAATTAAGAGAGTCCTTGGATACTACGTAGAATAATGAGTTAGGAAGTGATTACAAATTAGTAGTTTGAATACAAGCCACAGTCTTGCCAGAGAATTACTGGATGATCCAGATTTTCTATTGACAGTGACTGTTGGCGATCAAGAATATGTTGTGGATCACACACGGATAGGTAAACATATTGCTAATTATGACGATAGCTGTATGTACAAAACTCTCGTATGTCGTGAAGTAACTGGAAACATTGTGAGGTAATTATTATGAATGACAAAGACTCAGGAGTTGCTATTAAATATTGCTCTGATGGGATATATATCAAAAAGGATGACATGAAAAGAATATTACTTGACAAGTTTTTTACAAAAGATCAGAAGAAGGTGGCAATTGATTTGATTTGTGAAAAACAAACAAAAATGATCATTGAGAATAAAGATAATTATGATTCCGATGAGTATAAAGAACTTGAAACAATCAAAGTAAAAATTAAAAATATGTGGGATCTTTGGGGCAATAATTATGGCAGATATTACTAAATGCAGTTCTGAGAGCTGTCCTATGAAGAAGACATGCTATAGAACAACTGCAAAAAATGATAAATTGCAGAGTTGGAGTAACTTTGAGTATACATGCAATGAGGAGACTGGATTTGACTCTTACATTGCGGATGAAAAATAAATAAGGCGGTGGAAACGTGAAAGTAATTTTATACACAACACATTGTCCAAAATGTACAGTTTTGGAGAAAAAACTAACATCAAAAAATATTCCCTATGAAGAAGTAGCAGATGTTGACTTAATGATTAACAAAGGCTTCGATGCAATGCCTGTATTAGAAGTAGACAATACTATTATGGATTTTAAAACAGCGAATACATGGATTAATGAACAGTAGGAGGAAATATTTTTGAACATTAATATTAGATTAAACAAAAATTTTACAACACAGTACAACAAGCTACAAGAAGAGTTTGGTACGGATATTGCAAAAATCAATGGTTTCGATGACGGACAATTAAGCTATACAGATTTTATTGATAATTTCGTTGATGAAGATACTGTAGCAGACGCAAGTATTGATGGTAACAGTAATGTTGCTCATAAAGATATTGTTACATTGGAAAAAGAAATGCCAAAACCACATGAGAAAGTTCTTGCTTTTAATAAAATTTATTATGAACTTCAGAAAAAATTTGGCTTCCGAGCAGCAAATGAATGGCTTCGTTCTGAATGGATCGGAGAATCATATATGCATGATGCTAATACTGCGACATTCAAACATTACTGTTTTGCTTACGACTTGAAGGATTTGGCAGAGAAAGGTCTGTATTTTATCGAAGGAAGAAATGCGAAACCGGCACAGCATTTAATAACTTTTGTTGATTTCGTAAAAGAATTTATCAGTTATGCTTGTAACCGTAGTTCTGGAGCAGTTGGTTTACCTAATTTACTTCCATATATGTTTTATTTCTGGAAGAAAGATGTTGAAGATAATTACGTGTTAAGGGACAAAGAATATTATGCAAAACAGGCATTCCAAAGATTTATTTACGCAGTAAATCAGCCATATCTTCGTGACGGTTCTCAGAGTGCATTTACAAATACATCAGTGTTTGATAGACCATATTTTGAAGCCCTTTTTGGTGGAGCAGAATTTCCTGATGGAACATTCATGATCGACTATGAAGAAGAAATCATTGAATTCCAGAAATGGTACATGGAAGTAATGGCAAAAATTAGACATGACAATATGTTTACTTTCCCAGTCTCTACAATTAGTTTACTTCGTCAGAATGGAAAATTTGTAGATGAAGATTTTGCAAAATGGGCAATTAAACACAATATGGAGTGGTCTGATAGCAACTTATTTGTTGATACGTCTGTGAATTCACTTAGCAACTGTTGTAGATTAAAGAGTAATATTGAAGACCTCGGATATTTCAACTCCATCGGCGGTACAGCTCTTAAAGTTGGTTCTGTAAAAGTTTCTACTATTAATCTAGCAAGAATCGCATTAGACACAAATTCAGAAGATGAATACTTAAAAGAACTTGAAAGAAGAGTTATCACAAATCTCCGAGCGTTAGATTGTGTTCGTTCTATTATTAGACGCAACGTTGAAAAAGGACTTCTCCCAAACTTCAAACATAACTTAGTAGATTTTGATCATCTTTATAATACCATAGGATTCATCGGGGTCTATGAAACAATGAAGAAATTCGGATATATTAGAGTCGATGAACTTGGTGATACTTATTATACAGAAAAAGCTTCTGCATTTGGAGAAAAAATCTTCAAGACAATGAGAGCAACAGCTGACAAATTTATTCAGGATAATAAATGCGATTATCAGATTAATACTGAGCAGATTCCTGGAGAATCAGCCGCTGCCAAGTTAATGAAAAAAGATAAATTCTTCTACCCATCTGCAAATATCTATGATTTACCTCTCTATGGTAATCAATTTATCCCTCTTGGAATTAAAACAACTGGACAAGAACGAGTAAGAATTGCATCAGAATTTGATGGTTACTGCTCAGGTGGTTCTATCCTTCATTATAATATTGAAGCTCCATTTGATTCATTTGAAAAAGCATGGAAAATGGTAAATTACATTGCAGATCAAGGGGTTACATATTTTGCTTTTAACACAAAAATTCAGGCTTGTAAGAATAACCATGCTTTCTATGGAACAATTTGTCCTGAATGTGGTAATCCTGTTGAAACAGAATTTACACGTATTGTCGGATTCTACACGCCAGTAAAAACATATTCCAAAGAGCGCAAAGCAGAATTTGCTATGCGTGAATGGGGTGACATTAACGCGGAGGCAGAAGAAATTTAATGAAAATCAAAGGAATTATTTCTGAGGATTTTGTTAATTATAAGAAGCCTTCTATGACAATTATGTTTCCGACCTGCAATTTTAAATGTGGGTCGGATTATTGTCAAAACACTTCTTTAGCAAAAGAACCAGATATTGAATTATCAACAGAGAATATTGTAAGTAGATACATCGGGAACCCTATTACCGAAGCAATTGTAATGCAAGGTTTAGAACCATTTGATTCTTATTATGAACTTGTTGAATTGATAGAAGCAATTAGAAGAAAATGTGATGATGATATTGTGATTTATACAGGTTATAACAAAAATGAACTTTCTGAAAAAATTGAACATTTGTCTACATATCAAAATATTATCATTAAATTCGGAAGATATATTCCAAACGATAAAAAACATTTCGATGATGTACTTGGCGTTTATTTAGCAAGTGATAACCAATACGCAGAGGAGATTAGTTAAATGATCAAATTAAATGAAGATAAGGAACTCGTGACCGATATTCGGAAACGACTTATTAAAAATGATGGGTATTGCCCGTGCAGGCTTCTAAAAAATGAAGACACAAAATGTATGTGCAAAGAATTTCGTGAACAAGAGTCTGGTGAATGCCACTGTGGTCTATACGTTAAAACAAAGGAGTGATTTATATAAGAAGTAAATTTGCACCAAAACATAAGGATAAATTAGTCCATAGAAATGATATACAAGAAAAAATGGCGTTAATAGAAGGTAGTGATACAGATTATATTACGCCGTCTGGAATTGTATATGCAGACTACGACAATAATATGTTTTATCCTAAATATGCATATGAGAATAAACATAATCATTATATGTATGTTAATGTACGATTTTCTGATGGCAAAGTAAAACGCCGGAGACAGCATGTATTGCAAGCAAAAGCTTTTATTTTTAATCCTAATCCTAAAATATTAAAAGAGGTAGGTCATAAAGATAACAATAAAAGTAATAATATTTTATCAAATCTATATTGGACTACAAATAAAGAAAATTCACAAAAAGCCGTTGATGATGGATTAACTGTAAATAAGAAGGCTGAAGATGACAGTCAATCATTTCCAGTCAAAGTAATCGATAAAAACACAAATGAAGTAGTAGGAGTATACGGATCATTACGTGAATGTGCCAGATGTATTGATAACATTACGATATCTACTATTAGCAAAGTATATAAATCACAAAATTATAAACCAAGGACTCGAAAATATATTTATAAAATAATTACATTCGAAGAGTTTTATACATATTCAGAAGAACTAATCAGCAAACATCTTATTGAATCTCCTAAAAATAATAAATCACCAAAAATATTTAGAATGACGAATATCACATTAAAATATGATGCAATTATTGATAATCAAGTCGCTGCATCAAAAATATGTGGAATACCTCAAGCGGTAATTTCTCATGCTCTAAGAGATGGAGTGAGTTCTAATATTGACGGATGGAATTTTGAATTAATTGGTGAAACAACAAGAAAAGAATCATCTGCGTACAGAAATCATTTAGATACCATTGATTCGATCACAATCCAAAATATAAATGATGGAAGAATAATAGTGTTTAATTCGGGTCAAGAATTAAAAGATTATTTTAAATTAAATGGGCATGATGTAATGCACTATATTCATACGAATCAGATCCTTATGAGTGAATGGAAGATTATTAAAAAAGAAAAGAAGAGATATAAAAATGTTGGATAAACAAGATCTACAGAAGCACAAAACTGTATATTATGCCAGAATCGTTCCTCAAACATACATCTATGAGGTATGTGAGTTAATAATCCGTACAATTGAGGATGACTACTTTGTTGGAACAGACAAACATGATAAACATGCTTACCTACTGACATACAACGATTTAGACAAAGTATTTGCCAAACGTGCAGACGCATCATCAGTTGTTAAATCAGCAGAAGATAAGAAACCAAAAGTAAAATCAGAATCATACTATGAAGAATACTAAGGTGGTGAGAAAACATTTCATTCTTAACAGATAAATTCAAAGGAAAGTACCGTATCATGTGCCCAATTGATCAAGCAACAAATGATTTTCCTAAGAAACTAAACGGTACAAATGAAGACATTGACCTCTATATATATTGTATGCATGGCACACAAGTGTTTTATTACGGGCATAGCGTATTGGAAGCATACATTCCATCACTTATCAGAGGACATAATATCATTAAAGCAATCAACGAAATCAATCCTAATCTTATATTTGATATTAATGAAAACTCATCAGAAGTAGTGTTTCGATTCAAATATAAAGACTCAGATCAGATTATTCCACTTCTAAAACCAAAAGTCTCAGCGGCAGGACGCTCACCTTTTTCATCAAAAAATCTACCAAGATTCGATTACACAATCCCAGATGGAGAATTACAACAATATAAGAATATAATCGCTAATTTGCCTCGTGAACGCTCTCTGAGAGTAGGATATATCACAAACCAATATCTGAAATCTCTGTGCAAGAAAAAGGGTAGCTATGAGAAAATGAAAGAAGATATGAAACTGAAAATGCTTAAAGGTAAAGAATATATTCATTCAATTGGTAAATGGGACGAATATATCAAATACATTAAAACTGAATTAGAAAAGGAGAATTAATATTTTATGATTACAGAAGCAACACTTAATACGTTAAAAAATGCACCAATCACATTACAGACAACAGAATTACAGAAAACAGACCCTTTTATTTATGCAACAAATAATGTTATTGGAACTTTGGAAAAAGATAACTCCAAAACATACGCTTATGATGTGGCTGGAATGAAAATTAAATGTGAAGAAGAATTTATAAATAGAACGAAATCTATATATTTAAATTTTTATGGAAAAGGAAAAGTTCTTAATAAAGAGTTTACTTTCGAAAGAACTATTTATATCGACACAGACACCTATGACAGATACGACTGGAATATCAAAAACGGTATTCTCTATGTGACCCTGTATGAGAAAATCAACCCGCGTCCAGACTTCAAACGTGTAGATAAACCAGCTAAGAAAACTGAAGTAGAAGAGGAGAATAAATAATATGGTAAGAAGATGCCAGAAATGTAATTGTCCTATTTTTGATGGAGAAGAAATGTGTCCCGATTGTTTAACTCCTATTAAACAAAAGAAGAAATCTGAGAAGACAATCAAAATTAAAAAACTATATGATTATGCAAAAATTCCGACAAGAGGTAGTGAATATGCAGCCGGTTATGATTTATATGCTTGCATTGACGAGAAAGATCAGACAATCGCCATTGCACCTCATAGCACCGTTAAAGTTGGAACAGGCGTTGCTATAGAAATTCCTCATGGATACTTTGGAGCTATTTTTGCGAGAAGTGGATTAGCAACTAAAAAAGGATTAAGACCTGCAAACTGTGTTGGTGTATGTGATGAGGATTATCGTGGAGAATACATCGTACCGCTACATAACGATACTGACGAGTGGATGACAATTGAACCACAGGAAAGAATCGCTCAGTTAGTAATCATGCCATATCTGTCTGTTGACTTTGAAGTAGTAGATGAGCTACAAGATACCAAAAGAGGAGACGGTGGGTTTGGAAGTACCGGGCAAGCATGATATGGTAAACAAAAAAGAAATCCCAATTTGGGAAAAAGTTACATTAACTGTCGAAGAAGCTTCTGAATATAGCAATATTGGTGTAAATAAAATTAGAGAACTTCTAAATGATCCACGCTGCCTATTTTCACTTCATGTAGGCAGAAAACTTCTTGTGAAACGAAAAGAATTTGAAAAATTTTTGTTAAATTCATTAGAAATCTAATATGAAATATAGAAAGGACAAGCCTTATGTGGTAATATAACATTACTATATTAAGGCTTTTCCTTGTACATGGAAAGGAGTGTAGTATGGGAAAAAGCTTAAAAGGAAAAGAACTTGGTACCGGCATTAGTCAAAGAAAAGATGGTTTATATAGCGGAAGAGTAACAGATAAAAATGGAAAAAGAGTACAAAAATATTTTAAAAAATTAGCTGATTGTAGAAAATGGGTTGCTGATACACAATACGAAGTAGCACATGGCAATGCATTATACTCTGAAAATCCTATTTTTGAAAAATGGTTTTGGTATTGGTTGGAAAATATAAAATCACCAAACATAAAAGATAGTACAATGGTGTCTTATATCTCTCAGGGTAAAAATAACATATTGCCAATAATAGGGAATATGACAATACAAGAAATAAAGCCATTGCATTGCACAAATGTCTTAACTACATTAGCCAACAAAAATAGAGCGAATGGTTTTGTTAAGCAAGCAAGGATGATAATGTATGCTTGCTTTGAATCTGCTGTTGAAAATGCAATAATTCAAACGAATCCCGTTACAAAAAACGTAAAAGTAAATGGTACACCAAGCAAACATAAGAGATCATTAACAATACAAGAACAAAAAGATTTTTTGCAAAGGATGGTAAATTGTGCTCAATATAATGAATTTTCATTTATATTACAAACCGGAATGCGTATTGGTGAAGTTATTGCTTTAACATGGGATGATGTAGATTTTGATAAAAAAGTCCTGCATGTTACAAAAAATATTGAAACATCGATCAAACATTCTCAAAAACTTGGAACACCTAAAACAAAAAGTAGTATCAGAGATATTCCATTGACAGACGAAGCTATACAAATTTTAAAAAAACAAAGAAACAAAAACTCAAAATTAAAAGTTATTAATATCCAGTATAAAAATAATATTTTTTTAAATAAAAGTGGCAATATTTCTCCAAGAGCTACTTATAGAAGAACGATTAAAATTTATTGTGAAAAATATAATATAGAACCTTTTTCAACACATTCTCTGCGGCATACTTTTGCTACTCGTTGCATAGAGGCTGGAATGAAACCAAAAACACTTCAACACATAATGGGACATTCAACAATTACAACTACAATGGATTTATATGTAGATTTGCTTGATGATGAAAGAGGTTATGAAATAGAAAAAGTTCAAAAATATCTCAATATTGGGTAATTGGTGTAAAATTGGTGTAAACTTATATATTTAGTTATAAAGAAACCCTTTAAAATCAAGGCTTTCCGAACAGGAGAAGGAGGGATTGCTTGATACTGGAGAATAAGCATCATATTAACTAAGTAAAACGTTTAAAACCTTTATAAACACTGGGAACCCGCATGTTTACTGGGTTTGTAGCATGTTAGCCAAATTCACGTTTTATAACATGATATCACGTTTCACCACAAAAATTGGTGTAAAAAATGGTGTAAATTGCAAAATTGGTGTAGTGATTGGTGTAGTAAATGGTGTACGAAAAAGCCTTAATATAGTAACAGTGTAAAAAGGAATTAATAAAAAAATGACAATCAAAAATCGTAAAAAATAGGGGTATACAAAGTATCTTAATTGATATTTTTGTATACCCCTAAAATTATTTATTTTCTGCAAAAATTGCATCAAATTCTTCAACTGTCATATAATCGATCAACCCGTTGATATATTTAATACTTACGGTACTTCCAGACGAATAATCTTTTGTTACCATAAACATCTCACCATTAGTGTCAATAATAGTATCACCTACAAATAATTCTCCAGAAGGTTGGATAGAATTTCGTAAGCAGCTTGTGTTAGTAGATATCAATTCTCCATTATATCTATAAAATCCAGTTCCTTTTCCACCACGTTCTCCGCGTGGTAACACAAGATTCAGTTTCTGGTCGTTCCACACACCTGTCAATTCAGCTTCTGCATCTGAACCAGACGCGCTTGATGTAACTGTTCCAATAGAAATATGATTCAATAAATTTGGAGATTTAAGCTTTTCTCCTTTCCGATTTGTTGCTATAAATCCGTATTCTTTAATGCCTTTGTCTTGTGCATCTGGATCAGCAGGAGTAGCCCATGCTTCAATATTTACATTTTCTGCCTCTTTTGTTTTTTCATCAGCAATACGTATCATGTCATTAAAATGTGAAGTACGCTTATCTTCATTCGCAATCCTTGCATTTTCAGCATTCTTACGAACACGTTCGTTTTTCTGGCGTTCTGCTTCATGGTCTTGTCTGTCTTTTTCATTTGTTATACGAATATTTTCAGCAGTCGTTCTATCATTCTCTGACTTTACTACTTCTGCCAAAAGGTCTGTAAGCGCATTAAACTCGTCAGAATTGATTTCTCTTCCGTCATCGTACACACTTCTGGCAATAATCAATTTAATCGTCATACTGGTCAATAACGCTTCTTTAGACTTACTATATAAATTTACATCAATATAAGCAGAACCAGCAGTATGTAAAATGCTATCGGTAAGCTCTACGGTAATTGTCCCGTCGCTGTCGTTGATCAATGCTGTATCATGAATATTTCTCCCGTCCGGAGTTAAAATCTTTGCCATAGCACGACATTCACTAGACAGAATTGGTACAACTTCACCGTCATTTGTACATGTGATATTTAAATATCTTGTGGCTTTATCATATTGTTTTGCTCTGGCAATAACAACAGAATTATCATATAAATCTGCTCTGATTTTTTTTACATTTGTAATCTCTGCCAAATCATTCACCTCTTTCCAAATAAAAAAAAGAGACCCTTACATCGGGTCTCTTGTGTCAGTATCTTCGTTTCTTTCCAAATAAAAAAAGAGACCCTTACATCGGGTCTCTTGTATTAATATCTTCATTTTTATCAACCTCTACTGGTTCTTTTGCCTCAGCATCATTCTCTTTTAAGTATTTCTGCATCTCAGTTTCTACTTGCTGGTTAGCAGCATTCTTAACTTCTGAATAGATATCTCTTAGGACAATCTCAACAAAGTATGGTGAGACACCAGCCTGATTAATAACATTTACTAAATTATGTTTTAATTCTTCAATTGATACTATAATAGATTTGTTCATTTATTCCATTTTCTCCTTATTCTGTTTTTCTAATCTCAAAGATTCAAAGCCACGTTGCTTTGCTTTTACTTCCCATGAAAATTTGAGTCCTGGTTTACCACGTACAACAAAGTTATCTGAGCACAAATCGTATATATATAGTTCACCTTTGCCATACGGTGTAAGTGACACATAATATTTATTTTCTACTGTGTTTACTGTTTCTACAAATATTGGGTCAAGGACGACATATACAAAACCGTCTGCGTTTACAACAGACTCTCCAATATCCCCGAACATCGGTTCAGTCATTTCGTAACAGTATAATAGTCTATCTCCATAATGTTCTGTTGAAGCAATCCTTAATTTTGTACCATTGATAATCAACTGGCTGTTCGGATTTGTTAGCTCAATCTTATTTGGCGAGATGGTTGTTTCGTTTTCACCATTTTCATCATATAATGTGATTGATCCGTTATCATTTGAAATCGTTACTGTCTGATAATTTAACGCATTTGAACCAACAATGTTAATACCATCAAATTTAAAATTGCTTGATTTAGCAGACCCAATAATTACATCTGTAGCATAAACTTTACCTGTGTGTGAAACTCTGAGTGGCGCAGAATTTCTATTAGCATAAGTAGATCCAGCCCAAAAAGAATACGAACCATTAGAATTTACACCAGAACTTTTTGAGCCATTATCAAAGTATACAGATGTAGTATTGATTTTTCTCCCAGCAATAGAACCATTAGTTAAATCAAGAACGCCATCAAAAGTACCATCAAATGTTCCTGAAAGAGTACCGGAAATATTACATCCTTTTGCAGATAACAAGCCGTCCGTTGAAATTTCTGTATATACTGATTTATCTGCATTTGATACTGATAAAGATCCGCCGTTAATATCTGAATTCTTAATATGTACTTTTTCAAAACTCATACCAAGATCTCCAGATTCAAAAGTTCCACCAATGATAGTAACTCCGGCAGCCGTCATATTACCATTCTCATCGATCTCTGCATAATGATTACTGTTCATATCACCGATAAGTAAAGAACCTCCTTCGATTCGAGAACCCTTGATAAGTCCGGTCAATTCCAATACATTTTCATCTGAATTATAATGCAACTTCCCACCTGCAAAATCAAAATTCCCCTTTTTAAGATCGATGTGCGTACCATTTGTAATATTCCCGTCTGAATCTGTTTTATAGTTTAAAGAATAAATGTCACCAGAGATTATTTCTCCAGAAAGCATAAAATCTACATTCACGCCATATTTTTCATATGTAATACCATTCAGACTGTATCTTTGCTTACCAATTACAGATGAAACAGATTTCCAAGCATTCCTGGTAAATGCAATTTTGTTTCCTGTAGCAATAAGCTGCTCAGGGTCGTAAGTGTCTGTATTATCATCATGTTTTCGAAATAACAGACCATGTTTTGAATATGTAAGTTCTTGATTATCTGCATTTTTAATCTCATACAAAGATGAATCTAATCCATTCTTCTGGATATCAGCAAGCGCGGATTGTGCTTTGTTACCACTTTCAGCTTGTTTTGCCACATAGGAATAACTTGTACTCATAGATTGAGCAGCCGATAGAATAGAAGCAACATCGCTCTTGACATCTGGAGACACAGTAAGATTAGAAAATTCTGTTGTTAATTTCGTGTCATCACTGTTGTCATAACCAATTTTAATTAATCTAAGCCGGTATACGTGACCGTCAATTAAAAATCTGATCCAGTTACCAAGTTTAAAATGATTTACAATTGGTTTGAACGCCGGTAATTTTAAAAGATTGTATAGAGTAGAAGTGATAGTATGTTGTGGAGTACATGCTTTGAGAATTTCTTTCTTGGCTGCATCCAAAAATTCATTTGCCTTTTTGAACAGTTCTGCATTATCTAAGCCATCCGAAATAAAATTGTCATTCTGATAAGTATCGTCACGACGATACGCTGACATTTCTAAAAATAAGTCTTCCCCAAGATATGACTCAAAATTTAGCTCTTTCTGAATCGTCTGTTGCTGTGAAGTATAATCATTGTATTTTTTATTCCATTCATCAATGGTCGCTTGTCGCTTATCCATTTCTTCCTGGATTGCATCAAGTTTTGCTTTATATGGTTTGTACATTGTATTGTATAAGTCTGCCGTTTCAGAAGCTTGATCCTCTTGGATCATAATATCAATACAACTTTGCACAGCATCATGAAATGCTTTTAAACGATTTAATGAATAATATGTTAATGCTTCTTTGAATTTTTCTAAAGTTGCTTCCTGATTCTCAGTTTTCCCATCTTCTTTATATACTTTAATTGAAAGAACATCGTAAATACTTCCCTCATCATCATTTTCTTTAGCAATAACTTTATCGATTTTCTGTTTTAAGAAATCTTCATACAAATCATATACTTTGATATTTAAATAATCAGAATATGCAACATCTTTCTCGTCAGAATAATTTGTTACTTTTATTCTGCCTTTCCAGTAACCGTAATGATTACCGTTCTCATCGGTTCCTTCGTAATCCCATTCTCCCTCAACTATTTCTAATTTCACATACGCAGATTTTACATATACTTTGGCATAATTTTTCAGAGCAGATTCAACAGTGGCAATAGAAGTGGATGTTGTGACAGAAGAAAGTCCGAGTGGACTAAGAGATGTATTATTCAATTTTTCAGCTTCACCAGCAGCTGTAATTACTGGATGTTCATGATCTGGCATCATAGAGCTTGTATAATAACCAATCTTATCTATACAGTTATATACATTCTCCATTATTTTTGAATATTCTGGTTGCTTAGATTTGTACAATTCATTATAAGAAGTAAGCTTATTTCTAAGTTCTTCTGACATATCTTCTTTTTGGAAATCAGACCAAGCCCAATAATAACTGGAACCATTTGGATTATTATTGATTACTGTTGCAGTCATATCATCATCACCTGCAACTAATTTAAAACAATTCTTAATACTATCTACATCGGTAGAATAATCTATCTCTTCTGTAAGATTCTCTTTGGATACAGCGATAGTTGTATCTTCTCCATAATACTTTAAATCATCGCTACCACATTTAGGACACACATAGTCATATTCTCCACGGTGTCCACATTTATTACAGACAGTATAGAGATCGTATACATTAATCGTCCGTGTCAGTGTATCGAATATAAAGATACAATTAAATTGCTCCGCACAATCACCGGTGAAGAAGTCGTAGATAGAAGTGCCGTCTATTTCAAATGTACGCTGAAGCGTTTTTAAGCTATCATCTACATGTCCAATATGGTAATGAGGTGCAGATTTTAGGATACGATGCAGGAGAGAGCCTTCTGGTTTATTCGGATCATAGAAGATTGTCGGAACATAATCATCTCTGTCGATATCATCTTCCGTATTGATATATACACTTCGTAAGATAATTTGACCTAGCTCTGCCTCGCAAAGAGAAGTGCCTGTGACCGTCTTGTATGTCGAATCAGCATCAGTAAGTGGCGTTTCAATTTGAAAGTACTCATTTAGTTCTACGACATATACCAATTTCAGATCAACAATCTTATCCCATAATCTACATTCTCTGTTATCCAATGTTTTGTATACAGTAAATGATAACTCGTCGGCTGAATTGAAATTTAGATTGACATTCACTGTACTTTGATCGATATTTTGAATTTCACCATAATGAGCCATATTTCTATTCGATAGAATAATATGATATTCTTTCGGTGACATACTAATGTCTGTCATACAACGACACCAACCTTTCTAATAGGGCGATATTCGACCAAAATTGCACATGAAATGCTCGTTTCAATCGTGTTGGTAGAATTGCGATAATCCGTAAATAAACGAGGATATATGTAGTTAAAATCGTTGTATAACCGTTTGTGCTCTACGTTTGAAGTGATGATAAGGTTCTCAGAATCAAAAACGATTTTCTCACCTTTTACGCAATTTTTAACCATTGTTATTTCACCTGTAAAAGTATTTGTAATTGACAAGTCGCCACCATCTGATAATTTAATAGTAGTTTTTATTGGCTGGTATCCAAGTTCATCAGAGATACATGCTATATCAAATTTTGTTCCTGTTTTTTCAATTTTAATTACATCACCAAAACCATATGGGGCATTTGACTGGAATGTAAGTTCCAAACCAACAATATCAGCACAGATAACAATCGGTTTTACATTAAAACTTCCAAAGAAATGATATCCATTAAATTCTTCATTGTCGGAGATAGGAGAGAAGTCCAAGTTGTCTTTTCTATTGAGCCACTTTGAAAAGTATCGGTATTCGGTATCAGATATATATGTCGGTTCACCAGAAAGACATGAATATTTGATAACCTGGAACGTTGGCGCATAAACTTCAGAATACCCAGCAGATGTTGTATAATGTATTCCACTGTTTTTATTCTGAATTGTGTTAAATTCTAACTGACTTGCCCATTCGAGAGTATCTGATCCGGAAGAACCATCCACAGAAGCTATGATTAACCCATGTTCAGACAACCGTTCACCATCATAGGAAAAATCTATAATCACATTATCACCACCTATTCTATATTTTTATTTTTTTATTTTCGTCCTTTTAATCTATTTAATAGCGCGATCTTACGCTTTTTATCCTGTTTGTTATCCATAGATAATTCTGTTCTGATTTCTGAGACAAGTTTATCAATTACCATTTGGTAATTTGATTTTAACTGTTTAGCTTGTTCAATGCATTTCAAATACTGTTCTTTTAACTGATTTACTTCATTAGTTGCATCTGATAATGCTTTAATTTGCTGATCCATAGTGTCAATCAATGCTTTTGCAGTTTCAATTGACTTGTTGTTCATTTTTTTATCAAAGTCCTTTTCAAATTCTAAGGATTCAATTGTACTAAGAAGTTTTGTTTTTTCTTCTTCAAAATTTTTTATAATCTCATTCTGTAATTCAACCTTCCGGTTGATGTCAATTGAGAAATCTGTTTTCATCCTTTTATTCCTTTCAAAAAAATAAAGACCCGCGTAAACGGATCTTAATTTTATAAATATTCATTTTATAATATAAATTATCTTTGGATTACATATAGTGTAGAAGTATTCATGCAAAAATGCAATAAAACTGCGATGGCTATCTATCTAATTACAACTATGAAGTTGTTTGTCTATATCAACATCGCCAACAAGTTCTGCAATTTTTTTTACAGCTTGCGTTAGGTCGCCATCACTGCATTTGTATGTAGTTTCCATACCAGCAACTTCAACTTCAATATTGTCTGGTTGTTCATAGTCTTCAATAACGATATCTCTTGATAACGAAATAATTTCTCCATTATGTATAATAGGACTTATTTTTATAGCATGATTGGTTAATTTATTTACTCCCATTTAATATTGTTCTCCTTCATTTTTTCTACAGTCAATTTTGGAAAAATATCGTGTAATATTTCAACGACTTTGTATTTTACTTCATCTTCGTTATATATTCTCCAAAAATAATGAGTTAATTCTTCTACATATACAAATAATGTATACCAGTCAGCATTTTGCTCCCTTATTTTATTCATTCGGTAAATAGCCAGATATAATTGCATTCCGCTTGTAAATTCATGATTTTCATGAAATGAAAATGAACCATCTTTTGTAAATACAACATTTATTTTACAAAAATCATTTAAATTAATATTATCTATTTGCATTTGTTTTTCAATGCATGATAAAGAAACATTAAATAAGTCTATCTCATGAACAGATAAATCGCAATTTGTCATAAGTTGTAATTTATCTTTTAATAATTCTGGAACTTTTATTTTCTTTGAGAATATTCTTTGGTTATCCAATTGCATAGTAAATACCATCCTTTATTTTTTTATAAGTATATACTCATAATTAAACAAAGTCTATAATTACTAAATTAATCCAAAAATATTAAATGATAAGGGCGACATATAGCCGCCCTACATTTTTATTTAATCATACTTCGCTTCTTCAATGAATTTTGCCCCATAGCACCGCCTAAAATAGCCTGTGTCATAGTCTTCTCGAAGTTATTGTCAACAAGCAGAGCATTTTTGATCTCTTCGTAGTTCTTAGCATTCGGGAAGTTCATCTGAACGTCAATATGATTTTCAAAATTCTGTGACATTGTGCTTGATACATTAGGTACGGTTGCTGTTGTCATAGAATTGATAAAGTTATGTAATGGGTTGAGCATCTGGATTGCATCTTTAAGGTTTTGAGTAGCTTGCTGATCAATGATGGTTTCTTTCTTTCCAACGAGTGCCCATCCATCGTCCTTTGTATGTCCAATGAGATCAGTAATTTCTCCACCTGTAGAGAATCCGTTTTGTTTCATCCAATTTAGCATTTTTGCATTCTGGGATGCTGAACCAATGTATTTATCTCCATTGCTCATTACAGCATAATAAGAAGAACGAGCAGAGAATGATTCATCGAAATTTTTCCAACGTAAACGATCGACAATACTGGAGTTTACATTCAGTTTACTTACTGGATATGAATTCTGTTTATAAATAAAGAATCCTGTATCAAGCCCGGTATTCTGAACTTGTTGTGGTGCAGTAGTTGTCTGGTTCTGTGTTGTTTGTGGAACAGTAGGCTGTTGTGCTTGAGTAGACTGAGCCATTTGCTGTTGCATAACAGCATCTTCAGCAGCTTTTCTCTGAGCTTCCTGAACCATAGATTTAATCATAGTTTCAATACTTGCCAATGCAGCATTAGTAGTAGTAAGAGTAGTGCTAAATGTGTTACTATACCCTGTAACAATACTGTTCAGCCCGGAGTTTGAGTTCCAAATATTAGCCATTGTATCTGACAATGTGGTTCCGACAGAAGCTGTTGCTTCAGTAAGAGTTGTTTTGATGCTTTCTGAATTTTCGTTAGCAGAAGATAACATTTCGTTCATGATGAACTCAAGATTATCAAGACGGTCGTTGAGTATCTGTTCATAATCATCGCGCATGTTATCCATTATTTGCTCAATATCACTAATCTGTTGATCCCATTCAGTCTCCTGAAGGTCAGTTTTTGCATCTTTGATGCTCTTATCCAACTGTTGACGTTTCGCCATACCTTCTTCTGAATTATCGTGTTCGTATGCTTTTCTCTGCTTTTCAAGAGATGACAGGCTATTGACCTTCTCGCTTATAGACTTCTGATAATTATAGAGGTCACGTTCCGTACTCATGGCATCTTTACGTTTTTCAATCAGCTTATCAATAGCATCTAATTCTGCATCGTACTTATCTTTCATCAGACTTTTAGCTGCATCGATTTCATCATATGCCGCATCAATAGAATCTCTTTGTGCTTTCAGATATTCCTGGCGTTTATCAATCAGAATGGTATTGAATGGATCTTTTGCCAATTCCTCATTGATTTTCTGGATTTCTTTTGCGTAATCATCTGCCTGAGACATATATGTGTTGTAGCCAACCGCATGAAGTCCCATAGAAGCAGTACCACGATTTGTCATATTACCATTATCATCAACGAGTTTGCCTTGTTTCTCAAGCAGATCGTTTAACCAACTCATTTCGTCCGTGAAATTGGTGATATAATCTTGTTCTTTTTCAAAGTAGCTCCATTTTAGCTCACGCATCTTAGATTCGTACTCGGATAATGCTTTTGTAGCATCCTGCAAAGATTCTTCTACATCACAAATTTGACCATATAAATCATACCACGCTTCTGAATACTTCTCAATCTGACCGGCGTTTACCATATTGCTAAGAGTAGTAGCAAGACTGTTATATTCATTTTGAAGAGTACCGATATTCTGTCTTTCAAGATTAATCAGACTATCATAATAATCTGTACTTGCAAGATAGCCTCTGGTTTCTGCCAAATCAATATATCCCTCAACCATATTAACGGAGTGGGAGATTACGTCTAACTGGTCTTCGAACTGTTTTGTGATACTATCAAAATTGGTCTGAAGCAAATCATACAGATTATCCTTGAGATCAAGAATTGCATCAGAACAATCTAAAGCTTTCTCATACCAATTTTTATAATCCTCAATTTTCTGTTTCAGATCATCATCGGTAATAGTTTCAATGTCGATTTTTCCGTCACGAACTAACTGAGCATATCCAGCGTCCAATCCGACATTGTTTGCTTCCTGGAGATATCTTTCATAAGCATTTTGCTGATCAACGATTTCGCCATTTACAGCACTATATTCCTGATAAAGTGCTTGATTGCGTTCTGACCAAGATTTATATGTAGCATCTACAGTTTTACCAAGGTTTTTAATAACACGTTCTACTCTTGAAATCTTAGTTTCAATCCAGTCGAGTGTTTCTTTTGTTTCTTCTGCATCAGAAGATGAATCGGTAGAAGAGGAAGAGTTGGAACCAGAAGATTGTTTTTTGCTTGAAGATCCAGAAGAGGATTTTGATGAAGATTTATTGGAAGATTTTGAAGAATCTTTTGTGGCATCTGAACCTTTATATTGAACAGTAGATCCAACAATATTGCCAGAACCACTTACGTTATATTCAACCGTACTCCCGTTATTTTCTGTACCAACGACATAACCATGCATTCCGTTGAGCGTTCCTAATGCATAACCACCAACCATCTTACCATGACCGCCACCTGATTGAACATACCCAGTTTTGCGTAGTTCTTCCATCTGTTTCGCATTGAAGATAATATCATTCTTTCTTAGATGTTCAATATGTGCTCCACCAGGAACAGTGTGTAACACACCATTGCGAAGGATTCCTTCTTCTCCAATCTCATTTATAAGAGCATATTCGTCTCTAGGAAGTGCGACACTTGTGCCATTGCTGTATCCACGTAAAAATGTTCCACCTGCAAAGCCATGGAATGTACCATTGATTTGTTGGTTTCCTGTTAATCCCAACCCATTAAATAATGCACTTGTACTTGCTGGAACTTTATTAGCCATTTGAACTCTAATATAGGCGGTTGCTGTTTTACCGTTAAAATCATTAAGCAATGATGTAGAATTCGATATTGTATTGGAAAGTGCAGAATTATTTGCTCTTAAGTACGCTTCATAAGAAATCGATGTAAGACCTATAAGATTTGTTTTATCTTTTTCTAGTGTCTCATTTAGTTTCTTATCATCTAAACCAGCAACTGCTTTCCATCCACTGCCATATAGTTGCTTTTTCTCCTCAAGTTCATTAAATTTTTCGTCTGCTTCACTTGTGTCCATACCAACATGAAAGTCAATTTTCTTGCCATCAATAGTAATACTAAGTCTACTAAGTACGTTTGTCAGTGCTGTTTCAAACGCTTGAGCTGTTTCGTCGGCATCCTTCTGAACGCTGCCCATATCAATTCCCAAACTTGCAAGAATTTCAGGGCTGATACTATCAAGTGCTTGTTCTATAGTTTTTACAGCCGTATCATCTAATGTAACTCCATCAGCAATATTCTTCTTTAATAAAATTGCAGCATTTTTAACTTTTTGGTCAGATAATCCGAGTTTATCTTGAATATCTTTTGGAATTTTATCGATCAGATCAAGACTATCTCCAACTTTTTTCTCCATTTCAGAAGTATCCATATTAGCACCAAGCTGAATCTGATATCCGTCGATTGTACTTTGAATAACTTGGAGGTTATCAATTACCTGTTTATTTGTACCAGATAATTTATCGAGATTGATATCCATGATAAGTGGTTCGGACAATGCTTCTTTTTGTGATAGGAGAGTGACCAATACCTGCTGTGCTTCAGATGCACCTTTAATATTAATATCAAACTCACCATTCTCATTTTTGAATCTGTCGTCATTGAAGATTTTGTAAGCCTCATCGATTTCTTTCGTGAGATCATCACCTGTAGCAGAGAAATTAAATACATGCTCGAATCCTAAATCATGCAATGTTTCTTCTGCTTTTTCAGCATTTGTTGTCAACAATTCCAAATCAGAAGAGTTTACATGAATATCCCAACCATATTCAGATAATTTATCAAGAAGCACTTGTACATAACTTACATCTGTACCCATTTTTTGAGCAAGATCATCCATATTATCAATATTAATAATATTCTGACCATCTTCTCCAACTTGGACGTATCCTTTATCCAATTTCTTTAGAGTATCAACAAATTTTTCAACGCCAGTTTTATCTTCTGATAAAAACTCCATAAGATTATGTCCGGTATCTCCAATGGTTCCACCTAGACTTTCCCATGCTTGCTTCATTTCGATAGCAGTGGCTTTCGATAAATCTTTTCCAGATATCAATTCGATATATTTCTTAAGAGCAGGGTTGCCCCATTTGCCATCTTTTGCTAACTTGTTCGCTGTATCAATATAAGAATACATAGAATCATAATTTGCACCAGGAGATGTTTCGTTCTGAGCATTCTGCCATTCATTAAAAGCAGAAGTTAATCCGTCATATTGGGAGATCAACTGTTGCACATCATTAATCTGATCCATAACAGCATCTCTCTGTGAGTACAGATTTGCTAGTTTAGAAGTATCGCTACAATTATTAATTTCCTGAGTCAATTCATTATATTTGTCAGTAAGTAAACTCAGGTCGTCTTTTGCGTCTTTTGTCTTATCATCTGCATATGCTTGATTTAACTTTTCAAGTTCTTCTCTATTCAGTTTAACACCATTCGCAGTGTTTTCGAACAGAGTAGAAGCATTATATCCTTCAAGACCACTGAACATACTCGCCAGATTTTTAATACTTTCAGATGTAAGTCCGGTAGCAGATGCAGATTCAGATAAAGCAGTGTTTAGATTTGTAATGTGAGTTGTAATATCATCGATCTCAAATGGAAGAGAATTTAATGCATTATTTTCAAGAAGTTTATTATATTTCTCATATGTCTCAACAAGACCATTAGAACCATTATTTGCCTCTAAAAACATTTTCTTCTGAGAAAGTGTCATGTTCTGATACTCAGAACTCAGTTTTTTCTGTGCCTCTTCTTCAGATGTAACATTTTTCTCTCGTTTCTTTGCGGCTAGTTCGGCTTCAATCTGATAATCTTTCTCCCAACGAGCATTTTTCTCTGCCTGTTTTTGTTGATCCTCAGCTTGCTTTTGTGTTTGTTCTGCAAGATTAGTTTTTACACGAGCATTCACAGTAGCCATATCATTAGCTCTTTGTTGCTGTGCTTCTTCCTGCTTTGCACGTTCTTCATTCTGTTTTTTCAGACGATTATTGATCGTCGTCTCAGCTTTAGCACGTCTTTGGCTTGCTTCTTCATATTTTTTCTGGTATTGCTCATCATCTAAATTCAAGTATTTGATTTCGAATGGTTTTTTCTGGTCTTCCAGATTTTTTTTCAAACGAGCGTTAATGGTTCCTTCTAAAGCTGCACGGTTTTCTTTAGCCTTTAATAATTCCTGCTCTTTCTGAAGCTGTTGCGCCAATTCTTCATGCCTATTTTTGCTTAATCGTGCATTAATTACATCTTCCATAACTGCACGATTTTCTTGTGCTTTTTCTATCTTTTGTTCTTGCTCAAGTTGTTGCTTGGCATCTTCAGCTCTATTTTTCTTAATCCGTTCATTTACAGTATTAAGATCCTCAGCGCGTTTCTTTTGTTCTTCAATAAACTGCTGTTGTTCTCGTTGTAGTTTTTGCTGTTCACCAGAAACAATAGCATTACCAATACCGGTATTGACTACTTTTTGATTTGGATATGGTTCCTGCTGTTTTAATTCTTCCTGCCGATTTTTCTTGATACGTTCATTTGCAACAACAATTGCGTTAGCATGTCTTTTGGCAGACTCTTCAAATTGTTTCTGACGTTTTTGTTCTTCTTCTGCCTGAACTTTTGCAGCATACTGTTCTTGCTGCTCTTGTTTTGCTTTTTCCTCAAGATTTTTCTTATATCTCTCATTAAGAGTAATCATTGATGCTTTATGGTTCATTTCAGATTCTGCAAGCTTATCTATAGAATTAGCAGCTTTCTTTGCACCGTTAGACAACTCATTAAATGTATCTTCGCCAAGATACTGTTTTACAAGATTATCAAAAGAGGTCTGAGTATCAAAAATATCATCCAGATTAAAAATTTCTTTGAGTTTATCTTTGGAGATGTTCAGTTCTGATCCAAGTGTATCAAGATATTTGTCAATATTTTCGATTCCAGCACTTGTCAGATCATCCGGATTGGCAATAGAATCTTGTAATTTGTCATATGCATTCTTCGCTGTTGCTGACATATTGGAAACAGAAGATACGAGATTGTCTACCCATTTCTGTTCAGCTTTTGCGAAGTCGCCAGATTTTTTGAATCCTTCCAATGTGTCGACATCAATAGTTGATAGAAGAGAAGTTGCTAAATTCTGTTGTTTCTCTGTTAATTTATCATACCCGGACGCGAGAGCATTACCGCTGGCATCTGTTACACCTTTCATGTAACCTTCAAGAGCAGTAGCTTCATTTTTTAACACTTCTTTATTGTCACCAAGTAATGAATTTAAATTTTCCTGAGAAATTTTTCGAACTTCATCAAATGATTCTTTTGTTCCGTCAGAGATCGTGTTCACAAACTGTTTTGCAACCATAGAAGCACCAGAATCTGTGCTTGTGATATATGCTTTGAGTTCTTCGTCAGACATATTAATCATTTTCTTATATTCACTGATTAATAACTCAGGAGTATAAGAAACATTTCCTGAATTTTTAGTTGCATTTTGAATTCGTTTACTGTGGTTGCCATTAGGATCTGTTATCGCATTATATGCAGCAAGACGATCTTTCGCAGTACCTGTACGTTTACCATCTTTATCCTCAACTCCGATATAAGCGGTTGCATATGCTTCCTGTTGAACCTTTTTATAAGATTCAAGAAGTCCATCAACATTGCCTTTAAGTGAAAGAATAGCATTTCCTTGTGCGTCATAACCAATTACGAGATCTGGATAAATATCTGCAATCTGATTACAAACATCAAGATACTCTTTGTAACTATCTGTTGACAATGAAATATTTTCATTTGTAGCAGTATTTACACCTTTTGATAACTTCTCATATGAATCCGCTAACTGATCAACAGTATCTTTTTGTTCTTTTGCAGATTTAATCTGACTCTTTGATTCATCAAAAGCATTTTTTAGATTCTTATTAGCTTCTTCAGCAGAAATATTAAATTTCTTATATAAAACTGCCAGAAGTGCAGTAGCAGCCGCGGCATCAATAATCCACCCGATTGGATTAGTTGCGAGAAAAAGTCCTAACTGTTTAAAACCAGAAAGTAACTGCTTGCCAAACTCACCGGCTGCTTTGCCAAGATTTTCGAGAGGAGTAACACCATTGCTAACAGTGTCAGCAAATTTACCAGTGGTTAACATCGCTTTTATGGTTTCTTTGTTATATCCTTTTAATCTAAGTAACACTTTTGCTGTCTGTTTATCAAATTGCCCAGAAGTTAAAGTCGCTTTCACTTGTTCTTCTGATAACCCTTTTAAAGTATTATACAATTGTCTTTTTGCATCAAAATTGCCTGTTAAATCTCCGCCAACCGAATCTATAATGTCTTTTATATTATACATTTTTTCTGAAATGTTTGCATTATCTAACAAGTTCACGTTTTTCGCGTATTGTATTGTTTGGAAAAATATATTATAATTGATATTATAAAAATAATTTGATGGAGGTATTCAAATGACTTATGATGAAATGTTAAAAGCAATAAATGGGGTCGATGATGATAGCCTTGATTTATTTCAATATGTAATGGAAAAAGATATGGAAAATGGAGTATTAACCATAAAGAAAATTGTTAAGTGCGATGATATTACAGCAAAATCGTTATGGGCTGATATGTGTGCGATGGATGATAAATACGACAAAGAACATCCAGACGAAGATAATTCGTATGTAAAACCAGAACCACTTCATCTCCCTACCTGCCCGATATGTGGTTCCACAAACCTTACAAAACTTTCAAATGTAGGCAAGGCAGCAAAAGTAGGATTCTTTGGAATATTTGGTGCCGGTGATTTGGGTAAAACGTGGAAGTGTAAAAATTGTGGTAGTAAGTTTTAAGAGATAATAATAGAAGAGAGAAACATAAACAAATAAGGAGAATATTAACAAGATATTCTCCTTATACATTTACAATTTAAAATTAATCTTCATCAGCTGGTTCTATTGCCAATTCATGTTGTAACCCCATACATAATCCAATATATGTAGCTTCGTCAATTTCGTCCATTTTTTCTGCGGATAAAGAGCCAGCACACCATACATCTTTTTGCTCAAAAAGACTTTTGGGGATTGGATATGGCTGAGAACATAACACCCATGATTTTTGTTTTAATTTAGTTGTTCCAACCTCTATTTCAACATCTGTGGCAAATTTTTCTCGTGGCTTATACTGTTTATCTGATGTTATAAGCATAATTTCAACAGTGTCGTATTTTTGAAAATATTCTCCTTCTTGTAAAACTAATACAAACTTTGGTTTACCATGTGGATACTTTGGATCAAGAGTATATGGGAATACCAAATAGTATATTTCACCTCGTTTAAGATTCATCTTTAGTTCCTCGCAATCTGATTATAAATTTGTGATTCAATTACTTTGAAAAAATCATTTTCAATCTGCACATTTTCAGCTGGTTTCGGATTAGAAGAAAAAGAGATGCTTCTTTTTTTTGCATGTTCTTTTAATAATTTTAAATTGTCTTTCGTTTGTTTTTTATCATTCATAAAACAACATCTCCTTTCATTACCAGTATAAAGGGTACAGTACCCTATAATTATATTATAATCAAATATCAATAAAAAGAAATAGAAAAAGTACACTATTTTCAAATAGGTATTTGTTAATTATTACCAAAAACTATCATTTTTTATAGCCTTTAACAAATTCATCTGTCATGGATTTATATTTAATTCCACTAGATTCAATAATAAATCCACCGTCACCTGGTTTTGAATATGAAACTTTTACACCACAATTATTAGCAATTCGTTCAAGTTGTTCTCTTGTAATCATATTATCACCTCATTAAAATTTTTTATATAATTGTTTACAATAGTTTTATCAATAATCGAAGAATTTATTAAAACATCTCTTGTATGCATAATATTTATAGCAATTACTTTTGTGGTGGAATTTGTTGTATATAAGTTCTTCTAACAGAATAAATTAGCAGAATCAATGCGCAAAGTTACCTGCCCTTACTGCGGATCAGTCAACGTAAAGAAAGTATCAACCATATCACGTATGGCATCAGTTAGTTTCTTTGGACTAGGCAGTAAAAAGGTAGGTAAACAATGGCACTGTAATAATTGTAAGAGTGATTTTTAGTTAAAAATTGCGGATATAAATGGCAAGGTCTGACTAACCTAAAAGTTTCTTCTTGATTGCCAGTTTTAATTTGCAGAGTTTAATTCTAGCTGTGCAAATTAAAACTGAGTAGTCAACCCCAAGCTTTATAATTTTACATACTAACCAATGTTTTAGTTTTTTCAAAATATCACCTACTTTCTAGGAATATGAAAGATGGTACTATTGCTTTATCTTAGTACTGAAGATTTTGAAGCAATTCTAATGTTTTAAGTTTTACCATATTATCAGATGTGGTGGCTAAAATATGAATTGCTTCAAAAAAAATAAAGTTATCGCATTTTTCTGTATTATATCTGTTTAATAGCCACATAAATTTATTATCTTCTGTGTATGGGATTTTTATTTCAGTATTATTCATGTTTAAAGTTCTCCTTTTATTCAAATTTGTATGGGATATATATGGGTATACTATATAATTCTCTACTCAACCCGGTACAAAACGCTGGCTATCTACAGGCTTATTCGGTTTGGCAAGTAGTGACGTTGGTAAGACTATGAAATGTAAAAATTGTGGATATAAATGGTAGGAGAGTATAGTAATACGAACAAAACGAAAAATATTGCATTGTTAAATATCAGACAAATGATTTCATTTCAAAAATATAAAGGAGACACCTTAATTGGTATCTCCTTTATTAATATCATTTTGTAATTCATTATATATTTTTGTAATATTTGACATACCAAAAATTTTACCTTGCTGATTATATCTAATCTTTTTCCTTGCTTTCTTATTTAATTCAGACATTAGATCAGCAGGTATTGCAATAGGTAAGGACGTATTTTTGTCAATATAAATATTATCAATGTAATTTTCTGTTATCGGAAATAGATTTTGCGGAAGGAATGCTCTTTCGTTTCCAAGTACATATCCAAAACTAATATTATCACACATATTGTATTTATTCATTGATTTCTGATATTCAGATTTGTATTTGTCGATTTTTGACGAAATTGGTATCATCCAATATATATCAGTATCTTCTTTAGTAAATTTGAATAGATAACAGCAAGGTCTACCATGTTGCTCACCATTAATTATTTCTTTATTTTCTAACAAGCCACAGTCTTTGAATCTATCATAAAATTCATCTTTAACAAAATACAGCTTTCCTTGTTCCATTTTTCTCCTATGTACAAAAGTACCCTACTGATAACCAGTAGGGTAATAATTTGAACCCCAGCCTTTTATTAGCCGCATACTGGGTAGCGGAAATAATTTGAACCCGTACCTTCTTTTTATGGTTACTGATATATACGGTCACAGTACATAATTTAATATAGAAATCATTTCTGATTCCTTAATTATATTATACACAACCATCACAAAAATGATAGCGGTAAAATAACTGATTTAGAGATAAAATTTTGTGCAAGATTGACTATAAATTAATATGGTTTGCAAATTAGTAACGATATGATATAATATTTATATCCAAAAATAATACAACACTGTCCGGATGTATTATTTATCGCTGGATATCAAAAGAGCCATTAGAGACATTTTTCTAACGGCTCTTTTGATATTATGATATCTGTTCGCATGAACTATTTTATCATACAAATGTAATAGATGTAAATATAGAAACAAATGTTCCGTCTGTAAATTACACATTTAGTATGATAGAATAGTACCAAGCAGACTACGAATAGCGTTACCACATCGCTATTCCATTACACGGTAAGTGCTTGGTAGTTTTCTATTCTATCATGTGGGAGAGCCGATTGTAAGTTGGCTCTAGGATGAATTTCTGCCCGTTCTGGGCGATACAAATTTCCTTGTAAAAATCTTACAGGAAAGGAGGGTAGTTTAGATTGTACATTGCGACAATTATTATAGTTGCAATCGTCGTGGTAGTTCTTGCCGGTATGTTTTATTATTCCCAAAACCATACCGTTGATCAAATTTGCGATCATCCGGAATTATCTGGCGATCAGACAAAAGCGATTACAGATATTGCCACAAACAATCATAAGATCTTGAAATTATTCGAGAACTTCATAACTTTCTTCAAATAATATTCTCCAATTGTATATTCTCTAATCAAGAATAATTCATCTCACAATCATCATCTTCTTAGTAGGTACAAAAGTACCTCCTATATTTATTATATTCTCCATAATATGAGATTATAATCAAGTTTTATCCTAAAAATGCACTAATATCTTTTGTGTGAATACTTTCATTTGCATATTCCAGTTTTACACTTTCGGCATCGGCAGTATTAAGTGTAATTATTACTGATGGATCTTTAGAATAATCTTCTAATACGTTTCCGTTTTGATCCTTTACTTTGTATAAGCACAGTACGACATGTGGCGTACTTGTATGTCCTTCATAATAATGGATATAACCTGAAAATACTTTTTCTGATAATGAAATTTCTGCCTTAACTCCATAATCAGGATCGATTATAATATCGTCCCAAAGCAAATCATTTCCAGTTTGCCATATATGCAAAAATCCTAATAATTGACCAAATTTCACACTGGTAGCAATTTTTGCAAATATATAAGCAATGACAAGAGACACAACTGTAATAATTATTGGATAAATACCATCTGAGATTTTACCATGTGGAATAATCTTCGCCAAATAATATATAATATATCCGAATACAAAAGATTTTATGAGGATATGGTCTATATCTTTTTGTTTTTCTTTCAATGATGCAAATCTATACACATAACAGAACAAAAATCCTGTTACTAAATATGGTATAAATTGCGGCAAATTTTCAATAATCGTATCTATGATTATTCACCATCCTTTTTATCCTGTTTATCCGGTTGAGGGGTATGTTTGGGTTTTGTATCAAACGTTTCTTTTACCGGTTTCTGTTTTGTAATTTTGTTTTCTTTGTTCATATATGTATTCTCCTTTGTAATATAATTATTTTTGTAATTATTATACAATAAGAGAGTAGTATAAGCAAATTTTTCGTCCTTTCTTATCACCACTAGGACGGAGTGGTTCAACATTATAATAATGTTGGTCTGTTTAGTTTGTGGATTTTCCTGAATAACAAAAAATTGCTAATCAGGTGGTCGTTGGATAAAACACATATCCAAATGCATTACTGAAATCTCACTAAAATCGCAATGCACACTATGCATTATACGCAGATGTCACATTTATGGCAGTGACCTACGTAGAGGATCGGTATGTCTGTGGGGATTGCTCTCAATACAGATATTCTCTGTATCTGACTTTTCATTTCTATATATAGTCATTAAGAGTGCCGTCCTGCTCGTTGTCTGTTGTTTATGATACTTAGGCACCTATCAGATCTCTCTGATATTACCATATACCCACATTAACAATTTTTTCTACTTTCGCAACCTATTCTGCAATCCTTATACTACAGACATTATTAATGTATAAGGATATAGAGTTGTCGGTTTGTAATGTGATCCGAGGGTGAAGTTGAATTTCACCAGATTTCAAGCATTTACTCCTCCATGTAATTAGTTTATTCTCCGTTGTGTTCCAGAGATTTTTGTTTTATATTTAAGTGCTGTAATTTTTGATTGTTAAAAACTCCATGTATCCATAGACTTGTCCACAACGCCATTATGTTGTTTCCTTGACTATGATTCGCAACTGTTAGATTAAGCAAACATTTACCCTACTCGGGTTAACGAAAGTTTTTAACAAATCCAAATATTCCAGCACCGGTAATTGCCGTAGGCACAACACCTACTTTACCAATAAGTTCAGAAATTGTTGTTAAACCATCAATTATACCACCCAAAACGCTCCTGTCAGCCATCTTTTGTGCGGTTCCAACCCACGTTTCTTTCAACGCATTGAGCTTATATTCCAAAGATGATTTGATAGTTTCCATTTCCTTATCAGCACTTCCTGCACTATTTGACATTTCATCAAGAGCTTTTGTGACTCCAGCATAGTTCTGAATTAATGCAGATCCAGCTTGTGCCTGAGTTCTACCAAATGCTTTAATAAGGAAATCATTTTGTTGTTTCTGAGTCATTTCGTCCCAGATTTCATTTATTTCTCCAAAATACTCAACTAGGCTTTTGAACTCTGTCGTAGATCCATCTTTAAAAACAGATACACCTTGAGTGTGTTGTGCTGTTTTTGTCAAGTCTACGAGTTCGCCTGTAATATTCTTGAGATCATCCGAATATTCTTCTGTAGATTCATCGAAAGATCTCAGACGCAAAGAAATTGATCGAAGGGCGGTACCACTTTTTTCTGCATTTTGCAGAACCTCATTGATACCACTAAACATGGCAAACGCATCTTCTGTTGAAGTTCCAACAGCTGCTAATGCGGCGGCAGAACGTTCCATACCTTCAACAATATCCTGATTTGATTCAGCCATTGTGTTGCCTAGAATATTAATTTTGTCCATAATTTCGGACTTAACATCGTCAACACCAATGTCCCATGCCTTCATGATACTCACTACCTTCTGTTACTTTCCCATCAAAAATGGTACTGACCATAATTAATATAATTATGGCGGGCAGTAATTTCTTGCTACCTCTCACATTTTATTTTTAGATTATAGTGTGAGAGCAGACTGTATATTATATCCTCTTTTCTCTGTTTGACATAAAAACAGAAGAGTAGGATAGACAACTTGGATATATACGCTTTTTATCACATATAAATCACAACAGTCGTTACGCATTCTTATAACATAATTCTTTAATTTTATTATCTATAATTTCTTTATATGTATTATTCTTTATAGTCCAATAAGGAATTTCTAAATAAGAATATCCATTTTTTAAAGCATATTCTTTTTTGAAATTATCTTTCCATTGTTGATACTCTAATTGTTCTTCTGGTGAGATATTATATTTTTGTGCAGCAAGAGTTGTAAATTGGCAAACCTGATAGTGTTGTTCGCCGTGAACTTCTATAATTAATTTCAACTCTTTAACTTCGTTATCATATGGTAATTTGTGATTTGTTTTTGGATTAATAGGAACTATACTACAGTCATATTCTGTATTAATGGTATATGAATAATTATTTTGAATAAAAGATTTTACAGATTTTTCTAAATTTGATTCTGTATCAAGTTTTCTACATTCTGGACAAACAAAATAAGTTTTCTTTGAATCTTTAATTGTACGACTGTAATCATCATGCACTCCTTCGTTGCATTTCCAAAACACCCGTCTCCCCGACGATTCTGAAAATTCATAAGGAGATTTTTGGTTTTTATCAGACCATAAATCTAATACTTCAGGATGTAAATACCCCAATGATTCTTCTTTGAAAACTTTTCTTTTTGCACAATACGGACATCTTTGTCCTCTTTGCCAAAAGTGTGTACCAGTTACAGGATATGAACCGTGTTTCTGATTATTTTGGCAATAGATATACAATTTTTTATTAGTATTCTTAGCTATTAATAATGGATCTATTCCATTATTTTTATCATAATCCCAATATTTATTTAAAGCATCTTGTCCATATTTTAATATTAGATTATATCCAAACGAATTGCAGATATAACAATCAATATTATGATATTGTCCATCTTTAGTAATATTTCTTAATTTAAATGTTGGATGATGATTTGAATCATTTTGACATAAAAAATAGCAGTCTTTTGAGCTGCTATAACCAATGGCATCAGGAGATTCATCATTTAATTCATCATCCCATAAATCAAGGAAATCACTTTTATTATTAGAATTACACCAATCTTCAAAAGTGATTTTAATATTGTTTTTACCAATTTTTCTTTTATTTTCGGTGGCTAAACATCCACATGATTTTGTTTTACCTGGAATTAATTGACTTTCAGCAACTAAACACCAGGCTGGATTCCCACAATTACATTGGCACCACCATTGATCTACGCCATACTTATTTTTCTCACCTTTTTTCATAAGCGTTAGGCGACCATAAACATCACCTTGTTTACATTTTCCCAATAATATTATATTCTTCTTTCATTTATATTTATGTCATTTTATGTTATAAGTCTTTGCTCGGTCTTGACCTTCGCAGGTTTTTAACCGATATAGTTGTCATCTAAAACATACATTACTGTATATTTGGGGCTAGTAAGGTTTACCCCTCTTGAGCATCATTAGTTTCCATACCAGGAGAAATAGAAGCAAACTGTGAACTTAATTGTGCCATCTGCGTAGCAGCTTCGGCATTAGAATATCCCAAACGGCTCCAAGCACTTGCTTGCTCAATAATTTCCTGAGTTGTTACACCCATTTGTTTTGCTACATCATTGGCATCATAATAAAACTGATTCAACTGAGAAGAAGACATAGTTGTAGTCTTCTGTAAATCAACCAATGCAGTATCAAGTTCAACTACCTGATTTACTGCCTGTTTACCCAGATTAATTACGTCCCACAGACTTACCATACCTGCAATCTGTCCAGCTAATCCATAAAATGCTTTTTCTCCAACAGCAGACAAGAGTGATTTACCGCCTCGTCCAGCTTCTTTTTCAGCAATTACAACTTTCTTCCATGCAGTAGCAATTTCTTCTACGTTAGCAGACGGATTATTCTTCAGTTCAGTGATATAGCCATGTAACTGAGCTTTTGCTTCAGAAGACATCCTACTATTTTTTTCAAGAGCCTCATAAATCTTTTTGATTTCCTTAGTTGCTTTTTCATCAGTAGAACCTTTTTCAGCAGCCGACATCTTACTTATTTCTTCTTTGCATTCTTCAATCTTTTTTTTGTATTTCTCAAGATCTTCAATCTGCTCTTTAGTTGCAACACCGTTTTGATCATTCTCGATTTTTTTCTGAATGTTTTCCATCTCTTTAAGAGCATCTGTTGCTTTTTTAACCGTTTCCACATATTTATCACTTGGGTGGACGTTGTTTTTATGACTAAAGCCGTTTACGAGTCTCTGAGAAGAAGAAACCATTGAATCAACAGATGATTTTTGATCACGAATTGCTTTTGCCTGAGCTTCAGCAGCTTTAGCCTGCTCTTTTGCCTGGTTATTTGCAATAGCATTTGTAGTATCTTTCGATGCTTTCTGAAGCTTATAACTCTGCGCTTCATAATCATACAACTCTCGATTAACATTCAAGATTTTTGTAGCTGCAAGATATCTTTCTTGTTCTACTTTCTTCATTGCTTCTAATCTCGAAAGTTCACCAGTATCAGTTGTCTTTGACATCTGTAATCTGATTTTTTGAATTTCTCTCCAAGACTCTAACTGTTTTTTTACAGCATTATTAACAGAAGTCTGTGTTTCATTTTTGGCATTTTGACGAGATTTTGAAAGTGCGGCAGCTTTTGCTTTAGCTAATTGCTCTTGCCGTTTAGCTTTGGCTTTTGTCTGAGCCTCAGCAGTTTTACTTCCACCGGATGAAAGATCCGTTTCAGCCAACTTCTTTCTCGCCTGTGCAGCACGTTCCATGCTATCGGCAGCTTTATCACCTGCAGATGCTAAATCTTTTATTTCCTTTTCAGCACCACCAGTATTAATGCTGGTTACACCTTTAAGATTCGCTACCAGAGTGGTGAGAGATGAGTCGATACTGTTGATTGCTGTAAGAATATTTTTCATTCCTTTGTCGGCATTCAAAGTGCCGAGAGATTTCTTGACATTTTCAA